ACCGCATATCGTGATATGACTAGAGAATCCTGCGCTTAAAATCGGCGTAAAGTTAGGGAAAGATGTCGACCTAATGTAGAAGGCTGACATCTTGAAGAGTATTTTCCTGAAGAAGGCTGAGAATGAATTTACGTGAGTAAGTCCCGTCAGTCTCTTCAGTGTATATATCATCCCAGCTGAGTAGAAGATATTTGATGAGTTCAGTTTTACTGGAACTTTCATTCTGAATCTCTTGTCCCTAAGATTTCTCTTGGCCATATTCATCGTCTCACCTATTTCAGGTTCAACGTCTTCTTTTACTGTCTTCTGGCTATTGTAAAGGATCTTACTGAGATACGGATTATAAACTGAACACTTATTTCCAACAATAAAGTAGAGTATGTCAAGTACTACCTTTGTATACTCTCTATATTGAGGGTATTTCATGTAAAGGTAAGTAAGTGGACAGAGGAGTACTCTGTACTGCATCAATCCAACGAACTCAGATCTATTAGGATCTTCATCAACCCTCTCTACATTAGATGAGTAATTGCTTACTATCCGATTAGTAGAGAACATATCCTTAAGGTCCTTCCCTACATCGTCTTTTAGTAGGAATCCTGGCTCTAATTTAAGCGTAGGATCTACCCCACAATAGATTTCATATGCACTTCTAGAAAGCCTTCTAATGGCCTTGAGAGAGCTTATTAGCCACTCTTCATACTGTTGGAACTTCTCGTCATTATTTGCCTTAAGGTTTTCCATCCTTAGGGTAAGGTAGACCATATATTTACTGAGCTGTACGATACTCGTATCAAAAATCGTAACATCAGCAAATTTACCTGACGAGTTCATCTTGACTGTACTTGCTGGAATGAAAGATCCCTTAGCATCGGGATCATCCTTGTTTATGAAGTACTTGTTGTAATTATCAACTAGGTACTTGAACTTCTCGTCTAGTGATGGAGTCAATACCATTCTTAATCAAACCAAAAATTAGTGCTACTGTAAGAACACTTACAAGATTTACTGTAGCGTCTCTAAGAAAATCTTTTACTTTCATATTCTTAGTCTATCAAAAAATTCTTTTGTCTTTTGATCCAGTGGGACTAGAGTCGCTGACGATCCATCAACTGCAAATTGATACCTTAACTTCTTATTTGTATACTTAGACATCAAAGTTGAGAAGTCATCAGCTAACTTCTTAGCATCTCCACCATTAGTTGCAAATTCAAAGAGTATCTCTTTGAATCTAGTTCTTACCAATGCAGATACCTGAATACGACTCTCCTTGTCAAATTCATGTCTGTTTTCTAGGACTTCAGGAATTATATCCTTCTCAACTTCAGTCCTCTCATCTTCGTTAGGAGCCATGTATGTTACCTAATAAAAGTTTATTTATAAGCGTCTCTTCAGGATCCCTACCATCAGAAGGAACTATCCCAATATCCGCATAATTAACGAAATTTCTTATTCTCTCTTTTATACCTACAGATAATTCAGTCTTATCCATAAATATCTTTATCTTATCTGGTATGTATGATCTTAGCATCCAGATCTGATAATCAGTTATGGATGATCCAAGTACTGCAAAAGGAGTATAGTTCGGGTATAAAATAAGACATGCAATGGAATCGAATACCCCTTCGCATATAATTATATTTTTGTTTTCTTTCTTTTCTATAATGTAAGCTGGCTTATGATCTATTGGAGGGGAGAAGTATTTTATCCTGCTCTCACCATCTATCAGTCTTATTTGATAGTAGATCATCTCTCCTTTGAAAAAGAACGGTATCACCGGATTATGTCCTGAGAACCTGATTCCAAGAGGATGGTACAGATTTTCAAGGAGATAGTGTCTCTTCTTACGTAAGTAGTCTACTCCCTCCTTATCATATTCAGGAAATGAATTGAATAGGTCATATGTCCAATATGGGTGGTTTAAGTGAGATACTTCTATCCCACTCATATCCTGAGGGCCTATAGGCTTTATTACAGTTTTTATTCTATCATTATTGGATATAAATACGCTATTGCATACGAAGCATCTTCCAAATTCTAGACTTTTATCTATCCAAAACTTCAGATTTTTATACCCTGGATCCTCTTTCTGTTTTTCTTCCCTACATATAGGACACATCACTGCATAGTCATCTTTCTTCTCCTGAAAGAGATTTTCATCTTTCATAGAGTCTATATATGACTCCAAATCTAGAATATATAGGGGATTCCCCTTTCCAGTCTTACCAGCACTTACCAGTCCATTCATATAAAACTTGATTACTTATAATAAATTAAAAAAGAGGAGGGTTATTTACCCTCCTCGCTTTTTGGTTCTGACTTACTCTTCTCAACTTCAGCGATTAGCTTTTCTAGGCTTTCCTTCAGTCTCTTATTGTCTTCAGTCAGCTTGCTGTTCTTAGCTGTAAGACTCTTAATTAACTGATCGTTATCACCAATAGTCTTCTTGTACTCAGTGTTCTCCTTCTCGAGTTCTGCAAGACTATCTCTAGTCTCCTTACTTTGATTGTCGATGATACTGAGTCGAGTCTTAAGAGAGTTGATTTCCTCTTCCTTAGCATTGATAATCTTTACACTCTCAAGATCACTCGTTCTCTTATTGAGTTCTTCTTGGTAATCAGCCTTAGCCTTTTCGAGTTCCTTAGTCTTCTTCTTCAGATTCTTTTCCAGATCTGCGATAGTAGCTCTTAGCTTCATAGTCTCTACGTCTTTAACTATGATCTCATTGTAGTCCTTATCTGGATCAATCAACTTCTTCGTAGCTTGTTCAACTGTAGAGAAACAGTATTCAGATGCACCAGGAACTCTCTCAACAATCTGAAGATCATATGGTCCTTCGATAATAAGACCAATCTGATCATTGTTTCCAATACTCATAACTTTCTGAACAAGGTCTTGTGTAGCTGTCAGCGCTTTGTCACATACTTTTCCAGGAAGTACGATGATACTCTCATTGTCCATCGGGATGTTTATCGTCCCGCTCATTGCGTTTAGTATTCTCATTATTCTTATTTAGCTAAATATAGATAACTTCATTATATTCTCTCCTTTCTTGATTGTTTTGTTAGGTCGCAATGTAAGAAGAATTTTTACATCCTCCTTATCTTCTCCAGTGTAATTGAATTTCTTAGTCAAGTTTCCAAAGACTGTATCCATCAATCTAATCTTTATTCCCTGATCAGTTAATTCTGATAATATCCTATAGAATAGATAGAACACATATGAAAAATTATAACTGTTGTAGAAACTAGATACGTCACTGTCTCGAAGTATGAATCCATTTTGGATCTTAATGAAAGATAGTGTATCTCTTAGTCTATATAACTGATAGTAATAATCATTCAGCTTAACTAGATACTTCTTACTAGTAAGGAAAACTAGTGGAGGTTTTACCATGAACAATGGATATGACCTCTCCTTACAGGAAGTTCTCATTGGAATAAAATACTTGACCTTATCAATAAAGAAATCTTTGAACTTCTCTTGATTTTCATCAAGTAATTCAAAGAATGTCTTAAGTCTAATTTCCTCCGTACTGTCTAAAATCTCTTTCCCACTCATATTTCCATTTGGACTGTTTCCAATATAGAGGGAGTAAGCCCAAGTAGACAAGAGTGTAACGCGTTTTTCATGTTTGGGAAAACATCCCCACGGGTCTTAACTATACGAGTATATCAACGTTTGACTCTATCCGTTGGTTTTGAGTTTTGTTACTCAAAACACAACTACTAGAGTTGTAGCGTATGTATAGCATACTAATCGTATACTATATTATACTAAACGCGTTTTTATAGTTAAGGGTTTTAGCCCGGGTATCACATGCGTTTTTCAACGTAAGTTATTGATAGTCTTGTAGTTACCGAAATAATCAAGTGTTAACCAGAACAACGTTCTAAAGTAGGTAAAAAAAAAATAACCAAGGGCGTAAATATACCCTTGGTTTGGTGATTAATTTAGGAGTTCCTTTATAATCTTGTCGTTCTGGATTACTGACCCATTACCATCGGACAGTATAAGCTCTTTATCGAATAGTAGATTACTTATAAATTCTCTTCCTTTCTCTGTGAAAACTAGTGACTTGGCATAAAATCGTAAAGTTCCATCAGGATTGTACACTGGAATGTCCTTTAAGTTTCCGTATCCCTCATTTTCATATTTGTATGTGAATCCATACAAACTTCTTCCTCCGCTTGACAGCTTCCTGATAACCCCGAGGTTCAAGAGGATCTTGTTCAATCTCTGAGCAGTCATTCCGAAGCTCCTCGACAGTACGGTTGCTGTCATCATATCATTCTTGCTGAGTATCCTGTCGTAGTGATCTATCTTAGGCTTCGACTCTTCAAGTTCCTTCTGGGCAGCTTTTCTAAGTTTCCTTTCATTAACTAGGTCTGTAAGTATCTCGATCATTTTCTGAGGATCACTGAGGACCTCTTCTAGTTTCTCTCCAGTCATATATGCACCATGCTTACGGATAGAGGGAAGAACCTCTCTAGTTACCCAATTTTGGAATCTTTCCGCCTCAGGCTTTCTACTCTGAAATATGCAAGAATACATATTTCCTTCATCTACGTAGGTTCCTATTTCTCCTTTGTTTGGTAGTTTATATATACCCGAATTAGACAACCTATTCATTACTGAGGTTTGATTAGATAATTCAAGTATTCTTATTAAATCACTAAGAAAGAAAACTATGGTCCCGTCCCCTAGTACAGCTGTTTCTAGCTTGGAAAATTCATCGCTAGAAAATGATTTTTCAATTACATCCATTTTTTACTATATTTATTAGTGTGTTGAATAATTTCCTATTTATCTCATTTTCCCTGTTATTTCTGACTTTCATAATAATTTCAAGTATTCCAATAGGACCAGTAAACCAAGAAAGTCTGTCCCCAGTGACTGAGTCCATCTTTACCATCTTTTCCCTGTTCCAAATACTTACCTTACATAGCAGTTTTTCTGTAGGTACATTAAACGATCTTGATATATCTGTTATACTAAACAATGGAAAAAGTTTATCTGTCTTATATATAAGTACTATATTATCCTTATCCCCTATAAGTCCGGCAAGAGTCGGGATACAGTCTCTACCGTAAAAGTTCAAATTATATTTGCTACTATTTCTAAGTGCTGCCTTTAGGGGGGGGTCTAGTGTATAATTTAAAACACCTCCCTTAAGGCAGCCTTTACTACATATATACCGGAATACTTGATCTGACTTCCTAGATATTTCTTCAGATCTTGACTTAACAAATATAGACATCAGTCCGAAGCTGTCTACAAACAATTTCCTATGCTTATCAATCGTATCCTTTACTATACTGTCTTTGTCTACCCCACTAACTAAGTTACTGGGTTTCTTTTTACCTATTATTTTTGATAAGTCTTTTACATTGAAATAAATCTTCCCACCTATCTCTATATTTCTTATACTATCTAGATCCTTTTCATCTAAGTTCATTCTATTTACCCTTCTTCCCAAACAGGGACTTATACAATATCTTAGTGTTGTTGTTGTAGAACTTGCAGTACAACTTAGCTATCCAACTAGAAGTCACATTGACCAGTACAAGCTCCTTAAATTTCTGGGGACCAATTAAGTTTGGATTAGAGATTCCAAAGTACTTATAGAATGTGATAGACATCTCACTCAAGCTCAAGTTAATGTCCCCACTATTTATCATACTGTCAACAATCAATTGCTGAGCGTTGTACATTAATGAGTTCAACCCTTGCTGTGTTAATATCCCAAACTTAAATCCTCTCTTGATTAAGAAGTATGGATTCAAATAGTCTAACATAAGAGTTAGACCAACTTGCCTAAACTCTAACCCATTATTATAAGTTACTACGGTTGGTTCATTCTTATTTAGTTTTGTAAGGTCATTGTTCAACCTTATAAGTAGTTCTTTGAGCGTCATACGAATAGATTTTAGATAAAAAGATAGTCACCCACCCACAAAACTATGTGAATGGGTGACGTATTTTACTTATTTGTTAGGATTTTAATGTCCTTACCTAGGAACTTTACCATCTGGTACAGATACTCCGTTACTCCAAGTTCTGGGGATCTGTTTCCCATTTCCTCAGAATCCTTAGCTAATTGGATCATCCTTGACATTGGATTATCTATCCCGTTGAATAGATCCCCTTCGAAGAAGTCATAGTCTCCCTTTATCGTATCATATATAGTCCAAGACCTTGCATCGTCGATAGACCTTGTCATTTTGGTTGCAAAAGGTACGAAAGACTTACTGAATGATGTCGTATCCTGTAGGATGTATTCAACCATTCCATTAGGAAGATCAAATCCATTCTCTTCGTTGTCAGATACTTGATAGTACCAAATATCGATTCCAGCCACAGCCAAGATAAATTTGGTGCACAAGAACTCGGTAAGAGTAAATGTGTCTTTATTCCTAAGTTTGTTTACAAATACCTTATCAGATACCGCAATCGAGATCGTATCTAAATTGTCCTTCAAGAACTTTGTGAGATAGGCCATCGCCTTTGAATCATCCTCCACATCAACGAAACGTGCCCTTGACAAAAAATCCGCTATACTCGTATCTTGAATAGCTTTTACTTTTACTAATGTTACTTCTAAGTTCATTATATTCTTTTGTTATTGTTATTATTTTCTTAGTGTCATCATTAATAAAGGGTTTTAGCCACGGATACGTTGCTTACATGCTCACTTCAGTAAAAATCCAGTTTAACGATACTCATCTTTCATCCCCCCCCCCCAAATTGGGGGTTCATAGTACTTGTATTCCTTTGGTACCCCAAATTTGGGGAGGTATCGGTCGAGGAATTGTGTCCATATATCCTTATAAGAAGGGTATGCTCGTATTGACTTTCCATTTGGCATCGGAATTTCTACGAACTCAATTAGGGAGAAATCTCTTGGAGTCATGCTGGCTATCTCTTATAAAGCCCGGACAGCTATACTAAGAGCCGTCCGGAAATTAATTTTATTTGTTATTTTTGTTTTGACTTATATTTTTTATGGACTTCCTCATTGAGTTCACAATTAGAGAGAGGTAGTGTGTATCAACTGGAGGAAGTGTGAGTCCTTTATCTCCGACGCTAAAGTACGAAAAGTCTAATAGAACGTCTAAGGATCGTATTAGTGAATTAATCTCTTCGTATTCAAGACTATTCTTATAAGATCCAGATTCATAGTAAATAAGTAACGAACTGAACATGCAGTCATCAAATTCCTTATTTACATAGTACCATAGAGGTAATCCAAGATATTCAGGATCCACTTCCAGCTCACTTACTTTTTTGGAGAGAACTAAACATTTTGAATATAATTCATTTGCATTCTCTATGATCTCTTTGTCAATTCCTGAGAACCTTCCTTCATCTGAGTTACTGGAGAATAGCTTTATGTAATCATTTATGAAGGATACCGCACTACTCAGGTCTTTCCTAAGATAGGGAATAAGAGAGGTTATGTCAGACAAGTCTTCCTCCATATCTTTCATGTCTCCGTCCCAAGCAAAATACGGTTGGTGTAAATCTTTGAAGAACTTATCCCGACCAAACTCGTCCCTCATCAATCTAATCCAAGACTCTTCTATCGACCTCGATATTGCCCCATATAGAAATATGTCTGGATTTTCTCTTAGAAGTTCATAGTATGACATGCAGTAATCTACATATGAAGATTCTATTTTCGACAGACGTCCTCCATCGTCTCTCCTTACTGGGATAGGAGGAAGCTCAACAAACCAATAACTATCCGTGTAGTAATTTAACTTATACTCTTTGTACGGTCCATTTAAAAACTCTAAGAAGTCTTTAGGACTATTTATTTTGAATTTTTCCATTTTTATTCTATTATTCTTGAACCTGATGGAGTTCCTGATTCGACCACTAATCTATTATTATCCGAGTCGATTAGGACATAATAAATTCTTTTACAAACTTCAACTATATAGGACAATTTGTAAGTCAAATCTCTACAAATGAATTCATTATCCATAGATATGTCTATGTCCTCTACAGAGAGTATGTCTAGTAGAATATCTTTTGCCTCTTTCTGCGTAATTTCCAATGTAGATACTCTTCTTATTGACTTACGAGGAATGATGTCAACTCTTCTATCATTCTCATATATGACGACTGCACAGCCATGATTCATCATATCTACGACCGAAAATTCTTCACATTCGAAAATTCGATCTACCCTACCTTTACGATCTTTCCAATAACTTCGGTATTTTTCTGAATCTGTCCTACAATCGTCCTCGTCGTCCCAATAATCATAATATTCATCATCTCCGTCCCAGTCCCCGTCTTCAAGTTCTTCACAATCCTCCCAATCCTCCCAATCCTCACAGATGTATCTTCGATAACAATCTGGTTTATAGTAGTATGGATACTCCTCAAAAAATATCTTATCTATTCCTACCCAGACCTCATTCAGATCATTAAGTAGAATGCAAATGAATAGTCCATTACCTTCGTTTATCGAAATATCCCGACAATAATATAGAAGTCCACCCAAACTATCGTGAGTTCCATATGGCTTAAATACGGCTTCCCCTAATCCGAAGTCAAGTTTTGCGACAATGTTCTTTCCGTCTCCACTAAAGAACTCTAGAGCTTCGTCTTCTCCATCTTCTAACTTACTTTTTACAACTAACTCCTTGTCAGTGAAGTCTGGAAAATCGTATGGGGAAATTTCTTTACTGAAAGGTTTGACATATTTCTCCGATAGTGTGCTACTGTCATATATAGCAGTTAATTCAATCTTTTCTTTTTCCATTTTCTTATTGTATTATTTGTTATATAAGTATTGGTAACTGATGATAATATCCAACTAATTTTACGGGCCGAGGCGGGCTAGTTGACTCCATCCCAGTATACTCCCCACAAAGTAGGCTAGTAAATATCCCTCCTACATAATCTCTTGCTATAACTTTACTCTCTAATTTAGATGGGTTATATTCTATGATCGTCCCCTCATCTCCATTTTCACGAGTCACTACGTAAAATATACTCCTCATATAGGGGATAATTCCCTCTAATCGTAGATCCTTGAGGTACTCCGGATCACAGTACTCTCCTCCAACACCCATAATGTTTCCGAATGCGTTGACATACTCACTGAATTCCATTTTAGTCTCATCCCTAACATAAAAATTCATCTTCTGATTTGTTTCTTCATATTCTATGAATCCTGGCTTTTCTTTTATTTTTCCTATAAGATACCCATCCCTCTTATTTCCGAAGATTTCTAGCTCACCCGTTCTTAGAATTGAATTTCTGTCCTCACTTTTGTCGATGATGAATCTCGGAAAATCAAAATACATAATTATCCCGGATTCTCCGATAGAAAGTGAGAGAAGTCTTCTCCTTCCATTAAGGTAAATATCCTCACATACATATACGTAGATATTGTACTCTTGATTGTATCCTAATGGCTTAAACCTGGCCTCTCCCATTCCATAACTAAAGTCGAGAACTAGGTCCTTTCCATCAGAGTGAATCCAGTTTACTCCATATTCGTTGTTGTACATTTGTGAGAAGTAAAGGTTCTCTATAAATCCCGAGACATCTCGGTCATTCTCGTTGAGGAAGAAGTATCTCTTGTCACTATCAAATGACATGTTTAGGCATCTTCCACCACTACTAATCTTATCGAACAATTCTCTTCTGTATCTCATATTTCCTCCTGACAAATGTATCATAATCAATGTCCTATTCATCATTTCAATTGTATTCAATGAGGATATAATTTCCTTACCCACTTTAAAATCTATTTCTGTCCTCATTATTTCTCCTAATTTTGACTTTAAATAATCAAAATCGAAGTCGTACCCAATTTTTTCTAGAACGCTTTTGCAATGGTCGACTATAAATGGGAAGTTGCTTCCTACTCTTAATTCTGACTCTATTAGAAGATGTAGATAATATACACTACATAGAAGTAGAAAGTTACGACTTACCTCTCTGGATAGTACCTCTGAGACTAGAATATTTCCATCTCGAACTGAGGATATCTTTATTACAGTTCCCTCTCCGTGACCTTTTATTGTTATCCTTTGTGTAAGGACTAACTCAGTCCCACTATTTGTCCTAATTTCTCTTTCCGTTACGCAAAAATTTCTATCTTTACTTGTTAGAATGTCTATATAGTCCTTGTATAGACTGTTACACCCTTCCAGAGTTTCTAATGCATTCATCATCACATCCCCTCTATTAGGGTCATCTTTGAACTTATACATTATAGTCTGGACAGATATTAGTCCTCCGTAAAGAATTTTACTGTTCATTTTTCTCTATATTATTCCTTTCGTAGCGATACTCATCATATATCAATTCCATAATGTCACTAAAATCCAGCGTACTTGCAAACTTTCTTCCAGACTTATTACATATAGCGTTTAAGTGCCAAATGGTAAACTTTCCAGTTTTATCATCCATTTCCTCATTAATTTGGTAGTAGGAAAACTTGTCACCCAATTCTTCATAATATCTTAGTAAATTAACGTTGAAGTAGTTTACTACATATGGACTAACTGTAGAGAAAAATACCTTACAATTGGGGTTGTCAAGGACTATCTTAAATATCACGTCCAACTGATCCATCTGTTCATATGGAGACTTCATAGACTCGATATTACTTAGGTATAAGTAAGAGTTCTCTATATTACCTCCTCCAGAACCAATCTTATCCAAGTCACTAACCATTACATCTCCATTTCCAAAGTACTCTACCTTATATGACCCAGATGCACTCATGTCAGTCCCGTCAAAGTAATAGGAAATATCCTCACCATTTCTCTTTATAATTCTACCATTCTTATTTAGGATTATTGTGTCATTCCCATTTATATACGTAAACTCACTATTTCCCAAATAATCTAAGTCCTCTCCCTCTTTCGGATCATCAACAAATAGTCTGGATGTACTCCTATGAATCCTCTCCAATTTATCCATTATAAAGTCACAGAGCTTGTACTCACGCAAGCTGGAGAACATATAGATCCTCTTGCTAAGATCTATCTCATATTCATCACATCCTTCTACTACATTTCTAAGAATCAACTTCTCTTCCATAACAATTCAAAATTTTCCAGTTCTTTGTTTGTAATTCCACTCTTCTTCATCAAACCTATCACAAATCATTTCCATAGGCTCACTTAGTTCATAAGTATCAGCAATATTAAATGTTTCTGGTCCATTAAAGACATCCAGATCTTCGCAGTCAGTTCTATTCTTTAGGATTATTCGATTAGACCCTTCTTTAGGTGGGTATACTATATAATACGCAAATTTATCTCCGAGCTCCTCATAGTGCTTTAATATCTCAACATTGAAATAGTTGGCCATGTATGGGCTCACAGTGGATAAGAAGACTTTACAAGTTGGATTGTCGAGGACTATTTTGAATATTTCATCTAGTTGGTTCATTTGATCTAACGGGGCCTTCATTGACTCTATATTCCTAAAGTACAGATGTTTATCCTTGACATTACCATATCTTTCATATAAGTTACGCAATCGATTATCATCTAGTTTATGCCCATTTGTAAGTTCCTCGATCGATATCCTCCCATAACCTAGATACATAACCTCATATGAATTGGATAGGCTGATGTCTCTGTCATCTCTATCTCTTCTATACGGAATCCTTCCGCTACTATTATCTAGAGTTATTAATTCACCTTCACCGCTATCATAGGTAAGTTTCCCTCCCTCTCCCATATCATAAGACCAATCTCCATATGGTTTTCGAATCTGGTCCAACCAGTCGATTACATAATTACATAACTTATAGTCTCTTAGACAGGAGAACATGTAGATTCTCTTGCTTAGATCGAACTCATACTCATCATGCCCTTCGATCATGTTACTTATAGTCAATTTTTCATCCATACCTCTACTGTATTTGTTAAATAAAATGAACCTAAATATTTTACAATAAATCTTACATTTGATTTCCCATCCTCATCAGATTCTAAAACACTAAGGAATAATGTAAATCTATCATTCACATTACCTACCTGTCGGAAAACCTCAGCTGTACAATCGTCACATAGTATCAGCTCCCTTGGGATTGATAATCTGTCACCTATTTTTCCATACAGAGAATCTCCTACTTTGTTTTTATGGTAACACATATCTAACCCACTCTTATCATAGTGACTAGTTTCTAATAATCCAGAGTACTGATGTGTACGATCATCGAACGACTCGCTTATCGTAGCTACCTTTTCCTTGTTCTTAATACAAAGATGGAACTTCTTAATTATTGAATCCTCCCCAAGGATGTGAAATTCAGTTACGTCCTTGAAAAGTTTTTCCATAATCTTATCATAGATTTCTATGTTGTTTTCCATGTCGTATTTCATACTTTTATCTCGTCATAAAGTTTCCAAATATATTCCATAGGTTTAGATAACTCAATGGTATCTAATAATACCCTATTTGTTTCGTTACAAGTGCTGTCAAGACATTGGACGAGGTCCTCGTCTACATAGTAGGCTGATATCTTCTTTGCGAACTCTTGGTCCTTAGCCATTATGACATTCATATAATTTAATACGTAAGGGCTATGAGTTGAAATCAGGACCCTATCTGGATCTTCCTTCCACCAGCTCCAATTTTCAAGGAGATTCCTAAGGTATCTAATTTGCTGGTAAGGGGATCTTCCATACTCGATGTCTCTAAAGAAACTGTAGTATGTTACTCCTGACAGTTTTGATCTGGTAAGTCCTATCCCAGCATTCTCCATCTCATCTAATGGGAACTTGTAGGTAGCATCTCCAATGCTTTCCTCTTTTAGATCTTTACCCGGTAGGTAGTAATCTAACTTAAGTGTTAGAGCCTTGTCTACGTAGCTTTTATTTCCACTTCGAAAATCCATTATGAATTGGGGAATCAAGTTAGTTAGGAAATAATTATCTCCAGTAAATACGATTACCTTCTTATCACTTAAATCTATCGTATATCTCTTATCACTGTTTATGTGGATCTCCACTCTTTCTTTCAAATTCTCTTCCATTTTATTCTCTATTTTTAACCTTATTATCTAATACTTTACTTTCAATTTCTGTATACTCTTCAAAAATTTGCTCCATAGGATCAGACAAGTCAATAGTATTTAGTAACCTCATTTCGGTCTTATTACCAATGCTGTCTAGGCACTGGACCATGTCATCGGATATGTAGTATCCGGATATTTTCTTTGCAAGTCCCTGATCTCTGGCCATAATTACATTCATGTAGTTTAAGATATATGGACTATGAGTCGAAATTAATACCTTGTCCAATGATATATTCCACCAGTTGAACCTTCCTATGAGATAATCTATATAATCTATTTGTTCATATGCGGATCTCCCATATTCAATATCTCTAAAGAAACTGTAGGAAGTTTTACCAGACAATATTGATCTATTTACCTTTGATATTGTATTTGGGAATTGAATTATTTCATCCCCGGAACCTTCCTCTTTAATATCCTTTCCAGGTAAGAAATACTTTAGACTGAATGGAGGTATACCCTCACTGTCACTGCATATTCCGCTTCGACAGTCCATTATAAACTGAGGAATTATATTCGCTAGTTTGTATGTATCACCAGAAAATATGATTACCCTCTTCTCGCTGAGATCTATGGTGCATTCTTCTTCCTCACCATCTATCTGAACTTCTATCCTTTCTTTTAAATTCTCTTCCATTCTCTTTTAATATTTGGTTCTCGTAAATTATCCAATTATGTTTTCTATCCTTTGGGTCTTGTATTACGTATCTCATTCTTCCAGTTCCTGTATGCTTACAATTATATCCAGGGAACAGTCTCTTTACTATTCTTCCGGATAGAACTTCTCCCTCACCAAAATTGAACTCAACCTTATCGTTGTGATTTAGTATCGGGAAGAGTATGTTACTTATCTTTTCCATACTACAAAGGTACGAAGAAAAGTGGAGAACTGAGTCTCCACTATTCAATTATTATCTCATTACATTTTCCACAGGTCTTTAGTATCGATCGGTGGGTTAGTGTTGTTTTTTGGGACCTCTCCTACATAGCCAAATGAGTGTCTATTTTTAAAAATATATAGAACCTTTTTTGTCATTTCCAAAAGACTTCTCTCTATGGGGTAATTATTAATTATTTCAACATCTCTAGGAGTCTCATAGTAATTTATGGAGTCATTGACAAGGTCCTCTAGACTTTCCTCATGTTTCTTTATTTCTGATAATAGCTTATCATTTCCAAGAATTTTTTCCTTCTCCCTCTCTATATAGTTATCCGATTGATAGAGATGATGGTCGTATAGTAGCCTAGTACCGACAATAACTGCCGATGCATTTGTTGTCAGATATTCACCAGACCTGAGAGCGAACATCCACTTGATGATTTTATCTGCAAATTTTGTAGTAAGTCCTTCGATTCTATCTAATTTCTCCTCAAAATCACTCTCCTCCAATCTTTCAATCGCGAAGTCAATGTACTTCTTTGCCTTGTTAAGATCTTGGATCGGATTCTCTTTTCGATCCCATCTCCAGAGATATTTCCAAGTATTACCCAGATAGAATGCAAGAGTTCCGTCCTTTACCCTAGATAGATTTTGTTCAAGAACATCTCTCAGTTTTATCTTATCCGATTCATAGTATGAAGGAGATATTGGGTTGTCTCCTTCAACCATCTTCTCCTCCTCTTTATTCTCTTCTGAAACTGTTCGAACCTTTTGTCCTGAATATCCGTCCCATTTTTCTATGATGAATTTCTCCATAAGTCCCTTTACTCCACTAATTCTAAGATATTCGTTCGGAGTATGATTACTACGGTGTATTAATCTATAGCATGTTTTGTCCCAATATCCTTGGATAAACTCATATTCAGATAGATTTATTATGTCACAGCGTTTAAGGGACGATCCTTCACTGTCAAGAAGTTTCTCTAACCCATATGCATCCATGATCTCTTCTGCTAGATAAGTATCCCTATGGAGCTCCTTCACAATAGAATTTGATATTTCATCCTTACTAATTTCCTCTGTCTCTAGGCCAGGAATCTTCTCTATGCCTACTACTATTTTATCTCCATGTAAGTAGAAATGATCTCCTGTGTATGTATAGACTATCTCTTTATTTTTCAGCGGAGATCCACTAACCCCATATGAAACTGAGTCGACTCCAAAGTACTTTTTCAGTTCCCTTACAGACACTTTCCCACCCACGTAAATATGGCTCTTAGGATGTTGCTTTAGAATGTCCCTAATATCCTCCCTGCTAATTTCTGGATATAAGCCATCAAGTTCCTCATCATGGACGAGTAAGGCATTTTCAACAGTACTTCCGACATTGTAGAAGTACGATTCATCTATGTCAAATACAGTCTTATTGTCGTACTCGTCTAGGTATCTATTTACAACTGATGGGGTATTGAAATATTCCTTCAGTTCCCTTACAGATATTTCATTCTTATTCATATCACTTCCTCTTCTCAATTATATTTTTACGTATTTCTTCCGGATTTATCATTCCTTTGTGGATTACATTCTCCATTACAAGTTTTTTACTGTCCCAAGAATAAAAGAAGTCTCTTTCTATATCAAATATATGGTCATATGGGTACCATTCATACAAGTTATCTTTTAGTATGCAACTGACTCCATAATAATCAATCAACTCCTTTGCAGATACCGTATTTCTAGGTGGACAAGTCCTTTCTTTATCCATAATTAAGTCAGCATCCAGTTTTGGGAAAGGAATGGTTTTAGTCACTCCGTTTCCATCTGATACGACAATATCTCTACAGACAGTTTCATTTATTTTATCTATTCTTTTATAGTTTAGACTAACGTACTTTATGCTTAATGATGGACTGCTTTCTAGAGTATCTGACGATGTCCAGTCAATCAAATCCATTTTTTCGAATGGATTGAATCTTGTATCTGACTCGAATTTTCCATTTATTATGGAGATATAGAATCCATACATTAGGGGGAGAAATAGTTCGAAGATCTCTTTACCACCAATAACAAATACGTCAGTATATTCTAAGGTCTTGTATGACGTAACCCAGGCCCTATGTATGGCATCAAGATAGTCTCTCTCTACGAAGTAGCTTCCATCTCCCGGATCCTTCAGTTTTTTTGATAGTACGATGTTGGCTCTACCTTCCAATGGAAACTTGTTCCCAAGAGATTCCATTGTCTTTCTTCCCATGATTACTGGATGCCCCATCGTCTTCTCTCGGAAGAACTCCATATCTTCTGGAATCCTACTCCAAGGAAGTCCGCCTTTGTATCCTATGCCCCAGTTCCGGTCTGCGGCCATTATTCCATATACTTCCATACTTTAATTATATGTTTCTTCGAAAATTTCTTTCTTACAGGGATAAAACTCTCCCTTTACTCCTTTGATGATATAATCACCGAACTCGCAACTCATTTCTCCTTCCAGAGTCTTAATGACTGCACCATACTTATTGAACGTAAGTGATTTTCCTACAAAGTTATGAACTCTCTCTTGATTATCCTTAGTTAGTTGGATAGCTTCTACTTCTATAGGTTTCTTTGTGTACTTGTTTACGAAATCTGAATCCTCTATTTTAAACTTCATTCTATTCTTCTTGAAGTATGCATCTTGTATTTCTTTGGATAATAGGCTAAGGATTGTATGTACGGTTCTTTTTCCTTTTACGTTTGCTAGTGCTTCCTTGTTGAATCTAAATGAATCATAATTAATATACCTACTAATCAAATCCAAAGCCTCGTACATTGATTCGTATTCATCTACAAGATCTTCAATATTCTTGCACATTAGTATCTTGTGGAGAAGGTAATCTTTATCGATGTGACTGGTAGATATTGGGGTTATTATCTTACCAATTGAACCATCCAAGTCTAACATATTCAACCTTCCAAGTACGTTTTTCAGTAGAGAATCAATAGACACTGATATTCCGATCAACTTACCGAACGGTTTAGCTACCTTCAGTGGAAGATGTTCTTGACTCCAACTGGATGGATGCTTAACGTAATCCCTAATCTTCGAGTACTGGTTCAAGAGCCACATGAGAGTATTGACTCTACCCCCAACGTATTCTGGAACATGCTTTCCGTTTCGTATAAGTAGAATAACTCCACCACCAGTCATAATCTTCTTGAAGTCATCATAGTAGGAGATTAGTGTTCTAGATTTGTCTAATTTTCCTATACTGTTCGAATCCTCATCATCAAATAAGTTATCTATGAGTTTCCTTATAGATAGATCAATGCATTTGGCAACATTTTTCCAGTGAACTATGTCCTCACTGCTTTCCTTATTTCCGAAGAGTTTCTCAATAAATAGGTAGTTCTCTCCGACAGGTGGGAGAATTTTATATGCTTCCCCTTCAATACCATGTTCGACAGTGAAGTTAAAGTCTACTGTCAAGTCATCATCAGTTGGAGTGATTCCTTTGCTACTAAAGTCCTTCAACATGTTAAGAACGTCATCACACTTTGTAATCTCTTTCATACTTTTATTTTATACAATAGGTTTATAGTAACTATTTTGATATTTATTTATTATCATTCTTTGCATTATTTTTGAGATGACTAACCAGACTTCTCTCGGCAAATGTTCATTGAAGAATCCATAGGTACTGAGATCTGATAGGTACCTAACCACTTCTAACGATGTCTCATAGTCATCAATTACGGATGAATCAGAATTTGACAGGACAATGGCCATATGTAATAGCTTTTCTCTGTCCCCACCAAAAGTAAGTCCAAAAATCCTCTCAACTTCCGGATCATCTTTCCTCATTTCATGCATCCACGGATTATTTTTAAATACTTCAAGTATTCCATCAGAATAATTTATAGACTCACTAAAGAGGTAATTTATTTTATTAGGAATCTCTTCTTTTTCTATTATGTACCTTTTATATGGATTTAGGCATAGAATAAACTTATTAACTAGGTCTCTAATCATGTACCAGATCGATCCCCAGTAAATAGACTCTTCGTGACTACTTTCTAGGTATTTCATCAGAATGTCATAATGTATTGATAGTACTCCTGACTTATCCTTATCGAAGTCGTCTATACAGAATGGCCCACTACTAAAATATTCTTCCAGAGACTTATAGAGGCACTTTAAGACTCTATTACAGTATATACGATCAAATGGTAGATTTGGATCTCCAAAATAGCTGGTTACTTGGTCAGAAAAGCTCTCATCTATTCCAATCACTTTTCCTTTATTATCTACCTTTTCTGGTATGCATAGGTCTACAATAAAGTCTTCACTCCTTACTTTCTTACCTTCTCCGAAGATATTGTACATATCTTCATATGTCTTTACTTTCTCCATACTCTTTATATCCTAATTTCTTTGTTTTAATCCTTATTATCTGATTCTTCATTTAGAAATTCTAATATCTTATTTTCATTTGGAGTGACTGATCCATCCTCATTCGTATTGATAAGTCCTTTCTTGAGAAGTAGTTTACAAATAAGTTCCTTTCCTTTCTCTGTGTATACCAACATCTTACCGTAAAATAGGAATTTACCCTCATCATCAATAATAGGAACATCCTTTACATTTCCATATCCTCCCTTGCAGTATCTATATGTAAGTCCGTATGCCGTCTTTTTCTTGTCAAGCCCCATAGTTACCCCTACTTTAGGAGTATTTTGTTTAGTTCCTGGGCAGTCATTCCTAGACTCTTTGCTATGTTGGTTACGTTGAGAAGGTCCTTACTGTCAAGGATCTTGTCGTAGTATTCAATTTTCGGTTTTGCAACGTCAAGTTCCTTCTGAACAGACTCTCTAAGTTTTCTTTCATTAACAAGATCCGTAAGTATTTCAATCATCTTCTGGGGATTACTTAGAACCTCTTCCAGCTTCTCTCCGGTCAAGTATGCACCATGCTTACGAATAGATGGAAGAACTTCTTCTACTACCAAATCTTAGAATTTCTCAGCTTCTGGCTTTTTACTTTGCATCACGCACCTATAGAAGTTTGGCTCAGATATGTATGATACTGGCCTACGAATTCCATCCTCACCTTCCTCGGTCTCTCCTAAAAATCCTGATTCTGTAAGTCTCTTCTTAACAACTGAAGGGTTGCTAGTAAGATCCAAACATTCCAATACATCTAGGTATCTGAAAAATATATCGTTTCCAATTACCTTTACTCTAAGAGTACCGAAACTCACGTTATTGAATACTTCTACTTTATTTTCCATAATTATCTATTATTACTATTATATACTGAATAAGTACCTGACCTAAGTTCAACTTAGGTCCCCCCCTTAATTGGTATCTAATATGCCCAATTTATATTTTATCTATATTGTCTACAATAAACTTCTTCAAATCTCCTGATCCACTTCCTCTCGTCTTCATAACTATTTCCACTAACCCATACTTGTCAGTGAACCAAGGAACTCTCTTACCTTTCGTTGTATCTCTCATCATCTGTACCCTAAGGAAGTCATCTCCCTTCACATTACTTACATTCCTTATCTTACCAATAGCCTTGCAAATATCTCCGATATTATACAGGATAAGTTCGTCATTATACTTGTACCCATCGATCTTGTTCCCATTTGGGAGGGTAATCTCGCTAGTTTTTTGAATAAATTTTGTCTCCATACATTTTATATTTTACACTGAAACATCTCCTTTAATTTTTGGGTGCGGATCATATCCTACCAACTTTATATCTTCATATTTGAAATCAAAAATCGAATCTATAGACTTGTTCAACTCAACTCTAGGAAGATCCCTTGGTTCCCTACTAAGCTGCTCTCTAACCTGATCCACATGGTTAAGATAGATATGTGTATCTCCAAGTGTATGGATGAATTCGTAAGGCTCGTAACCAGTTACCTGAGCCATCATCATTAGGAGAAGAGAGTAGGAAGAAATGTTGAACGGAACTCCTAGGAATAAGTCTGCACTCCTCTGATAGAGCTGCAAACTTATCCTGTTTCCATGACTTACATAAAACTGGAATAAGATGTGACACGGTGGAAGTTCCATCATGTCCAACATCCCCACGTTCCAAGAGCTTACTATATGTCTCCTTGAGGTTGGGTTATTCCTCAAACTATTTACAACTGAACTAATTTGATCAATGTAAGTCTGACAATCATCATATCCATAATCATAGAAGTGCGATGGCAGGTGATTTGGACATCTCCTCCATTGCTCTCCATAAATTGGTCCAAGATCTCCACGTTCGTCTGCCCATTCGTCCCAGATATGTACTCCATGATCGTTGAGACACTTGATGTTAGTATCCCCACGTAAAAACCACAGAAGCTCATAAACTATAGATTTGAAATGTACTTTCTTTGTAGTTACTAGAGGAAACCCCTTCGACAAATCAAATCTAAGTTGTCTACCAAAAACACTTAACGTACCTGTTCCTGTACGATCTTTCCTTTCTTCACCGTTCTCCAATACATCTTGAAGTAACTTCAAATAAGTTTTCATATACTCAAATTCAAATAATCTCAATAATAAGTCCGTTTGCCCAAAAAAAAGAGGTACGGAAAAATATCCGTACCTAGTTTGATTATGCATTTTCTGTAAGTTCTCTCAAAGCTCTTGCTCTAGAGTTGTCGGTAGATGGAATCAGGTTCCCTTCAGGATCCCTGAATATGAATCCAGTCGCAGTGACCATATTAATCATTCTCAAGTCATTGCTTCCATCCTTTTCTACGTTCTCAATGAACTTTTCAGTTCCCATTGCGAGAAGGCTATCGAGCTCCATTTCTCCAATACTCTGTCCACCACCTTTTCTGTAGCGTCCTCTACCAAAGATAGAATCTTCGTCTTTAGTGTCTATACTTGAAGTGACCTTACCAGTATAGTCAGCAGAGTGTGATAGCTTCTTAATATAAGAAAGACCTGTAACAGACTCTCCCTCAACGTACCCCAACTCGTGAAGTCTATGCCGATCTCCAGCCTTTGGAACATAGTCTTTTGGAGAGAACCCTTGGATTCCTTTATCAGTCTCAGCTATGATAACGTCCGGACAGAAGATTACGTCAGTATCCTTGACCCCAAGCTCATTCATCCATTCGACAAGAGTATCATAAGAAATCTTAGAGTAAAAACCTACCTCTAACTTAAATCCAAATACATCAGTTGACTTAAAGTATTCAGAGAACTCCTCGTCAGACATGCTTGTGAACTTCTTTCCATAATACTTTTCAGTAAATTTCTTTGCCTCTGAAACCTTTCCGAGATCCATCTTACTCTTTAAGATACTATAGATCTTTAGAACACATTTACTCAGTGAAGTCTCATAAAGCTGAGATATATTCTTTCTACTGATTACTGCTGCGGGATTTAGAAGGATTTCAGATGGGGTTCTTTTTCCGTCAGGGCTCTCTATTTGTGGCATACATTCGTCAGGAAGAATAAGAGAGATTACTCCCTTTGATCCATAGTTATTAACTACCTTATCACCCAGCTTTGCCCTATTAACCCTAAGAACTTTAGCACTGATGTATCCAGCAGCTCTCTCATCCATCTCTACCTCATCAGCTTTCAGGTCTTTATATTTCTGTGGGATCCAATCGTAATCAGAAGACTTCTCTTGAGACTTCATAGATTCAAGCATCTTTACTGTCTCTGGATTAGTAAACTTAATTCCATCCTTTATCTCTACTCTAATATCAATAAGGAAACCTTCATCGACATTATTAGGAACTAGTAAGTTAGCTTGATTATAGCTAATTCCAAGCCCCTTGAGAAGTCCGGTTGTTAAGTTTTTACCTAAGTTAGGATTAATCCTAAGTTTAGATAGGTTATTTACTATAATATCCTTACTCTCTACAGCAGACCCAATCTTCTTAACATAACTGATTATGTCGTCGGGATAAATATCTATACTGAAGTTTATGAGAGAGAAGTGCATTAATCGGTCTGAGTGAGACTTGCTGATTACAATTCCATCCTCGTGAGTATATCCAAGGTAGTTCATATAGATTACTCTCGAATTGATTCCAATATCGAAAGACCCTCTCTTCATTACCTTTGGAACTACCACAATATCTCCTGACTTAACCGATTGACCGACCTTAACAGCTGGATCAAATGAGATAATTGAATCGTTTGCACCTACAATAGGACTGGAGATGTCCGTGAAATACACAGATCCCTTGGCATTCTTGAAGAATATCTTATTCTCCCTTATTCCTACTACAGTAGCATCCTCCCCTTCATGTCTACTAATAAGAGTTGAGTTCTCAAGAACTTCTTTATCGTGTCCAGAAGAAATCAGGTTTGGCTCACCATTCGGTAGTTCTATGGCCTGTTTCAACATGGATGCAGTACCCATAGAAAGTCGAATAGAGTCAGACGCATTTCCCATAGGAATAAGCATTGAGGTTATGGATAGCTTATGATCGGGCATAGGCTCAATAAGGTCGAACTTATCCGAGCTTGTTCCATCATAGTACTTAAGCCTAAGTTTATACTTTATATCCTTAGACTTAAATTTTTTATTCTCATAGTCCCAATACTGATTAATAAGAACTTTCTTAGTACAGTATTTTGTATATGGAATAGTTACCTCCTTCTGATCCGGGAATGTATAGCACTTGATGTACATTTCATTGTCCCTAAGCTCCGCACAGTAATTCATCTCATTGATCTGGTTCGTATTTCCGTTGATAGGAGTATTTACGATGTCAATGAGATCAGTCATCGAATCATTTACAGCAACATTCTTAGGAATAGTTACCTTAAACTTCATCGAATCGAATACGAGCGGATTAATTGTATTAGGTATGTCAATGTTTTTCTCATTTGCTATCTTAAAGTACTGATCAATGCATGTCTGAATGGATCTTAAGAAAATTCTTTTGTATTGATAGTATTTCTTCCTAATATCCCTGGTTACTCTTGGCCTTACATCTCTTCCATAAAGATACTTTAAGAAGTTGGATTCAGTAGACCAGATCTTTTTGTCGATCATGCTGTCGTACTTCTTATCCTCTCCCCTCTCTATCATCTTAAGAATAATATCTTTAGTCAAGTAGTTACCTACATTATCGGTGTCTAATTTAACTTTGATCTTATCTACCTCGTACTCAGTTAACTTTAGGTTGTCCTTATACTTTGCAAGATTGTCATCCGTTGCAGGTATCTTGACTTCGTTGTCATCTGAGTCAAATAAGCTGATAGTGATGTCGTATCCATCTGGATTAGACTTGTCTTCCGTGAATCTTACATCAATTTGATCATTTATAATGATATTGTTGCTATATACTGTACACCTATCATCTCGATCAAGAGTATTTGTAGGGATTCTTAAGGCACCTCCAACTACGAATACGTTATTGATAAGTTTCGGAATCTCAAGATCTGAGCTATATTCCTCTGATTCCCCATCAACAACTGTCCGAAAGTTGTACCTTACAGTCATAGAACCGGTCCTACCCGTCATTCTTAGGTAGCTTATATCTAAGTTATTAGATTCTATTACTTGATAGTTTAATAGGGAGCAATAATTCTTATCGTCTGAAGAATAGTTTACCTTATCAACCATGAACTCGACATACTTACCGAGCTCTCTAACCACATTTTCATTGAATTTATTTACCATCTATAATTGCTCCTCCTATTTTATTCCTGTCGTCGAATAGTATCTGGTATACAGTAGTATCCTTAAAGAATTCATTTATATCAGTAAAAATCCCATCAGTAACTTCTTTCCAGTTTTCCTTAATCTCTCTGTAAGGTTTCACTAATAACACGTAAGACCAAACTAAATTCAAGTTAGGAAATTCTTTTTGAACGATTTCGTGAGATAGTATGCTATCTTTATTTATATTATACTTTGATTCTATAGAGTCTATTAAGTTATCTAGTTTTTCTTCGTCTATCTCATCAAATGGAGTCTCTACTGCAAGACAAAAACTCATAAGACCGCCATCGGCTACGGTAGATTCACTGATTATTTCTGTTCCATTAAGAAAATTCCTCATATCCGATGATATTCCTTCCTCCATATCCGACCATTCAGATTCGAAGGTGTCTGGGTTTGTGAAGTTATCATCGATTCTGGATAGTAGGATGTAAGTCCAATAGCTAGAATTTTCCTCGTACCCAGTCGCTATCTCGTTTACTATTACGTCTATTGAATCTAAGCACCTATCAGCTATACTTTGTCCTAGGATAATGGAATCCTCCTCACTGGGATTGTGAGGAGGAGTTTTGAAAGATCTGCAATAGCTTCTCAATCTCATATCTTATTGCTCAAAATTAGTGGAAGAATAACTGAAGTGATTGGATCAGATCCAATGTCTTTTCCTTCATATGTAATCTCCTTCAGGGTTCTACCAGCGTATCCGAATGCGAGTGACTTGAAGAATGATGAAGATCCCTTTACGCTCTTTACGAGAGACTGTACTTGAACCTTGTCCTCTCCCCTTCTAACAAGCAGTGAGAACAAGAACTCAATAAGCTCTGGAGATACTGGAAGAAGTTCGTCAAACTGGATCTTAAAGTATTTATATACTTCGATATAATCTTTCTCCTTGTTTGTGAGATTCTTTAAGTCAAGAGTTCCTGAGCAGATTCTCTGATACTTCTTAACCTCAGTACAATCTGGAACATAGTACATGTTTTCTGGATCATATCTATACTCTTCGTCCCCAATCATAACCTTGAACTTGTTGTCTTCATCCTTAATATACCTAAGTATCCCAGAGTTCCTTGCATAACAGTCAGAGAGAATCTTCTTGTTATTTTGGAAAGTCTTGTTACCACTGACAGGATTCGCTGAGCACAGTTTGATAATTCTATCCAGACGATAAGAAGGAGTGACCATGAGATAGTGCCTTCCAAGAACGTCTCCCTTATCATAAGTATCCCCGTTTCTAGGTAGACTCTGAGCGAATCTATTTCCTTCTGGCCACTTATACTCTTTTCCAGTCTTAGTCGTCAGAATTACCCATCCATCTTCGATCTTGAGTTTTCCTGAGTCTGGAGACAGAATCCATTCAGGATATTTATCACCGCTTCCGGGGAATTGGAATAAGTTGCCTGAGTGCTTTAGAGCAAGACCAGATTGTGTAAGAGTCTCTGTAAGAGAACTGATCATGGACATACCTACCTTAGATCCCTTAGGATAGTTAACCACATTAGATAACATGTCCAAAGTAATCTTATTTGGTCCCAGAGTACTTGTAAGAATCGACCTTACCTTTACAGGCTCATCAGACTTTGATTTGCCAACTACTGTTCCATTAACTCGTGTCCTACCCTCAGCTTCACTTTCTTTGAGATAGATTCCTTCGTTCTTCTCATCCTCTCCATCAATTAGTAAGTACTCAGAGGCTAAGTAGTTGAACTGTCTTGTAACGTATCCAGACATAGGTACAGAAAGCTGCTTTATGTCCTGTACTGCACGGTTCTCTATAGCATGGTTCTTGTAGTCAAGAGGAGACATACAGCCAACGAGAGTGGTCTCAGATAAGTGGAATACTCCATCAGGACCTACGTTTAGCTGCTGAACAGACATGTCCCTAAGCTGAGGAAGTTTTGCTCTTGAAGTCTCTGTTACACCTGTCTTAATGTGATCAGGAATCTCCTTGAGAACTTTCTTTTGGAACTCCTCATAGATCGTACGAATCGTACTGTCCTTAGTTTTCTGATCTAATTTTTCGTTAGATTCTATAGCCCGAATCTCATCAAGATATTTCTTATCTATATGAACATATAGCTCAGATATTCTAGGAGCAGTTGATCCACTAAGAGTAGTTACTTTAAGTGCAAACTCACTGATGTCTCGGATTCTCTCAAGTCTGTCAGGCTTACCTCTAAGCTGCTCGTACAAGAAGATGCAATTATCAGAGTTGATGTTTCCCTTGAAATCGTCTTCCAGATAAGCATTTACGTCCTTATCGAAAAGTTCAGATAAGATCTCTCTTCCAAGGGTCGTCTTCTGTCCGTTGAGGATAACCATTGTCTGGTACTTGAAGTCTCTATTCATCTTCTTGTGATCCTTAAGATCTTGAAGAGAATCAAACGTTTCAAGTTTGTCTGGTACGTATACCTTAGATGCTTGAATAAGTCCATGCATCATCTCGTGAGTAGGGACATACAAGGGTTTATGGTTCTTCTTATACAGGAAAATGTTCTTAGGACTCATAGCTGAGGTCATAAGTTCATTCATCTTCTTGGGAATACTATAATAAGTCATAGCATCACCATCGAAGTCTGCATTAAGGGGAGGACACAGAGCTTGAGGTATCTTCATAACATAGTCGTTAGTAAGTTTTACCTTACATACGGCCATACTTAATTCATACAAAGTAGGTGCTCGGTTGATGATCACGTACTTCGCTTCAAGATCATCGTCTCCAGCGATATATTCCTCAAACAGTCTCTGAGTTTCTGGGTCATCATACTCATTCTTGTAGATTTCCTCAGCTTTCTTAGTCGTAGTTCCCTTCTTGTCTGCAATATACTGTACGAACTCATCCATACAGGTCTCATACATCAAGTGTCTAGGAATTACAACCTCATCGGCTTTCAAGGTTGGATCTGGAACAATCACTGCTCGACCTGAGTTTGGGACTCGGTTTGAGATAATCGTTCTAGCCATATTCTCATCTGATGGTCTCATAATCTCAGAGATAGACTCTAGATCTCTTGAGATAAGGGCCCTAAGACTTCCTCTAAAATATGCTTTAACAAGCTCAGAGTTTATCTTGGGGAAGGTTGTCTTATAGAACTGATGAATGCAGTAGATAATGTTCTTATATACTCCAGTTATCTTATCGTTCTCTAAGACTCTCTTACCATCCCTAATCCTAAGCATTGGTCTCCTCATTGCTATTGGGAGGACAATTATGTATTGGTTGAGATAAGCTCTAGCTTCCTCAAGAATATCTGGCTTGTTAAGATGGATAAGACTAATTAGTCCCTCGAATGAGCATTTGGTAAAGTCGTCAATCTTATCCGTTACAGTTAGAGTATCTGAATCCTTATCATATTCAAACTGGCAGACGTCAAGAACAGCCTGATCATACCATCTCTTACCTTCAAAGTACTTACTCTCAAAATCAGTTACGATCTTCTTGAAGTTAGTCTTTATAAGTGAGATGAAGTTGGTTATCTTATATTTATTGTAATAATACACTGGACTTTCAATCCTTCCGAATCTCTTGAAAGACTCTTCTTGACTTAGGACGTTAGTTCCGCACCTAGGACATCTGATTCCCGGAGTACGTATATTACCACAATTACATCTGTTCACCTGTAATGCACCAAAGATAGTAGGATCATAGACTCCTTTCTCGTAAGGATCTAGCTTCTCCACCTTAAGATTAATGTCCCTATGCTCAGTAAGGACATTATTTTTTGTGAGTTCAACGATTTTCTCGTCGGTAAGTATTTCTATTCTTATATTTTTCTTATCCATCGTTATGACTCGAATATAAGTTTCTTAGCAGCAGCAGTTTCTTCTGGAAAATTCGTCAGTATCTCATTGTATACTGTCCGCCTTCCCTTCTGATAAGCGTCCTTTGATAGATCAAAAATCTCTAGAATCTTAGATGGAAGTACTCCTCTTGTAGACTTTCTGTACTCTCCCCTAAATTTCTTGAACGCGTTATACGTTTCAATCGGATTGACAATCTTCTCTCTTATCTTACCAAAATGTCTTTCGTAAATAACTGTAGACTTGGTTCCGTCAGTCCCCCAGAACTCCTTACTTCCAACAGATTCCGCAATGTCTGCCATATCCTCGTTACCAGACTTTCTCAAATACTCTACAAATCTATCTAGAGTATCCTCCCTTACACTATAGAGTAAATCATTGACCCTTCTTATGGGGCTATAGAGATACTTAGGGAGATCCTGAATCAAGGCAATCACGTCCATTTGGTTAGTAGTGATTAGCATGATTATTAGGGCCTTTGCTTTAGTCATTCTTGACTTGGCCAGCTTTTCGTTAGCTGGAAGCTCCTTCTTATCTGCAAGGTAAGATTCCACGATACTTACCATGATATTAAGCACTTTCTCCTCCATTACCTCATCATAAACTGACTTTGGTGCAGAATACAATTGTAATTTATAGGTATCAGACGATGCATACCTATTCTTTCCCTGACGATCGTTTATCTCGTTTGCGATATTCAAGGAATAGTTATATTGGTGTAGGAAGGTTAGAAAGGCCGCTGTTCTACTTGCGGCATCTTCAGTTTCAACTATCTGCTTATATATCTCAGCAGCCTTGTCCAACGATGTAATGACCTCCTTGTCCTTTTCTTGTTCGTCACTAGGTTTTACTTCCTCCATATATTCTAACTAAGTATAATCAAGCTATTCTTTTTCTCATTTCCACGTTTCACGGAAATACTTCCGGACTCTTTGTAAACTGAGAAATAGCTTTTAATAAATTCAAATAGGTTAAATTCAGAGGGATGCTTTTTATAGTATCCCTTCAGTTCGTTTGGAGTCAGGTCTTTATTATCTAATAGGAATCTATATATAGACTCCATGTCTTCACTAATAAACTTTTCTACTACGATAGCTGACTCACCACTTGATAACTTACTAACTATAGAAGATAGATTTATCTTCATTATTTGATCTCAATTGAGTTTACTAACTTTTCCCTCATACGTCCATTACTGAGAACCTCCTGAACATTGATGTCAGGATCCTCGAACATGTTTCGGAGAAGGTCAATTGCTCCAGACTCAGAGAATGTTCCGTAGTACTTTCCTCCAAACTCTATAGCCTCTTGATCTTGACCGATCTCACTTCCTTTTCTTACGCTCACTACTCCAGTTATCTTGTGAATAACAACATAGTACCAAGTAGGCTTAAATCCAGTAGTAATCTTGTCTAAAATTTCCTTTTCCATATTCCTTTCTATAATATAAGGGTATTATAAGTCAGGGTAATCTTTCCTTAGGCGGTTTATACTGCTCCCCAAGAAGTTCATATATGTCTTCTTCTGATCTTGGGATTATCTGATTACCATCTTTCCCCGTCATTCCGTGCAAAGATAGTTCATATCCCAGACAATATGCTGAGTTTATCAGCCTAAGGATCTCTTTTTTCCCACTATTATGAAATAATGACCTAGTATATAGTTCATTGATTGGGACATTAATAATATCGAAGTTTATTCTCCTACCTATTGAGAAGGATGACCTATCTTCTCCACAATAGGACTCTTCGGAGAATGTCATATACCTGAATTTCTCAGATACTTTTTCAAATGGGACTTCTGTACTTATAAAGAATCTGACACCATCTCTTATCTCATCTTTACCTAATACATAATCTCCTATTTGACTATATGAGATCTTATCTCCATACATAGACAGTGCATACTTAGCTAACTTTACGTATGATGAGACTTCGTCCCTATTTATCGGAAACCTCTCTGTATCATATTCTAACTTTTCATTAGAGAATGGTACCTCTGACGGCTTTATTTCTGGATGATCTGAGTAGATCTTTACCAGATGCTTGCATAGTCTATTCGGAGAGTATATCTTATTAAATGATCTCCTGTATATGAAGTCTGGACATGTACAGGTCACTTTATCAGAGTCTACACAATACTCATTTCCATTAGATCCATATACTTGAAAAATCATTGTTTACTTGAATTATTTTTCCTCTTCTTCTTCTGCTTTTACTGGCGGAAGATTCTTTGACCTAACTCTTCCTTGAATATCTGTATTCTGGAATGAAGCCGCATTCTTTTTGAACTCCTCTACTAGATCTAACTGATCCTCGAAGAATGGATTACTGAGGGATTTATCGTAGTAGATCTTCTTTGTTGATCCATCCGATAGTACAGTAACTCTCCATCTCATATCTCTACCATCCTTCTCTGGTAGCTTATCGTCTATCCTTACAGACCTTACTTCTACTATATGATTGGATAGGTCCATTACATAGATAATCTCAGGAGAGTGAGAAGCCATTAACATCCTTCTCCTATTCTTTATGTACAAATAAACTAGTAATACAGATACTAGAAATACAGCTGATATAATTATTTTTAGTAACATGATTATCAACAAAAATTATGGGGAAGATTACTCTTCCCCTATTTATTTATCCAACTTTTACGATCGTCTTGTCTTTTATCCAAGGACGAGTCTTCTCTAAGAATTTCTTTGTCGTAGCAATGGACTCTGTAACTCTTCCCTTCTGAGTATTCTTACCAAGAAGGACACATCCATGAGTATCTCTCTCCGTATTCCCATGATGAAATAAGACCTGACTGAATCCATTTATTCCCTCAATATAAGGCATATACTTGTCTCCAAAAGTTGAACTGAATCTAGGAGATCTCCTCCAATCTACCCAGTAAGTTCCATTTGGAATAGCAGTCTCTCCCCAAATTTTCTGCTCATCCGGGTCAAATACTCCATTTCTATTTTTATCCCTATCAGTATCCTCGAGACTGTCACAGAAGTACTCTCCGTCCAAGTACACATTACTTATCGTATATGTAGGACCACGATAGATTCTCTTTATCTCAATCGTATGTTCCTTCTGTGGTTCAACAACAATCGGGGGGACATCTTTTGGTAGAATATCAAGAGAATCTTTTGAGCCTTTCCCCAGTGTATCTTTCTCTGCTAATCTACTCAAAAGTTTACTCCTCTGGGCATCCTTTGGAATATCAACTGGCTTCGGTGGATCTATATTAGGTTTTCTAATTGAATCCTTGAATACAAATGGCTTAGGCTCAATTGGAGAAGATAATCCACTGACAGAGTCTATGTTACTTAGAGGTGTTCTTGGCGTATTTATTTCACCAGAGCTATCTCCGATCTTAGACCTTAATATCTCGTCAGTAGCATCGCTCATTTTTTGTACGCTAGACTTAGTTAGATAGGTTAGGAACGAATCTTTCTTAGCATCGAAATCGCTCTTCTTATTCCAAGCTGAGTCCATCCTTGGAGTTTCCCACATCTTCTTAGGTTCCTCCTCGGTTGCACTGTCTTTGAAGATCATTGGCTGATTAGGAACTGTCGTCTTTGTCGGGTCAGCCACCTTACTGTCCTCTTCCTTTTTGTTCGTATTTACTTTTAGTTTTGTTAGGATTTCTGTAAGTAAACTACTCATTTCTTATTTCTCCTTATTTCCTAATTTTGGAAATACAACGCCTACTCCAAAGAAAGGTTTTATATCTCCATCCTTCTCCACTTCAACCATTTTTGGATACGCACCTGACACCTCAAATACGTTTTCATAGTTCATAAGAGTCTCGTTCATATAGAGATCGAACTTGTTATCATTCTTCATCGTAACAATGAAGTGACTCTCTTCTCCAAGCATCAATGTCGCAGTCTCAATATTCCCCGGGAGATACTTAAGAATTCCCATGAAATCGATATTTGGAATCAAGTGAACTCCTTCTATCCCAAGAAAAATCTCACTGGAGAAGAGTAAAGACTCTGATACTATATTCTCCTTATTAGTCACGCTCTCATGCTCCATATTCCTAACCATAAATGGAGCAACTGAGATCATTACGTTAAGTAGATCTGAATTGTTCTTTACTGGAGGTGGAGTATTGTAGCTATATAGTCTGTCATCTGCCCAATCTACTAAGAAGTGACCTTCCACATCGGTAATGACTAGCTTAATTGGAAATCTTTCATGTGTGTAGTTAAGATCTCCTCTAGTAAACCCAAACCTGTTAAGCTCTTTCTCGTCGAGCTTCTTGATAATATTTTCCATATTTCTTTTACTTGAATATTTTCTTTACATTATCTCTATGTCTGATTAGACGGAGATTTTTTGATTTATTGTTTGACTTATTATTGTCAATATGATCTATGTCGTAGTCACCCCTGCTATCTCCACGAGCTTCCACGACTAGTCTATGAATGCTTCTCGGATATTTCTTACCGTTCTTGAACAGTTTTACTTGTTTGTATCCGTTCCCTTTATCGTACGGATGCATTCTTTTACCGTCCTTACCATAGACTACTCCATCTTTCGTGACCTCGTAACCAGGGAATCCTTTAATTCTCATAATAGTTCTGTCATATACTCCTGAAGAGCCTTATCAGTGGAAACGTATTTGCGAGTCTTCCATACTCTCTTTAGCTTAAGCATATTGTCCGTATCTTCTACCACATTATCTATATTAAACATTAGTGGACTTTTAATACATTCCAAATCCACGGGCTTGAACTCAGCTTTAGAGATTACGTCGGTTATCCAATCATTTAAGTACTTATATTTACTACTGATAAGGCCGTTCTTAATTTGAGTGAAGATAACTATTGCCAAATATTCTTCGCCCGATACGCAGTAACTCTTCTCTCCCTTATCTTCCACAACATTCTCTTTATCAGGGACACTATCTTCTTTATTAACGGACACTTCTCCATCTCCACTTATTACCCTAGTCTCCTCTACTAGATCTTCCTCATTTTGAACTTCTTCTTCATTCTTACTGAGGAGTCCTTTGAAAAAATTCTTTATTCTTGAAATCATATCACCCTATTAATAAACTCGTCCAAATTAAGTATGAGTCCGTACTGGCTGAAGGATACGATTGTTACTCGTTTCCTGATAGCCAAAGTAGAGATAGGAATAAGATACTCGGATTCACCTTCAAACGTTATCTCATTCCTTAAGGTATCTATCTTTATTGAATACCTTTTCTCCGACTCATCCATATTTATAGAGAGGTTCTTACACAAGAGTTGGTGAATGTGCATAGGATCACCAAACTCTCGTATAAGATACACTCTATCAGGTATTAGGTTGTCTAGGAAATTTTCGTAGTGCATTTTCTCTGTATACTGAGAACTTATCTATGATCGCATCAACATCGAATTCTTCATTTAAATCATACATTAGGTCAATCACCCAACTTATGATTCCTTTCTTGTTTAGCCCTGCGATTCCTTTCTTAATTCCTTTACTGAGCTTATCGTAATCACTCACCTCTTTCTTCTTCATTTCCTTCTCCTCCTTCTTTTATGATTCCCATCCTTTTTCTAAGGACTCTAATTATATCTTCATTTATAAGATCTCTGTTATTATCTTTATTGTATTCATCGAGATGCTTATTGTCTTCACTATGCCTATCTCCCCACGTACTGAATCTCAAGATACCATTGACAGTCTTATTCTTGATATTGTCAATCGCCCAGTCAAGTAGGGCCGTATGCTCCTCTACTCCAAGGATCTTCCTAGACCCATCTACGGATACTGCGAGTCTATGTCTCTTAGATTCGATATTCATTTCTTGGAGAATCTCTTGTACCCTCTTCCGGATCTTCTTTTTGTCCTCGTCGGAAGACTCCCTGAATGACTCAGTAAGATCTCTTAATTCCCCTCTCTTTGGGACAGGGTTTCTATTATCAAATACAGTGTTTAGTTTTGATCCAGATAAGCTATCCCTCAATGGACTCTTACTAAACAAAATGTAGTATGGCCTTTCATTGAGGAAAAATGTAAGCAAGTAATTAACTAATTTCTTTTTTACTGGATCCTTGTAGAACTCATTTAGGTTATTATATGCCTCCGAATAAGCATCAAACCTATTAAGAATCGTCTCTTCCATTATTTCCATTGATTATTTGTACTTTTCTCTTCTCTACTTTTAGATATGCTTGGTTTGTAAGTGGTTTATACATTATCTTATATTCGAATCCATTAACTTCACAGAACTCTTCCATTGAGTCTCTGAACATCTTATTCCATCCTATAAGAATGTATAGATAACCTTCCCACCCGTGATCCGGATCCCTCTTCAATTCCTCAGAAATCTTCTCGAACTCATCATTAACTATGCTCATATCATACGAGTTTGCCAATTGTTCGATAATTATCTCGTAAGAAATCTTGAAGGTTACATACCTAGATATTCTCCAAGTTAGATGAATTATAAGTAAGATAGCTAATAGGACTATCAATACAACTTTCGTAGTTAGAACTATTGTCATAGAGACATTCTTAATATTTTGAATCTATTATCTGATGCATAAATAACTACTGGACTGTCTAGAAGTTTCCTCAAGCTGTTCGGATCAAAACTATCCTTGTTTACGTCATCCATAGTCACAGCAACTGTAGGTATGCTCCTACTCTCTGGGTAAAGATCAGACTTGATTACAGTAAAGAATCCATTATCAGACTCGAAATATGTATTTATGAGATTAGTAATTTCTTCATAGCTTACATTTATTCCATTGTCTGATTCCTCCTTCATTGAGATTATCTTACTTAAGATTGATCTCTTGTACTCTGAAATTTCTCCAATCTGATCAGGAGTCTTTATCTTATGAGACTTCTGCCACTCAATCATTCTTTGTGCATGAGATTCTGCATCTCGAGCCATTCCTGGATCACCTCCAGAAATCCTCAGCTTCATTGCCCAAGTTAGGAGTAGTTCTGGTGCAAACGGGTCTTGTCCCCTAAGCATGAATACTGGCTCATCCTCAGGTATCTTACCTTCCTTGTCTACAATTCTTCTATTATAATCTTCTCTTCCGAATAGCATTTATTTTATTTCTATTTGACCAAATGAATTTGTTCCTCTTAGGTAGTGAATTAGCGCGTATTTAATTACTTTGGAATTATCATTCTTAGGAGATAGAACTAGAATGTTATACTTCAAGTAGTAGTTACAATCAAATTCTAGCTCATTTCTATACTGAATCTTCTTAAATCTCTCTGATAATCCCTTGCAGAAATACTCTTCTGAGGAGTTATCCCTATTTCTGATCTCATTAGACTTGACTTCCTTTATGTGCTCATACAGATTCTTAACGTACTCTTTCATAGAGTCAACTGTGAAAGCTAGGATTCCATTGTCTCTCACAAAGTTCTTAATCTTCCAGTACTCTTCTGTAGGAGACACGTCCGACCTAGAGAAAATTACTGGAACACTGTGAGGGAGATTCTCAATATCACTAAACTTAGTGACAATATTTACAAGTGGTGTAGGGATTCCTAACTCATTCACGTCGTAAATACCAGAGTTCTCATCTTTGCAAATAATGCTAATCATCTTGATTCTTGTTATTGTTTGGTTTGTTTCTGTCAACCAATATTTTTGGGTCTACTGGGTTTCCTATCCATATGTCTGGTTCGTATTCGTCAGGGGTAAGATGAACTAGCATAAGTCTTCCATCAACTATAAACTTATCCCACCATATCTTCATGTCCTTATTGAATTTACCTACAAATAAAGGAAGGGATTTGGAATTTACCAAATGATCGAACATCTCTTCTTTTGACTTCTCACTTGGAACAAACTCATTGAATACGTTATGTCTTCTAACTGATAGTGACTCTAAGTATTCTAAGTTCTCCCATATCTCATGCAGGCCTTCTTTAGTTATAAAGTCCCTATCTGGATAGTAGTAGAATATCTCGGTCTTACTGATGTCAACACTATGATCTTTCTGGAACTTGTCGATAAGAGTCCTAACATCGTGCCAATCTTCATCAAAGAAATTTATGTACAGACCTACCTTATTGAACTCGTACCCTTTACACTTACAAAATTCCATGTCAAAATCCAATTCTATAAAATACCCCTACTCCATGATAATTCTGATTGTACATCCTTAGGTACTGATAGCCAATTCCAAACTTATCTTCTGATAGGATAACTTGACCATTTATGCCACCTGAGAAGTTAAGACCTCCACCCAACATAAGAGATCTAAATTTTTCTTTCTTGATCTCCTTGACGGATTCTTTGACTTCTTTGTAGATTGGCATAAACTCATAACTAAGGTTATTTGCCCTGTTTTTATAAACTTCGAATGAAACGCTGCATTTTCCGACTGTATCTACATCAAAAAGAACCTCTTTATAGTACCTTCTCGTCAGAAATTCTCTCAATACTGTGAAAGAATCTACTTTCTGTACATATACAATAGAATCGATGACTACTGTGTCTGTATATACAAGGAGGTCTGGTATAGACGGAATTTCCACCTTAATTGGAGTCAAGTCCTTTATCGTTCCGACGATCCTCTTTCCCGGAAAGTACTTTATCTCCTTCTCTACTACAGTTACTGTCTCTACTTTAGTCTTCCCCTTCCCAATGAAGTATCCAGCTACCCCTCCGAGAATAAGTGACAGGATTATCACTGATATAACTAAATAGAGATTTATTTTGCTATTCTCCTTCATATAAAAAGAGTTAGGCTAATGAGAGATTTTCCTCCCCTCATTAGCCATTATTTTAATTAATCTTTATCATCTTCGTCTTTGTCCTTAGGTGCATCTTTACAGATTACACATTCAGTAGTCAAGAACGTTGATGATGCTGAAGAAGAGTTCTTGATCGAAGACACAATTACTTTAGTCGGATCAATGATTCCACTCTTAATCATTTCGCATTTCTTATTTGTATTGAAGTTGTATCCATAGAACTTCCCAGCCCTTTCTTTGATTGTCTTGATATTCAGGTCCGGATGGATTCCAGCATTAAAGCTGATTGCCCTAAATGGCTCCATAAGAGACTCAGCAATTACCCTTACTCCGTCAAGAACATCCCTATCGAATGACTTGTCTTTAGACTTTTTATCGATGAATTTCTGTAGGTATCTGGAGGCCATAACATAAGAAACTCCACCTCCTGGAGATACTCCCATCTCTAAGGCTGATTTAGTAGCACTTAGAGCGTCATCTACTCGGTCTCGAACTTCCATTCCTTCAACATCGGACTCAACTCCAATACGAATAACCGCAACTCCGGGATTAAGGAGCCTCTTCCTCTCTTCAAGTCTATCCAAAGTGTACTTAGTAGTACCCTCTTCACCGGCCTCTGAGTTGATCATTGTCATCCGTTTATCTACTCTTTCTTGGTCAGACTTTACTCCGAAGAAGATCGTACTATTCTTGTAGATAACCACCTTATCAGCCTCTCCGAACCAGCTCTCCTTAAGATCTTCGAACTTAGTTCCAGATTCTTTCGAGATTACTGTAGCACTTAGTGAGGCTGCAAGGTCTTCCAAGCTATCGGCCTTTACCTGACCATATCCAGGAGACTTTATAGCAGCTACATTGATTCCCTTTTGGATTCTGTTTACAACCAATAATTCGAGAGCTTGATCTACTACGTCATTAGCGATGATAAGAATTGGCCTTCCAGAGTTGATAGAGTTCTGCAAAATACTGATCAAGTAGTTAGACGCAGTTGATAGAACATCATTTACGATAAGAATCTTAGGGTTCTGGAACTCTACAACGAGCCTACCATTTTCAGTATTATTGGCGAAGTACTGAGAGATCATTCCACGGTTGATCTTGATCCCGCTTATTTTCTCAACGTATGTGTTGGAGTTTGATTTGTCCACATAAATCGTTCCATCCTTACCTACTTGCTCATAGGCTTCTCTAATCAACTTACCAAGATCAGGATCATTGTTTGCAGAGATAGTAGACACTTGCTCCAACTTATTCAGATCAAATCCAATCTGGTCGCTCATCTTTTCTTGGACATAGTTAACTGCCATGTCTGAACCAATCTTCATTCCTCGGCTCATCTTGACAGGATCTGTCCCATTTGAGATGTACTTTTGGCCTTCATGGATCATCTTGTGGGCAAGTACGATCGATGTGGTCGTACCGTCCCCAGCCTCCTCATTAGTCTTTATGGATACATCACGGATTAGATTAACTCCAATGTTTTCAATCACATCAGACGAGATCACGTCTCTTGCTACAGTGACTCCATCTTTTGTTACGTGATTAGATCCAAAATCTCTACCGAGAAGGACATTTCTACCTTTGGGTCCGAGGGTTACTTTTACAGCGTCTGCAATCATATCGATTCCTTTGATTACAGACTTTCTTCCATTTTCTCCGTACTTAATCTTACTCATATCTGGTTTGGTATATATTTGTTAGCGTATTTGTGCAGTACCTACATATTGAAATATTGGGCACCACTGTTTGAAATAGTTATTGTCTGGGCTTGTATAATTCTGATCGGTGATTCCATATACGTAAACAGTTCCCGGGTAGGTCATAGTTGCATTTACCTGATTGTCATTAGGCCCCATCGAAAATACCCTTAATTTATTCGAGTACCTTACATCCAATTGTCCATTGGACTCCTTCTGGAACATATATCCGCTCAATCCATCCCTACTTGTTCCAAGCCCAACTTTACCTCCCGTATCAAACTTTCTAGTTGAAAATACGAAATAGTATAGATTGGATGGGACACTCATATTAACTCTCCCACAAATAGAACTTGAGGAGGATCTAGTATATTTCTTAGGGCAAAACGATCTCATAAGATCCTTTTCCGTGTATCCATGATGAGCACAGATATTGACTAAACCCATACCCATAGGAACTCCCCAGTTATCACCCATCTCAGCGAATGTGAGAAATCTGTTCCCATCACTTCCAATTTGATAGGCACTAAACCCGAGGCTCCTCATATCACTTATCTTTACTACTCCATATTTGTCATTGTCTCTATCAGCCATATATTACTGCATTATATTTATTACTGTCTTAGCTTCATCATCCAAAGAGAAGAGGAATCTCTTATTGTACTGACTCATATTTATATCGTGAGAAGAAATCATAACTATATTTGCCTTGATCTCCTTAGTCAATACCTTACAAATTCTATCGAATGATTCTGGATCCATTACTCCAAGAAATTCATCAAGAGTCACAATTCCTACTGGAGACTTGAAGAGCATCTTAAGGAAGCTGGCATCGCAGACAACCTTTTGTCCGCTAGAAGCAAACTCATACTCTCTAAGATACTTTCCCATAAGGTTATAGTAAATCTTGAATTTCAAGAATCTCTCTCCACGGAATACTCCTGACTCCACCTTATACTTTACATCCTCATCTGAGAACTTATGTGCAAGATTCTTTAAGATCTCCTCCATTACGATTCCGTTCAAAGAGACTACTTCAAGGTAGCTCTTATACTTGGATCCAGTTGATGTTAGATCCTCTATCTTAAGATTTAGGCTGAGAAGCTCTGACTCCTTTATTACCTTATCTGAATTTAGCTTGTTTAATTCATTAGCTACGGCAATCTTCCCTCTAATCTCATTTTCCTTACTTATAAGTACGCTGATTGGATCTGAGGATTTTTTAGGTTCACTTAGCATGGTGTCTTTTAGCATCGCATCATACTTCATCAACTCCACTTCCAAATCCAGTACCTGACCAGTATACATCTCACTAAGAGAGATCTTGTTAGAGATAACTTCTATACCTTTCTTTAATTCGTCGAACTTGGACTTTAATTCCGACAAGGCATTTACATAGAAAGGTTTTGAATCCTTCCCGTTTGGATGATCCTTAAGTCTAGTTGATATAACCTTGAAGGACTCTCTCAAATTATCTATCTTCTTCTCGTATTCCGATAAGAGTCTCTTGTGGCTATCGTCAGACAGTATGGAACCACATTCAGAGCATCTTCCGCTCTTCAAAGACTCATATCTAGACCTCAAGTCTTTTCCAGTCTCTGAGATACTATTAAGCTCCTTTAGATCAGACTCAAATTGAACTGACATCTTGTAGGTCTTCTCATACAATGCATTCACTTCTTCAGAGTCCTTCTTCAGACCCTCAAGAGAAGCTCTATCGCCCTCAGGGTCCTCTGAAATTCTTAGCTTGGCATTCTTGAGCTTAGTCTTACAGTTCTCTAGATTTTCCTCTATAGTTTTTACCTTATTCTCCCAGATTTCTCTTTCAGTAACAAGTTTTTTGTTCTCAACAATACTGCTAAGCTCTGATTCAAGAGAAGGTAGACTAAATTCCTCTGCGTAAGTTATCTCTCCTATTCTCTTCTCTATGTAGGACATCACCTCGTTCTTAGACTTTAGGTCTGATTCGAGTGACTTGACTTCAGTTTGAAGATCTTTGTACTTCTTCTCACACGTATTGAAGTATGACTGAATCCTATCTAACCGGTAAAACCTACTAATCAGGTCAATTCGTGTAGTATCACTGAACTGATCTGACAGATTGTCGCTTCCTTTTCGAATAAAGAACAAACTAATGTAATTCATAAATGGGAGCTTAGTTGGGAGGTCCTCCTCAAACTCTCTTACTCCACCATAATGTTGCTCATTTCCGTCTATTACGAGTCCCCAGTCGTTTCCTTTGGTTATCTCGAACAGTCGATTCTGATAGTATAGGGATACGGTTACATTTATCTTCTCACAAAAATCAGATTTGTATCGCATAATGTCCCTATTCCTCTTCTTAAAGACGTCAGCGATTGCATTCAGAACACTTGACTTACCTGTCCCGATATTTCCCATTAGGGCGATCCTATCTCCATTGGAAAAGGTTAGTTCCTGATCTACTATAGAAAGGTAGCCTTGAATATGAACCTTTGTAATGTTGAAGTCAAAGTCAATTTCTTCGAATGATCCACTAGTAGACTCAATCTCTCGATGAATTTCAGGGATACCTCGATCTTCACATACCTTGAGAATCAAGTCATCCACGTCATTCCACGTAAGCGTCTTGGTTTTCTGTTCGTCTTCTTCTAAGATAGGAACTCCATTTTCATCAATTTTTACAATATCAATGTCCGGTTTGTACACATTGTACTGTAATTCTGACTCAAATCCCTCCTTATTTTCATCATTTGTATATGAAATCCGAAGGAATCTTGTGTGATCTGGATCTGTTCGTACTCTCTCCCATTTAAGGGTATTAGTATCGAGAATTATGCAAGATCCATTAGACATCGACTTCAAATCATGCTGAATTGGGTTCCCAACCGACACAAATTTACCAATAACTTGGTCATTATGAATATCTCCGTGAATCATAAGATCGAATTTTGAGTCATCGATCTCCTGACCAAACATTTCTGACTTTGTATAGTGTCCGAGAAGAATGTCTAGATGAGTATCCCCTAACCAAGAAAGATCCTGAGTGGATTTCCAGTTCATAAATCCGAACGTATGTCCGTCTAACGTTAGGATCTTCTTGTCCATGTATGTCATGTCCTCGAAATCAAAGATAGTTATGAGAGTATCCTCTTCTGACTGATCGTTTGACTTGCATGACATGTCATGTTGACCTAAAATATATCTTACCTCCTTGAAGTTGGAGGTCAATTTGCTCAAAAATCTCTTTAGGCAGTGATTTACTGGATGACTTGAGTATGGCTTATCCAGAATATCTCCCAATAACCACAGCTCTTCGCATCCATTATCCTTGCCTATCTCTACCAATCTGTCCGCTAACTTGTCAAATTGGGCTAGTCGGCTTCTGTATGAGTAATTGTATGACGAATAATCGTTTATATGTATGTCTGAGGATATTAAAACTTTCATTTCATTAAAATCAAAATTGTAAATAAAAAATGGCCCAGGTTTCCCTGGGCTCATTAGTGTTTATAATAGTATTAGAAAGGAAGTTCTTCGTCCTCTGATTGGTTTGGAATGTTGAGGTCGTTCTTATTTTCGTAGACTTTGCTATGATCTTCAGGAGCTACCTCTGGAATAAATACTCCAGTCTTCTTCTTTTGAGCCTCAATCTTCAGCAGAAGGTGATCCCGAAGCTCCTTGAAGGTCGTAACGTTGAAAAGTCTTTTATGCTCTCTGTCGTAATTGAATCCCAAGAATGTAGGTAGAATCTCATCAAAGCACTTTGCAGTCTCCTCTGAAATGTTCTCCAGATCATTAGGAACTCCACCTACCTTAAAAGTAAAAGTAGGTTCTTTAGTTACACAACTTACCTTTAGAGATCCCTTCCGATTAGTAAGTCCTGTGTCCATAATATCATACAAGAATTCCTTGCACTCTTTATCGCTCTTACTAGGATCTTCTGTCTTTTCTTCCAGAACCTTAGAGTTAGTTGCGTTGTTTAGGCTCTTAATTACCTCTCCTCGACCTCCTCGATTGAAGATAAATAAGCACGCCTTTCCCCTACAGTTATCAAATTTGTTGACTGCTGGAGCGCCTTTCGGGTAAATAGCTGAGATGAGGACTCCCCACATCAAAGTAAAGTTCCGATACGCAACTTCCTTCCAAGCGTCAACCTTCTTATCTTCCTTATAGAGATTGTATAGCTCGGAGATCAATCCAGAAACTTCTTTGTGAAGTGCTTCCTCTTCGGGGCTCAGGTCTCCATATACGCTCTTTGGCAGTACCATGAACTCAAACGAGTATCCATTTGATTGGCTCGAAACACCTCTAAACGTAGGTACACTAAGAAACTCTTTCCAAAATCCCGGATCGTTCTTATCAAATACTGGAATGAAATTTACTTCTGCTCCACTACCATTCAAATAAAATCTTCTAAGTCCGTCCCATGACTTCTTTCGTTCTCCACTCTGATTGTTATCATCTACTCTTGATAATACTTCTGCTAATGCTTTCTCAATGTTGTAAATTTGTTCTGACATAATACTTTACTTTTTTCTTGTTATAATTCTATTTTTGTATGTCTAATTTGAAACTAGTTTTTCGATCAATCTAAATATAAGGGTATTTGCCCTAATCTAGTCAAGATCTGGATCAGTCATAAGCAATTTGACTCCGACTGATGTGAGATCTTCTCCAATTGTATCACAAATGCCTACTAAATAGTTATTCTTATGGACGTCTTCAACCAAATCTGGGTCGCACATTACCTCATTGGTCAGGATGCATAAGCAATAATCCTCTTTCTTACACTTCTTTCTATTCTCTGGAACCTTATACGGATCTTTCTTTATGTCCGGATGCATATCGAACCTAGATACTACCGTATTCTTATTACTCATCATCTCACTGATAGGGAAGTCACCAATGTTATTTATTACGATCTCTTTACCTATCATAGATCCCCAACTCGGGTTTACTACTACGTCTGAGTCTTCTACTGAGAGAGTAATCCCTTCATCAGAGAACTTCAAATTCTTATCTATTACACTATTGTAATCTGACAAGAGTACTTTTTTCTTACTTGAACTCATCTATAATGTCCTTTACGAATTTCTTACCAGTAACACTCTTATAGTATTTTATTTTTTCATCAATCTCTTTCAACTTATCAGAATTATCTTTCTTTCTGAGAGCTGAAATTGGCTTACTCAAGACCTCTCGAACAATTTCGATATCAATTTTTGTGTGTTCTGATACCATCTTAGGATCAAAGTCTCGATTCTCAAGCTGACATTTTGCAACAATAGGCAAAAGCTCATATACACGTCGTTCAAACTCATACTTTTTTATCTTGTTATCTTTAAATACTTCAATTAGGTTCAAATAGTTATTATATGTTAGGTTAAGCCACTCTCTGAGAGGAATTATAGAGGTCTCTTTTCCAAAAGACACTGTTAGTCGGTAAGGCTTTGTCTCAGAGAATAGCTTCTTACATTTATCATACAGGTCTTCTACAGTAAACTGCTTGACCCCCCAAGACTTTCCTACGAATAGTTTAGTATCCTCTCCAGAGGTCTGATCTATGAAGTAGATTTGTCCCTTATTTATTTCGTCTGCAAACTTAGCATCAATATTTGGTTTGAACAACTCTGGAGATCCTGAGATCATAACTCCCTTCCCAGAATCTAGTTCATCCATTTTCACCACATACTCATAAGTTAGCTTTCCCATTCCCTTAGTCCAAATCTTCTTCATCTCAGATTTTTCCTTGTTTAGGACCATTCCATACGGGGACTCCAACTTAAATGGATCATCGTTTATGAGAGCCTCATACATGCTCTTCATTGTAAACATGGGATACCTACAGTTCACACCAAATCCGATACCGCTCCTTGGAAACAGAAGACCTATAGGGATAGGAGTTGGAAGGTATTCTGGCTCCATTGCGTCCAACTCGCCCTCTACATAAGGTACGAATGGCATAAGATTCTCAAAGAAGTCTCTATACTTCTGAGAAATCATTGCCTCAGTGTACCTCATTGCAGCTGCTGTGGCATCAACACCTCGGATCAGTTTCTTGCCATGATTGCCTTGCCCATCAAAGATTCCGAATCTAACTAGATTATCAACAACCTCCTTCACTGAGCTATCACCGTGTGGATGAAGCTCTCCAAGACAGTCACCTACGATCCTCGCAGTCTTGGTCATCTTGTTGTATCTGAGGGCTACTGTAATAACTCTCCTATATACCGGCTTCAATCCGTCATACACATATGCAATCTGACGATTGTTATTAACCTCGCTTCCGAAGATTGTCAGAGCTTCTTCAACATAATCTCCAATGGATTTATTCTCAATTTTCATATGATTCCTGTATCGTATCTATCTTTCAAAATTCCCTTGTTAATCATAAACTCTTTTCTAGCGCTTGACATTGTTAGAAGTTTCAATGTCTCATCAACTCTATCTAGAGTTATCTTAACTAACCTTCTAGTATCCTCGTCGAAGAATATCTTTTTGGCTTGATCTGAGTTAAGTTCACCGAGACCTTTAACTCGAGTGAACGGCCTATTCCTCTTCAATTCCTTCTCTACGTTATCGGTTGGGTAGATATACTTATCCCCTTGGATGTATAGAGGCGACAAAGCTACATAAATATTCCCATCCTCAATTGATCGAGTAATCTTCTTTGCAAACATTCCGAGAATTAGGGATGCGATCCTACCCCCGTCAGCATCAGCGTCGGCAGCTATGATAACCTTACCATATCTTACGGAATCTGGATTATAAAGCTCATTTACTCCTCCTCCATATGCCTTGACGATTGACTCCATCTCTCTATTACTCATTAGCTGTTCCAGATCTGCATTAATTGCATTCATAGGAACTCCTCTTAGTTGGATTATCGCATGATGCTTGGCATCCCTCGCTTGAACTAGGGTACCACCGGCTGAATCTCCCTCTACGATAAAGAGCTCGTTCTTCTTGATGTCGTTGGAAGAACAATCAATTACTCCCTTTGGAATCTTGCTTCTAACTTGTCTTCCTCCAGAATATGTAGTCACCAACTCTCTTACCTTCTGCATAGCAGAGGTCTTTGCAACTGCTTCGTTGAGGAGATTGAGTTTGGTGACATGTCCTTGGAAGTACTCCTTATTCTCCTTGAATATCTTTTTGAACTCAGGACTAAGAAATTTTGCAGCCTCCTCTGGAGAGATTCTCGATACATTCGTACACCTGGTCTTAATCTGAGAACTGTAGTCTACTTCAGGAGACACTACAATTACATTAAGATAAAGTCCATCGAATAGTCTATTGTGAGTAATTCCAAAGAAATCCTTCAGAGACCTAGAATACGATAATACTGCACTGTCTATATGCTTTCCCTTGTCAACTATCAGTGAATTTACTGATCCAGTAATCTCTCCTTTGTCTAGATCACTATCTACATCAAAGTTTATGTAGTATACTGCTGACTTCTGTTTCTTTCCTTCCTCATTGATTTCTATCTTCTTTATGAACTCGAACTTGTAGGGAGTAAAAGTATCGTCAATGACTTTCCCATCCACTACAATTTCTACTTTCTTATTGTAGAACTTGTCAAGTACTACCTTAGTGTAAGCTAGATTTTTCTTACTGTATGAAGATACAATGTCATCGAATATGGTCTCGTCAGGTTTGAATGCTACTACTGTATGCATCCCATCTGGAAAATCAAATCCGAACTTCTTTGTGAGAGATTCTTTAGTATCAGCCCCCTCTTCCTTTTTGATCCCCTTTTGATAGTATACGTAGTAGAATAACTCCTTATCCTTATTCTTACTGTAGGATTCTCTTACAATATCTATCGACTTGGAATAATTATCTTTATTAATCCAAGATAGTAGAATAAAATCTTTACTGAGGGCATTTGTACAGGATACACCTACTCCGTGAGTTCCGGTAGAAATTTCGTCTACGCTGTTCTTGGAGAATTTGCTTCCAGCATCAAGGGTGGAAACTGCAAGGTCGGCTTTCGTCTTTCCAGTTTCTTTGTCAATTGTGATGGGTATACCTCTACCGTTATCAGCTACTACATAATATCCTCCAGACCTACCATGTTTCAAGTCTATGTAGATCTTCGTACACATACTGCTTCCAAATGCTTCATCCTTCGCATTGTCAATTGCTTCACGAAGTATGACATCTGGATTATTCGTATCACCTACTAGCTTCCCTGGCCTCAGTCGAACTGTGTCTGGAAACTTCAGTGCTACGATTTCAATGTCTTTGTCACTGTTTTTTAGTACTGCCATTTGTATCTCCCTTCTTTTCTATGTATCCCTTTTCTACTAATAAGTTGTATAAGAAATTCCTTCCTTTCTCTGTCCACACCAACTGATACGTGGTTCCTACCATCTTCTCCTCTCCATCTGAGGTTATATGGGTATTCACTCTTACGTACCCAAGATCTGAGTAAGAACTGCAAAGAACGTAATTATGTTTGGTTTTATACTGCACCCCAAGGTTGATAAGGATACCATTTAACTTTTGTGGACTTTTCATACCAAAACTCTTAGCTACTTCAGTAGTAGTTAACTTCTCAGGAGATAATAGTACCTTGTCAGTATAATCTGCTTTCGGCCTTATATCCTCTAACTCCTTGCTAAGGGTAGATGCTAACATAAGGGCTGATGAGTAATCCTTTGGGATGTAAAAATTGTTTGATATATCTTTAATTAAATTTTCTTTCTCCAGTTTTTCCCAACGTAAAACTAATTTTGCTCGAGCTTCATCATTATACTTTGTAGCTACATAAAGGCACTCAGTCTTAGTAAGTGAGTAACAAGGCTTCTCTCGATTCCTATTATCAAAGTATGAGGTTAGCTCAAATTTGAGCCCACCTCCCTTGATCCATCCCTCCTCCATAAGCTCAATATCCCTAAGGACATTTTTATGGAGTTTTCCTGTAATCTCTGCAATCTCAATAGAAGTAATTCTCTCAGTGTTCAATAAACTGTTGTTCATAATTATATATTTTATATGTTAGTAAATTTGCTGTCTATTAGATGAGCTCCAATCCTGCTCTCATTGAATTTAATGTATTGATTTACAAACGATTAAATGGGCTCAAATTTGAGCCCATTGGCTTTTCCTGAATAATTCGACCGTTGACTTTACAAAGTAGATTACCAGCCAAATCGATCCCGTTAAATCATCAGTCAACTCTATTAATTTATGGAGATGAGCCGAAATTTCGGCTCATCTAAATTATTTATTTCCTTATAGTTAGTATAGATGGGCGGAAATTTCCGACCATTTCCTCTATTGAACTTAGTCAGTCTAAACTACTACTTATCCCATTCTTTTGATAAATAGAAGAGGTTTTCGACATACTACATGATTTACTGACCTCAAATTTGAGGTCAATGATTATAATGTACTGACCTTCAACCAGTTGACTGGACTCAAATTTGATCCCAGTGACTTAATAGACAACTAGGGAAATCCCCCGTTAAGGGTGAATACAATATAATCAATTGATTTTCTTATAGTTAAACGAGGGAAAAATTTCCCTCGTTGATTTATTGATATCCTGTGATTGTTGGTTCATCTCCAACCCTTGAAGTAAGAGTAGTCCATACTTTCTTCATTGCCAAGTGATCTTAGGCGTGTCATTGGGTATTTCTCCTTAAGAACCTCATCCAATTTGGACCAATCTTCTGTAGGGGACAGTTCCTTTATTTTATTGAATTGACTTTTATTGCAGAATATGAGATTATCAATATCTTTTGTAGGTACGTCCAGAATTCTTAGCATAAAACAGTAGAACCCAGCTGAAAGTCCGACAAGTCCGTCAATATACTTCCTAGTTATTTTTACTGTATTTACATACTTAAAATAATCCCCAAACACTCTTGCTGGTATATTTTCATAATTTCCTGATATATCAGAAATAATGGTTGGTCAAGACCTTCTCCATATACTATACTATCATCTATTTTTAACTTATATACTGAATCCTCAAACATTTTAATAGATTCAATAAGTGACAGCTTTTTGTTCAAATTATTCGAAACTTCCTTATCGTCTGATCCTAGAATATTTTCTACACATCTAATTGACCTCTTGAAAAAATCTACAAAATGAGGATACGATCCACTTTCCTCACTGTTCTTTCTGTACATGGAAAGCATCTCATAGTCAATTGAGTCCATATACTTATATCCAACTACAGAACTATTCTCTGGACTTGTAAGATCATTCTCAACAATGCCCTTACTCAAGTCTTTCTGACTGGATTTTCTTCCAAATATTCTATCAAATAATTTCATATTATCTATTTTTCCGTATTATTGATTTCCAAGATCTCCCTTCTCTCAGTGAAGTCACAGAGAACGTCCTCTATGGACAGTCCAGTTACTTCAAGAGAAGTCTTTTCCATGTACTTTTCAAATTTATTGCACTCCCAATATACGTTGTATTCTTTCTTGAAACTAAGATACTCTTCATTCTTTTCCTCACGAATATAGTCGTCCCACAGGTCGATTCCCATATTCTTCAATTCACTTATCTTGTAAAGAATAGATTCAAATTCTTCCCTCATGTATAGGAAGTCTGGAAGATAAAATCCTGCAAGATTATGTGGATCAGATCCTACAATCTCCTTAAATAGTTCGTAGCTGTATTCTTTGACAAGTACGTAGTGGTCTTCATTATAGTTACCGACTATTACTTGGACTCCAATGTTGTTGGTTGCATCTTTTCCGAGTCTGGAGCATCTTTCGAATTCTCTGAGCAGCTCGTCAAACTTTTCATAGGGAATCTCTTTGATCAAAGATCTAACTTTTCTCTGGTAGTTTTCCCTCCTAAGAATACTTTCTCTATGAGACCCATACTTCAATGGACGTTTCTCGTCTAATCTCTTATATTTTTCTTCCCTTGTCATACCCAAATTGAATCTAATTTATATTTAATCGAATAGTCTTTTTTCAATATTTCATCGAGATTCACTTTTCCCTTTTCCAAATATTCTTTTCTTATGTCTTCGAACTGATCTGGGGTACATACTATTGACTTATCAAGTCTCCCTGGATCGACCCTAATCAAGTTATCTAGTACATCAGCAAGCTCTTTCATCGGATTATAATCTCCTCTCCAATAAGTCTTAGCGTACCTAGAAAAGATACTTCCAATTAATTCAATATAACTGGTGTAAAATCCGTAATCAAATTCCTCTTGACGTTTCAATTTTTTATCTACAAAAAATAATCTAGGATCTAATCCATCGATGTACCGGTACAGTTTAGGAACTATTCCATAAAACTGAACCGATGAGTTGGGTAAATCAGTAAATTCAAAATATTCCTCCATCCTTCCCAAGTGGTTTAGGATGCACATCGATGATCTATTAAAAAATTTAATTATTAATTCGTTCGACATACTCACCAAACAGTTTATTTGATTCCTTAACCAACTCTTCAATCTCTACTTTCCCCAAGCTAGGTTTGCAGGATAGATTCAACTCAGATATAAAATAATCGAATTTATTTCTTAGGAAACTTTCACCCTCCCCATCATCACACTCATCTAGGAAAAGTCTTACTCTATCGATGTACGAGGACTTGATTTCATTTATAACTAGGAGATTAAAACTCTCCATATCAACAACGAATTTCTTTTGGCATTTCCTATAAATCTCATAGATTGTCTTATCAAACTTGTCTTTATACTCCCTATTCTCCTCCTCAGAGCAGTATTCAGATGAGATCTTGCTCAGACTTTCCCAGATTCCAAAATCATTCTTACTTTTTTCTACACAATAGTTTGGAATAGATAAATTGAACTTAGATATTCTTAATATTTTTTCCAAATCATAACGTTTGGAGAACGTATAGTTCTTATCCAAATATCTCTTAGCTCTCTTTACATACTTATCGTACCTTCTCTTACACTCCAAGTGAGTCCCATGTTCAAGAGGACAGATAAGGTCCATGATCCTGAACCTGTCATCAACTACTTTATATCTTCTTATGGTCTCTAGTACTTTTTCTGAGGCTACTTTTCCATAGAGACATTCGATTGCATGTCCTATCGACTCATACCATCCCTCGAGATCCGACCTCATCTCTTCTACGATCTCTTCCCTCCTACTCCTCATTGAATCCAGACTTCCGTCAGAAAATGACTTCTTGAAATACTTATTGGAGTAGAAAGTCCTACACCTCATGTCTACACTCCTCATCTTCCTAACGAGGTCGCAAGTACATTTTAGTAACTCATTATACACATACTCAGGAATTCCTACCTTCTCGCCATTATCCAGTTTAAATCGTCTAACTTTAATCGAGAACTTTCTCTCTCGATAACTCTCAGGAAACTCATTGGCCTCGAGATAGCTAAAATTTAGGGTCTTCTTCCACTCGTCAAATAGCTTATTCATCTCGTTTAGGGCTATTTTCAGGGATTTCTTTTCATTTTTATTTTCCATACTAAAGTAGTTTATTCATCATCTATATTAGGGAGTGTGCCCTACAATCGAAGAAAAAGATATGGTCGAGGAAACAAGTCCTCGACCAAATTGATTTATTTCGCCTTGAGAAGTACTCCCTTATCAGCCAATTTCTCAACCTTAAGGACATCCTTAGCCTCAACTATCTTACCTACCAACTTATCAAAGTCAGCAGCACTGACTAGATACTCCCTGCCATCAGAAGCAGTGATCTTATGAATATCCGACTCGGTGGCTACTTCAGCAACAATGAACAGATTCTTGTCCATTCTTACATACTCACCATCCAAATCCGGAGTTACTACAGCATTCTTCTTTACTCTAGCGATAGCGCCCTGCATGGTCTCATCTTCCGCATATGCGGTCTTACCACCAGCCTTTACTTTATAAACGTTCATTACCTAAAATATTATAATTATTTACACAAATTATCTCTAAACTCTGTCTCTCCTCCGACAATAAGTCTAGTTTCATTATCATCATCTCCGACACTCCCAGTACGGACCTCGTCGATCAATTCCTCTTCTTTTAATTTATTAGTTTTCATATTACTCGCATCTTGAATTTCCACAACTAGGACATTGCTCGCATCCACCTTGATACACCATATCTGCACCGCAGTTAGGACACTTACTCTTTGATTTTACCCCATCAGCAATATTCTTGGACAAGGCCCTCTTAACTCCCTTCTTCCAAGTATTCATGCCAATTCCAGTATCATCACTTAATTTATCAATACCCTCTACGATATAGTTTATTGGCATTCCACTGCGAAGCATCCAAGAAATCATTCTCGCATAGTTCCAAAACTCACGATCAAACTTCTCGTTTATAGCTTCAAACACATTCTCATGCCCATATTTTGTCTTATAGAAGAAGTCATACCTACGACCTTTCTCTCCACTCTCATTTGTCTTGATCTTCCTTATCTCACCTTCAGTGACCTGTTTTGGGAGGAATGAGAAATTATCGTCTACCTTACCAAGGAAGCATTCAAATGGACTGTCATCAAGGAATCCTATAAAAGCAATCCACCGATCATTTCCATTCTTGAATCTATGTACTTTAGCCCTAAGGGACTCTGGTCTTGGCCTACTTGGATCAAGCTCCTTCTTAACTGGAGTCGTTATAAGGACACCGTCCCTAGACTTATCTCTATAGATCGTTAGGCCCTTACATCCAGTTTCATACCCCGTCATATAGATCTTACTAACAGTATCTACCGTAGTATTCTCAAGAACATTCACTGTACAGGAGATAGAGTGGTCAATCCATCTCTGCATTGAACCCTGGATCTTAACCTTGTTAACCCAGTTAATATCCTGAGCTGTGGACTTGTAATAGGGAGACTTTTCGTAAAGATCTGTTAGACCTTTGTCATCCAATCCATAAATATACTTCTTACAGTCCTCATAACTAAGGTTATTATTGTTTACATAATACCAATCTACAAGTCCCTTATGTACCACAAGAAACTCTTCATACATATCACCGACAGAATCAGTAAATACTGCCTTGGATTTATCTGTTGTCTTCTTTCTTCTCCAGTACCACATGCTGAACGCTGGCTCGATTCCAGACGTTGTTTGAGTCATAAGAGATACTGTACCTGTTGGTGCGATAGTTAGGCAGGCTATGTTTCTCCTTCCATATTCTTTCCAAGTATCAAGAATGTCATTTGGAAGGTATTTCATAATTCTCTTGAGGAAAAGTCCTTCTCCATCTACAGTTAAGAACTCGATATTCTTATGGTAGTCCTTGAAAGGACCTCTATCTTTAGCCATGAGGATGGACTCTGTATAGCAAGAGATAGCAATTGTCTTCTGAATTGATTCTGAAAGTGATATAGACTCCTCAGATCCATATTCAATTCCCATCTCTGCAAGAAGATCACCTAGTCCAGTAATTCCTACTCCAGTCCTTCTTCCGCCAATAGTCTTATTTAGGATCTTATTCCATAAGTCAGTTTCTACCTTCTTAGTATCCTCATCCTCTGGATCGGACTTAATCTTGTCTAGGATTCCCTGTATGTGCTCGGCTTCAAGATCGATCACGTTATCCATAATTCTCTGTGCAGTGGCGGCTACTTTCCCAAGAAGTTCGAAGTCTACGTACGCACCTTCTGTATATGGATTCTTTACTATTGACTTTAGATTTATGCTGATGAGCCTACAAGAGTCATTTGGTGGGAGTGGGATCTCTCCACAAGGATTTGTACTTACTGTCTGATAATCTAGATAAATATCGGCTGGAGATTCTTTCTTAATTGTATCAAAGAATAGAACTCCAGGCTCTGCACTCTTCCATGCATTAAGAATAATCTTATTCCAAAGACGCTTGGCGTCAACTACCTTGAAGTATGTCCCAGGAACTTTTCCAAAATACAGCTTGTCTTCTTCATACCCTTCATACTCTTCTGGGTATCCATCAAGATATTGACCATTAACCCCAAGATCGTCATCACTAGAGTTAATTGGAAACTTCTGAAGGAACTTACCTCCCAAACTCACAGCGTCCATAAATTTATCAGTTATTTTTACTGATATATTTGCTCCGGTGATCTTACCCATCACCAGTTTGCTGTCAATGAATGCTTCTGCGTCTGGATGTGTAATATCAATAGATAGCATTAGGGCCCCTCTACGTCCATTCTGAGACACCTCTCTTGTAGAGTTAGAGAATCTCTCCATAAAGGAAACAACGCCGCTAGAAGTCTTAGCATCGTTTGTAACCCTAGTTCCTTCTGGTCTTAGTCTAGATAGGTCAAGACCGACTCCTCCTCGCCTCTTCATTAACTGTACGAGCTCCTGATCAGTCTTACAGATTCCTCCATAGCTATCTCTTGGATCATCGATCACAAAGCAATTAGATAAGGAGGAGTGCTTATATTTATTACCGATACCACTCATACTAGATCCACCTAAGATGATGTATTTGAAGTGGTAGAACATTTCTCTTAATAGTTCCTCGGTCAGTTTCTCATTCCCATACGATCTCTCAATTCGCATGACCTCATTAATTATTCGATCATGCATGTCCTTTGGAGTAGACTCTAAGAATCTTCCATTTTCGTCCGTTAAGGCGTACTTATTAACCCAAGTTTTTCCTGCAAGTGAATCCTCGTCGAAATACTTATTCGACTCATCGATAGCAGTTTTCTCGTCAATAATTGTCATAAATTAGAAATAAATTAAGTTTATACTATTGTCACTACAGAGTCACACCTTAAAGGGAGTTGGCCCTGTCAGCGACAAAGACAAAACGAAATCCGACCAGACTCCAAAAATAAATATGAAGTATGGTCGGATGCTTTATATTTTATTCTTTATCGTTATCAACAATAAGTTTATTAAGATCAGTTGTAAGATCTTTCTCCTTAATGAGGGATTCCGGAATATTGTGTTTGATCCTACACTTATGTTCTTCCTCCATCTCATTCTCTGGAGTAAACTTATACTCCAATTTTCCACAACTACTCATACGATCAAGGACTTCTTTCGTAGTGGCATCTACCCCAATGTACAAATCATCAGGTATGTCACTATCAAAACCCCTATCAAGAAGAGCAATGTGCAAATTATCCAAATCAGCACCAAAGACGTAGTTACGAACCGCATTACTCTTAATAGCACTGCCAAGGCGGTTCTTGTAGATCTCTTCATTTAGGTCAATTCTATGGATCCCATCATTATCTTCTTTCAGATTACTTATTATATTTATAATTGAGGTATCATCGTTACCAAACGTAATAAACTCCTCCTTAGTCTCACCATCAGTATCAATGTAGTCATAAGGCAATTCCCCAACTATCTCTGAATAGGTAATGGTCCTTAATTCTCCACTTCCAAGAGCCCCTGAAACCATCATAGAGTCAGTTATAGAGTTGAGAGAATGGGTAGACTCACTAGCTCCAAGATCATACTGACAATTGAGTATAAACTTCCTCATTCCTAGATCCCAATAGAGTTTTACTAGGTGAAGAGTATTCTGTACATTGGAGCAATAGTGACCAATTGGATCGTCCTTTGAAAGTCCCTCATCATATATAAGTCCCATATGAATTATGGCATAAGGAACTGACCCTTCAACCATTAAGTTGTCCTTGTCTTTTACATAAGGATAAAGATCATTCTCTTCTAACTGAATCGTTCTTAGGTTCTCTAAGACTCCTTCGGCTTCCAATAATTCTTCGAACTCAAACAAATCCATCTTTCTCTTGGATGAATTGACTAGCCAGACTACATCATACCCTTCATGTAATAGTGCCCTGACTACACTAACATCTCCTTTGCTTCCGCAAAATCCTTGGCCATAAACGACCACTGTTCTCTTTCTATTGATCATACTATTTTATTATGAATTGAATATCTCTAAATGTATTTGTTATCGCTTCTATTATATTTCTCCTTCTTTCTGGGTGCAAATCTACGAGGAAATCTTCTAATACTACAATACCTCCGGATTTTTTCCTATCCTCATCCCTCGACTCCAATAAAAACTCTCTATAGGTTAGGTCCATTACAAGGTATATGGCCTTTCCCAGTCCATCTCCTGGTAGGTCCATTATATTATAGTTTAGCCATATTCCTCCATTCTTATCCTCTACCTTCATATAAAACTTATTAAGGTAATCTCCATCACCACTTGTCGTCAGAAATAATGGCTTTATAGTTGGTTCGATCATCCTAAGGAATATCCCTATCTTAGTAATAATAAGATTTCCGTCCTTTAATATTGGAAATTTATCTCTGCTCTCATTATCTATACCTCCGGGAATTCTAAGGCGGGACTGTGTGTCCCATATGAGAGAATGAAATAGTCTAAATCCCCAAAAGAATATAGGAGAGTTCCCATCACTCCACCAATGGTATCCGTAATTCCTAGGAGGGCCTTCTGTAAGTAGGTGTCTTCTACCATTATTTAAGTACTCCTTGTATTTTTTGGATCCCAACATGTTGGGAAACCTGTTGTTATATACTTTTAGGACTGGATAATCATATCCTGACTCAAACTTATCTGATAGGAACCTAAGGGCTTCCATGTACTTAGAAAATTCTGGGTACCCTTTATTCTTTGATGTTTTCTTATAAATCCTCCAATTAAACTTCTTTCCATCAAAGTCTGCTGATACGTTTATATCTACTGTTCCTCCATACTTATTTAAGTCTTCCTCTCCTATTTTATCCATCATCATGGAAGGACCCTGTCCAGAAGCAACGGAGTGGAGTTCCTCTTCACACACTCTCCTATCACTGGAGAAGACAAAGCTAATGGATTTTTTAACCGCATCGATCAGAACGTCTCTATCCTTATCGTCAGTTAACCAAGTGACTCTACCAAAGCTCTTCGAGATCCCTAGATTTGGTATCTTTATATTTTCTATTTTCATTACTAGCAAAAAAAAAAATTGGAATTACCGATCTATCACAGACAGGCAATCCCACAAAAATTATGAATAAAAATTACATGAATAACTTATCTTATGAATAGTAAGATTAGTAGAACTGCTAGTCTACGAAGTCCAGGTTTTCCACATTCTTCACTATAATTCTAAGGACCCTATTGTAATTAGGACTTTCTGCATATCCCATATTAGATAGGAATGCTAGGTATGTCTCTGTATTGCTCTCATCACCTTTATACTTAGAGCTTATGTACTTCTTATAACTAAGTATCGACTCTGTCCAGTGATTAAATCTCATGTAGGATCCATTTCGTTGACGAAGACCAAAAAGATTACCTCCGGGTACCTTTCTATAGTGTCCGGTCTCTAGTTTTGCTTGAGCTAGAACTACTTTTGGATTAGGTACATCAAAGAATAAGAGAGCCTTATATACCGATGTATCGTTAGGAGAGTCAGTAAAGAAGTCAATCGTATCTTTATTTATCGGAATATCTACTGCAAGCGTATCAAGACTAATGTCTCTAATGCTATCTCTCCTTTCTTCTATCATCTCTGTAAGACTTCTTACACTCTTTTCTACTTTGTCAACTTTATTAATTACAAATAGGTTTGTAGATGCCATCGCTAGAATAGCAATACCACCAAAAATACTGAAAATCCTCATTCTATTAATATTTCGTAAAACATAAGGTAATAATTAGCTGGTGTAGTGTATTTCTTCTATTGAATTATAGCCTAGAATCCTCTCCCTCATCGTCACTGAGATACTTGAAAAGATCTATCTCTGTTCTAGGAAGATTAAATGCTTTATTGAGTACGTCCTCAATACCATTGATTGATTCTGCAAGATCTTTGATCTCTACTTTGTCAATCTTTTCAGCTCCGGTTTCCTTATCAGTTACTTTCCTAATCAGATAGTCATTGTAAGAATCGTAGTCAATCTCGTACTTTTTTCCACTGTACTCGAAACTAACATATAGACTTCTTCCAGTCCTTGTAGCCTGTAAGTCGGATTTTACTGCGATCTTGTACATTTTGTGAAGGAACTCATAACTATTTAGATAGGTAATGATAAGCTGTCTACCCTTCTCTTCGAGTATCTCTACAGCTTTCTTATTGTGATCCTTCTCCCAATTGTCCAGATCTCCGTATGAAACTGCTACGATATCAAAGAAAGAAAATGAAATACTGGTAACATACCACTTGACTTTACCGGGTTCGTCCAATTCAACGATGATCTTATGATATGGATTTTCTCCAGTCTTTGAATATTGATTCTCTTGACGTTTTACATATCCTGACGTCTTTAATTGATTCTCAAAATCTTTTCTAGTCATATATTCTGAATGATTTTATGTGATTAATGATGATACAATTCTAAGGGACTAAGCCCATAAAACGAGTAGTGGAAGTTGCTGGATCAACAAAGAGACAGCAAGACTTCCACACTCTCATTATTTATACGTTTGACGCGTTTTTCATGTTTGGGAAAACATCCCCACGGGTCTTAACTATACGAGTATATCAACGTTTGACTCTATCCGTTGGTTTTGAGTTTTGTTACTCAAAACACAACTACTAGAGTTGTAGCGTATGTATAGCATACTAATCGTATACTATATTATACTAAACGCGTTTTTATAGTTAAGGGTTTTAGCCCGGGTATCGCATGCACTTTTTGTCGTAAGAAACTAATAATCATTCACTTACGAGCAGTACTTTTTTCGAGAAAAATCGGTCCTTATTTAGACTGATTCTACATTACTGACTGTAGGATACGACATGTAGAAAGCTACCCTAAGTAGTTCGTCTGAGCTCTTTGGAAAAGGATAGAGAGGATTAATTTTTCCAGATGGGAAGAAAATCTCAGAAAAGCCTTCTGACATAATATCCGTAGGAGACACCAGATCAGTCATCTCGGATACATTAACCCAGATAGTTTTCTCAAATCTAGTTATACTCTTTAACCTATATAGACATAGAGTATGGAGGACATGTAGAAAATTTCTCCCGGATATTTCGTATTTAATTTCCGACTTTTTATCTCTAGTAATTAGCTTTGCACGTGGACCCTTTTCATCGTCAAGGAATATCTCATCAACGAAAGTTACGTTTCCATTAAAGTATCCTTCCTTAGGTTCGATCTCTCTATAGGATGAGTTGTTATCCCTAATATACTTACCGAACTCCTTCTTATAACTATCCAGATCATACAGTCTATCTGGGTTATCTTTTATGTACTCTATAGACCTATTGAGTGATTCTCTATCTGGATTAAGAAATATTAAATCTACGAGTTTAGCTAAGTATTCAACGTAATCTCTATTTTCCATCTTTCAAAAAGTCACTTATAGGTATGCAACCAATGTATCCCTTATCCTCAGCATATGTACTGAAGGATATAATTGCAACAAAGCAATCCAAAGTAATTTCAAGATTCATGTCGTAAGATGACCCACCAAAATCATCTTTGCAGGAGTCACTGTAATAGAAGGAATTTCCTCCTAACAATTTACGATCTATGTTTGTAGAATAAGACACTCCGATTTTTCCAAAGAAAGTCCTTCTAAAAATAAGTGTTCCAATTGAATCAACGAACTTGCTTCCCTTTACTCCCCTCATATTTAGGTAGAAGTCTACGAGTCCTTTTACAACATCTCCTTCACTCACATCTATAGATGCAAGAAGGTCGTTCCTTTCATCTTTGTTATCTCCCGCTGTAGTGAGCAGGACATTTAAATAAGTTCTCTCTTCCATAATTCCCATGTCATTAATGTTTGACAAGAATACGGTTCGCCTTCAATTATTGTTGAACAATGCAAGATCCCATTTTTGGATACCTCAACCGAGATTCCCTCACAACTTTTGTAGCTATCTACCCCATACGGCGAACCGCTATAGTAGTTATTCCGTATTTTATTGGGATTTCCAACGTAGGGTGAGTATATTATATTATATAATCTTGAATTAGTTGTCTTTGGTATGTAGGCACTAAGTTCATAATCATTCCATATTGTCTCAGTAGATCTTATTTTATTATAGCATTTTACTAAATTATCGATTACATCTTCGTCTCTTACGTCTATTGACGCAACTTTCATCTTAGTACGGTTCCCATCATAACATGGGATTAAGCATAGGTTAAGATAATTTCTCTCCTCCATAATCTATTTTCTCATTTCTTTTTCTGGACAGTCTTTCCAATATCCCTTCCCATCTCCGTCAAAAGTCCACTCATCCTGAACTTCTCTAAGCCTGTATGGAGGGTCTTCCTCGTAATACATAGATTTCCTAGTAACTGCACGAAATCTTCTATTACACATCTTCTTATCCTTCTTCTGACTCTTCCTAACAACTGCGAATGTTGTTATGGGAGTCCTCTTTCTGGATCTGCTCATTATTTATACATCTCTTTTGTTCCAAGTTTATCTGGATAGTAATCTCTTCCAATTTCGTCAATGAAATAAGATTTCCTAACTGACTCATTTAAGTCGATTGGTGGGTCCCTATCTTGATTCAGTCTCTCTTTCGTTATTGCACGGAACCTTTTATTACAGATTCTCTTTTCCTCTTTCATCCCATTTCGAGGAATCTTATCTGGAAATATAGGCGTACGTCTCTTTGATCTGCTCATTTTAATAATGACTTTAACCTAAAAGTAGAGAATGTGGCATAGAAGGACCCTTCCGAGAATGGGTACGACCAGTGAGCCCTATTGTACCTATCTTTATTGTATATAAATCTATAAGTCATTAGTATCTCTCCAACGTCCCCAGTTACCTTCAGAATGCACATCTTATCGAGCTTTGTTGTCTCTCCGTTACACTCTATTTCCTTACGGTTCGGTAGGATCTCTAAGTCTTGCTCATAGTTTATGCTAATAAATTCATTTGAATATCTCTTCTTTAAGTAATCATATGGTAGGACATAGATCCCACTCAACTTGGGCTTTACAATCCCACAGTTGAATTTTACCTCAACTCTTCCTGGCTTACTTCTGAGGGCATTTCCAATCCTTACCGGGAGAACTTTTTCCTCTCTGATCGATTTTACGTAAATATTTCTCTTCTTAAGAATCCCAGAATGTATTTGATTTGACTGTTCCTCATCTATGCAAAGGTTATTTATAATTTCTTTAGCGTTATCATACATTCCCATTAGATACTCAAACCTATAAGAGAATCGATCGCTCTCCATTAGGAGATTATACTCTCTAGTTCCCTTAGTATATTTTACATGTCCTGAAATTTTATTTATTAACTTATTTAAGTTCCTAATCTCATAGAAGATTTTATACTCAGGGGTTCCACTTATATATTTGAAGTCAATATCGTCACAAGAGATAAGTTCATTTAATCTAGTCAATATGTCTTCACTATAGTTTATTTTCTTTGTATTATTGGAAATAAATACAAATAATTCTTCTATATGATATTCCAACCCGAAAACATTAATATACGGACTCTTTATGCAAGTACCAAGCATTCTCTCTCCTAATTTTCTATATTTATGGAGCTTGCAGTATAATAACCTAATGTCCCTTGTATCTTCCATACCCACTATAACTTTAAATTCTCCTCCCTAATACTAATAAGAATATCATTAACCATCTTTCTATCTACTTTGTCAGGAAGGCTGGAGTTATCGAACTCCTCCTTAAGTTTCTCAAGATCTTCCTCCGATCTTTCGATGATGTCTTCCAAGCAAACCTTTCCATACCTAATATCTAACAGATCCTGAACGTTAGGTCTTTTTACGCTGATAGTCCTGTCCCTCACGATTTCGAAAGCTGTATCGATAAGTCGTCTACAGTGCATAAGATTTTTACCGTCAATCTTTTGACCGTGCCCCTCTACATCCACATATCTTTGAGTATTCCTTTCCTTGAGCCACGTCTGGTAGTCTCTATACTCACTACAGTGTTTTGAATACTCTTTACTATTGAAATATAAAAGAGAGATTGGTTCTAATCCTTTCTGAATATTAGGAGATACTCTGATCATATCCTCACTAAAGATTCCTCCAGTATATCTTCCGACATCATATAAGTAATAGCAATCAGTCATGTGATCGACCTTACTCAGTGCATGGTGACTCTGATTAACTTTTGTAGACTTAATGTAGTCTGAATACTTAACTGACCCGTTATTTTCCCCTGTAGGCATCCAACAGAACTCAGATGGAGACTTTCTAACAATTCTCTCATTCTCCCAGTTCATCTTCTTGTTGAGACCTTTAGCCTTTTGGATCTGAGCATATGCATATCCAGCAAATGAGTTGTAGCACTTCTTTGTAAGAAAATGCTGTCTAAGAGCTCTTAGAGTATTGTATTCATCACTCGTTTCTAGGATACAGTCTTCAGGAGAATATAGGAGCTCCAACATAGTTGGGTTAGCTGAGCACAGTAGGTTTAGATACCTTCCAAGCTCATAATATGTTTCATCCTTATTCGGGCAAATTTGTTCGATTGGATCCAATCCTAACACACAGTCCTTATTCGCAAGGAAAATTCCTTTGTAATCGGTGTCGGAGTTGGGACCGTTGGTCCCATAACTCCTACTACCTACAACCGCTTTGAAAAGCAGTTTATGATCTTCAATTGTATTCATATTACTCTAAAATATCTTTTAAACTTACTGTCTCAGAGTCCATCTCCATTACTTCGTATTCAGATTCTCCATCAACGCAGTCATATACTCTAAAACAAAAGTATCCAGTATCTTCCCCCTCATTTAGGTTGAATGCACAGGAGGACATTACATCTGGAATGTAATCTGAATGGTCTCTAGTAAGTTCAGACCTATCTACTTCTGGATCTAAAATTAGACGGGCTTTATTAAATATAGATAGATACATACGTATTATACATCCATCCCCACTCTTGTACTTTCTAGTTATTTCAATGAGGTCTTTTAATTTATCACGAATTCCATCAGTTATGGTAACTACCCCTATGAGATCTATAAAAAGATCGTCTTCGAATTTCACTCTAATTTCCTTGTTCATAGTATAATAATTATAATGGATATGAAATATAAAAAATGTCTCCCTTTATGTTGTATTCACAGGATGCTTCTATAGATTTTATGTCGGGAAGGAGGAGGAATTTTCTTATAAAATTCTTGTTTATATATTCATCCTTGTATTTTCTTATTGAATCCAGTATGTATCTGGACAGTACATAATTCCTTTCCCTTTCAGACAAATTACCTCCACCAGAAACCCATAAGGAAAATTCTATTATATCTAAGAACTTCCTAGGTTTTATTACTTTAGCATTTAAATTGAAGTATTTACTTATATCACCAATTAGGTTCCCTAATATGTGTGTCCACAGCATTTCTCTCCTCCCACTTAAGAACGAAAGATCTATAATGAAGTTACTTTCTTCACATGATTTCACATCGATTTTATTAGTAGTTAGTATTATTGGACTTGGAAACCCGTCGTACTGAAAATTTAATTTGAACCAATCTCCGGATGATTTTGCGTAGCATATATGATTATAAGTTATTGGTCCGTTTACTTTGTCTCCAATGTAGAGGAGTTCAGACTTCTCTATGGTAAGTAAGTCATTTGTTCCATCTTTGCTGATCGATCTTATCCACTCGAGTTCTTGTGGATTTAGGTGGACTTTCCCCAAGAGATCACATCCCAGGTTAAATTCTAGATCTTTTTGTCCTTCTGTCATATCTAATTTATTTTAAATCTCTCAGTTATTATGTATCTAGGATCATCCCAGTCATCGACAAAATCACAACGTACCACAAATTCGTCGTTACCAACATATGTTAATCTCGATTCTATCGGTCTCATTCTTTCATATGTATGAGCTTGCTCAGGAACGAATACGTAAGTTACATCTAATCCTAGTAATAGCTCATTTCCGTCATCTTCAAATTTTTCCCAAGATTTTTCAGATATTTCTTTGATATAACTGATCTTATCAATGTCTCCTTTTGTAAGAGATAGGATCCAATAACCGAATCCATATTCTGAATCATTCTCATCTACAAGAAGTTTGTATTTATTATTCTTTCCCATATGAATTATATATTAAAAATCAATTTTGAACGGCTTTGTAGTTACAACTCCATATTCTTCATTACATGAGGTTCTTAAATCACAATGTACCGTAAATTTTCCATTTCCTTCATACATTAGCTTAGACTCGTTCAACCACAATCCAGGATAAATATCTATATTCTCTGGTCTAAATGAAATAGTTACATCTAGAGACAATCTAAGTCTATTGTGTGTACCAAATCTCTTATCTGATTCCTCAGTTATTTCTCTTATGTACTTGGCTTTTTCTACATCTTCTTCTGTTAGGACTAGTTCCCAATTACAATTGTCTATCTCAGTACTGTCCTCTACATTTAATAAATATCTCTTAGTCTTATTTTCTTTCTCACTCATAATCATACTCATAAATATGTAACTCAAACCAACCACAGTTAAGATTGTATTCACAATCTACCTTGATATTATCTTCCCCAAATTCCTTCCCAAGTACATCTCCATAAAATCTCTTAATCTTACGGCATACTTTACTTGGTAGATTATTGTAAACTAATTCCCCACTTATCAAAAATACGGCACTGTCCTCATCAAGTCCCCACGCATCAAGATTTGCATCTATTCCACATAATGATCGAAGGTATGGTATATTATCTCTAACTACTTCCAAATAATAATCGATCGAATTATCCATGAACTATTATTTAGGGACCTTTATAATAATTATCTTATATGAACGGTCATTACCATTTCCTATGCACTTTACGTCCAATACTCTCCCATTTAATCTCTTTTCGAATAGATTTTTGAAGAAAGTTACAATCTCGTATTCTATGCAGCTGTCTAGGTAGTATTTTCCTGGACTATTTTCACTATCTAATGTGACCATCAATTCATCATCTTTATCCTCCCAACCTCTAATCGATAGTTTCCCGATTCCATAAATACCTTCGAAGTTTACGAGATTCTTAGCTATAAGATTCAGACATTCATCACTTATTCCTGACATACTAAATCCTCCATATTATTAAATACCTTTCCTTTCAAAACAAATTTCTTAGATACCATATCAGTTTCTCCGAGTCTTACATATACTTCATATTTTTCTGACTCTTTATTGAAACGGACTCTAGCTTCATCTACCTCTATAGTCTTTCTTCCGTATGATTTTATCCCAAGAAAATCATCTTTTATGTCTATGTCTTCATCCTTCTTCCCGGACTTTAAATAATTCTCTAGATTCAAGCTAATTATAAATGCTCCGGTTGATAGTAAGTTATTCATAGACTTTATCTCTAGAAACACTACCACAGGTTCATCAGATTCTTCCTCTATCGGAAGAAGTTTGGTTCTTGTAATTGAACCTATTGTATAGTCACAATTATAGTCTTCCATTTTATTCAAAATACTTTAATAATGATTCTAATTCACTAACTGGTATTGGTTCACTCATTACTCCATTGCACTCTACAATCATTCCTAGTTTTGTAGATAGAAACTTTACCTTTTCTAGGTTTCTTTTATCATAAACTCCATTAGACCACATAAAAGGACTCGTCTTTATGTTGATATGTTTTTCTTTATTTTCAGATGGAGGGTAATAAAATAGTTCGTAATTATTTATGTTGAGCTTCTCTATCTCCATTTTACCATCCTTAACATATATCTTGTCCATCGTATTGCTCTCAAAGACTACTCTCCTATCACTCGTATCACGTGGTCCTGTTGAGATATTAATTTGGAGGCCCTTCTGTAAATCTGGAGTGGTTGTGTGCTTAGTGTCCTCTAACATTCGGACAACGTCGCATTTAGTCAGATCTAGAGATACAGAATTTTTTCCGTTATTTAGCTTAAAGTATACAGTCTTTACATTACATTTCATATCTACACAATTAATTATTACCTTATTTTGTGAATTAACTCTATCGAGAATTTTCCCTTCCCCATTTTATAGATATACCTAGTATTTACCCCCAAATTTATGTCTCCATAGCTAGATGACAAATATTTTCCTACTACTTTAGAAATATCTGAACATATAAGGTGAACACTACCAACTTCAAATTTATGATTCGATTCTACGATATCAAGGAGGAATTCTCCACTACCCTCTTTATATAAGAGTTCTGTAGTGATCCCATAATTATCCTTCAATAATTCTTGAGCTATCTTAATAGTCTTGTAGATATAAATCCTACTTTTTGAATTGATAAAATACAAGTCTATCGGCTTCGATACGAATTGTATTGGTTTTCCCGGAGTAGAGTATTCAAATGAAAAAACTACCCAACCATCTGTATATACCGGAGTACATGTATGTTTGAAATAAGCTGTTTCATCTTCGACTGATGCCAATAGATTTGATGATACGATTTTAATCGGATCCGGTTCCTTCGGTTCAATAGGAACCTTCAGACAAACCTCCCCAAATACTCCTTCTCCAAAGTCAAACTTCAAACTATTTACGGAAGTTCTAAGTACCTTATTCTTAAGATCTTCTATACTAATCTTTGCTGAGATATTAGGCCTGGATAGAGAAACTGAATACATAGAACGAGGTATGTAAATATCCAGTTCTATCATATTGTTTTCAGACACTGTCGGAGTAGCATATACAGACTGGGAAAATTTCTCATAGTCATCAATATGTCTAATTTCAAATCTTGGAGAATCTTCTATTTCTCTTCCATACACTTTGGTATATTTAAGTTCGATCGGTTCAAGTATAGCGTAGGTATATTTACTCTCCGCTTCCTCTATCATTCTTTTTATATCCCCTTCTTCTAATATGAAAGTATATGTCGATATAGTGGGAAGATTTATCGGGCCGTTTGCTATTAATACAGTCTTTATCATCTTGTTGCATTAAAATGTGGATAAAAATTAGTTCTATAAGTTCACTATCTCTTTTAGGTTTCTTTGAGAGATTCACTGATCTCATGGATATCTGCAAGGAGCTTCCATTTTAAAAGGCTTCGTTCGACAGATCCTAACCCTTCTAATTCATTAAGTATCTTTTTAATTTTATTGACATGTTTATCCAAGCACTCCCCAGTTTTCTTAAGATTTTCTATTGAATCATCTCCTTCTAATTTCATATCTTTCTGGAAATCATCAATCTCAAAAGATTCTGTAAAAATACAGCTTTTATCTCCATATTGATCTATAAGGTCTACTACTACCTGAAACTTATTCTTCCCTACATACTCTAATCTAGAGTCAGTTATATCTACGTCATATTCACTTCCATTGACTTTTTGAAGATGAGAGTCCGTCACGTCGAAAGAAAATCTTAATCCACTAGGTGTACCAAATTTTTTATCACCTTTATATGCTAAATATTTAAGATATTCGATCTTTTCTATATCAGATTCTGTAAGGGTCAGATCCAATTCTGGAATACTTGGTGATAATGTACTATCTACTGTCTTCAATAAATATTTTCTATCCATAATATACTTGAATTGTTTTACTTCCCTAATACTGCATCTTTTAGATTATCATATACTTTTCCACTTCGGGAGAACCTGTAGGATACTTCCTCATATGTCCCCTCCTTATCTTTAATGCAAGGTAGGATATCAAAATCTTTAACCAGAAGATATACCTCATACTTTTCAGATTCCTTATTGAATCGAATCTTTGCCTCATCGAACTCAGTAAATGTGTTTGTGGTAAGATTATTACTGATATCCAGTTCCTTGTCTTTTTCCCCGGATAAGATGAAGGATTCGATCTCAGGACTTATCTTCATATTTAATACTGAACTGGAGACGTTGTGCGGTATATACTTAAAAAATACCAATACTATATCTTCCTTAAGATTCATAGATAGTATCTCTGTTAAAGTGCGAGGTCCGCCACTGTGATTGGTGGGGATGCTAGTATTTCCGTTAATGCTGTAAATCGAGTGCATATCTTTTATTAATTATTTTTGTTTGACATTATCTCTTTCCAAATCTCATCATCGTCTATTCTTACCTCCATAGTCTCCGTGTCTCCTTGATCGTAATTAGTTATTATGTTCGCTACGATGAAAACTTTTCCATCACGAACTCTTAAGGTAACTCCATCTAACATGGATGTATCTTTACACTCTTTATCTAAATAAGAGAGATTTCTATTTACAAATTCTTCTGGATCTAAAATTCTATTGAATTTCTTAGAGCATGACTTTTGGAATCCATATAGCTTTGCACTACCTTTATTTATGTTTACCCCTACGTCAGCGGACTCTCCTAGGGCCTCTATCAGCTTCCTAGCAACACATAGTATCTCCCGATCAATATCTATAGCAAGAATAAATCCGTCATAGACCCAATGTAGTGGTCCACTCATCTTATAGAATAATCTAATCTTATCGTTTGTTTCCATAAGAATATGTATTAGTCAAATTTCAAATTCCTCGGTTTTTATATTCTCTCCATCCCAACAAGAGGTAAAGTTACAGATAACTACAAATTTATTATTACCAACATATAGTAATTGAGAATTATCTATTTCGAATGGTTTTGTATAGAATCCCTCGTTCTCAGGAATGAATTTATTAGTTACATTTAAGAATAGGTCTAGACTGTTAGAATTTCCAAATCTTTTTATGGACTCCTCAGAAATCTCCTTTAGATACTCGATCTTCTCCAGATCCTCATCTCTTAGTGTTAACTCCCAACGGCAGTTGCTCCGGTAGTCATCCTCATCTATTTTTAGAATGTACTTCCTACCCTGATCCTGTACTAATTTGCTAATATACAATTCAAATCTATCCTTGTTATAATCATAGTTACAATCTATGTAAACCTCTTCTCTAAAGTCCCTCTTAAATATGGAGGAATAAAATTCTTTGATTCCCAAACTCATTTTATTGGGAAGAATTGTCCTTTCAAATTCACTCTCAATAAAGACTTTTATCCAACCCTCGTCACACTCGTATACGCTAATTACTTTATTCATATCATACAATTTTTGTATGGCGAAGAGATTCTTATTTACTATATCTAAACTTTCTGTACAAAAGGCATTCATATGTTTATAAGTTAAATTATTCTACAATAAATTAATATACTTAATTTTATGATTCAAAAAAAAATATTGGGAGGGATTTTCTCCCTCCCATTTATTAGTTACTGTAATAGACCTAGAATGTTTTTCTTAGACAATGACTTCACATCATACCCCTTTACAAGTCCCTTGTCTCCTCCATTATCTAAATGTGATTTGAGTGCTTTGTATGCATCGTCGAACTTATCAGATTTGATGTAGTACTTGAACTCTACTTCCTCAAGATCTTCCTCATCGTCTTCCTTCTGTACAAAAGTACTCCCATTTGCATAGTAGAAGAACCTTCCCTCTGAATTTGGTAGGATAAGCGCTCCTTTTTGCAATTTAGTGGAGGTTATGTTCTCCGGATCTACAAGTCCTTCAATCTTTCCCATTGCTACTGATTCTGGAGTTTCCGTGTTCTTGTGGATAACTAAATAGTTTTCATTCTTCTCTTTTTCTTTTCCATTGTCACTTACTCTAAGTACTCTTGCAGTTACTAATGATAATTTCATAATTATATATTTTATTGGTTTGGTTATTATTTAATTATTAGGTCAGTTAATTCGTCGATACAGAAGGATTTGGTACAATAATATACATACCTATTCTCTGTGTCAAGAAATCTGAAGAAAGACATATATGTAGACGGATCGAGCACTAATTCAATCTCCTTCGGAGCTACGTTCATCTTTACATACTTCTTAGTGTATTTATCTATTTTCCCACTATCAAAATCCTCCTCCTTATTATAGCTATCCACACTATTTAGGTTCACGAAATTCCTCTCGTATATTCCACTGATCAACTTGTCATTGTAGCTTGGATAAATGTAACTTGGGGTTCCGAAGAATGAGCAATTAATTCCTTCCATCGATAGTGATACGCTCTTTGTAACTACATTCCCATCATCCGATTTGTGAAAGAAATCATTTAGATTACAGCAGTCTTGATTTAGGAGATTAACTCTATCCCTTAGAGTGTTTGAGTTTCTAAATATGAACATCTCACAGTTTACTCCAATATAATCCATGTGATCTTCTCTCGACCCAAATAGTTCGCTGGCTCTAATAGCAAAAATTCCTGTATTTTCTTCTACGATTCTCATACATTAATCCTTTCTGTCGTAAATATTTCCAATTACCTTTAGCGATGTCTCTCCGCAAATATACACTCTCTTTTCTTCTCCACCAACATTCTCTACTACGTATGGGAAGTTTCCAGGCTGATCGAGATATACTCTTCCTCTATCAGTAATATCGTCCTCAAATATCATGTTTCCATTGGAATCGAATACATTGGTTGATCTACACTTTGTTGACTGAATAATCTCGTGATCTACTCCCACATTATCCGTAATGTACTCCTTTCCCTCTAATTTTCTTATGATTCCTTTTGCCCACTTTCTATGCCACAGCTCTTTTGCTCTGTATATTGGATTAAAGTCTAAGAAATTAATCACGCTTGATATGGTTATTCCATTTCCACAGGTAGATACAGTTTCTTCCCTGTTTGCTCCGTACTCGACATAATCTATGACATATTCGAAATTGCGATTAAATCTTAGGAAGTTATTATAACAATCGAATAGTAGACCATCTTCCTCATCACTAGATAATCTTACGAATAGTATATTATAAGGGTAATTCAGCCTTTCTATCATGTCATAATCAATACCGATAATCCTCCCATTTGTGTATAGTGGAAATTCTATTGTTGAGGTCGGACAATCAACATCAAAATCCCGTATTTTTCTATTAATCTCTCCAAGGAAAGAGATAAACTCAGGAGTAACCTTAGCTACCAATGCCTTCTTGTTCATATTTAACTTATTTATAGCTACTCCTAGAAATAAGTAATCAGTCCTATAATTTACAAATTCCATATTTTATTTATCGTGAATATTTTTACGTACGCTTAAGTCACACCTACAGGAATCAGACAACATAGTCATCTTCCCATCCTCTTCTATTACGTATGCGGATTTCCAATATCCATAACATCGAACCTCTTTATTCGATTGAAGAATATCTCCAATGAAAATCTTCCTCCCATTTTTATCTATGAACCCAGAATACCCACAGCAGGTACCATACACAATCTTAACCTCATTCCCAAAGAAGTCTGTTATATGTCCGAATCCCTGTCCTACCGTAAAGTCGTCCCCTAATCTGATAGATCCTTCTACCCACTCTCCAGTAAAGACGTCTTTAGCCTTTACAATTGGATTCCTCTCGAGAAGATCGAATATTTCCTCCGTGACTATGTCATAGTCGGACTTAGTGATAGTTCTATCCCCGATTCTTTCCAAATACTTGAATGAATGTCTTCCAGTATCAAATCGAATTATCTTGAGAACATCCGAGTTTGTGAGTTCGTTTGTTATTATTTCTGAGAAATCCTTCTTTTCGTCCCCAGACATCTTTACAAACGCTGGTCCAACGTTCCTATGTAAATCAATATCTCCCTTATCCAATACACTTATTCTATATCCTCCCATAGACATTGAGAACTCGATTGCATGGAAAAAGTGGAGGTCGAAGAACTGATAGTCTATCTTTCTTAGATAGTCTTCAAAATAAGGGGTGATTTCTGCTACAATCATCTTGGACTCATTAGAAGCTGGCCCAAGGTACATATAATTAGTCCTGTAATTTACTATTTCCACTTTTTAATTTATTTTCTAGTAGTTCTATGAGACGGTCTAACTTAAATTCATCAGAAATCAAAGGTTCGATATTGAGGCCCCCATATTCGAAACAAAGTCTATCATTTTCCATATCATATTCAAAGGACGCTCTAGGTTGGGAAGGTCTTTTATTTATTAATCTAATCTTAGATCTCTTTTCCTCATTGAACGGATCCTTTATCAGGCCTACCATGTCCAAAAATTTTCCACAAATTATGGATAGGGTAAACGACCACTCTTCAGGACAAAAGATAATTTTCCCCGAAATAGTATAGTTATTATTTGAACTTTTAAAGTCTCTGATTGACTTTAGAGTTTTTAGGAACTCCCTATCCGCATATACTGCCATATAGATACCTTCAATTGATGCTATCCCTTTTGGGTGTCCTATTCTTCTCATTATTTCCCACTTATTTTTGTCGTACGTAGTAGAAACTAGGACCCAATTGGTATCTATATCATTTACTTTGTTCGATTCCATCTTTTAAATTTTCTTCTATGTAACTAATTAAATATTCGAGTTTAATATCAAATGAATTGTATACTATTCCATCACAGTCATCACATGAGAATCGAAGATATCCACCCTCTGAGTCATATACTATAAATATAGAGTCCACAAGTGAATTGCTGTTTATCCACTGGAGATGTCCATTTTTTATGCTTGCTGGATCAAGTATATTCTTTGGTTTGAATCCAGAAAGACTGAATGGGTACTTATTATATTCGAGTTTTCCCTCGAAAAGTAGGATTGGAAACGACTCTTTCTTTGGATAGAATTCAATGTTTCCTATAGTAACTGGGTCAGTTTCATTAGATACTGTTTCCGCAAATAATCTTATGAATTTTAGTGTATCTAGGAATTTTCTATCGGCATATATGGCCATGAAATAATATCTCCGGTTCTCATCCTCAGTTTCGAATTCATCTACTTCACTGAAGGCAGGTATAGCTAATATTCCGGTAAACTCATCTACTGTTTTTATTATATTCATTTCTCTAGATTTTTTTCTAAGTACTCAATTAATTCATCGATTTTAATACCATATGATTTGTAATCAATAGAGAAGTCTGGATTAAATCTAAAGTAGATTGTGGAGTATTCTGGGAGATATACTATAACGGACCTGTCCTCGTCTTCAGTTTGCCTGACGTGGTCTTTGGTCAGTTCGTTTATGACTCCATCTCTATATTCCATAGCTGAGTCGAATCCATCCTCTTCGATCCTATCTACTGGATAAAAACCGAAGAATCCTCTATGACCGTTCAAGATCGAATCATAGAATTCTGACCTTCCTTTGTCTGGATTTTCTCCGAAGAAATCTACTTGATCATAGAATGAGAATTCAATTGTCTTTATGTCTGTCTGATTGAAGTTACTACCAAAGTGTCCACTCAGTTTATTATGAACTTCTTTTATCTCTTTAAGTACTTTGAGTAGATACTCGTTTGCTGGGAAAACTGCGTAGTCACATCCGGGTTCTCCATAAACACCATCTTCATTATACTCATCATACGCACCAATAACTAACTTTCCTGTGAAATTATCTACAATTTTCATAATTTTAATATTTTAAAGTTTCTTATTTATTTTCTAAGTTTTTCTCTAGGTACTCTATTAATTCGTCAACATTAATTGGACTGGTTCGATAGTCGTTTCTAATGTCCGGATTGAATTTGAAATATATATTGTCCAACCCAGAATCATAAACTATAATCGGACGATCCCCATCTTCAGTCTGCCTGATCCTCCCACAAATAGTATCAATAAACGCCTCATACCCATCTTCTTCTATACATATTTGATAAAAGTTGGTACCCTCTCTTTCACTATTTATTATTGAACTATAAAATTCGGACCACTCCTTCTTCTTATAACTTTCTCCAAAGAAATCTACCTGATCATCAAATGAGAATTCAATCAAATTTATGTTTGTCGAATTAAAATTACTTCCAAGATGTTTATTATATTTTATCTGGAAATTTTTTATCTCTCTAAGGACTTTCAGTAGATATTCGTTTGCTGTGAGAATCATATAATCACAAGTAGGATTACTAAACCCAATATCATAATTATTTGACTCATTATATGCAATTATAGCTAACTTTCCTGTGAAATTATCTACAATCTTCATAATTTTTATATTTGTTAAGTATTTTAATAATATCCTCCCTCCCCTGTATTATTTACACTACTTTATTTACTACTTCAAGTTCGTACTGCTCTTCTCCGTCGTAATCTTTTCCAAGTTTCTTCACTTCAAACAAGAATTCCCCAATATCACTTCCTCCATAGCACTTAAAGGTCTTCTTACCTACCTTCTCTACTTTGAAGTCTGACGCCCCAGATCCTACATAGAAAGACTTTAGGATCATCGAGATCTCATCTTCTGAGTAGTCTTCTCCAGTTAGATCTTTAAGGTAGAAGAATGCATCAATCTGAGGATAGTTAAGATAATCTTCGTACCCATCTACAAGACTGAACGTGAAGTTGTTGTCGTCGATGATATTCTTAAACATCTCAATCTTCCTCAGGGTCTCGTCATTGTACTTCTCCTCTACACTCTCCTTATACTGATCAATAAGTTCCTCTGTAAATGCCTTCCTAATGAACTCCGTTGCAGGTTCTTCCTCTACTACATACTTCTCACTATAATCTACATTGCATGAAAATACTACACTCGCTACTAATACAAACAGAATTGATTTGATAAAAGTTTTCATAATTGTTTACTTATTTTTATTGTTATTATACTTATTTATTATTTAGTTTATCTATCCTTAGCTATAAAATCTATAAGATGATCGATATTAACCGGAAAAGTTTTATAGTCATCATACTTATTATCTTTGAAACATCTAAATACTATTTGAGAATACATGGGACAGTAAAGTGCTCTAATAGGATATCCGATCCCCAATCTTATGTGGGACTTCTCGTACTTATTTGGAGTCCCATCATTATTAGGGTATAATTCGTAATCAAAATTCCCCTCTACATTCTCTAGATTAAATATTTTTCCACTGTTTTTGGGGCTAATGGTGGACTTATATAGTTCAGTTCTATCCTTCAAGTTTGGATTATCTCCAAAAAATGAGATATAACAGTCAAATACTGAGAACTCTGTATAGAATAACTTAATCAAACCAGTGTCGTACAGGTTTCCTTCAATCAGTCTCAAATCAAATCTCTTTATGTCATTAAGGGCTTCTATTAAGTTGTCGTCAGCTCTAAGTATAGAATATTCGCATTTAGGTTCTATCGATTCCCTGTCCTCATCTTCATTGTCATTGTCATTGTACGCACGAATCGCAATGTACTTAGTCTTATGATCTACAACCTTCATTCCACAAGAATCTGTATTTTCCATATTACTCAAGTATTTTATCAGTAAATTTCTCTAAAAAGTTCATTATTTTCATTACTATTAAATCTTTTGAGATATATCGTAATAATCTTTTCAAGAAACTCTTTCGAGAAATGTGGACTAAAATATACCCTATTAATCGGATTGTCAAAAGATAGATGCCAGTAAGGTGAGCGGTATTCTAGATTACAACCTATACAATCATTCCTATATAACTCGTCTAATCCAATTACATGTCCCCTAAATCTACTTACATGCAAGGGAGTAATTTTCCTGAGGTTTTCTTCTAAGTTGCTGGCATAAGCTATCCCTACAATATTAACTCTTATACTTTCATTTTCCGATGGGCTTAATATCCTATCTATGAATTTATCTTCCACCTCGACCAAAACATATGTTCCCGGTGGATCCATCTCTACAAAAAACTTCATTTCCTACTAATTTCTAAGTTAAACTCTGAATAATCCTCTTCGAACTCTGCATTTCCTCCATCTTTCTTGTAGAATCCTTCCACTGGAGAACTGTATATAGACGGCTTGAATCTTTCATCATTCACATTGAATGTCTTGCAGAAGTTTCCATCTACTATCTCGAATGGTATATCTACTCCACTCTCATCCTTTAAGCTATTTACTTTGAAGTACAATTTCGACTCTGGCTCCAGGAGTTTCTTCATAAACTTCTGAACTGATGTGTAATCTCCTGAGAATCTAAGAGTATCCTTATCTATAGTCTTCATCTCGAGCATGTCGTAATAATTATGACCTATCTCAAGATCGAACTCATATCTTACTTCATATAAGTCAAAACAATAGTCAGACATATACTTATGATAATAAGGATAGATATCGAATAATAATCTTGTCTCGAAGTAATTCTGACTCGAATCGTGTACTACATTGATTGGCCTAATAATTCCATTCTTTATTACACTATCTGATCCATGAATACTGTTCTGAATGCACTGGAAGAAACCATTTCCAAGGGTTACAGAAGCTGCATTTTGAATATGTTGATTAATACCAAGCCTTGCCAGCTTGTCATCACCATCATCGTCACCAACTACCATAACATCTCCTAAGAATGTCTCCACATATCCAGGATGATCCAAAGCCCATTTAGACTTCTCCTCAATAAACTTCTTGAGACCAGTTGCCTTACTGAAGAACAGATCAACAATATGGTTAGTCTCCTCGAGAGTCTTGCCGATTCTCTTAGCCAGAGTCTCATTTGCCATTCCATATAGCTTCCCTAATAGTATAGTCTTGAACATCTTTCTTACCGCCTTCAAGAAGGCCATATCGTTGGCTCTCTCTGGATACACAAAAGATGCTGCGAAGTTTATGTATGGATCTAATCCTCTCGCATAACAATCAAGCATGAATGGATCTTGAGATTCGTAAGATATGAATCTAACCTCAGCACCAGATATATCAAAGTAAGATAGTAAGTATCCAGGAGGAGTACTAACGACCCTTTTTGTCTCTGACACTGATGAGATTGTGTGCATTCCTGACGACCACCTCTTAGACTTCTTACTCAATGCTTGAAAAGAGGGATACATCTTCACTACTCCTTCATCTCCATATCTTCTTGTACTTATTCCATCCTTGTTTGGAAGGTCAGACTTTACAGAATAATCTGTAAAAATTCCCTTCAGGTAAGTCGTCATAAGTTTGAAGTACTTCTTTGTAGAGTAGTAGCAGTAACACATCTTTGCCCATGCATCGGCAGAGTCTTCAGTGACATCTATCGAATCAAGATCTCCGTACAGTCTATTTATTCTGTCTCCTTCCTTATCAATAGACTTGAGATATTTGTATCCTCCTACATTGGTGAGTTCTTTTATACTCACATCATACTTAGGATCTATAGTACTAATGATCTCCTTCATGTCTTTCAAGTAGACCATCTCCTGTTTCCCTGATCTGTCTATTCTCCCAGAAGACTTCTTAAGTCCTCCTTCGTAAAATGCATGATTAAAAACAAGAGACATTATGTCATCCTTAAAGAACTTGTAGAAGGAGGATCTATTTATAGCTACTTCATTTTCTTCATATAATTTCTTTGCTAAGTCATATACGATGAATACCTTATTTTCATCTCCCTCTCTAGATATTTTATTCATAGAATCTTCTGGAAGGGTATCACTGTCAGATATTCCCAACTTATATCTTTGGATATATTCCCAGAACCTATTAAGATAAAGGAACTTAAAGCTAGCAGAGTGAAGAGGAGAAAGAACATTGTGAATATTCTCATCCAAATATCCTACGAGATCTTCCATACTGATCATCATGTCTGAGTCATGTCTCTTTACTTCATTAACCTGAATATCAAACTTAATTTGACTCAAGTAATTATCTACAATCCTCAGCTTGGATTTCATCTCGCAGAATTCTCTGGCAGACTCGTAGCTAGTAGGGACTCTATAATCTACTCCATTTATTTTGAATGAGCAGAAGTCGATTGCCTTTACTACATTCCATCTAGATTTCAGGAACTTATCGGTTTCCATAAAAACTTTCCTTGATCTAGATGACTTCTCTATTCTATAACAAGTCCTTAGAATTATTCCTTCAATCTCTTTACCAAGATCTTCTCCAAATACATCTCTTAATCTATCTCTATTTACTCCTATGTCAGAAGATTCGTCAATGAAGTAATTACTGAGGAGGAAAGACTTGCTATTCATAATGTCCATTCCCAACTCCATTGCCTTTCCTACTTCTGGGATGTCTTTTATACTTCCCATATCACCAAACCTACGAATCCTCTCTGAGAAGAAGAACTTCAATACATTAAGTCTACCATATGCAGTCCTAAATGCAGAATAGTCATACATCTTCTTCCTCAGATCCTCATCTACATAGATTCCTGTAAGATTAAGAAGTGCCTCTAGTCTTAGGTTATTGTTGTAGCAATCCCAAGCCTTCTTAGGATACCTCTTTAGAGCCAAGGCTTTGAGTAGGACGGTATAGTAGGAGTCCTTACAGCAGTACTCTCCAAGAATCTCTGCTGGAATACACTTGTACGAATATCCAAAATACTTTCCAATAAGTCTTTCAAACTCACTTACGTTTTTCGGATACTCCTTACATATCTCATCCCATGCATAGTTATTCTTATAGTATCTGGAGTAGTTATTTTCGTCCCTTACTTTAATGAACTCTTCGGTTACATTATAGCAATGTTTATTAGACTCTTCTATGCTAAATCCAGTTACTGTCGAGAACTCCTCTGGAGTCAATCTCTTCTTCTCATCATCGTCCTTAATCCACAGAAGTTCTGATAACTCTACGTGGCTAAGTTTCCAAGATTGATCTTTCTCGTCATTTTCCTCCTTCTCCTCTTTTTTAGTTTTCTTCTTTTTTCTCCACGCTTCTCTCTTGAACAACTTCGTCCCAAATAGCTTCGGCAGAGACTTCATTGTAAGATCTTCGAAAGAGTCGTCCCAAGAGGACACGTACAGATTCTTCATCGCAGTATACTTAAGAGAAAATCTTTTGTATACTACTCCATCTAACTTATTTATAGTGGATGCCTCGTCGAACAGATTTATCTTGTTCAAGATGAGGTATGTCACTTTCATTTCAAATGCATTGTTGTAAGTGACTGAGTCCTCATATTTATCCAAAAACTTCCTGTAGTAGTCCTTGAAATATTCCCAAGATTCCAAGTCCATAGTCTGCATCCACTCAAGATCGAAGTATGCACCGAATCCATCCATACCTACGATCCCAACTCCCATCACAAAGAACTCTGGGTCATCGAAAGGGAAACTGTTCGTCTCGTAGTCTAATCCGTAGAACTGATCGGTCCTCAGAAAGTACTCAAAACATTTCTTAATGTCTTCCTTCCCCCTGATTATCTTATGACCTTTTATGGATCCAGCAGGTTTCTTGATATAGGACTCATCGTTTACGAACTTTTTAACATCCTCTCCTACTCCCTTGAACCCATCGAAGCTGAGCATGTACCAAGGCTTATTGGATTTCTTACTGATACCTGTCCTTACGTCAGCATTCCTGAGAATATCTTTAATTAGGATAGATTGAGGGTATAACTTATCATATTCCTCCTTCTCTATCCACTGAATCCTTCTCTCGTATGTCTTGTATACAAATTTGAATAGGATTCCTTCTCGGGTAAGAAGGTAATCCATTTTTGTGAGATCGTAGAATCCTTCTCCTCTTGGACCTAAGTGAACCCTACTCGTAACGTGATAATAAGGCTGCTTTACTCTGTCCTCTGATGATGCATTATCATTCCATAGAATTATGTATTTATTTCCTGGAAGATAATTAAAGTCTTCTACTTCTCTAAGATTTACCTTCTTTACTCCCTTGAAGTCATCACTATCCAGATCTATGTCACTTCCATAAAATACTAGATAGGTTTCACCCATTATAATCTACTTACTACCCAATTACTATTGTTACTTCTGTCGACTTTATAGCCAACTTCTCTTAGCATAGAGTCAAAATCTACACTATTAACTTTACTCAATTGATAATCTGGATGATACTGATGCATAACCTTTCTATCTTTAATGGTAATTACACAGTACACTCCATTATCTAACTCATAGGCCACCTGTCCAATGTGACCTTCACTATCTTTTACTACGTCTCCTTTAGAAAATTTTCCCATTATTCTTCATTCATTTCAGAGATTAATCTCACAGCAGAGTCTGTTACCCTTCCGAGTCCTCCTGCCGAATACATATCCCCTGCTGATGGATTAGAAAAGTCATCACTCAAATCTGTAACTCTCATTTCTACTCCATCGCTGTCAACTTCATATAGATTTATTCTCTTATTATCAAAGTTTTCTATGTTGTATCCTATACTATCTGTAGATGGATAATTATTTTCAAATAATCTATTTACGAATAACGATGTAGGGACGTTGTTTTTCCCAATCAGTGTATTCTTATACTCTTTAATAGCCCAAGATAGCGATACTACGTTAATATCATTTGTAGTAATTATTACCTTATATCCAAAAGAGATCAAATAGAATATCTGATGCATTACCATTGCAGTGTAATCAGGGTGAAGCCCTATTTCGGGGTCTTCAAGAATGATGTACCTATGTACGTTGCTTCCCCCAGACATGCATGACTTTATCGATCTAAGGAGAGATAGTTGCATAGGGAATAGACTCAAGGCGTCCAAGTTCCAATTAATTGGGGACTTCCCATTCATCTTTACCCCATTGAATTGACATGGTTTTAATGAGTCTCGGTTGGAAATAATCTTCCCAAATCCACTATTAGTAAAGTGATTTAGAATTTCTCCAAAATCTGCTCTATGATCCTCGATAAGATCTCTGAGTTTTTCCCTATATTTAATTCTTATGCTGAATGGATCTATCTCTTTTCCTTGATACCGTATATTTATCATACATGGAACTCTACATGATGGTATCCACAAAACAGGTTCTTCGAGTCCGTCAAAAAGTCCTTTTTCTATAAGTAACTTTCCTACGTACACACTCCACTTTAATGTCATGGATTCGGCATAATCTTCTGGGTCGTAGGTCATCATATTACCTAAGACTTGAATGAAGTTACGTATTCCGCTCCCAGTTAGTATAGTTAGGTCACTATTTAGATCAATAGGAACTGTTTCATCAGTAGTTACCTTGCTTCTAATTAAAAATTCATTCATACCAATATATAAAGAACTATCGGGAGAGAACTAATATAGTTACTCTCCCGAATTGATACAATATTATTTATGATACAAGTGTAGCCACGATCTCTGACAACTTATATTTGAAGTTAGTAGATGTCTCTTCGTTGCACTTCTCTACTCCACCAAAACGCCTAACATCCTTCTTATGAATCTGAGTTCTAAGAGTCTTGTCTTGGTCAATGTAGAGAATCTTCATCTCAAGAACTGTACCTTCTACAGACTTACTCATAATGATTCCCACCTCATCTGAAGACTTACTTGTCCTGATCACGTCTCCAATCTTCACATCAGGAACTTTAGAGTCATCCATAGAATATACGAACTCACATTTGTCTTTATCTAATGTGTAGTTGAGGCTCTTCAACTTGTCCATGAACTTCGTAGACTCCTCCTCAGTACACTCAGTGAAGTCATTCATGTTGGTCAGTACGAGAGTCTTACTTCTATTTCGACTGAGTACTACTACATAATACTTGTCTGGAGCTCCTTCTCCACCGAGTTCTTTCTTAACATAGATTCCTGTAAATTGTCTCGATTTTACTACGCTATTTGTTTCCATAATTCTAAATATATTTTAAATTAAATCTTTGATACTTTCTCGAATCTGATTGCACTCGTCAAGAGACTTGAATGAAGACTGTTATAGTCATTCTTGCTGCTTACGCTCTTAACCTTACTAATAATAACTAACTTAATCCCTTTTCGGTTGCAGCTCTTCCCTAGACTTTTGATACTCTCATTGAAGTTCTCTACTTGCATAGAGTTGTCATCAATAACCTCCACAAAGGTAAAATTCTTTCCTATATTATTGAAGAACCAATCAACCACTGATAGTTGACCTTGTGGATCTGGATCCTTGCTCGTAACAAATAACTTAACTGATCTAGACATATCTTCGATCAGTTTCTTTACTGTCAAGGAGGGTCTGATTACCTCTTCCAGTTCAATTTCTATTACTACCTTCCTATTACTATCTCCCAATGACTTAATAAACTCTTTTGGGGATAGCTTACTGATAGAGTCGGTAAGTGACTGAATGTTCGTGATCAGTACGTCATTCCCGTAGTCTTTATTATCTTTACTTTTGTCTACAATTGCCATAATATTTAATATCGTCAATAATAAGGTTTACTGCCCAATTGATTCTCCATTGTACAGAGCTGAGTTCTTGAGTGACTCTAGCGAGTTCTTTACATTCTCTGTTTCTTTCTTATTAAGAAGGTTCCAGAACTTTCCTTCAACTGCGAGATCATAGATGAATTTACGTCCCTTCTCAGTCCACACAAGGCTCTGTACGATCTCATTTCTACCGAGTCTATCCATCCATACGGATCTTTTCCTCATGTTGGCATATCCTTTACCAGAGTACTCTTGTTTGAGGAACCACTGTCCACTCTGTGGGTATTGAATTCCTAATGACTCAAGAACTCTATTAAGTCTATATGCAGACAATCCGTATTCCTTTGCTACTTGAGTAGTTGTCTTATCAGAGTCCTCTATCCTAAGAAACTCTTTAGTATACTTGACTACTGGAGCATCCTCAGATACCTTGGTCTCAAGCTCCTTGATTCTTAGGCTCTTGCTCTCAATAGTCTTCTGTGCTATGAGAATTGCCTTTGCAAGTATATCTACATCCGAATCAGAATCGTTAGTTTTGATATATCCACCAGTCTTTCTGATAGATGGAAGTACTTCCTCTACTACCCAGTCCTGGAATTTCTCAGCGTCTGGTAGTTTGGATCTCATAATAAGACGATATACTTCAGACTCTGGTATTAGATTTACCCCTGTTCCACCCGGCTTATTGTCATGCTTTATGAAGATAGATTTCACAGATTCTTTCTTACAGTTGTCCATTACTGCCTTTCTTGGGTTAGAATATCCAAGAGACTCTGCAACATCAACTGCGACGAAATATATCTCTCCTCCATCCACATATGTTCTTACTCTCCCAAATTCTTCATTTTTGAATACAGTCAACTCACTATTTGATGCCATTTTACTTATCATTAATTATTGTCAATACGTAACTCATTGATTATCAGGCGGAGTCACTGGCAGTGACTTCGCCTCATTATCAGGCACTTACGCGTAACTACTTGATTATCAGGCACCCCGTCGTTTCTACGGGTCGCCTCATTATCAGGCACTTACGTGTAACTGCTTTATCTTAAGATTATATCAAATAAGGGGAGATTCTATCATCATCAGACAGATTCTCCCCTCAATACCATCACTTACGCTTTACCCTAACATTGGTCTGATGAATACCTTCAGGATATTGTCAGAATGTTTCGGAAACATGTCGTGAATAGTTGAAACTCCACACAAAATACCTCCAATACAGAAGGCAGTCGTTACTACTTTAATCGCAAATACCATTGGTCAATCTTTATCGTTATTAGACTCTTCTTCTTCCTCTACTTCTTCCTTCGCCTCGTTGTACTTCGTATTCAGATAGAATACAATCACTGATAGAATCAGGCCAAGAACTAGAAATAATGGAATGTAGTTACCAAATGTGATTTCCCTGATAAAGTAGAATACTGCTGAGAGAATGTTTAGAACTGTAAATCCTGTAACGAATATCGCGACTATAGTCATTCCATTCCCTACATAGTCACCATAGATGTCTCGAAGAGCTCTCTTTATACTTTTGAAATATTTCATATTACTTTATATAATTATTAGTTTTTTAGTTTAAGCATTATTATCGATACCACAAAGAATACCGATGATACCGCAAGTCTAATTAGTGATTTTCCCATTCGTTATTGTTTATGATTCATAGTCTAATTCTTCATCGTCCCAATTTTGGTAATAAGGATTTCCTTTTGTGGGACTTCTCCTTTCAAAGGTTCCAAAGTAGAACACTACAATGGATATAATAAGGATAGCAAGTAAAAAGATAGGGAATAAATTTCCACAGAACGCTTCCTTAACGTACAGACAAGCTGCACACAGTATATTAAGAAGAAAGGAGGATACTCCTGATAAGAGAGCTACTGTGGATACAGTCGATCTATCCAGGCTGAATTTTTCTAGTATATTATTTACTAATTTTCTCATTATACAATATCTCTTTCGCAGTTTTAATGACAGAATCTACCATACCCTTACCCATTATTTTATAGTAATTTATTCCAAATAGATCCTCAAACTGAGTTCGGAATCTCATCTCCTTCACTTCATCAAAGACTTTAGGTATCTTTCTAGAACATATCTCAAGAAAAGCAGAGTCTTCCGAACTTTTTATTTTAGAGAAGTAAGATAGATTAAGAAATATACAGTAACACGAAAATATAAGTACTGAATCCCTATCCATCAACACCATAGTACATCTATATTGATATTTGTCAATATCTCCGAATGTAACTCCCATCGTATCTCCCTCTGATTCGGATAGTGTGGGCCATAACTTGAGTGCAGCCTTAAATTCGTCTCCAACCTCTTCACGAGATAATGCTTCATAAAGAACTGTCTTTCCACCTACTTTTGAATCCTTGATATCGAGGTATAAACTTTCCATGAGAGAGGGAAGTGACTTAAAAATTTTCTCATACTCTTCCCTAACCTTACTCATAGTTACCTCATATGGAATATCAAAGAACCCCTCATAGATACTACAGAATTCATCGAAATAATCAACTAGCTCCATTTCTAAATTCCTCCCTATTATCTTTTATCCTATCAATACTTCCATCCACATCATATCCATACACAGTGATTGTAGGCTTCCCACAGCTCTCAGTGAAGGATATCAGACTAATGTCTTCTTCTTCGTCCAGATTATCTGTCTCAATGAATCTAATTCTGTCATCGTCAGAATCTCTTAGATCTTTTACTCTCGCATTCTTTAGTATACTGACCGCTTCCTCATATGAACCTGCTTCAACTTCAAACCTGTCGGTTAGGATAGTTTTGACCCATCGATCTTGACTGAAGTCGAATGTCTTCTTATCGTCCTTCATAATTAGTTCTCAAAAATAAAGACTTCCTCTCCTTGATCACTATATAGGACTCTATAATCGTAACTTAGGGAGTTATCTAATTTATCCCAATCGATGAACTCAAATAGTCTCTCAATGCTCATCCTCCTAGCAGAGTCTTCTAGAAAATCTTGGATTGTATCATAAGTTGCTATGTGGAACTTTAGGATGACGTCTACTATTTTCTTAATGTCCTCCTCTTCATCTACCATATCCGAACAAATTACCGAATCTACTAAGTCCTTACTCTTTTCCCAATCAGTGTAGTCATCATACTGAGATAGATAAGAGCATGCAACTTCCCACCCTTCTTTTTCAATAGTGTCTCTAAATTCTTTAACATTCATATTAATATATCTCCTCTAAATAAAACTTCAAAAAACTCTCGCCATCAACGCTCCCACCTTCTATACAGTAGTCTGTCTTTAGCTTCCTTATTATCTTGTCTATCTTCTCCAACATTACTGAGCTCATTGGTCCACCATACAGTAGGTAATATCCACAGTCATCAAGCATTACGAAGTCTTCTGTGGGGAATGCCTCTCTTACTTTATCTAATATGATTTGATATGGAGGTGGAAACTTCTCATACACGATCTCACTACTTGAGTCTGACAGTATCTCCATTTTCTATGATATTTAGTGTTAGTAACACATTATCCTCAGTGCAAGTGTAAATTACCTTACGTCCATCTTCTAGATAGACTATTGAAGATATGCTCTTAGCTACATATCTCTTTCCCTTGTATGAGTTTCTAACTGAATCTACTCTGAGTGAAGAGCTGTCAGTCTTACAAGTATCATAGTCTATCAATCTCTCATTGATCTCTTTTGCGATCTCCGATTTCTCATAGTCTGGACTTCCAATCGATTTCTTAATTCCAAATTCATATCCGATAACAAAGCCAACAATAAGAATTGCTACTACAGTAAGGGCTTTTATTATTGATGTATATATTTTTGGAAGTTCACTATTTACATTCATATTCGTCTAACATTTTCTTCGATATTACAACCGTATCATCTTCGTCACAAACATAAAAATTCTTTGTGATTCCGGAATCGGAGTCTATGATCTCACCATCCTCTACATATAGATTTGGATTGGCAAGATCATTAACGCCAGACCTATCTATTGATTCTCTAATAATTTTGTCTGCTTCTTCCTTAGACTTTGCTATCACGTAATAGTCTGTTCTAAAAACTGCTTCCCTAGTTGAGTATTGGGAATAGTAATAGGTATTCTCTTCTTCTTCAATTAAATAATCTTCTTCCATAATTAAATATAGTTTATTGTTCGATCTACTAATCCTCCTCTAAATGTATCTTCCTTGAATTTTAATAGATGTCTAAGGAAATCCCTTCTACATTTCTTATTCAGTTCTCTTAGGAGTTTCTCATAACTTTCAAAATTTCCATTGTAAGCTACTGAGATAAGATACTCTATAAAGTCATCTACCTCGTAATACTTCTCCTGCTGCTTAAATGTCTTTCCGCTTCTCATAATATATTAACTCATCTTCCATTCTCCATCGGCTCTCCACCTTTTCACTAATTATCTCATAGTCTTCATCGAACTGGACATCCATTATCTCTATGTCCCCTTCATTGGGCAATTCCCTAGTTGGTAGGTTATTATTTATTCCAGTAATTATCTTTGATATGGCATCTTCATAGGAATCCGCTTTTACACTGAAGTAGCTTTTCCTATATTGTATTATTTTAGTTATCTCAGAAAATCTAAACTCTTCCATAATAAAGTATAAAGAAATAAGTCACCCACAGAGTGGATTACCAAACTGTAGGTGACATTGATCTGTTATTTCTCTTGGATTCTTATCCTAAATCCTCTCTCATTTGATTCTAGGTTATCCAGATTGTCCTCAAAGTACATTTCAAACTCACCCCTATTCCCATTTAAAAATCTTAATAGAACTCCATATGCACTTGATAAGTATCTTCTATCTAGGTCTCCATAATAGGTAATATATAGAATATCTCTAGTCTGACCGTATATTCTATTGAAAGTTAAGTCCTTAGTTTTTTCACCAAAGGCCCCTTTCATCAGGTACTTTAGCTCTTCAAGTTTATCAATACTTTCCATAGTCACAAACCTTTTGAATATAAAAATATGGACCAAACTCATCACTAGAAACTCCACTTCGAATAGAGCTTCCAAATCTAGTTACCTCATCGAAGAATGTATCACACATCCAGTCTGGAATGGATTTCGTCTGATGCGCCTCTCCGTATTCGTCCCTAACCTCGGTTCTAATATGAGCCTCATCCCTAACTAAGGAGATGGTTATATAAAACTCCTCCGGATAGTCACTATTCTCTTCAATAGATTCCTCTAATCTCTTTCTAATTACGACTCCTGCTTCGTAGAGGAACTTTGTCTGATTGAACTCATCTTCTTCAGTTTCTCTTCGTTTTCTTTCGCTAGTTTCTTCCGATACGCATCCGCACGTCTCTGACTTGCACGATGATTCTTTTCTAACTGTGTCTTGATCTTGTTCGTCTTTTGCATTCGAAGTCTTTTTCTTGTTCTCATAATTATTAAGTTTATTAATTAAAATTTTTGATGAAGAAAAGAAGTTGTCAGCTAAGTCTTTCATACCAATAAGTCCATCTAAAGCCGATTTATTATTGTTACTGTCGTATCCTAGCAAGTTGTCGAATGTATTACACATAATATTTTTATTTTTTAAAAGTTAATACGGTTCCATTACCTCCATAGATTAAATCATCTTTATCTCCAAGATTATCGTAGAAAATTTCCTCTAGATCATCATCATCAAACATTTCTACAATCTTTCTTGGATTGATCCTATCTAGATTTTTCTCCAAGCACTCCTCAATAGAGGAATATCTTTCACGAAGATTTTTGTCCATCATAATAAGAATTTCCTCTATCGTCATATGAGATTTAGCGTGTTCCTTGTGGCAGTAATATTCAATTACTTCATTAAAAGAGAACTTACCTTTCCATACCTTGTACTTGTAAAATATGAAAGATAACCACCCATAGAGACCTGAAGGAGTGTCCATAGCCTCTTCAATCTTCATCTGTAGAATTTCTTCTGGACGAACAAATCTCCAAAATATTGAAGCATAATCTCCGTACCTTATTGATACTTTCTCGATTCTATCCCTCTTATCGGTAATTACTTGATCTACTACCTCATCATCGCTTAAGTCCAAATAACCTCCCTTACGCCTTATAAATGATTTCTTAAATAATTCTATGTTAAATTCAATATCATCATTACGACATTCCTCTGGAATATATTCATTTACGAATCTAATGAATATTTCAGGTCCTCCATATGGCTCAAAAGGTCCATACTTCTCTTCTAACTCTGACAAATTTACTTCCATACTAATTAATCTTATTTGTTCATTACGATTACTGATCTAAGAGTGTAATTTTTATCGAAAATATCTATTTCTTTTCCATCGTTTGTGTCTAAGAATAAGAATTTACTGAATAAATCTTTTAGCTTTTCCATCTTTAAGTTAGATAGTATTCTGTTTCCAATTGCTTCAAAGAAAATAGATCGTACTCTATGCCTACATATTAATTTCTCATTGAATCTTTCTATCTCATCCTGTAAGGTTTTTTGCCTCGGATCGAGTTTTCCACAGCAATACCTGAGATAGGTATATACACTTGTCAACTCCTCATTGGAATGGCTTTTAACATAGTCAGCAAGGCTGTCAGACCGAGATTCCATCAACTTCTTGACCTCACCCCAAGAAACTTCTTCAAGATTAATGTCTGAAAATTTTATAGTTGAGTCCCCATCAAAAGATACTTCAAGACAGTTCCCATCAACTACTTTAATAGCCATCACTCTATTCGGTGATTCGCTATCTCCCTTACTAAAGTATATGCAGAAATCCTTTCCAAATATTGTTGGAACAAATTTTCGTTCCTCTATTGAGTTATCATTACCGAGGACAACCATAATTGATCCATCATCCTCATCAATGTCATCCCAAATCTCTATCTCCGTTAAATTTACTTCTTCATCTCTTACGTAGTAGCTTTCACTCTCAATTGCTGATGCAATCAATTCTAGGATTCCGAACTCATCTGTTGGAGAGGTTTCCACTCTTTCCCCTTTAGTCCATAGGCTTACTTTGGGTTTGTCTGTATATACGTCATATCCAACATTAAGAATAAACAGTCCAACATACAAGTCCTTTATTAGACCGAAACTTTTCAAAAATTCTTCAGACTTAGTCATGGCTTTTCTTTCTAAATAGTAAATCAACTTTTGTGTTTTCTAAATCTTTTCTAAGATCTATCTTATTCCCATTGTCGTCTATGAAGTCCATTCTCCATTCAATATCATCAATGATTTCGTTTAATGACTTTTCCTTATTTACACTTGATAGGATAATATCCATAACATAACTGTCCATTCCACCTACCCTTATGAACTCCAATTTCTTCATAAGATCTCTGATTGCTTTCCCTCCAGTTAAATTTACTTTTCCATCCCTTTTCGCTAAATACAGGATTCCAGATATTACCTGATTTACCAATACTGGAGTATAGGATCCACTCGGACACTTGTTCATAATAGATTGAACCTCATCGATGAAACCTTCGTCTCTCACTCTTACCAATTCCCTTATCTCGTCCAAGGAAAATACCCTATCAAACCTACCTCTATAGATAAAGCCTTTTCCAAAGTCGGGGTGGAACCTGACAGAATCTTCACTTACGATCAGTACTGTAGGTTCTTTTCTATTAACTGATAGATAAATTATGTACTTCCCATCCTTCTGAGCAGCACACTGTACGAACTCGGTTCTTTCCAAAGTTTTTAAGTTAACTATCGTAATTGACCCATCGACCTTCCAAAACTTGCAGTCAAGATTTTCCGATTTTATCTCTTCATCTAAGACCTTGAAGTATATCCTTCCACTTAGTTCAAGGTACTTTTCCATTATCTCCTTTGGGTCAACAGTGAGCTGCTCTGGTTTTTCTCCATAATTACCAGCTTCAACATTTAATCCATAAGGATTTACATTGAACTTAATATACTCAAATGGACTGTTGCTGTCCTCTCTAAAGTCAAACAATCGCGTTTCCTTAAGAGTTTCTATAATTTCTTCAATCATTTTTCGTACCTTTCTTCATAATATCTTTCCATATCTCTTGATTCCATCCAGTCTGGGTAGTCATCCTCTTCTACTTCGTCGAAATCATCTACATGATAATCGTCATAAGATTGTCCGTACATACTTATCCCTTATGAAGTTTGAAACATGGAACATTGGAGTACTTAAAGTCCTTTAATTCTACCTCATTTCCGTAGATTGTAACGAATCTGTAATCGCTCAACCACTTTAATCTTTCACTGTGACTTAACTCAGAAAATATGCTGTTTCCACTGATAAATTTGTCATATAAGTAACTGTAGAATCCATTCTCCAGATATTCAACCTCTCCATCCCCTTCGAAGAAACTTTCTGCCTCATCACTTATCGTTATCCAATTATCATGGTCTTCCTTCGTCACTAGATACCTAAGATAGTATATAAATGCGTCCATCCTATCTTTGTAATCAAACTCTTCTCTAATATAGTCCTTAAGGAGAGGATCTGATAATTTATTAAGAACCCAATCGTAATACTGTTGAACAGTAAATTTATAGAAAGGGCTTACAAAGTTATCATTGCTTAATAAAAAGTCAGGTTGATCCTCCTCAAGATTTACCATCATACAGCTAATCTTAAAATAATCTATATCAGCAGTTGCGAATACAGTAAGGCCTTCAAATTTTCCTATTGGGTAGTAGTTATATGCCCTACTTATGTCTTTGTTTTGATTGTCCGCTACACATACAACTCCCTTATGGTATTTATCAATTATTACATCAATGTATTTATTGACCCTTCCAAACTCACTGTGTATTAAGTCACCTTCTTTTAACTTTGAGAGTCTCTCCTTAACATATTCTACATCAACTGGCTCAAGATTATCATTAGTCATTCTCAATCTCCCAGAGTTGAAGGTAACTCCCCCATTCTCCTTAAGCCTTTCAAGTAAGTTCTTCATATTAAATCTTACATCTTTTTTAAGGTTAGATTTAGTATTATTGTCCAATTCAAAATTACCCTCGTGATAAACTAAACACATTTTACCATCCCTACTGAAGTATATGACTGTGGACCTTTTGTAGACACATGGGACAAATTCATACTTATTTCCGAAATTATCCTCAAAAGATACTGAGTCATCTGGGCTTAGACTGAAGTTTTTAATCTCCTCTTCTAATCCATTTATCCACACTTCTTTCCTTGAAAACTTTTTCCTAACTTTAGCTTTTGAATGGTACCTATCGTCAAATACCATATTTATATATGGTGATCCAAATATAAATCCACGGTAATGTGCCCAAATACAACTTCTTTCAGGAAAAGACCCGAACTCTCTTTGGATCTTAGTATCTACAGAATCTATCATTCCATTGAGGTGGAATGTCCACGATCCGTTAAAATATTTTGAAAACGTATCTCTAACAAATTTTTCTGACTTTAACATATCTATTACTCATTAATCAATTATGTTTAGAGGGGAACGAATCGGTCCCCTCTTGATAATCAGATAGTTATATAATTTCTTATTTCTTAAAATCTACCATTAATATTCCATCTTTGTAGATAGAATTTTTATCACTGAACATCGAATCTATAATATTTCCAGACATATTTACTGATTTTCTTATCTCATCTGTTATGTCAGCTGCGGTAATTAGATCCTCCTCAACTAGTCTGTAGTATAGCTTCTCTCCAAGCCACCTTGATGCTGCATCAATGTCGCTCTCATATATTTCTCCAAAAATATGTGGGTAAGATTTGTCGAATACGAAGTCTATGTCTACTTTCTCATCCTCCCCGAATCTTTCCCTCCAAAACAACAAAAAGCTGTCTATGTGATCCTTTTTACTAGTTAGTTGGTTGAATCCCTTACTAGATAATTGTTCGTAAGCCTTATCCACCCCAATCTCACTGGACAGTTTAATAAACTCCGAATACGTTGTCAATTTCTTATCTACCATACCTATTCCATCATAAACTACATAATTAAGAGGGTAACGTTTCGTTCCCCTCTTGATAGTCAATTAGTTACCAATCAAATTGTCTATTCTTGTTCCATCCTTTAGAAATCTTAATTCACATTCATCGCACACCTCCAAAAATCTTTCCATGCTATAATAGTATTCATAGTCTTTCTCTACTTCCCAATTAAATTCTGAAACTCCTTTCCTAACTAGATCTGAAAGTGTAGGTCCATCAACTGGGTGATCGATAAAATCGTATATTGGACCTAAAATTGCTTCGTCAAGATAGTACCCAGTTAGGGAACAGTCCCTAGTAACCTGGATATTGCTATGCCTATGTTTATATGAAGTACCTACTACCTTAGAGTAGTACTTTCTACCGTGAATATCATCCCAGTAGTTATTTATTATGTACTTTGCTAATCTATAACCAGTAAGTTCTACTGATCTACATTCTTTTGGGTCAAATACTTCATAGAAAGCGCAAAGTGTCCTAGAATTATCTCCTTCATAGGGGTACCATGAATATTTCTCCCAATCACTATGGGCCCTCTCCCTACTTGATTCGGACAGCTCATTCACTTTGTAAACAGTTATCTTTATAGTCTCCATTTTGTTTTATATAATCATATAGTGACATGAATTTGAAGTTATCACCGTCTGATAATCTATTTCGATCGTTTCCCCATTCCGCGTAATAGCTTCTCTTATTAGATGGGAATTTCTTGACTACTTCAAACTCTACGTTATCAAATCCACCAGATCTATCCGCAAAATCAATAAAAGATTTAATCCCGACATTCTCAAAGAATATCCTAATCCTATTTAAGAACCAACAATAAACATCTCTGAAGTATTCGTATGACCTTTCCCAACAATCAGTGTTACAATAGTTTAGTTTAGGATTGTACTTTGGAAACTCACTCTTCATCTTTCCCTCGAATTCATTGTACATTTTTATAAGTTTTGAAGTACGGTCGAAGAATGATCCCCAGGGTATTTCATCCACAATTATTGAATCCTTTACGTCAACATCCACATCCCTATACCACCCATCATACCTAAATACTTCACTCTTAACATCGATATAAATAAAGATATATTTTCTAATTTTATTTACGTACTCCTCAGTTCTAATTGAATCCTTGAAAAGACCTTCCAGATCAAAATCCCCAATCCAACGAATAATCCTGGAGTATGTCTTCATCATTCCAATAACAAATTCAATATCCTCTGAGTGGCGTCTTATGTATAATAGCCTATCTATGTGTAATTTACATAGATCATCTGACATACATAAAAGATCCCAAAAAGAATTCTTAATCTTTTCTATGTCCGTATTCATACTTATTTGATTCCAGTTGATCCAAATCCACCTTCTCCACGTTCAGTCTTCTCTAGTTCTTCAACTACTACAAACTCTGCCTTCTCTACCTTATTTATTACTCCTTGAGCAATTCTATCTCCTGGATTTACCCAGAAAATGTCTGAAGACTCGTTTCTGAGAATGACTCCAATCTCGGCAGTATATCCACTATCTACTGTACCTGGACTATTTGCTACGAATATCCCCTTCAGTGCTAGTCCAGATCTTGACCTAACTTGAAGTTCATATCCAGAAGGAATGCTCATTCTTACTCCAGTATAGATGAGTTTAGTCTCTCTTGGGAACACTGCTAATGGGCTATCATATTTATGAGACATTCTAAGGTCGACTCCTGCGTCACCTTCATGTTTATATACTGGAATATCTCTCTCGTCGTCTACTGCAATTTCTACTTTTAAGTTCATATTATTTTTATTTATTAAACATACTATAAATTAAATTAATAATCTTTCCAAATACCCCCGGACGACTATTAGTTACTTCTAATTTACTGTCGGTTACTTCTAATTTACCGGCTTTTATTTCTTTTTTAGTTACCTCTAATGTACCAAGTCTAAGATCACTAATAAATTTTTTAGGATCTAACTCCTCAATTATAGATACTTTCCTAAAAGAACAGAATTTCTTTTTGTCTATTGAAGGATCTGGGTATTGAGCTTTTACTTTAAATAATCCTCTCTCGTGGGTTCTATTTATTTCTTCAATAAGTTCTTCAGACTCGCACCAGTATATTTTGAATCCAGACTTATACGTAGTTGTCATCGTCATAAATTCATAGGTATTCCCTGGACTAACCAGGATTTTAGTTGTAAGATCCCTATATCTATTCTCTGTAACTAGATATCCAATATAGACCGTGTCATTAAGGTACTGTCTTTCTATATAATCATATACCTTTCCAATGCAACGCTCATATCCATTGCCATATATATTAAACGAACTAGTAATGCTATCATTAGTAATTGGATCTATTAATTTGATAATGATACATCTTCCCAAGTATTTATGGTAGTATGTGTCGGTATCGGCCCTTATTCCATAAATGTCTTCTACTATTCCATCATTTGTGATTGCCCTATATAGCCAACTTCTCAACCTACTAGAATCTATTCCAAATTTAAGTAGGGATTTTTTGTTTATCCTTCCTGACTTAAGTTCTGATATGGTCCTTGAAAGCTCTTTTTCCAATTTTGGAAAATCATTCAATAATTTTTTCTTTTTACGGAATATAATTACTAATAGTATGTATGGAAATACTTTTATATATTTTCTAATTATTTCTCTAGGTATCCCCTTGCATAGCTCTGGATCACAATATTCTACAATTTCTCTATGATTATTCGATTCATTACTATAATTGTTATTTACTATTTTTGTAGATGATTCTTCAGTTATCGATCCATGTGATCGAGACGACATACTATGTCTATGGTTGTTATTCATAATCATCCGTCTTGCCGGATTATTTGCTACTTGATTCAAAACATAAGAACCAATAATAGCAGGGTTATTCGAGAACATCGTCATAAAAATTATAGCCCAGAAAGACTGTCTGTCTAACTGGGCTGTTGATTAATTACTTATTGAAAAACTTCTTTGCACTTTTCCAGTAGTAGGATACTACACTTTCAAGTAGATCTGATACCTTCATATTTGCTATCTTCTTAATGCTCGTATGAAAGTCATCTACTTCTTTGTTCTCATCTACTTTTACTACTTCTAGCTCTACCTTTTCTACGTTATTCTCCATACTTCTTAAGATATACTTGTTTATATTCGTCCTCTGCTGCTTGATACCCACTTAGCATTGGGATCATAAACTGAATGAAGATTTCCCCATTCTTAAGATATTCAAATTGAGTACTATCAGGAAGAGTTACTGTCATCTCCTTCGGAATTCCTGAACTATCGCATTCATAATGAATTCTCTTTGATAATACAGTTACGTTCCCGATCAATGAATCTTTAGAGAGTTTACCGATGAAATGGTCATAATCCATCTGGTTGATCTCCATGAAGATCAGATTAGAAGCAGTGATAGACATTCCTCCTCGAATAAGAGTTACCAGTTCAGGCTTCGTACTGATCTCGAACATTCCCTTACTACTCGCCCCAGTATTAATATAATCGAATACTCGGAAAGCTGTCCGGTAAAAGCTGACTCCAAATTCAGGATCATTAAATAATCCGTCAATGTCGGCCTTATCGCTTACTTCACCTACGATTCGATTCATCTCAATAAACATCAATGCCTTCTTGATGTTATCCCTAAGGATCGTAGTATCTACATACACTTTAGGTGGATTAGGTACTACAGTAGGTTTCATCTTAAATCTCTCTCCACAACTCGAAAACATTATAGCGACTGTAAGCGCTACAAACACTAGTTTTTTGAACATATACTATTACTTTTATTTGGTTATTTATCAATTATCCTGATTTTCCTTATATTCCTTGAGAATTTCTCCAAGTTTATCTAATGTCCTACTATTAGATGTCTGAATCCAGGACAGATTAGTCATTGGAACTTTTTCTACTGACTTCCTTCCTATGAACTTTACATAAGAATATCTTCCATCTTTTTTGACGATAACTCCATGAGCACTTGGATTGTCTCTTTTTTCTACGTAGTTTCCAATGTCCCACCCATCTTGATGATAAGCAGGGTACCTATCTCCATACTTAATTATCATTTTCCTATCCCTATCGTACTTATATCCGAAGGTGATCATTGATTCGTAGAAAATAGCAAAATCATCCTCGCAGTCATTGACAGTCTCTAGCTCATATTTCCCAACATAATCGAATTCTAACGTTCCTAATTGGCTAACATATTGAACTATTACTTTTGATTTTCTGTCAGTGCTGTCGAGGGAGAATCCATAAACTATTCCTATCTTGTTAGAATCTTGGATCTTTACAAAATCCCCCAAATCAAAATCCCCAATTAAGGCCCTAGAAAATTTCTCCTTATAATAGATTTTGCGATAGTCAGAGAATAGATTACAGTATATCAAGGATTGGACCGGATCTAATCCACTACTCAAATAAGTTGTCGTCGCTAGATATTTTCCCAGAGTTCCGTCCTTCTTAACATACTCTACTGTCGTATCTCCGTCCTTACTCTTAGAGATAGCCCTAACAAGCATCCCTCCCCTAAGGGAATCTTTATAAGGTGCGTTAATCCTTACATCTTCCCCATCAACCTGATCAAGCCACTTATCCACCATAATTTTCAATATATTTTAGGTCTCTTAAATCTACTATTTCACTCAAATCATCAATTTCTATTTGGTCTTCAAATTTAACTGTAGCCGTATTATAGGATAGTTGCTCTATTTCTCCAACTCTTCCTGATGGAATATGTTTTACTCTATCCTCGCATTTCCACATCATAGAGTGGTATGGAATGGGAAGAACATAGTCTCCACTTTTCTTTATTCTCATTGATTCTTTATCGAATACGTATCCAAAATTCTCCAGCCCTTTTCTAAGTACCTCAGAATATCTTGGGAATAAGTCATACACATATCTTGCCATTACACAGGTTCTAGCAATATTCCCTGACTGATCTACATATTCAATCTCTACCTTCCCATTCTCATTTCCTCCCTTTGGATTGAGATAGTGACCATTAGTCGATACTACATATCCATAAATTTTATTATCATATCTTGATCCGACCGGATCTCCCAAATTAAAGTATCCAACGAACTCCCCGAAAAAACTCTCACTGTCATCATCATATCCCTGGTCAAGACATAAGTATCTTACTTCCCCAGAAAATCCTGTATTGAAAAGTTCATAGAAAATCAACTTTTCAAGCGGATCTGGTTCACATAGATCATATGTAATTGCATCATACCACCCAAATGATCCATCTTTTTTGATATACTCTACTTTCGTATATCCATTTGGAACACTTTCAATTGATCTTACGGTTAACCCTCCATGACCTCTATCCAAATATATCTTACCGAGGCTCACAGGGATTTCCTCATTCGTAAGGTTAATATATCGATGTTCTTTCTTTAATTCCATATCACTTTACGTATTTATAGTTTTCTCTCGCATACAACATTTCTACGACTAGTAGAATAAGTTTTTTCATCTATGAAATATTAATGATAATAGTCTTAACCATCCGGCAGCTAAGACAAGTGAGCATATGATGAAGAATGGGAATGAAAAGGTCATAGAGATTAGAGTCATAATCTTACTAGACCGATCACTCTCCACTTTCCCTAAGTAACAATCTATTAAGTATCTAATAGACGACACTAATCTATCTAAGAAAAACACTCCACATGATAATCCTATAACAATATTTACTATTGGATTCGGAGACATGTTAGGTATATCCATATAACTTTATCATCAATAATGTTTGAAACACGATAAGACAGGATAACATGGCTGACAGGGTAACTGCCAGAAATCTACTTCCATATACTGACTCCGAAAAATATATAATTATATTTTTACAGATTATAATATCTGCAACGATAAATAACGTCACCAAAAATGAGTAGATTAACATCTCGATTTAAAATATAAGGGAGAGAACTAAGTCTCTCCCTAAGTTTGAATTGTTAGTTGTCCAGGTACTCTACTGAGTAAGACTTTCGTCCTGTACTGTCAGTATTGATAAGTACCTTAAACCGAAAATCCGCATATCCATCTCTCTTACAAACAAACGTGTTTTTGTTATCTCTTTCTACCAGACACGTAGCCGCTCCCGAGTAGTCATACACTGAATTAGCAAATACTTCAAGATCCCGCACATCAAGTCCAGCTGAGTCCTTTGCCAAGATCATCTCTTTAACTCCATCAAAGTTTGTAATGTCTTCTACCGAGTCAGAGACAAAGTTCATAACTACATACTTGAAATCACTCAAGTAGTCTCTTGTGGGATCTGACAGATTACAACTGTCCAAGAGCTGATTAGACCAATCCTCAGCAAGATTTTTAGTAAGCTCTCTTTGAATTACTTCCCTTGCTTGACACTCATTCGTAACATACTTCTTACCATTATTTCCACACGATGTTACGAGAATTGCAGTCAAAGCTACTGCAACAAATACTTTCAAAAAATTCTTCATTTCTTCTGTACCTTTTCCTTATATAATTTATCAATCAATTGTTCTACCTCTGGGCTTACTCGTTTCCCACCATAAATGATAGTTTGGCTACTAAATTTCTCACCTTTTACACTTCTGTAAGTGTGCATTGCCCATACATCTCCCTTCGTATCATCGCAGATCCAAGTAAGCATACAGTTATCTTTCTTGAGGTGGATCTCCCCCATGATGGTCATGTCCTTATCATACTCGAGGGAAATGTTTACAATGTATCCAAGTACATTCTTTACTCTTTGACCGATCGGAAGGTTCTTATTAGAGTCTCCAAAGTTTACTCCACTAATCCGATGATTCCAATCTTTAGGGTTGGTAGATTGAACTGCTACTGGGGTTTCTTTTCCAAGAAGCATGTCCTTTACATTCTCCAAGACAATAATGTCTTCCCTTGTCAGATTATCGATTCCCCCTCTACAAGTGTTAGCATAGTTGTTGAGAGCTTCCAATCGAAAAGCAAGTGCAGTAAACTTCAGTAAAGAGTCTTGCCTAAATAACATCTGTCCAGTGGCTACTCCCTCCTTGTAAACTACTGCATCACAAGTGTCACAATCATACACCTTCTGAAAAGAGGCGCAACTACTCATTGACAGTAATGAAACAACTGCCAGCACGGATAATAAAATACTTTTTTTCATTTCGTTTTGTTGTATAAATGGTTAGGTTATATTTCTATGTATAAGGTAATTTGCCTCCCAATCGTGCCAAATATTCCTCTCTCCAAAATAAGATCTTCTCTTCTGGCACAATAAATTCAACATCCCAATTCGGACTTGTTGTTCGAACTATCAAAGTATCCTTGATCACATTCACGGATCTTATCCCTCGCATCCTCTGATGCCCTTTTGATTATTTCTCCAAATTTATTAATCTCCTCTTCTGTTGGTACTCTCAAATCACTTGTCTTAAATCTAATCTTCACTGGGGAAAGACCGTCGGATGTTACGCTTATCAATGTAGTTTCAAATGCACTGCTCTCATGGTCCACTACCTTTCCAGTGAATCCTCCACTCATTGTTGAGGCAAGGAATGCTCCCCTACCAATACTATTCCAATCCCATTTTCTTGGTGGTTTTTCGTACTTTAAAATATTTGACTTCAGATCCCCACTCTTAAATATGAATTTGAACTTATCGTCATAGTAAAATCCGTTCTTACCTAAGAGTCTTTGGAACTTAGACTTGTAATAACTATCAGCTACATAAACATGATCAACATGTAGTGCAAGACTGGACCTCTCTAGGATTCCACCCGACACTGAAACTACTAATATCTCGTTTATGTAGGTATCGTGGTCATATACTACTCCTACTCCCTCTCCTGCAAGAACTACAACTGTTCCGATCAAATTGTCTACTTTGTCCATGACATACTCATCCAAAGGAAGTATATTACCATCTTCCGAGGTATAGACCTTACTTCTTATGTCCATATCATCTTCCAAGTACTTCTCTTCATAACTGCTACATCGACACACGAAGGATGCTGGTACAAACCATTCCTTAACATATTTACCATCAAAAGTGTATGATCGGATATAGGAGTCATCTTCATTTCCGTTATCAAATACTTTTACGCAATAAACACTGTCTCCATGAAGAGAGTCCCAATAATAATTCCCTACTTTTATATCCCTGACGTCCATATTAAATAAATTTTACCATTAATTTGTTTGCAGTTTCCATCAAACTTTCGTATGAACTGATTCGAACATCGCTTACTCCATTCAGTTCCTCAATCATTCTCTCGTTAATCTCAGTTGTTTTCATTCTGTTCGTTTTCATCGTCGTAGTCTCCATAATAAAATTTATCAAGATATTCTTCTAATTTTTCAATCTCTCTTTGCGTGAAAATATGTTCAAAATCTGCTCTGTCAAAATGGGTTAGCTGATTGTATATTTCAACTCCCTTTAAGTAATCATCCAGCCTATCTCTACCTTCCCTACCATCTAAATACCCAAACTCTGATAAGAATTCGCCCATATCGCTCGTCTCCCTAGTTAATCTGTAGTCACTAACTAGACTATATAACATGTCCTTCATGTTAAATCCCCCACGGTCTGGATTACATGAGTACTTGAAGAACATTCCTTCAGTCTTTCCCGATGCGTCCGCTCTAATTGCTAAGAAGCAGTCATAACTATAGACTCCCTTACCTACAAAATCAGAATCTTCATGTGAATCAGTAAAATGGATTCCAATGATTCCAAGTTCCAAACAGAGTTGGAAAAATCTCTGATCGTTTTGATCTGGTCGAAACATATCTAGGTCAGCACCGATCATGTTAGCGATTCCATCCATTCTTTTCAAATAAATTTTTTCAAGTTCTTTTTCCATAATAGTTTTATTCTGAATCCGTTAAATGTAACAATACGATTTGTACTGTGATCATTGGTGATAGGAAAGCACCGGCTATCCCGAAGACGTTATAAGACGGATCTTTACTCAAAACAGAGCAAATGACCATAAAAATCGAGACTAATAATTCCAAATACTTTTCTGCAAGAGTCGTTTTAATTCTCCAATCTCTCATTTTCTTTTCAGTTTATTATAGTATGTCTTTGCCCATCTCCACTTCTTCTCATTACTCACTTCTTTCGGGATCTTTTTCTCTGGATTAATTGAGTCGATTTTTGTTGTCTTACAGTATTTCCTATAGTCAGAATCAATTTCTTTCTCCAATACATTTTCAATTCTGACTCCTTTCTTGAAAGTCTCTACTGTCGGCGGATAACTTACAGATGTTCCATACAAGTACAAAATTGATCCATCAAAGTCACACCACCACTTCACAATGATATCGTGGACATATACGGATCCTTTCGTACTAAACTTTGAATTTCCAAAGTCTACATCTAACCTATTAATCTTGCTATAGAAAACCTCAGCAGCTTTGTCAGACTTTCCTGACTTAATCATCTTGATTACGTCTTCCTTACTTACGCTTTCAAGAGTCTTATCTGACAGTCCTCCTTTCTTGATCCTTTCTTTACATAAATACAAGTGTCTGTAGAACTCCTTGTCCATTCCAGTCTCTCTATTCCATTGTGACAGGAAAACTGCATCGCGGTAATCTCCGAGTACTTCGTACATAAGAACCTTCTCAATCTCTGACTTAAGTTCTGACTCCCTATCAGGAGTAAGGTACTCTACCCCATCATTTACTACCTTAGCTTTGAATGATGTTTGATACAGATTATCACAGCTAGCTAGTGATAAGAGTAGAACTGATAGCAATAGGAATTTAATCTTCATAATGTTCCTGATCCTCCTTGCTTAAAATAGTCAAATCATATTTTTGCTTTCCTAAGAATTCTAGTCCCTTTTGGGTTACGTAGACTCTTGTATAGGTTCGGTCGGGCCATCCTGTAACGAGCTCCTCCTTCAACTTAAAATAATCTTGCCTAACATAGGTCTGCTTCGGTTCGTTCCTGTTCTTGAAGAAAATCCCCATCTTCCTTAATAGTTTGTAGAGAGTATTTCTTCCAAAACCTAACTTGAGAAGTTTAGAAGCCTGACCGATATCAACCAAATCTTCTGTATTAATCACCTTGTCCATGAGTTCCGCCTTAGGCCTGACTACTTCCAGTTCCTTGTCTTTTTCTTCGATCATCCTCTGCTGTTCAGCTGCAAGTAAAAGGGCCTCTCGGAATGTCTTTGGAACATCAAATCCACTAAGTGCCTTTTCTTCTTCCAACTGTTCCCAACGTAAGACTAGTTTAGCTCTCATCTGATCGTTGTACTTTGACGCTACATAAAGACATTCTCTCTTAGTAAGGAGATAGCACTTTAGACTTCTTCCGGTTGAATCCTTATATTCACTAACCTCAAATTTGAGGCCAGTAACCTCCTCCCATCCAGACTCCATCTTCTCAATATCCCTAAGAACATTCTTATGGAGTTTTCCAGTAATTTCTGCAATCTCGATAGAAGTCATTCTCTCACTCTTCAATAAGTTCTTTTCCATACTAAATCATTTTCTTTTTACTTATAATATCAATTAGCTGGGCTCAAATTTGAGCTCAGTGATCCTAATTAATTGATTTCCATATTATTAACTGGGCGCAAAATTGCGCTCAGTGATATGTGTCGTTAGGTAAGCTCAAATTTGAGCCCATCTCCAGTAATTTAACGAGCGCAGAATTGCGCCCGTTGATTATAATATGTTGATTTTCAAGTCATTAAACGGGCTCAAATTTGAGCCCGTTGAATTTCATGCCTTATATTACCTTATCTCTTTAATCAATTCTTCAATCTCCTCTTTCGAAAAGAAGTCTTCAAATAAGATTTTATAAATCCATTCAGTATCAGACACTTCTTTCCCACTTTCAATCATTTCCTTTACACATAGATAATCATCCAAATAGGTATCCAATACATCCTCTACTACTGGCATGTCATCTATGTTACTCAGAGATTCTATTATCTTATTACCACGCCTTAGTGCGAACCCTTCAAATTCTCCAAGAGATCCATAATATTTTAGTCCATACCTCTTTGAAAACTCATCCTCGATTTCAGGACCTACAGCTATGTCGACTAACTTACCATCTATAAGGTTCCTATAGAAGTTTTCAGTTCTAAGATAAATCTCTCTCAGAAACAAATCTCTCTCATTCTTTTCCATACTTTGATCTCAATAGTTCAATCTCTTTCTTACTGAATATCTTTTCGAACATCTCTTTATAATATACTCGCCATCCAGTAATCTCCTCTCCCTTAGATTCTTTCTCCAAGACTTCATCATAATCTTTAAGAAATATCTCAAATATCTCACCGACTTCACTCTCGAACTCTATTTCAGACAAGGAGGGAAGATACAAATAACCAACGCTTCCTTTATCCCAAAAGGTCTTAATCATCACAATGTCCCCGGAATCATTTTCCTCATCTCCTACGAAATTGATGTCTGGAAAATCCTTGTCAGTCTCTGTAATTTCAGTTAAATCGTTGTAATTAAGTTTCTCGTCAGTTTCTTTTTCACATAGTCCGTTGACCAAATCAACTAAACTTTCAACCTTACTTTTCATAAATTAACAAATATAGAAATTATAACTAATATAATTGGTATTATCGCACAGATCACAGAGAGTAATGGTAATATCCTCATAGCACATTGTCTAGTTTTATTTTCATACAATGAGTCATCCCTGTATTCTATTAACATTAGTACTAAGAATGATAAAAGGAAAATCATGCTTAGAATCATTGGTATGACGTAGAAACAAATAATGACTGTCTTATCCATACTACTTACTTTACTTTCAGTTAATTAAACCAGTCCCCTAAATCAGGGTAGTGGTATCTACTCAAATATGTCGCGAATCGCGACGCTCTTGATTAACAGATAGTTACTATCCAAAAATTGAAGTTAAGACTGTGTACATCAAGAATAGAATTAACCCTACAATTATTACCCCCATAGATATAAAAACGAAACCGAAAAGGAAATCAACTAATTTCTCAAATAAATTATCATCAAGCATTTTATAAGACAAAATAATTATTATTAAACAAAAAATAAATATAATCGTTCCAATATATTATAATTTTAAATTGATTAGACGAAAAAAAAATTACCGTTATCCTCACGGACTGCGGTAACTTGAAAAACATTATGATGAAAGTCACGGTATTTCCGGAGAGACTCGAACTCTCAGCCCTTGGATTAGAAATCCAATGCTCTATCCTATTGAGCTACGGAAACAGGTTGTACACTCAGAATCCATCTCGGATAAAAGTGTACAGTGATCAAATTATAAACACATGAATAGTGTTTGTAGGGTAAACCGGATTCGAACCGATGATCTCCACATCCCAAATGTGGCGGAATGACCTGACTATCCCACTACCCTTCCCTTTCTCCATGAATGTGACTCTTCATGGACTCCACACCGAAATGTGGTACGAGGTGGACTATCCATGAGCTAAAAACTCGCGGACTTCGGACTTCACAGAGGTTGGCCTTTCAAAAGATTAGCTCTTACATCCTCTCCATCCGTGTAATCGACAGTCCCTGCCGATGTATAAAGTTCTCCATGAATGTGACTCTTCATGGATTTCCATGCCTAGACCCCAGCATGGTACGGAGTATAATCTATTATCCTAGGATTACAGAGCTCCACGGACCCCGTAGACTTCATGTGGTGGGAAAGTCACTCCCCATAGCAGGCTCTAACTATTCCGCTGGAATTACATCTGCTAATTATTCCATACGACGCCGAGTAATGCGATAATTACTCCACGATTTTTCGAGCGGGAAACGGGGCTCAAACCCGCGACCCTCAGCTTGGAAGGCTGATGCTCTAATCAACTGAGCTACTCCCGCAAAGCAGGGTCCGAACTACATCTGAGGTAGTCAGACCCCGAAACTCATTCTATTTCTAGATGAGCAAATTTAGGTGAAAGTCTGTAAACAAAACAAGTTGATCATTCTTACCTTAGGTACAAACCCTCACCTGTTCCGCCACTGATTTGAAAATAAAACGTCCCAACCTAGTAAGCATTGACGGAAAAAGAGGCTTGTTGGGATCTAACCTTCGCGAAAGGTATCAGTTACTGGACGTCCAATATAATCTTTCGTCATATTAACGTCACCTTATTAAGGTACATACATGGAACTGACAACACGCATGGTTTTTGATAGCTATTTGACTTACCATCAGATCTTACGGGATGAAAAGTAAGTACTGTCTTTTAATTTCTAAGACACCAGTGAAAGGTGTGCGGTGCTTACGGGACTCGAACCCGTGGTCTCTTGCGTGACAGGCAAGCATTCTGACCAGCTGAACTAAAGCACCATTGGCATAGTAAAGGTAACTTGCCAGTTTCGTGAACTACCTATGATCTAAAAATTAATCCTTGGCTTCGGACTTCACAGAGGATTGGCCGATCAAAAGATCGGCTCTTACATCCTCTCCATCCGTGTAATCGACAGTTCCTGCCGATATATTCTTATTTAATCAGAAACGAAGAATGTTAATAGCGGCATTTACATCACGATTGTGATGAGTTTGTTCCACCCAATGGGTTCGAACCACTGACGCAAGGATCTTCAGTCCTTCGCTCTACCAACTGAGCTAGGGTGGAATTTATTTAAAAGTCCACCATCCCGGATTCGAACTGGGGCACCTGAGGCTCTAGCCAACTGAGCTAACGATGGACTTTTGAGGAGGAACCCGGACTCGAACCGAGACACCGTTTCACCGATTACTAATGATTTTCAAGATCATTTCCTTACCGATTAGGATTATTCCTCCTTATTGCTTTTCATGTGGGGATAGAGAGACTCGAACTCTCACTCTTCTCGGAACCAGATCCTAAGTCTGGCGTGTCTACCAAATTTCACCATATCCCCGTGACAACGAGAGGAGAAGATAGGACTCGAACCTATACGTCATATTACTGACTACTAACAGTTTAGCAAACTGCCCCCTTACCAAATTAGGGTTACTTCTCCGTTGGGAGAAAAATTCTCCCTACAAAATTATTTTACTGTGCATATTTAAGGGTTTGTGCCCTGTAAGTGTGCCTAAAATAGAACTATCGAATCTTCAACTATAATTCTCTAAAATATTTATAGAGATTTTCTATCCTTGATTCATAGGAAGTCTCAACTATGTTAGTGTCGTGGAAATGAGATTTAAAACTTACCTCCTCTAGGTACGGATCGACTATTAGGTTCAGGTCCCTACATCTGACACATTCAATGACTTTATCGATAGGGACGCAATAATGATCAATGAATAAAATAAAATTGCCTTCGAACAGATTATATAAAAATCCTTCGTCTAAAACATACCTAAGTACCTTTCCACTAATCTTATAGGACATAGTGAATTTAGGATTATCAATTAATAGTTCGTTTAATTTTTCTGGGAATCAATTATATTCTTTATCTCATAATAATCTAAGTCCCAAATATAAAGTAAAGTACTATTACTACATTTAGCTAGTATTTCCACTATTATTAATATTTAATTTGTCTAGTTGTATTTATTTTGTAACTATATGTATAATTATCCGGAGATCACCAAAGGAAGTACACAGTTTTTCCAATTCTAAACACTTTATTACTCTTTTCAAATTTCTTTTCTTGTTCCCTAAGTTTTTCTTTGTAGAATGGGAAGGAATAATCAATTCCATACTCTCTCCTTAGATATTCTCCAAAAATTTGATCCCTATGGAACTCCGGAGAGTAGTTAAGAGTCATCTGATCAGATTTATCCATCTCCTCAAGAATTTTCCTTGGATTAAGACAATCTTCATCGTACAGTTTCCAAAATGCTATAAAATTTGGAACTTCTTTCTTCCTAGCTATCAGTTCAGGTACTCCAGATATTACCAATGTCTTAGATAACCCAAAGATTTCTATACTTGAAAGAAAATTTTCTATACTTACTGGAGTTGTAGCTAAATCATCTTCTCCAAAATCGAATTTTTCAACAATAGATCTGTATCTTGAAAGATCTTTTTCGTCAATCGTTTTCATTTTGTACTATATTTTGAGTTTTTTATTTTGTAATTGTATATAAAAGTATCTAGATGATCATCAAACGTAAATGGTCCGTAGTGATTTATGTCCCTAAAATTATTATATAAGAACATCTCGATCGTAAAATCAAATCCACTAGGATACTTCGATCCAGTTACGTAGGAGAATGCGCTTGACAATGCGTCACCTAGGTATTCCCCCTTCCCATAACTCCTGTAGTCCTCATATAGTTCATAGTTGGTTATATGACAGAGGTAATCTAATCCGAGATAGAAATATAGCCTATTTAAGTTTCCACTAATTAACACCTTGGACAACTCTTCATCCTCTGGGATCTCGTAAGAAACTTGGTCATTAATACGACACTTCCCAGGATAACTGGAATACTCGGTAAACTTTAGATCGTTACCAGATACTCCATCAAAAATTAGGTGGGAGATACTGTCAAATCCCTTTACAATCTCCTCTTCCCTTTTAAATACTATATCATTAGGAGTAAAGTTTTTGAATTTATTTATATCCAAGTAGGTAGGATCTGATGAAGTAAAGAAGTTTCTAGTTACTCTTTTAAACTCAGACTCGGTTAAATTCCCAGAGATAAAATCTGTAACTCCATTCAAGAATCCGAAAAATCTTTCTAGAAATTTACCTAGATCTTTTGATTCGTCTATTTGCTCTTTGTTATCCATAATAATTCCTATTTCTTTCCCGAAAGGAGATTTCTCCTGTCGGCAATTTGTTTCATAAAGTACTGATAATCATCCAGAACTATTTTTCTCGTTCTGATCGACGTGTTATAATCTACTTTGTAAGTTTATTATTAATCTCTTAAGATACATAAAGTATCTTTTATAAGTAATGCCTTACGGCTTTCCCAGAGTTCATTCAAAATCTTCATAGCAGCCTTTTCTGATATATCTTTTGATTTCATTCCATATTCTAACTCAACATACTTATCTAAAAGATGAATTATATTTAAGTCCCCACTATTATCTCTACGTACATTTATTTTATCGGATCTATCCATCATTTCAAGAACCTCAAGTGGCTTTAGTAAGGATTGTCTATCATAAAGGGACCAAAATGATAAGAAGATAGGAATATATTCCTTGCACATAGCAAGTCTTGTAAGACCATATCCGACAAGTGTCCTTAGCATCCCATCTTTCCTAACTCTTGATAAAAATCCATCGAACGTAACCTCCTCTGTTGGTGGTAACTTTTCAAATTCTTCCGGATAATCTGCCAGTTCTTCGAATTTAGAGAACTCTTTTTTAGTTATTTCTTTCATCTTTTCATTAAAATATAAGTATCTAGTAATCAGCCGAAACGATTTTCTTCGCTTCGGTAAATGTATGTTCCTAATAATCAGGCAAGTCGATTTTATTCGACTTGGAACTGTGGTAGCGTAATCTCCACTAAATCAGCCGTTCGGCATTTCTTCACTTCGGAAGTCATTAATAAAAAATATGTGATCATCAACTACTAATATATTCTTATCCTCTTCAATTTCTTTTTGTAATCTTATTTTATCCTCTTCAGATAATAACCTATAATTTTTTATATTCTTTCCTATTAAACATTCTTCAATTACATCGTCACCTGGGAATAGGTGATATACATAACTCGATTCCATCTCATCAATCAAATCACATACGTTGACTTCTACATTCTCCCCATACCTAACTAGCCAGTATAAAAGAATGATTCGAAGATCATCTTCAACATCTATTGAAAAAAGATTTCCAAATTCGATTGAGAATCCGTAATGATTTGCAACCTCGGACATCCCACACTTACTCAATAAATCAATAAATTTAGAATATTTAATTGATTCTTGAAACATTTTATTTTCATTACTGTATATAGTTTCTAAATCACTATCTACTCTTTCAATCTGCTTTTCTGACGAAATTACCATACTAATTTTAACTTACTGATCACAATTCTCCTTTGTATAAAAAAAAATACATCCATAAGTGTATATGATTCTATTATCATCTTCTATTTCCTTCCTCATCCTATTTCGGTCCTCATCGGATAGGCTGTTATAATCAACCTTGCTTAGTCTATATCTTTCTCGCACGCAAACTTCTACTGGATCATCACGTAAAATATACATAAAATACTCTTTATTCATTTTCTCCAACATATCTGGCAAGTAAATCTCTTCGGTTTCGTCGTACCTTAGTTTCCAGTATGACAAAATGATTGAAAGATCGAGATAATTATCTATTGAGAAGTTCTCTTCTGGAATTTCCTCTTTACTGCATCCAAAATAATCTGCAACCTTGCTCACTCCATATTCCTTCAATAAGTTTACAAACCCAGAATATGACATTGATTTGGGAAGATCTAATGACCTTCCCATATTAATTCTCTGTTTGTCTCTATTTATCTGAACAGCCTGTTCATCTGATAACCTTCTCATAATGGAATATAGTCAAATCAAATTATCTTCAAATTCCAATTTACTCATCTCCTCATCACTCAGTCCAAGGATTTCCTTTGCCTTCTCTCTGTTGAATACAAACTGCTTACTACCATTCTTACTAATAAGTCCAATCTTCTCCCACCAATGTGCAACATACTCCTTACCAGCTCTAGTATAGTTAAGTTGTTTATTCCACATGATTGGATCTCCATTTTCATCTAAGACAGGTACTTCAACTACCTTACCATAGTTCTTGTCAGAATACTTCTGGATAAGTTCATAATGGTTACGAAACTTTCGATGGAACTTCAAAGCCCTCATCAACCTACAAAAGATAACTGGTCCAGTACCAAAGAACTTAGATACTTCAGTGATAGTAAGTAAATGCTCTGACTTGGTGATCATTTCATAGTGTTCCAACTTACTATCCTTCTTCTTAACTTCCAGCTTTAAGACATCCCTTTCACCTTCGGCTTTAAGTCTACCTTCTCGATCCTCTTTCCATTTCTCAATTACTTTGAAGATAGAGTCAGGGTCCTTCAAAAACTTTTCAATAGTTTCTTCAGTAGCATACATCCCTGTATGAGAAATTGAAGGAAGAACTTCTTTGAATACCCAATCTTGGAACTTCTTTGCATTCGGTTTCTTGCTTTGGAAAATGCATCGATAAATGTTCGGCTCATCGATGAAGTTGACTGTCTGAGTTCCTCCACCAGTCATACACTTGATTTGATAGATTCCAGATTCATCTAACCTGCTCTTCACTTTAGCGGTGCTATCCAAATCCAATGATCTCACAATGTCTGGTAGAGACACTACAGGAATCCCATTTACTACTGAGGTTCTAATTTCACCAAAGTTACTGTTCTCGAAAATTTTCAATTTATTCTCCATGTTTTACATTGTTTATGAATTCTACAATTATATCTTTATACTTTTTTGATTTCTCTCTTCTGCTGTTAAATATCAAATCTGCCAGTCCATTGCTTGAAATATACCATGATGAGTGTGACCCATATTTAGTATCCTTCATTAGCAGCTTCTTATACTTTGGATCCACAGTTGACATCATGCTGTATGGGTCTTTGTATCCTAGAATCTGGGATAGGCTTTTAGCGTGGAATATGGGATTGCTCTTATCTCCATATGCCTTAATAACTATATCGTCACAAAATACGTATTCTCCAAGAAGTTTTGGCTCCTCATTCTCCTTATAGGAAGATAATTCATTCATATTCAATAAGTTGTATTTGTACAATAATGGGGGGGTACCTACAATTCACCCCCTTGAATTAAAAGGGTAGTCTCATAATGTTGGGACATTACACTACTAAGGTCTTTTGCCCTGCAAGTCGAGACAAAAATATAGGGAAGCCCAACGAACATAAAACTGTCCATTGAACCTCCCTGATTTAGATCATTCCTTACTATATTCACGGAACAACTCTAGAAGATATTCCTCTGCCTCCCTAAATGTCTTCCTAAGAATCATACCTCCACCATCTTTTTCGCAGATAAGACAGACTAAGTACCATTTAATAAAACTATCCATAGATAAAATTTCATCTCTATAGGCCGACACGTATAATAAGGCCCCATAATACTTACGTAGATTGGGAAACTTATTTGATATATAAATTAAATCTAATTTTCTATCTATGTCTGGGACTCCTACAATCTCTCGAATAGATTCAACCACAAAATTATTTATTTCGTATTTTTGACTTTCTGGATTCCAAATTGCATATCGGATGCAGTTTGCAATCAACTCCACTGCAACGATTCTATTATATCTTACTTCATACTTACAAATCTTTCTCGGCAATTTCTCCCCTGATGCCCATCTCTTCCAAATTCCGTCTATCTCTTTCATCATTCTTATTTCTTGCTTCCAGTTTCCTAAAGTCCTTCGTTTTGATCTTTGTAATAATTCTCTTTCCAGATCTATCACAAATTCCGTATGGACATTTAAGTACCAGACCCTCTGCCTGCAAGGTTTCATCATCAGACTCTGTTGACAAGAATCCAGATCGAACTTTCTCAATGGCTTCTGGAATCGTCATATGTCCTACAATCGGTACGACTTTAATCCCTAACTTATTCGCAATATCTTCAACATTGTCCCTAAGTAACCACCACTTTCCGATCTTTACATCAAATAAGATAAAGTCCACATCTTTTGGATTATATCTTTTTCCTGGCTTCTGGATATTTACTCCGTACCCTTCTCCATATAGAACTGCAACGCTATCGAGTTTTCTTTCTCCGCTATTAAGTGCTTCATTCAGCTTTTCTACAGGAAACAAGGACTTTAACTTTGCTAACAGTCTCTTTGGAATTTCGGATACCTCTTCTCTTCCCATGAACTCTACACTAACCATTCCTCCATCTTCTTCAGGTGGAAGTACAATTACTCGAATGTTTGTTCCATCAATCTTTTCTGTAGCTTCCCATTTCAAGTCAGAAAGGTGATAGAAAAGTGGATTACAGAATTGATCGGGAATAATAACTTTCCTATCATCTCTCATAAATAGGGTATCGATCTTTGGATACTCAGTTTCTTCAAAATTAATCGTCATAATCTAAGCCGTCATTATTATAGTTAATCCATTTTACTCCAATGAATAAATCAGCAATTGATCCAAATAACCCTATCCAAGGATTTCCATGATTGAAAGTATGTACAAAGAAATAAAGTACAATACAAATAACTGCAACCTTTACAGGAACATTAAGGTAAAGTATTTTATCTATAAATTTCTTCATCACTAAATCTCCCATCCGCTCTTAAGATTGATCTTATTTTATATAAGGTATTGTTAGTCGTCCTATAATCCTCATCCTTAACATTGTCACAATATCTCTTCTCTGGAAAGTCAACGAAGTCGCTATAGAACCTTTTTATTCTGGTTATAGCCAAGTCGTCTGAAGGTACCTCAACTAACTTCTTGATCAACTCATCGTCCATGACAATGAAGGTAGCTCGATCCATTTTCAGGTCTTGACCGAACAGTATATATCTATCAGACCAATTGTCATACATCAATACTCCAGTTATGTCATAGCCATTGTCCTTGAACTTTAGGATCTTCAGTTTATCTCCGACTTTAGTTTCTAGTGGGTTTGACTCTCCTCTGTTGTCATCGACATCAGTTATTCCCTCATCAACCTGCTCGAAACTCTTACTCCCGAATCTATTTTTAACAGTATTCCTGAGAACTTCCATTAAGTCACTATCTTCCTTATCAGTATAGATAAGATCACCATCGACTTCAATCTTCATTCTACTAAAGCTCTCACTTTCAAACCTTTTTACCATATCTTTTTCATGGGATATGTCATGTAAGGTGTGGCTTTCAGAATCTAGTCCTCTACTAATATAATCCTCTGGACTCATCAGTCCAACATTCACAAGATCATTCCCGTATGCATGATTAAATAGGGCGTAATTTCTACCATAATTAGTTACTAGGAAGGTCTTTCCACTAACAAATACGAACTTGAGATTTCCTAAGTAGTCAATATTCTCTATGTCCTTATCCCTATCGTTAAAAGTATAGTAATTCCCTTTAGATTTATCAGCTTCAATCTTTTTATTAAGGTTCTCCACGATCTTACTTATGACAGATTTAATCTCATCTCTGTCTGAGTTAAGGATTTGAAGTGACTCTTCTTCCGAAAGATTCTCCCTGATTATGGAAAGTACGTCATCAATAAAGGATACTCCAAAGGGATAGAGATTACCATCTCCAGATTCTATGGAGTCCCTAATTTCAGTTAGCCTACAGTAATTATATAGGAGATTCCTTATCAACGATCCAGCAAACTTAGATCTAGTTATTTTTATGTCTTCAGTGACTTTTACAAATATAAGAGTCAAGTCTTCTTCATTTGTACTGACAATATAGTAATCTCCGGACTCTGATTTTACTACTATTCCTCGCTCCTCTCTAAGGTAGTAAACTACCTTTAATTTTCCTTCACCTGGAGTGGTAACAAACTCTTCAATATTTTCCATATCAATCAAAAATCCCTTCAGTTAGATTACTTCTATCTTCAAAATTTACTTTGAGATCGTCCATACGATTAAGATAGCTTCCATCTCTCATACTTTTCCAGAAAAAGAATAGTATTTTAATTCCTTCCGGACCTAATCCAGTAATTACGAGTCCACCTCTATACTTATTTATTATATAGAGATCTCTCATCAGTCCCCACCCCAAGTACTTGCATCCAGAAAAATCTATGATATATCCATTATCATTGATGATCTTTGGACTTATGTACTTTGTGTAGAAAGAACCTCCAATAAATTCAGGAAGATACTCTGAGAGATCTCTCAAATTAATTCTTATCATCTTTACCTCTCAGTTCTAGATAGATTCCTAAAGAAGCGATAACAATAGCAGCTAATGATAGTAAAATAATCTTTATCATTTCCCATTCTTATTTTCTGCCAACTTGATTAATTCGTCTAGGTTTAAGCCAAAAGTCTCATATTCGACTACATTTTGAGTATTGAAAGATACGAAGTTACCATTTGGATAATATTTAGTAACAAACATATCTGGAACCTCATTCAAGCACATATACTCTTTTTCAGAAGCAAACTCTCCAAACTCATCTTCATGCTCTACCTCATCCTCATCGAACTCTATATTATAGGCCACCCCATTAACCATAGATCCTTTTTTAATCGAATTATCTTTGAAATAAATATTTTTATGAAGGAACCATATAGAGCAGTTGTATGTAGATAAACTTATGGACTCAATCTTATTTTTATCTAATATTGTTTCGCTACTCCTTATTGACTCTGATACTGACTCTACATTCTTCAATGAACTTAATAAGAAGTCATCTAACTTTAATACTGCAAAGTCACAATTCCAATAATCCCATTCACGATCTTCGCAACAATAGGCTAAAATAGCCACATATCCCGTATACTTATCTACTATTTTCATCTCACTGAGTAAGTTTTAGGAACTCTGGAGCTACTCCATATAGTGGAGTCTTACCATCCCACTTATCAATAAACTGCTTGTATAGAATCTCTTTAGTAAGTCCTTTAGACATGATCAATGCTTGCTCAGTTTTAAGACGTTCAAGTTCATTCCTCTTCTTTTGTTCCTCAATTTGCTGATCAAGAACTGAGATATTCGTATTTACCTCATTTCGATTATCGATCTTTTCCTTGACCTTGCTAGAAAACTCTAACTGAGCAGTGAAAGTTAGAAGTTTGAATCCACGCTTTTCAAATTCAGCTTCTACTATCTTTTCAAGTTGTCTCTCAAATGCTAAAGATCCACCATCTGCCATCAGGCTATCAGTTTTATACTTTCTACTCTCTTCTTTGATCAGATCGTAGATCCGAGGCTCAAGAATGTTGTCCTCAATTGATTCCATGAACTTATCGTTTCGACCATCATCAATGTGTTTGTTGTCGAATACGACATCGATTGCTCGATCCTTTATTACTCTGTAAGAGTATGCTGGTCTCGCGGTGAACTCCGTATTGTCAGCTGCTTTGAGAGTCACTGGTTCTTCAAACTCCCCACGTTGATCAAACAATGGTACTTGAAATAGCTCAGTCCCAGGAGCAATCGTAGATACTCTACCAGTTACAATAGAAAAGTCTTTCTTTCCATCCTTACCAAAGTTCTCCATAAGTACCCCAGCATAGTTTGGAGCTACTCTTTCACAAGAAGTCAATGAAATAATCGACAATAAGATCACTGGCAACAAAATTAATTTTTCAAATCTCTTCATAATTTTCTTTTTATTTATTTGATTTATTTCCCAAATACTCTCTAATAGTGGAAAATCCACTCTCATCCCATGTTAGTGGGAGATATACTCCTCGGAAAAGAGGGGCTAATCCATCATACCTGTCTACTTTACTTATCTCTGTTCGATCTTCCATCTGAAAATATAATTATTCCCATATCTACTTAATTACTATCAAATACAAATCCGTCCTCATACCAGAAGTCTGACGTAAATAGATCATTTGCAAATTTCTCAACATCAAAATATGTCCTAGCAAATTCAGAAAGATCATAGTCGTCCAGTAAGCTCTCTGCAAATTCTTCCTCGCTATAATATTTTCCTACATAGCTATCGTTAAAGTCTGCTACCAGTTTGTGTGGGTCTCCGAAGTCCGTATTTTGTCTATTGTCAAGCCATACCCAGAATGCCTCCTCTTTATCCTTATCCAAATCTAAGATTTCATCTCTTAAGTAAAAGAAGTCCTCACTCAAACTAGATTCACTGACTAGCTGTTCCGGAATATTCTCCCAATCTTGAAACATGAACTCAGGATCTTCTTCGTCATCGTGAATTTCTGCACACTCACAGAGAAAGTCCTCCAAGTAATTAAAATCAGACAAGTCTACCCATTTTCCATCTAATGATCCGTTGTTGTACTTTGCCCGAGTACCTACATAAATTTTTGCCTCTTGTAAATTCATATTTTACTTGTTTAGAATTTCAAACCACTTCTCTAAATCTTCTTTAGTGAGTATGAAATTCTTTTGAGGTCGTCCATTGGAATCTTCATACTCTCCTTCTACTAAGGTCCCTCGATCAAGAATATTTTCCCAATAAGACTTGTTGTTTCTAATCGACCTTAGTACGCTCTTATGCTTCCTCCCCAGAGCCTCTGCCAAGTCTAAAGATGAATACATAATTCAATATTTAATATTAATAACCTGAGGATAACTAACTAAAGTCGCACCAAAGAATGTAACGTCAATAGCTCTCTTCTTAGTATCAATCGAATAGATATTGAACGTATTGTTCTTAATACCTACAGTTTCTCTTTCAATCGGAGAGATTGGATTTTTCTCAGATGGGGACATGTTGTTGGATACCAATACAACTTGATTTGGTAGATTAGAATTACTGTTTGGAATACCTTTAACTTCGTAGTTAAAGTATGTATGGATATGACCACACATATAACAAATAAACTCTCCGGGAGTATTACTGAAGTCTGCATCTACCTTCATTACGTCTCCCTTGACAAACCTATTCTTGTATTCCTTGGATAGTCTTCTCTTACTCCTAAATGCCTCGACAATCTCAGGAATCATATACCATGAGTACTCATGTTCATTGTATACATACTTCAAAACATCCTTATCAGTTGTTGGTAATGGATGATGAGTCAAAATAACCACGCTATGATTTGAAGTCATTCCCTCTTTAAGAGCTACATTCACTAACCAGTCAATCTGCTTATGAGAGTAGGCTGGATGTAACTGTGTACTCACACTATCACTTTCATTATCTATTTCATCCAACGAAATAAATCTAATAAATCCACCATTATTATCAGGAAGATCATAGTAATAGTAATTTACCCTTCCTCGGATCTTGATATTACCGCCAATCTTACTTGTAACTGTGTTGTAGAAATTCTCTGTAGTAATCCATGAATTTTCGTCCTTATTAATCATGTTTCCATCGTGATTCCCAGTACAAGTCAGTGATACTACTCTATTAGTATCAGTAAATAGGTTCTTAGAGAATACGTTAAGATACTCCATTGCAGTTTCGTGAGGAGTTCCTTGATGATTATGAATGAAATCTCCGGTTGCCACAAGAACATCAAAGTTATTATTCTTATTTACATAGTCTACAGCTTCGATAAGATTCTTTGGCTTATGAACTGAGTTGTTACTTGACCAATGTGATACGTGTACATCAGAGATATGGGCTACTACAAATTTACCTTCTTCCTTTCCAGATAGGATCTTTGACAACATCTTATCAGCATTGAGGAAATTGAGATTTATTGGTGGATTAATCTCTTGTTTTGTCTTTGGTGGTTCAGGTTGTGGAACCGGATCAACTATTATGCTGTTTTCTGGCTCACATCCAGTGAAGAGTGATAGCATGAAAATGCTAATTACCGATAAGATAATGCTTGATATAAAATTCATTGTTTTCATATTTTTATATTTATTAAATAAACGAAATAAAGGTTCTAAAATCCCTGGGGAAACCTGCAAGTCTCCTCTAAATAACCATTCCCCCGAACAATCTTATATGAGTAAGTATTCTTTTTTAGTATGGATATTGGTGGCATATCCCCAAACTCTCCGGTTTCCTCAAGAAGTTCCTCAGAACAACTAATACTACTGTCATCTGGGATCCCAAATCCATGTACTAAATTGTCGTTCAGGATTTTATATAAGCCTATAAATTTCCTCCCATTTATTGTTTTATAGATTGGGAATTTATTGTTGCTATTCTCCAGAGACTCGATTTCGATAACTTCTTCTTCTTCTTCTTCTTCTGTTTCCATTATTTTAATGTATTATTAATTATCTTGGAGACCACAGGGGTCTCGAACCTCTCGACACTCAATGTGTGGTCTCTTTTTTTTTTATTCCTAGTCCCTTGGTTCAATGTACTTAAGGTAATTAATAGTAGACTGTAGTCCATCAAGAATTGGTGAAATATCTTTAGAAGTAATGTACTTCCTGTCTCTATCGATCCTTCTCCCGATCCCCTCGGCTATTTTTACGAGATTGTTCACATTGAACTCCCGACTAATACGCTCTTCTTCGGTCTCAACATCGGTCTCTTTCTCTTTCTCTTTCTCTTTCTCTTTCTCTTTCTCTTTCTCTTTCTCTTCATCCAATCCAGATGAGATAATAGCTTCAATGACACCTCTATGTTCCTTCTTTACATCTATATAGTCGTCATCCATCAATTCATTATCAAAACTCCCATCTTTATTATTCCATTGGATTAGTACCGAGGTGACTTTTGTATCTTGATCAATAAGTAGAGGAACATATTCCATCTTTTCAACGTAAGAGGTGGTACGGTACCTACAGGTATTCAAGTCGCTCTTAGAAACATCACGGTTTACCAAAGTATACTCCCCACTCTCATCTTCCCTAAGTCCAATTAGGTCGAAGTCTGCTCCGTATTTCCGAGTTCTTGCCGGCAGTTTTACAAAGTTTATTCCATCCTCAATGTCTCGGACTCCTTCAATTTTCCCTATGTTCAGTTCTTTTATCGGCCTGTATTTTTTTTTGAAGTGTTTGTATACCTCATCAGAAAAATATCTTCCACTTTCCAGCCATAATTGTTCAAGGCGACCAAAGTTTCTATCATCTACTAGTCCATCTAGATTTTCATGTAGATTTTCGAACCTGTGCCTATCGTTATTCTCTGCGAGCTTCCAAAGCTCAGTTACTTCATCTGTAATCATGTTCTTAGGTGATAAATTCATATTGAGACAATTGAGAATTGCTAGCAGAAACTGATTTTTATCGTTCTTATCAATACGATATGTACAGTTTTTATCACTCCAGAATAGTTTGAAATCAATGTCATCGATCGACTTATTGAGAAGAATCTTCCAGAGAGGTTCTAATCCCCCATCAAATTTTTCTCCATCATCTCCAGCAAACAACTTCTTCCAACCTATACTTGACTCTGATTTAGTACACGACACACATTCTTCCTCGTAAGTGATATAAAAGTAGTCCATACTTGCAGTCCCAAAAATAAAAATAGGGGGATTCCCATCACGCCCAACAAAACAATTTACATATTCCAAGTAATACGGGATAATGATCTTTTCTGTTTCCATACTTTTATTATTTTTATTATTGTTAAGAATAAAGCCTCTAATCTTACCCAGATGCATTTTGACTAAAGAATCCGTTCTGTGATAATAATCTTGAATATATAACTCATTCCCCACTACACTTCTAAAAGTGCAGAAAGAAAAGTTATTCTCCAATATCTTATTGATAACTTCAGACTTGCGGTCACTAGTTACTTCCTGTACCTGAGTAATATTATCAATAATTTCAGTGACTGCTAGTCCTTTATCCCAACATATATCAAATTCGATGGAGTATATAGTCATTTTCTTCTTGTCGTCACTTTCATACTCTACTACTCCCTCCAATTCTAATTCCGGAATGTAAACAACTTTTACATTTTCAAATTCTTTTGTCTCCATAATTTTAAGTACATTACTTTTTATTCTTTTCTTTTAAGTTATCAATTCTATCTAGTATAGACAATATATTTCTCCTAATAACTATCCCATCTCCAAGGAAATTTTTCCAATTGACCTCATTTATCTTCGAAAGAAGATACTCTGCAACATTTCCAACTGGCTTTAAAAATAGTTCAGAATTTTTAGGAAGACCTACATCAGAATATTTTACTATCCATTTTCTTATTCCCAACAGATAGTCTCCGAACATACTAGATGCCCCTTTTATTTCGAACCGAGTCCTACTACCATTCCCATTCGTCCAAGTCCTATCTACCGAATAAATTCTCGTATTTTCATCTAGTATTCTATATACAAAACTTTTCTCTGAGTCCTGGAGAGGGACGTATCTTTCAGAATCTATATCAGACTCATCTTCCAACTCTATTAAAACTAGGGAATATCCTTCATCATCTGAGAATTTAATTCCGACAAGATATTCTCCACTATCTTCTGGTGAAGGTATGAACATCCTTATGAAGCTAATTCCAGATTTAGTATCTCTAACTCCATTCAGTTTGCTGAGATTTACTCCCTCTAGTCCCTTCTCACTTTCCTTTATGATATGATGATATGTTTTCTTTAGAACAAATTCTGCATCTTTTGACTCACTTATAATTCTTCTATGGGTTCCTGTTCCCAGTGATCTATCCATTATCAAATAAAGTATGGAGTAGTATCTATCTCCTTCTTCGAGTCTATCCCCATCAAGGTTCTTCATCTTCTCCCAATACTCATATATTCCACTTACTCCAGATACTTCGTTAGTATAGAAGTCAGTGCTGATGCAATTAAATATGGTGGCTAAATATACATTTTTGTCTCCATACTCGATAGGATTGTAACTTTCAGAATCCACGACTATAGAAACATCTGTAACATCTTTCCAGATAATATTTCTTAATCTATCTACCAACTTCTTGCTCTCAATCTCTCCCATCCTCTTTAATTCATAATGATCAGGAGTAGGCATCTCGGATATAGATATGGATTTGTCAGAGATTATCTTAACTAGAACTCCGTTGTCATCTGCTCTTCTAAAAATTATTCTACTATCGTTTTCTCCGAATTTACAACATCCAGCATATTCCAGGTAAAATGGAATAAATAAATTTTTTCTTTCCATATTTTTTATTTATATAACATTAATTAATTCTAGTATCCTCTTTACCATTCTATAATTGGACTCAACGTCCTCCTCACAATACTTCTTAAGTTCCTCCCAATCGATCTCTTCAAGTTTTCTAAGATGTAGGTTTTCTCCGGTTATCTCAGTTGACTTACATTCGATACCGAGGCAAGAACATACGGTAGACAAAGAAGTCCCTCTAAAAGATCCAAACTTCCAGAGGGACATTGTATCTACATTCTTTCTTTCCCAAGGTTTCTTACTTACCTCATTAATAAGGTCAGGAACCCTAATCCCATTTATTATATACCTCTTTATAAGGTAAGGAATGTCGAATGTACTGATTGCATGGCCAATAGCGAAGTACCTTTTCTCGTTCGTCCTTTCAAATATGTTTGCTAGAGACTCCAAAATCTCTTTTTCATTTGTTCCGTAAAAGCTCTTCGTACTAAATCCACCAACAGTATTCTCAAATCCAAATGTAGCACACACTACCTGTGAGAACTCAGGATAAAGTCCAGCATCTACTATGTACTGTTCATCAGGAGTCCCATACTCATTCTTATTATAATAATGAGTAATGAACGAATCTTGAAGTTGTGGGGATATTTCACTAAACTCCTTTCCTCTGTGTGTCTCAATGTCGATGAATAGTGCCTTCTCAAGATTCATAATCCAAAAATATTTTTTAGTCCTACAACAAATTTCTTAAAGATAAAATATGCAAATGAGATAATCATCAGTATTATGTCAACCACAAGTGACATGAAGAACACTGTAATTATTATCAGTGCTATCATCCATAATAAAAGTGCCATTATAATTCCCTCCTAATGATCTCTTAATAAAATAACGAGCGAGAAAATAATCATCTTAAGCATCCAAGAATTAAACACTACGAACTTAATGATTGGAGATAATGAGATCTTCTCTCCAGTATTAGATACTTCTGACAGGTATCCGAGATACCTGAATCCATTATCCATTCGTATTCCAGAATACCTTCCATCTTCTGCAACATCTACAATATATCTATTTTCATCCTTATCCTCATAGATAGGGAACTGCTCTGCTTTTAAATTTGATTTCATAATGAAAATAAGTTAAAATTAAAAAGTAAAAAAAAAACTACCACGATCCTCACGGACAGTGGTAGACAGAGTATTCACTCAAAAAAAAATCGCAATTAGATCAGGAGACCACAGGGGCCTCGAACCCCTTGACACTCCATCCAATGTGTGGTCTCTTTTACTATCATTCCCTTGACTCAAGAAATGAAAGGTACGTACTTATGGATGATAGACTAGAAATAATTGGTGAATAAGAATCTAGGTTAATGTACTTTCTACAATCCCCTTCAATCCTTTCTTTTATTTTACACATTTTATTTGAAATTGAATCAATAATAAACTCATTCTCATCCTCACCATCTTCCTCATCTTCATCATTTATCTTATTGATAACATCCTCAATGTAGTCTCTGTAACCATCTACATCATTAGTCTCATTATTCTGCCAGATCTTACCGTCATCCCCTTGGATCATTACAGAGGTGATGTTTGTATCCTGATCAATTAGTTTTGTGAGTAAATCTCTCTTCTCATCCATCATTAAGCTACGATACTTGCAAGTAGTTAGGTCACTCTTAGAGACTTCACGAATTACGAGAGAGTATTCCTCATCACCTTTTTCCTTAAGTCCTACCAAATCAAAGTCACCTCCATAACTCTGCTCTTTTACGTCAAGTTTTACGAAGTTAATTCTATCTTCAATGTCTCGAACGCACCCAATCTTTTCAGTATTGATTTTATCTTTCATTTTGTAATTTTTGAAGTGTTCATATATCTTATCAGACAATCCAGAGTCTCCATAGATTGATATTCTATTTACACTGAAGATCCCTTCATCCACAGCTATTGGATTAAGCAGTCCAGGCTCATTAAGTTCATTTGATCTCACTTTATCTATTTCTCTAAGGGACTTCCAATCTACTAATACTTCATCCGTTATAATGCTCTTATGAGAGAAATTCATATCAAGGCAGTTAAGGACAGTTACTAGATACTGATCCTTCTCCGACTCACCGATAGATTGTGGTTCATTTCCCAGTCCGTCAAAAAGTTTAAACTCTAACTCTGAGAAGTCGCCAGACATTATGACTTTTCCAACCGACCTTACAAGAGAATCGTTGTTAGCAACCTTAGTAAGCTCCCTATCATTTTCGAACTCTCTGAAACGGATAGCCCTAGACTTACCCATGTTATAAACAAGCACATAGCTCCCATTTACCTTCTTGAATAAAAGCCCTTCAATCCCAAGTAACCAATTGATTGAATAGGTTCCTACGTATTCCAAATAATACGGAATAAAAATTTCTTTTGTCTTCATACTTTTATTATCTTTTTTATATTTTCTATTTATTTGATGCCTAATACTACACAAATGCCATCCAGCTTCAATGTCAGTAAGTGGCTCTTTAAGAATAGTTTCCCCATCACGAATTACCCTAAAAGACCCTGCCTGAAAATTGTAATTCAAAATTTCATTCAATAATCTCTCTTTGGCCTTCCCAGTAGTCTCATAAGCCATATCCAAGGAGCTACCACAAAGAATTACGTTAATTATCAGTAAATTATTTCCATGAGAATCTCTCTCAGTAGAGTAAATAGTAATGTCCGGACCTTTATTTAATCCGACTAATCCGGATATACCTAATTTAGGGACAAGAACAGCCTTCAATTTTTCAAACTCTTTTGTTTCCATAATTCTAATAGTTTTTGAAGTTTATAAATAAGAAAAAAAAAATAAGTACGAGCACTGGGAATCGAACCCGGATCTACAGTTTAGGAAACTGTCGTTCTATCCGTTGAACTATGCTCGCAAAAATATAGTCGACTTGTCCGTCTCGGATTCATCGACCATATGAACTAAAGATTTTTGAGTGAGCAATAAGTCCGAGTAGCAGGACTTGAACCTGCAACCTCCTGTGTATAAGACAGCTGCGCTAACCAATTGCGCCATACTCGGATAATTTTAACGTCACTATTCTCACGAACCATGACGTCCAATAAACAAAAAAACTTTCAAAAAAAAAATGGAAACTATCTACGGCTCTTACTTATGACACATCCATTGTAGACATATCCTCTACTCTTAAAAGCCATAAACATGTCCGATTCTATTCTAACACCCATTCTGTAGCTTGCGAGAGCTCTCACAAACTCATTTTCATCGTTCATCAATTCGTCAAGTATAAGGGGATGAACCCGGGAATTGGATGCAACTCCAAATCTTACCATCGGGTCACTATCTTTCGACAGTGTCCTCAGGTCATATGGAGAAGTTTTCTTATTCCTGGAAACTCCAAATCTCACGTTCCTGTTCTCGTGACCTACATGATCGTGGAGGAACTTAGTGTCTACTGCACTATTATCCTCGTTCATTACTGTGGTTGTCAGAATACCGAACTCGCTCTCGTCTACCAAAAATGGTTTTACTGTTGTTTTCATAATCTTGCTTTATTTTTAATGTGAATTAATTTGATAAAAAAAAATAAGTGGGCTGTCTGGGAATCGAACCCAGATTAGACTAACCATAGCAGCCTTGACTAGTAAACCTAGTCATCAATATGATCTCATTCTCTCAAGTTTCCTACTCACAAGATCATCAATGCTCACGTCATCTCTATACCAACTATCCTCCTTCTGGATATAATTGATTAAGCTCCTTATGGATGCGTATATGATGACTACTGACACAACTAAGATTCCCATCTTATCTCCTCCCAATCTTCCTATCTTCTCTAGGTACAAATTCCTTACTTCCAAGATCCCATCTGAATAAGGATCTCTTCATAGTCTGTCTGTATTTATGGCGATCATCGTAAGATGCCATCTTCACAAACATAGTCGGGATTCCCTCTTTCTTAATCAAGCTACCAGAGTTCTTTGGAAATACTATATCCAAAGACGTATTACCAAGAATTGGATTACTGTTTTCAGAGCTTCCCACTACTCTTCCAATCTCTCCAGATACACCAATATAAACGATGCTTCCGATCTTTCCGTTGAATTTCTCTCTAATTTCCATTTTTTTTTTTGATTTTATTGATTAGTTATCTTATGTTATTTATCTCTTTATGAATGGGAAGAAGAATCCGATGAATCCAAATATCATCGACCAGATTCCTTTGATTACGCTCCCAACTAATGAGAACACAATACTCAATGTTGCAACCAGTAAAAACATGGCTACAAATACCTTAGAAAAACTTATTGCAAGTAACATGTCTATTGCTCCTTTTATTTTGAAAATTAATATTTGTAGTAAAGGGAGGAATCGGACCTCCCAACTGGCATTAGCCAGTTTCTCCAAGATTTACTCTTTCTCATCCCTAAATGAAAGGATCATCGTAAGAATAGTAGAAAGGAAAGATAGCGAAATTGATACAATAACAGAGATTACAATGAACAGATTTGAAACAGGAGATATTCCAAATAAGTATGCCAATATCATAATAATACTCAGTGCTGCAAGTGCTATCGCTATATAGTTAAGATACTTAATTGATTTCATATCGAAGAAAAAAAATAATAGGGTAAAACAATAGAGGGAGATTACTCTCCCTCGTTCCTTAATTCCTTAAGACCAATGTGCAACTCTCCAATAGAGACCTTGCTTGTGTCTATTCTACCTTCAATTCCAGTTTGTTTTACAAAGGCATCAAGCATACCTCTGTATTCTTTAAGTTTCTCCGGATCTGTAACTTCGATCGGTCCATCATAATTCTTGTTCGTTTCCATTATTATAAAAGTTTTTGTTGTTAATGAATAAGTCCGGATAGCAGGACTTGAACCTGCAACCTCCTGTGTATAAGACAGCTGCTCTTACCTATTGAGCTATATCCGGTTATGTACTTCCGATTCTCACGAACAGGAAAGTACTAAAATCAAAATAAAAACAAAGCAATGAAAAGTTGAGTGACGGATAAGGATTCGAACCTTACAAGTTCTTCCGACAAGAATCCGCCTCCAGAGTTTTTCTAGTTACTCCTTAGATTTCCATTGTTTTCTCCATCTGTAGACATCTGTGATGTCACTTCCACTCTCTGCAAGGACTCTTCCCACAGTCCTTCCATCAAAGTACTTCTTGACAAGTCCTTTGCCAATTACTGCCAATGAGATCGCTGCTATGGCCTTATGTATTGTACCATAGTTCTTGCTTACGAGCATTACTATTGAGGATACCATAATTACTTTCCTTTCGATTTAGAGTTATTAACTTCTTTCATTCCATCTCTCAATCCTTTGTCAAACAAGGCTCTTTCAGCTACTCTGATAGAGATCACATCAAGAGCGAAGAATACGACAAAACTACCTATGGCTTTAATAGCCTTAATCACATTGGGATTCATATCAAGCAGCGTTAGAGTTAATATCCAAATTATAGAACACGTTCCTCACCTCGTCATACTCGTATCTATGAATAGACATAGATACGTACAGATCGATCATATCTCCAAACTCGGAAATATCATCCACACTCGCAGTCCTCCAAATAATGCTTCCATTACTGTCGATTGACTGAAGTTCAACCATACTTCCAGTAACTCTCGTAACCAAGAAGTTTCTTCCTTCAAACTTAACTGCGTATCCAGCAGCTACCTTAAATCTCTTTTCCATTTCTTAAAAGTTTTAATATTAAAAAAAAATATAAAAAGTAGGAAATTAACTCTCCTACTTTATACATATATAAGGGTTTAAGCCTCGGTAAAGTGTCTGGATTTCAAGTACTTATGCCCTCTTATCCATAATCTCGAATGAGAGATCTTCATACTTCTTCATAGCTCCAGTATGAATCTCGTAGTACTTGGTCAAGATGTCAGCTATGAGATCTGTTCCATCCACAAAGCTAACAACATTCGGAATCTCCAGGAATAAGTCACTGAACTTTCCACTATCAGCCACATTATCTACATCAATCTCCTTGAGATCTTTGTAGATCCTATCATAATCTCTTCCAAGCTCCTGTTCATAAGAGCTGGCAGGACAATCTGAATATCCATTCGTAGAGCCAATTACTTGGATACTGTTTCCTGCAAAACAAACGTATTCAGGATATGAGATCCTCTTATCAATACGATCAACCATGCACTGAATGAACTTGATTCTAAGTCCCATAAGGTTAGCTACCAAGTAAGCAAGTTCGCATCTCTTCGTCAAAATTTCTTTCGTTTCCATAATTCTTAAGTTTTTTGTTGTTAATACTATTGTTTTAAAAGTTTGTAGTAAGGGGGAGAATCGAACTCCCCCAATGATCTACCAAATCTTACTTAGAAGCCATCATCTTATTCAACTTTGGAAGAAGATAGTTTCTCCAAGCTGGATATGCGATTAATGAGAATACGTATCCAGCAATAGTGATAACCAAAGTACTGAGCCACCATCCACAGAAGTTCAGCTTATTAAACATAAGCACGAGTAATCCGAAGAACAAGTAGTTCAATACGAAGAAGAACAGGAATACAAATACCCTGTGCAATGGATTACGACTACCCATGATACCAACCATCCGAGAATAGAATCCCCTTCTCGGCTCTGATCCATTCTTGTCTCTGATCTTCCCGTCTTCTACGTGGAGACCTTTCGAATCAAGATATTCCATGAAAATCCCGTATACGAGACTATCCTTAGGAATTATCTCGAAGTATTCTGCATCGCTATCGTCGTAATCGAACACGTAGTACATTCCATCATCGTCGATAGAGTTACATGAGATGACTCCATTCTCGTTCTTGCAAACGATCATAGGACCACTGAAGTTTCCATACTCTACAACTGTTCCAACGCTCAAGCTCTTAAATTCTTTTGTTTCCATTTCTTTAAAATTTTTATTGTTAATAATATTGTGAAAAAAAGTTTGTAGTAAGGGGAAGAATCGAACTTCCCTAAAACCACCAGGTCTTACCTAGAAGACGTACCAGAACGTCTCATCATACTCCTCAAGCGAGTAGGTGTCCCACAACCTGAGAGTTACTCCTAGGTGCTTCAGATTCATCTTCATCCCATAGGAATTAAAGAGATCAACTATGTCCGTATAGCGCTCCTTAATTTCAAGGAGATCTAATACCTCATCGTAAGTTAGTTTCGCGGCCTTTCCTCTTTTGCGATTTCTCACGTAAGCAAATCCCCGTTTCACAACTATCTTCGTGTCACTCCCTCTCTTTGAGGCAGTATTAACGAACTTAACGACTGCCCTATCGTAGGCCTCTCTAAGAGCATCAAGTTTGTCATAAAACTCATCATACTCATACTTATCCCAATCGAATGTTTCCATTGTTGTTTCTATTGTTGTTTCCATTTTGTTTTCTGTTTTTATTGGTTAGTAGTAGGATGCTGGGGAATCGAACCCCAGCCATGTACCATACATCCTTGCCTGAACTACTTCTTCAGGCTTACCTTTCTCTTTGGAATGGTAAAGATATCAGTGAATGAGTATCCACTGTTGTTAGACTTATCGAAGAAATACTTCTTCTGATCGTCCGTAGCAATCTTGAGGTATCTCTCACCTACCTGAGAAATTTGAGTATCCAGATCACCATCACTATCGATATATCTAACATAAGTGTAATAACCATCACACTTAACTACGATTCCTACCTCTTCTCCGTCGAAAGTATGGAAAGATACAACCTCACCTACCTCAGCCTTACCAGTTATGTAAGTAGGCTTAACACTAGGAACTGACTTCACCTCTTCCTTAGGAGCATCCTCCTTAAGAAGATCTTCGATGCTCGTATTGTTCCTATTAAGGGCCCAAGCAAACACTGGAGCGTCCTCCATACCGGCAGCCTTGAGATAATCAGGATTATCTATGTGTGCCTTCTTTACCACAGTCAGATCACTAAGATCTACGTACCGTACCATATAGATACCATACTCGTTCGCTCTGGTTATAACACCAAGATTGTTGTCACCAAAAGTTACTAACTCGCCTACGTTGAATTTCTTCGTTTCCATTTCTTTAAAATTTTTATTGTTAATAATATTGTGAAAAAAGTTTGTAGTAAGGGGAGGAATCGGACCTCCCAACTGGCAATTGCCAGTAATCACCAGATTCTTACTTAAGCCCGACTTTTGCTAGTCTTAGACTTATCATCACTACTCAATGCTTTGCATACATTGTAAGTGAATAGAGCCAGTATAGCTCCTGTTGCGAAATCTAATAAAGAATCCATATTAATACGTATTAAAGTTATTAAATTAGAGAATGAAATAACCAATAGAAGGGAAATAATCCCTCCTACTTCTACATATATAAGGGTTTTTGCCCTACAAAAGTGTCTGAAAATCAGGTAGTTACGTACCCAATTTCATCCGAAGATTGACTTCAAAATACTGTCAACCATATCCTTCAGGAACCTAGGAAAGTAATCTATGTTAGATCCCTTAGCTCTGAGAATAATTACTACGACTACGATCAAGGCAATCTTTACTATCATCCACGTTTTCATATGATCTCAATTTTAAGCTGCTTGAATATACGATATACATCTCATTAATTCACTAAAAGACTTTGGAAGTCCATTCTCCCTAATTGATCTGAATACGAACATAGATCTGTCTATCAGCTGATTTAGGTACAGAAACACTCCATCAATCCCAGGAATACTTGTTGTTGGCCCACTCATCCTTCCAAAAATCGAGTCACTGCCACCAAGGAGGATCGTCTTCTTAACGTTATCCAGTTGCTTACTAATCCTCTTGTATACATCCATCGTGCAGAAATATCCCATGTTATTGTTATAGTAAACCCACAACATTAAGAATGGGAGAACTGTCTGAGCTAGTTTTATCAAGAACAACTTGATATTCTTAGCTCTTTCTTTGGACTTGTCCTCACTGTCAGGGACTACTGAGAATCCATTATCAAGTGTAACACCATAGGACTCTATGAATGAAATGAACTCATCATGTTCTTCACTACTAGCTACTCTATAGTTATGAATATCTGATATACTCATTTCATACGTCTCATAGAGATCACTGTAGCTATAATCACCGAATCCCCATCCAGAAGGTAATTCGTTGTAGAACACTGAATCAGAGATAGTGAATGTAAGAACTATCCTCTTACCTGTAACCATATTTACCAGAATCGTATCAGCAGGTAAATCGTAGAACTGTGTCGTAGAAATCGACGTTAGAATCTTTGTTTCCATTTTCTTATATTTTTATTTTGATTATACATGTTATCGCCCATAGGGCCTCCCAACTCGAATCACACAAAAAATAATGACAGATCACCATTTCTGGATCACTGTCAGGTTGATAGGAGTTATTTGTAGAGTATTTTGAGAATTGTTATTGGTCATTTTATTACTCTACATATATAAGGGTTTTTGCCCTACAAAAGTGTCTGAAAATCAGCATTTTAGGCCGTTTTTGGCCTATTTTTGGTCGTTTTTGGGCGTATTTTGAGGAAAATGAGAGTATTTTAGTATAAACTGTAGGTGAGGAGAGGGATGTGGGATCTAACAAAAGATCCCAAACATCCTACTCGACGAACAAAAACATTGAAAATATTATGAATATGAAAGTATTTACTGTCAGCTTGATTTGAAATAAACGAAGAGAACGCGTTTTCATGTTTGGGAAAACATCCCCACGGGTCTTAACTATACGAGTATATCAACGTTTGACTCTATCCGTTGGTTTTGAGTTTTGTTACTCAAAACACAACTACTAGAGTTGTAGCGTATGTATAGCATACTAATCGTATACTATATTATACTAAACGCGTTTTTATAGTTAAGGGTTTTAGCCCGGGTATCACATGCGTTTTTCAACGTAAGTTATTGATAGTCTTGTAGTTACCGAAATAATCAAGTGTTAACCAGAACAACGTTCTAAAGTAGGTAAAACTGGCTTTCAAATCGAGCATGCAGTCAAAAAAAAAAATCCTAGGCCGAAGCCTAGGTGTTTGGTTAAGTAATTTAATTCAAGAAATAGTCGTTCTCATATTTGGAGTCAAACTTCTCAATCAGTTCTTTTATCTTATTCTTGTCCACTCTGACAGTTTTACTATCATCGGGAGATACAATCACTCCAGCTTTCTTAAGAGCCTTGTGAATCGCTGATTTTCCCTTCTCAGAGAATTTGAACTGTTTGTAGTAAGTTGGGTTTCCATTAAAGTCAGTTCCGCACTCTATATCAAAAACTGATCCGTATCCCTTGTTCTCGTACTTGCAGGTAAAGTCCACATGGTTCCTAACTCTCCTAAGTACTCCTACACTGATCAGCAGTTTTAGAAGATCTTTTGGTCCTAATCCAAAGCTCTTAGCTACTTCTGTTGGGATCATCCTTCCCCTGGAGTTGAGAATATCGTCAAAATATTCTACCTTGGGCTTAGCCTCTTCGATCTTCTTCTCGAGAAGTTCCTTCTCCTTTGCGAATTTCGTAAAGATCTCACCGAGCAGCCTTGGATCGTCAAGAATCTTCTTTGCTAACTCAGTGTCCATGTACATTCCAGTTTTTCTGATAGATGGGATAACTTCCTCTACTACCCAGTTCTGAAATCCTTCTGCTTCAGGTTTCCTACTTTGGAGTACACACCTATAGAAGTTTGATTCTGAGATAAAAGTTATCTCCTGAGTTCCTCCACCAGTACTTACCTTGATCTTGTAGATCCCAGACTCATTAAGCCTCTCCTTCACATCATAGGATCTAGTTAACCCTAATGGAGCCATTACGTCTTTTAGACAGAAGATAGGATTTCCATCTAAAATCTCAACTCTAAGATTACCGAATTCGTTGCTTTCAAAAATTTTCAAATCTGACATACAAAAATAAATTTAGTTGTTATTGTATATATTTAGAATAAACTCTGGTACATGTTTCCTAAGTGAAATTATATCGCCTTTTCTACTACTAAAAATTATGTCAAGTATACCAATATCATCTATATACCAAGTAGTATAACGATAATTGCCTATCATTTTAGGAAGAAGTATTTTATTTTCTTCTCTTATAGATCTAAGTAGTTTGTCCGATCTACTATATCCAAACTTCTCAGTTACCTCAGATGACATGAATAGGATTCTACTTCCTTTTCTAAACATCATCATCTCTACGCTTTCTCCTATAGCTACCTTTCTTAGCGGCTTAATCTCATCCTCATTACTTTCCATAATTATCTAGTTTTCAGTATTATACATAAGGGGTATTGTAAAATCGCCCCCCTACTTTTTGGGCATACTTTCCCAAACTTTGACCATTTCATATATTAGGGAATTAGCCCAAATATTGGCGGAAGTACGAAATAATCAACGTTATGTGGGGGGGTGTAACTCTAAGTTAAACCCTCCCCATAGTATGGGGGGGGGAGGTAAAAGTAATTGCCCGGGGAGAGTAGTCCTCCTCGGGCGGTTGATTTCTTACAATTCTATTATTCCAGACTTCCTTATATTCATAGATCCACTAAGCTCATGTGGCTTATAGTAAGTTACAGTCTCCCTGATCTTATCTACTCCAGATTCTCTCGTTATAAATTGATTTTCCTCAAGAGTGTTATCAAAGTAGCTTACCTTTCCTACCTCATTAGAATTATAGTGCCTTACTTGTTCCTGACCTTCTCCATGCACGCAGTTAAATGAGCATTTGGGAAGGTATCCCAAGTCGAAAATATTCGTAACCTCCTTGTTTATGACGTCATTGAATCCAGTTACTTCAAGATCTAGGATGGCTGCTAATTGACTAAATAACTTAGGATCTTTAGGTCCATCAAAGTCCTCTATTCCATCATACTGTAGAAGATCTATTGCAAATAGGTAAATATAGTTGGTAAGGTTTATCTGGTCGTTCCTCTTCGTTATATCAATGCTTATCCGGGCAGTATCTTCAAGAATGAAGGTGTTACATGAGTACAAGTTAGAGTTGATAAGAGTCCACTTATAGAACCAAGACTTACCCTCCATCTTCTGTACAAGCTGGGCATAGAATCCGAGCATGGGGTAGTGAGAAGTACTTGACTTCTTTATGAACTCATTGGTGTAAGTTATTTTCATAATCTTCCGAATCTATAGTATTTATCTCCCAAATCAACAAAAGAATACAAATTACCCTCACATGAAGATACGATTGTCTTATCTCTCAAGTCATACCTTGCAGATATAGATACCTTATCCAGATTCCTAAGTCCCGTCCGTTCCCCAACGAATGGTCTTATCTTAAGAGAGTATTCGCTCTTTCCGTATCCCTCCTCGTAGTTGAAGTCAGAGGCGCACTCAACCATATACCTATTACTTCCCCTCTTTCTTCTATAATCCCTGTCAGTTATGAAATATACGTGCTCATCTTCGGTAGGGGGATTGTCTGGATACTTAGTAAGTACGTCTTGATCCTCGTTATCGTACTTTATCTTATTATCCTCATAAAGATCCTTGTAGCTGATAGGGGAGTTGTTTACTATAAATAAGTCTTTTGATATGAATATGATGTCTGACAGATAGGTTCCCTTGCATATTCTATTGAGGAGCTTAGATTTCTCCATATTCTCTATTTCACTGTCGTCATATCCGGGAACGAGTCCCTTATTTGTCTTTTTCCACGGGAGACTTAGGGTAAAATAACTAATAGACTCTATTTTGCCATCTGAATCCAGCTTGGCGGTCATAATCATATTTCCTGGGTAATAGTAGACTAGCTTCTCACGATAGAATTTAGGACTTCCAAATATAGATAGAGTGTCTACAAGATCCTTATCCCCAGATTTTATTCCATTATCTAATGTCTTATATAGGCTTATTGACTTATCTATTGGATTCTTAGCTATATTGAAATCAGATATATTTACTGGCTTAGGCTCTAGAACTAATGGCTCCGTATAGCAGCTTGTCTGAAAAGGAGACTCGTCCATATTAATGAGGCCATGTACGGGAATTACTTCATTACTTCCATCACTATCAGTAACTATGATCATATTACTACCAACACACATTGAAGAGTCTACTTTTACGTAGTAATTACTATTAGTAGTCTTAGAAAATATCTTTATTCTGTCGTCATATACAGTAACAACTGACCTTCCCAGACCTTCAATGTTTATCATCTCTATTGACTTGGCCTCATCGAATACCTTCTTGTTTATTATCCAGTTCTCATGGTCAAAATAAGAATCCCCCTGAGATAGTTTTCCTGAGTATCTGTAAACTATATCCTTATTCCTGAATGAATGCAGGTAGTTTATGGCATACCCTTCTCGGCTCTTTATGTTTACATCAGATTTTGTTACTGATTCCCCCCTATCAAATAGGTTTAGGTGAGCCTCCCTATGCTTAGTAAGTACATCGTGTGCAGTATAGTTTACTTCTACGGATAGATTAGAGACCTTATTGACTACAGTAAAGTCGAAACTTACTGTTATACTTTCTATGTTGTACTTATATAGGTTTATTTCTTGAGTTAAGTTTGTAAATCCTATGGGACTACCCATTGGATTGTACATTATTACGTAGTTTACTACAAACCCTATCTGCTCCTCCCTAGTAAACCTCGATATGAACTCCCCATTATTGTCCCTACTTACTAACTTTACTCTGCTGAAGTATATATTTGTTGGAGTATACTTCGGTATCTCTGATTCTACAAGAGTAACTCCATTTACAACATTTACAAGAGCTATTGATTCACAATTCGTGAACTCTCTTACTGAACCGATGTATTTAGTAATCATAGTAGTTTTATTTTCTTACAAGACTTTATGTAGTACTCAGTAATATCTTCATTTCTGGAGAATATGTTTATAGTCTCTGAGTTGACTTGAATATAGAAATCATCCGTTACAAGGAACGAATCTGAGACGAGTACTTTCACGCTAAGGGAGCATTCATCTAAGTTATCATAAATAACCTCCCTACCATTGAATCGGATTGGCTCTATATCTCCGGAAGAATTCTTAAACATAATCTTACCTATGTTATCAGTCTCTTCAGTATAGAATTCTGACTCATAGCTCCCATAAGATAGCTCTCCAGTAATTGTTGAAGGCGAGATCTTCTTAGTTGATGGTTTTCTGTTCTTTCTGTATAAAATACATAGCTCAACAAGATCCCCTGGAAGTATTATCTGATGTACTATTTCATATGAAATCTTAGGGAACCAGTATACATAGGGGTCGGTCGAATTATCGTCTGAGGGGTCCCACTTCTTATCGACCTTCACAAAGGCTTGATTCTGTATGATTCTATACTCTTTTCTTTCGTCAAGATCCTTTGGTATATTTACTGTTGATACGGTCTCAAACTTAACAAGAGTCTTTATTGAGACATAGTCTGATATGCTGTTCTTGTTGACTACCTCCTCATTGGAATCCCCAACTTCAGCATACATTTCATATATCTTCTGGTAGTTGGACTCTACTTCAGTGGCCATATCTGACGTAGTGTTTATTAGTTCTTCTGGATACCAATCTAAATTTCCAATCCCTATAGGATCAGCATCTGTACCCATAGACAGTTTCATAGTATTCCCATCATCGAATACAGATACGAGTGACCTATTTATTACGAAAGAATTTATTAGGTCTTCGAATCCAAGATACTTCAATACAAGGTCTGTTATCTTACCTGAAACCATCTCCTCAGAGCCTAATACGACATCCTTTATAGTTGACTTTTCTGGGGTAAGTATTGGAGACAATTTCCCATCAGATACTATCAGTATATACCCTATCTTAAGATAATTATCCTCAATAATATACTTTACTGGAGTAGCTCCTACTGGAAGTTTCTCTACTGGGGAGGATAGACATATTTCTCCATCATTTAGGTCAATATAATATCCAAGATTAGTATAGAAATATTTTATTCCCCTCAGAGTTGCCTCAGACTTATTTGATGAAAACGTGGCTCCCAGTTCTATCAGAGAACTTTCATCCCTAAGAAGTCTGGAAAGAGACACTATTGGTTTTACTGATGATAACGGCATTACTTGTTCCCCCTACTTACATATACCTTAGCGAGTTCTATATTTGACCTAGATACTTCTACAGTAAGATCCGAGTTCTCAAATGTAGTAGTAAAATAGTCGAGACCCGTAAGATTAATTTTTAGTCCCTTCGTTAGGCTTGTAACATACACCTCTTTTGAATGCTGAATAGTCTCAGTCTCTGATCTGTCGAAGAATATCAGGTGGACGATATTATCCTCCTCTGCCTCTCTAACGAGATATTTTCTTTCTCCTGTCTTGAGTACTGGAACATTAAGGTAGTTAAAAGATTTCTCTCTTAGATTCTTATTTGTCTGGACAATGTCCCTTATTCTTTGGTTTATGTTAAGAAGATTGAGATATATTCTCTCTTGATTTTCTTTTATTGACCCTGGTAATACGAACATACCAGAGTTCTTTAGGTTCCTTATAACTACTAAACCTGTCTCATAGCTTATAAACTCCTGTAGGACAGTATCTCCCTTAGTCTTATATATTCTAAGTAAGTAGTATCCAACAGGTAACATAGCTAAGAATTCCTTTCTAACCAAGCAGTTGTATGCTCCTGTCTCATTATACTTATCAAGAGTAGTAACACTCTCAACTTCTATAGTTTCTATCTCCCCATTTCCGGTAAGGCCCTTGAAGTAGTTCTTTACTATTCCAAAAATTGACTTCGAAGTTACAATAGAGTTGTCAGAATCATTTCCTACTCTAAAAGAGTTATAGGCAACATAGTCTGTACAATCTTTTGACTTATCGGGAGATACTTTCCCATCGTAACTTGGTCCAGTAACTATATATACTCTATTCTTGTATAGTATGAAATCGTCTTTAGTATATGTTAATCCAGGAACAAACTGTAAAAATCCTGTAATTGTAGATCCCTTTACTTTCATAGTATTCTAATCCAAAATGGTGAGTTAATTGGCTCTTCACCTAAGTTATTATCAGAGATAGATTTGTATATAGAGTTCATATATGTTACTAGGTCATCCTTTTCATACGAATACGAAGAGCTGTACTCATACAGATCCATATTACTGGTTGTCCAGCTTAAGTATGGCGTGTTCATAAGTCCCTCCAATTCCTTTCTATATCTTCACTATTATTTGGAAAGCTGTCAGATACGGCAGCCATAAACTCCAAATTGTTTCGTTCCTTAACCTTGTTCGTGAATACCTCTCTCCTAAGTGGAATTGAAGTAGAGGTTATTGGTGCATGTGGGGAGTTACTTCTTCTACTTGAGTCTATTAGTACATGAGTTCTTCCCATAGAACAAACAAAATCGGTTTCCGTATACGTCTTTCCATCTTCCCAGTTCGGTATTTTCATCTTACTCTATTAGATTTGTTGTTAATGTTGTATACGTACCCTCCGTACGAATTATCCCACAATATTCCGAGGTACTCTGTATCAATACTTTTCTCATAGGTAACTTTCCTATCTCCCATCCTCGTCTCTGATTGCACGTTATATAGATTAGTGTCTATTACATCACATAACTCATAACAGTCCTTTTCACTGTGGAACAAGACTATCTTATTCATAAAATAATGTGGATTAACCATATTATTATGAATCTCAGAGCTGATGTCTGGAATCGGATTTGGAGAGTAAGCTAAGAAAAGGAGTTTGTTCGACGTTGTAAACTGAGTTACATCAACTATGTCCCCAACTACATCCTTATCTACCTGAAGGTGAACAAACATGCAGTCCTTAGGAATTTTTATAACGACAAGGTTTACTTGATTTAGAAGAGTTGTAAATTCATATTTTATCTTTGGGAGATTTGATTGATCTATTTGAAAGCACCCTACAGATGATAATATGGAAAACTCTTCCCTAGTCAAATCAATGTCTGGAATGAGGTTAGAAACGATCACTGATTCGTCGTAATTCTTTGCTAACATCATAGAGAGCATCTCATTGTTGACCTGTGAGGAGCTAACTATCTCTCTCGTCTCATCGATCTTATTACTTGATGCATTAAGAAAGGTAACGTATCTATACTCTTTTTCAACCTGTAACTCCATAATTCACATCAGTTATCTTGTAAATATCGTATCCTATCACTTTCCCGGAGTTGTATTGAACGAGCTTTCCTTGAAGAGATAATATAAGGTTCTTGATGTTTATATTTATCTCAGTATAGTAGATCAAGTAATATATCATATTTATGAACTTATTTATAAATAAGATAACATCACTTAACTTCAATCTACCGAACTCCATTATCTCTATGACTGGAAATTTATAGTTGTATCTAACTCTGACATCAAACAACTCATCAAACATGTCAAATATCTTCGGAGATCCCTTAGATGCGTAGAATGAGTTTACTATATAATCCATTCTTGCATCATCCAATTTAAGGTCAGCACTGTCAGAGAAGAACTCCATAAAGTCTCTTACTGGATCATACAGATGTCTACTTTCTATCTTACTAACGTCAGAAGAATCCAATTTCTTGGACTCATACATTCCGTTCAAAACAATGAGGAGATCCCTATACACAGGAATCTCCTCTAATTTTTTATTTAAATACAACTTCATATCAAACTTCGTAAGTTAGTTTATACGTAGTATTCAAATTAAATTTATAATATGTAGGTATTCCATCAAAGTGACTAGGAAGGTTCTTTAGGACATCGTTCCCAAGGACTATAGTCTCTGATAGGCTTCTTGCTTGCGTATATTCCAAAGAATCTATATAATCAACGTCAGGGAGTTTACTTATCTCTGAGAATATCAGCTTCGGCTTCAGTACATTTGAATCCTTATCATTCGGGTCATTCAGTATCATCGAATAATTAGTGAAAATATTCTCTAAACTACTAGATAGGTCTACTGATCTCTTAGTCACAATTACCATTTGGACATCGATTGTAAGAAGTATTCCTGACTCAGCCTTTAAGGTATTCGTTATGAAATAGGATCCGTATTTCTGCTTGAATACGTCCATCTGATTGACCGTGATAAAGTCGTTATCAACTTTAGGTACATAGTAGATGTACACAGTTCCAGCATCGAAAGAAACAGTGTCCTGTAGGGTATTGGGATCCTTCTTACCATCATACCAGTTTATAGCTGCATGAACCTGATCAATAAAGTGCTCAGTGAATAGTGCATTTATATCCGACTTAGCCAGAGTCTTGTTTTGTAATCTACTATAATTATTTGCGTTTATTAATAGAGACCTTTCATCGTCTCTAGCAATCTCCCTAATGATCCCGTTATCTAGATAGTCTGGTTTTCCCTCTTTATTTAGTGAGGGAGATCTCCTTACTAAGTTTGACTTTGAGATTGGAGTAGTTAGCTCAGTTCCAGGTATAATTATTCTACTAAACTCGTCTGAGTTGATTTGATCAGATGTCGTGTACTTCAGGGCCCTTATTGTTACGGAGTCATTTACTTTGAAGTATCCTCTCTTAAACACCCTAATTCCATAGTCCGGAATGGTTAGTATAAACAGTGGATCTAAGTCCTTGCTTGGAAGGATTGGTAGCGAAGTAGAGCTGTCTAATTCTCCCCTGATCTTCAGATCAGCTACCTTAGGGTCAGTTTCTGGGATAGATACCCAAGTAACTCCATTAACATAGTGATACCTACTTCCTATTAGGTACGCATCGTTGTTATTTAGGGGGATGTCGCTCTGTATGTAGTCATAAAAACTCCTTGTCACAGGATATTCAGTTCCATTTATGAATACCTGAACGTCCTCTGACAGGTTGGATACGATTTCCCTGTCTATAGTGAAGTCTACATAATACTCTTCACCACTTTTTATCGTCTTAGTGGACTCCTGTAGATCTTTAGTAGAAAGTATTCCTATTACAGTGTACTTACCTATTCCAGAGTTACCTCCATCTAATGAGGGGGTAAGGTTTATACTATTCTCAGCATATACCCTGAAGGTATTTGAAGTGAATAGAACATCAAACTTATTCTTATTTATTAGGGTATTATTGATAAAGTTCAGTTTTACTCTTGCATTCTTTCCTCGGTATACAGGGTACATTACGTTCATGCAACTCCGTATCTTAGAGTTCATAAGTTTTGCAGTAGCAAGATTGTTCTCCTGAACCATGTTTATTATCTCGAACTGCTCATGGTACAGTGCGTAAGTAATAGTATCAATAATAAGATTTACCGACTCACCGTATAGACCGTTGTTAGCCGCTATCTTAACTAGCTCTTCTCTAATAGCCTCTTTTGATATCATAGTTTTCTAATTTATCGTCTATAAGTACCGATATTCTTATATTATTGTTGTTGCTATAAACCCCATTCAACGATAAGGATGCTTTCTTATCGATCGTGCTTGATATTCTGTTTATGATAGAGTTAACAGTGTCTCTTACAGAATTTAATATCTCATCTTCGGTTATGGACTCAACTATATCTTCGGATCCTCCCCTCCAGTATGGAATTTCCTTTCTCCTTATTAATAGGTTTAGTCTTATCAAGTCTCCAATATAGTCCCTAAGGACATCGGTAACTCTTCCGTTGGAAAGTAAATATTTCATGGAATTGCTATTACTGAATTTACTGTTGAAACTCCCATATGAGTAGTTAAATACATAGAAGGGAATGTTGGAGTAAAGAACTTAACGAGATCTGATACAATACATCTAGCTAAAGCATCTATTACAGAATCCCTCTCATTCTTATAGTCAGACAACTGTGCTGAAAGTAGCTGAGATCTACTGAACGTAGGTCTAACTAATGTAGAGAATGCTGGAACCGGTCCCGTTGGTCTGGACGCTCCTCCTATAATCGTACAGGTTCTTATGGCTGAATAGATGGAGGACATCCAAACGCTCCACTCCGCTGATCCATCTCCACCAGATGGTCTTGGAAAAGACAATTGGTATGAGAGCATTGGAGAGGAGTTTATTTTTAGTATGTCTGGAGCAACTAATGGGGTACCTGGAGGTGCTATCAGTGCTCCAGAAAATACAGAACTTAGCGTTACGTTAGTCGATATATACGTACTAATTGCTCTTAGTATCCCCTTGTTTGTCTGAGAGGGATTTGTTGACCCTGCGGCGTTTGTCCTTAATAAGTTTCCTAATACTGTTGAGGCCATAGAGATTCTTACTTATTTCCTGAGAATACTCTTTTCTTTCGTCAAGGTATCTCTTGAATAGTTTTGTTGCATTTATAGCTGCGAAGTATAGTACACAGCTCAATACAAGATTCGAGTAGTCAATATTAATTACAATCTCTATAATAATTAGGAGAGGAATAATGAATCTCAAAACTCCATCCATGTCGTCAGACAGTATTTCGTAAATCTTTTTGTATATATTAGTCATAACGATTAATTTTTATGTTCCAGAAAGTACATCTCCAATGTGAGGTGCCCCAGTAAGTGGGCATACAGGTATTGCACAGAAACCTCCCTTACTCGTAGGAGCTGCCATACCACCATTCCCTGTCTTTAGTGTTCCTCCAGTTATGTTTACTGTGGATCCCTTTACTTCCACACTGGTTGCTTCTACTTTAACGTTAGTAGATTTTACGGTTATTGACCCATCATTTTTTATAAGTATGACAGATTTATCTTCTCCAGCGTGTATTTCTACGTGATCATCGTGAATATCTACTACTGAATCCAACAGCTTAAGCCTCGTATGATCAAGTAATCTTAACTTTTTCCACATGTAGCTGTATCCGAATGGAGCATCGAGTTCTATTAGATAAATAGGATCTCCTTCATTAGGCTCATCAAAAGTATCTATCGGATACGCTATGCAGTCCTCTATCGTAGTATCTACAGTGAATTTTATAACAAATTTCTTCTTATCAACTACTTCCGTTACCCTTCCAAAATATACGTTCATGGATTTATTGACTGTATTGTAAAAGTTACTGACACCTTAGACTTATTAAACTCAACTATTCTTCCAGATATAAAACATTCATTGAATTTTATCTGTTCACTTGGTATAGCCGCGAATTGTCCGACTCTAAACTGAGGCAGGTAGTTCATAGTAAAAGTACTAGTGTTTTTACTGGCTATCAGCTTAGTGTTGTAGAGATTGTTCCCTATCAGCTCCTTATAGTCATTATTAACTGTAAAAGTCTTCTCATAGAATCTGACAGTAACATGATTAGGGTCCTTCCCCTTGGAGTAGTCTATATATTCTACCTTCTGATTATATAGCTTGGATTCAGACCAACTTGAAGGAGCTATAAGATTTATCTCTGCACGTTCCTTTAACTCGATATCTTTCTTCCAAGAGTTAAGGTCAACGAATAGTAATCCGTCCAAGACATACCCAAAGACAGTATTATACTTGAAGCTCCTACACATTCTCGTACAGAAATGATGATTAGTCTCGTTTCTCTGATATAGGGCTGAAGGATCCTTGAAGTTAAGTATATCCGTATTTGTTGCTGACTCAGGATTTCCCACTATTTCAGCACAACACGTCGACTCAATAGCGTTCTTTATTGAAGTGTACTTTGTAGTAAACTTTTCCTTAGTGAACTTTGGATCCCAGCAGATCATTTTCAGAGTCATCCCATTGTTCTGATAAGACATATCATACACGAATGCACCAAACTTCCATTCAGCTCCTTCACCAGATTTAAGGGAACATTCGTACTTCTTATTTATTTCACTTATATCGGGATCATCGGTAGAGAAGGATACCTCCAAGTCAGGAAGATCCCCGTGGAGCTCTTCCTTTATAACAGCAGAGTGTATCTCTATGTCTTTGTCGAACAGCCCCTTTATATCCAAGGAAGACTCATCATTCGCAACCAGTAGTTTCTTTCCCATTTTATATAGACTTAAATATAGCGTTCAACTTGTTCATAGGTATATATTCTATGTCTCTACCTAAAGTAAGTTCATCGAGGCTCGTTATCCTATTTGTATACATAAGTATCCAAGAATATTCGGGTTTTGTATATATTTCCTCAGATATAAGGTCTATCCTCCCTTCATACTTTGTTATAGTATAAATATTCCTCTCCGAACAATTATCTAGATAATAGAGTAGGGTTGAGTTCGCAATATCTGGAACTCCCCCATTATCCTCTATATACCTATCGGAACTTACACTGTTACTTGCTAATACGCTCTTACTTCTTGTATACATAATCTATTTCTTCTTAGGCAAATCTGGAAGTTTTGGTACAGAGAAACTACCCCCATTTGGAAGAGGAATTTTCTGCATACTTCCATTCTCTTTGTCCGCACTAGAGGATTCTAAGGCCTTTGCTCCCATTATCTTCATTAATGTATTCTTAGAAATATAGGTACATGGCTGTAATCCTACCCTAACATCCGCATAAAGGGAAGTAGCTCCTGCCTTAATATTATCGAAGTCGAACACTTTAGCATCAGAGCTCATTTCCCTAACTCTCACAGTAGATAGTCTATATGAGAAGCTAGTTACAAGTAAGTTATCTATTGTATATGGACCATACTTCAAGCAGAATGATCCAGGGACGTGATGGTCCCCAGAAATAACTCTAAACTCTGGAACATACCCATTGGGTGGGGCCTGTATACCTAGAACATTATCTACATCATCTAGACTAGTACTTACCAAGTCCCCTACAAACTTATCTATCAAGTCCTTTACGACTAGTTCTACTGGTTTCTTGTTTATTACTTTATGATAAATCCTAGTCTCCAATGCAGGAATTTCTATCTCTAATCCAGTTCCCTTGAACACTTTAACAAAGTCGAATGCGGTAGTGAACCTTGATCCTGCATATTGAGTAGCGGCACCAAATATGTCACCACCTCTCTTACTCATCCTACCAATTAGTTTAGTAATCTGGTCTGGACCAACGTCTTGTCCTAATATACTGAACGTGCTTTTACCAATAGCTTTTCCTAATGCGGTAGCTTCAGACAGTTTATCCGCAATACCTACCACTTGGCCAGCAAACCCTTCTGCTCCACCCAACAAGTCTGAACTTCCGAAGTCATGCGCCACTGAGAATCCAAGCTCTGTATCAGATAAGATCCCCCTCAATAGGGGGACCGTACTGTACTCTTCCATGTTTCCTCCAGACAACGACTGCGGCTGACCAAAGAGTTGCCAAGAAATATTGCTATTATATAACTGAGCGTCATAAAATAAATTTCCGTCGTATGCTGCCATAATCTTAATTACATCATTTCTGCTATCTTACTGGAATTGTTAGATAGATATATGTTATTTGTAACGTTATTGTCTCCTGCCTTGATGGTTGGGGCATTTACTGTAGGAAGACCGATATTAGGACTCCACCCAGGATTCGCTGCTCCCTTAGATGGGATTGATCCTTGTGGAAGAGGTGCTGCTGTCTGTGGTGATCCGCCTACGTTAGATTTAAGGGATTCCGGCCACATGCTACTAACCTCAGGATTGGTTGCTCCGCCCCCGAAAGCTCCGTTGTTGGACATCATTCCCATTCCTCCCATGTCGAATCCACCACCTAGGTCGGATGATCCTCCAATTCCATCAAGTTTTTCGATCAGGCTACCAATCTTATCTTGGAAATTCTCTGAGAATGATTTACTTAGGTCAGCTCCTACCGAGTTCTGTCCCATGCTCATTCCCGGCATTCCAACCTGATTTCCGAAGACAAAATTGTATCCGTTTCCTCCACTTCCAATAGACTGCCAATATGACCCGTCAGCGATACCTTCTGGAAGCTGTATTCCTGAAGAATTTCTAAGAATCTCTAGAGCATCGTAGGTATGTCTCATCCTACCTCTCATAAGACCTTCGTATCCACCACCTTTTCGGTAAAGCTGGTTTATCTTCTCTATACTAGTGAATCTTGTTCCACCGTTCTCATACCCCCTCAAGACGGCGTCAACTGCTTCTGTTAGATTTTGGGTTGACCTAAGAACACTCATAAGCTGAGTTCTTGGCCTCATTTCATATAGGGCGTATTCAACCTGCTTATTTAGATCGGTATCCATCGGGAAAGCCGGAGTCCCATACTTCTGTTGATGCCACCTACTAAACATCTTAGGTCTCTCCCAAGTCCATTGGGCAATTCCTTGTCCAATCTCATGTTTAGGATGACCTTGCATAGCTCTATCAGTGATGTGTGGATTTAGTCCTGACTCAGCCCACCATACACCAGTTAGTGCAGCAGCAGCTATTGGAGATAAGCCTCCTTCCTTCATCAGCTTTTGCATGATGAATAGGGCCCTCTGATCTATAGATAATCCGTCAACAACGCTTCCTGCGTAGGATTTTCTCTGTTTGATCCTACCATACTGCATTTCACCAAGACGATCCTTCGGATATAGACCAAGACCATAGTTCTCGTAGCTTTTGTCTACTGTTGCTTTAGGATCTCCTTTATAAGTCCTAGGGAATATCATGGGCTTCGCATTCTCTACCGAGTCAGCATTTGCACTCATAGGGCCACTGTAACCTGGTTTATTAGTCACCATGTCCTTAGGAGATCCCTTAGCCCTTAATGACTCATCTCCCTCAATATATCTGAACGGGTTTACGTCATTACCTTGCAGGTCATAGGTTTCATAGTGTAAGTGTGGGGCCATTCCTTTAGGCATTTCCTCACTCTTAAGAAGAGTACCAATCTTAGTAGTTCCTGCACGTACTTTCTCACCCTTTCTTACCTTTGGCTTTATGTGAGCATACCTACTTTCAAATCCAGTAGTATCTCGAATAGACACCTCATCCTTCTTAACATCAACAACTTCACCATAGAATGGGTGAGTAAATTCTGCACCATCTGGAATAACCACATCGATACCCTTGTGGCCTCCCAATCCAAACAGAAATCCACCTTCTTTGTAGTTTGTGGTTAGTTTTGCAGGAACTCCAAAGGGGGAATGCTCAAGTTCTACTGGAGTTTCTAGCTTTCCGACTGATTTTTCAGTCTTATTGATCCTCTTATCTTTATTTACCTTCTTTGGATCTCCCCAGTCAGCTTTTCTTGCTCCATTAATAAAATTATCAATAGGCTTTAAGGCCCCTGGAGCTATAATTCCTAATGGTCCAAATACTGCTCTTAGGGTATTGAATGCGGCCTTCCTGAACGAACTACTCCTCTTATCAAACCCACTAAGTGTTATATCCTCAGCATATCTACGGGTATTTTGAAGCTGCCCTTTATCGTCATATTTGATATCAGCACCAGCTGACTTAAGCTCTTCGTTAATCCTCTTGTAATATTCGGCAGAATCTTTCTTTATTTTTCCGGCCTTTACTTCAGCATCTACCTTCTGTACTCCGAGAATGGCCTTGTCTTTTATCTCAGTGTCAGATTCCTTTCCAGTATTGTACTTTCGAATGATTTCATTTAGAAGATCGCCCTTCTTGTTTCTAGTGTACTCTCCAGTCTTAGCCTTCTCCTGCAAGTATTTGTCAGCCTTATCCGAGAGATCTCCTAGAACAATATTTCTATAAACATCTCTTCCAACCTGAAACGCGTCTAGTGCAGCAGATACATAGGGACCAGCACCTGGTAAAAAGTATACTATTCCTGAAGCAGCCTCAATAAATGCTCCAAGCCAGTCTCCCTTTTCGAATCCCCTATCAATAGCTTCTGTGAGATGAAGAATCTGAGTTACTACTGGAATTGACTTAGTAAATCTAGCTACAGATATTCCTTTTCCAATGTCACCTACTATGCCCTTAACCATTCGGGCAACTATATCCGCATTTTTCTTTCCGATGGTTTTAGACAGACCCTTGAGTACTGCACCATTCGCAAAGTCTTTAAGCATCTTTAGTGACTTGAATAATATACTTTTTCTAGCAATCTCCCCAGCCTTACTGGACACTTTCTTGACTACCCCACGGAGTCCCTTTGCAGTGTCATCAACGCCATCCATTGCAGCCCTCTTAGCGGCAGAAGCTCTTTTCTCAGCCTGGTTCTTCATTTCTTCTAAGGCCTCTTCGAACTCTATTTTCTTTCTCAGCCTATACTTCTTAGAAGTGGCGTATCTTAAAGTTCCCCAAAGCCTCTTTCCTTCAGGAATTACCGTACTTCCTATATTTACTGCATGGTCAAATTTACTCTTCTTTTCGTACTTTACGTTGACATTGTCTTTCCTAGCTTTTTCTTTGTCAATGTCTCCGTCTTCGTCACGGTAGTCCTCTTGAGTTACTATTTTTTTGCCTTCGTTATCTACTTGAGGAGTGGATCCTGGATCTGCATCGATTTCTTTATCGTCGTCTATGTCCCTATCTAGCCCTGCATTCTTTACATTCTTAGCAGCATCCTGACCTGTATTAGCCTGCATAGTAGCTACAGCAGAAGTATCTTCTTTGATGAATCCAATGCTCTGACCTATACCTCTAAGAAATTCAGATACTCCCTCAAATCCCTCTACGATCTTCTTCCTTACGTCATCAATTATGTCGAAAGTATTGTTAAGGACTGAGGCGATGAATCCAAGAGATAGGAGAGTAAGCATTCCAACGCTTTTTCCCCCTCTAGCCTTAAATTTGTCCCTCATCGCCCTAGCTATGTCAGCAGCATTCCTCATGGCGATCCTCTTCTCAGATCCACCAATCTCGCTCTTTATGTTATTTAACTCTGCATTTGCTGACTCCGACTCTGACTTCATCTTCTGAAGGATCTGATATAGATCAGATGATTTTCTGAGCCTTGATTCTACTTGAGCCTTTTCAAGATCAAACGCTTTCTTACCTACCTTATTATTATCTAAGGCGATGTCATTTGCTCTGTTTAGGAGCTCTATTATTGACTTATTTTGTTCACCTACTTCCTCAGATCTGGCGTAAATATGTTCTAGGTTAGTTGGAAGGCTCGAATTTATAGGAGTTAGGTGACTTTTTAGACTTGAATCAGCCATTTGCTGGGACTTAACCTCAGCTATCTTAGAGTCAATGTCTTGTTTACGCTGCTCTTTCGAGTTTTTAGCCATGTTTTTGGCTAATCCCTCAACAGCTCTTCTGCTTCCCCCGTCTGATTCTGCTTGAGCTTGTCCTGTCCTAAAATCTTGTCCAACAGGTACTGGCTCTGGAGCTTGCTGATCTTCAAGTTTACTCTTGTTCCCTCCTCCAAATAAAGATCCAGTCACCACTTTGAAGGCCATAGCCATAAGACCGCCTACAACAGCCTTCTTAACTACAGTCTTTGTGAACCTCCAAGGATGTTTTAGGATATTTCTTCTTATATTTACGAGGTGAGCTTTTCCATAGTCCTTTACAACTCTCCAAGTATTTTTAAGGCTTAGTCCGGGGGTTAGAAGCTCAGATATTTTTCTTAGGGACTTTCTTATGGGCGTCAGTGGTCCTCTGAGCAGCTTTCCAAGCCAGCTCGCTTTTTGTCCTCTACCAGCCTTATTCACCCAAGTAGCTAGTTTTCCAGCTCCTTCGCCTAATGATTTTGATATTCCTCCCATTACCTACAAAACATTTACTTTTCTTTGAAATTTAGCTTAAGATTCGGATAATCTATATCTTTCCCCTTTGAAGACTCAAGTTCTTTACAATACATTTTCCAGTAGTCAGATATATATCCTAGAGTATAGTTCTCTATATTTTGCATCTTAGCAAATCTCTCTAAGTAATACTTTCTACTAAGTAATTGGGTTGTTGATACTGATGTCTCGAAAAAAGTTCGAGACTAAGGGCTCTACCCCTATCTCAATGCCTCCATGCTTATATTTTAATTCCCTTATAAGTTCTTCAGGGATTTCTTCATCTTCTTTAATTCCTTTTTCCAACTTTAGGTTGAACAAGTCACTTGCAGTTGGATTATACATCTTCTCGCATTCATCACAATGCAGATGGAGGTGCTCAACGAAATCATAGAAGACTCCATCGAGCATGAACAGCTTGGTTATGTCTCCATAGGTTGCATTTACGACCATTCTCTCAATCTTGTTGTGGTATACCTCAGCCTGTTCGAATAGAGCTACTAACTTAATAATCCTAATGTCAGTATTCCTCTTATACATTCGATACTTGCTGTAGATGTTGATGAATTGCTCAGTAGTTGGCATCCTAACCTTCAGATCTTCTCCGCCGAAATTTAGAGTAAATCCATTAAGTGCCTCAGGATCCATCTTATTCCAATTTATTCCTGATAGAGTTATTTGGTATTTCAGCTCTGCATTACACCTTGGGCAGTTTATTGATGACTTAAATTCAAGGTCTTCCGATACAGTTATAGCCTTCTTCATGTAGATTACATATTCCATGTCTATTACGAGAAGGTTCTTTACGTTAGGATCTTCATTGCTTATTAAGCAGTAATCAAAGTAAAACTTGTCTATTTGATTCTTAGGAGTGTTTTCCATGTACTCCAGAATCTGAGCGAACGTCATCGGTTTTACGTTGATCGATGAAAATGGATAGTTGTATCCGCTTGGTAAGGTATGAGTAGGTATGATCATAAAAAGATAAAAATAATAGGCAAGAAAATATACATATATGTACATTCTCCTGCCCGTAATTATTATATATTGAGAAATCTTCCCTCGAAATGTTCAAAAGAGAATGACGCACTTACCTGACCAACGTTCTGTGGGTCATCACTGGTAAGCATTGGATTAAGCAAGTTACCTGAGTCTACAGGCTGTATCGTAAATATCTCATATACGTAGATTGGTTTACGAGAGCTATTCATAAGTGTCAGTTTAGCCTGAGCAAAAGTATCTTCTTTTCTGAAGGCATACCTATCACTTCTTCCACCGAGCTTATCCCTCCAGTCATCAAGCCATGCTTTGATAGCCTGATCCTCGAAGTCCATGTAATCCAAGGAGAAGTTTCCAGCAGTCGTACCGCTAATCGTATTTTGGAATAGAGTAAAGTTACGAATTTGAGCCATCATCTGACCAATTTGAACTGGGAATTGGGTATTGATAGCTTGCATTCTAGACTTTAGTAGGTCATTTCCAGGAAAATATACAGCAGCAGCAGGCTGAGTCCACTCAAAATCCCACGTATCAGAACGTAAGAACTCCCTATGCTCCTGATTAATATTCTGATAATTTATGTAGTTAAGGAGGTCGTTTTGAGACCGTAGCTCCTTACTCTCTAGAAATTGTTTAGCCATAATTCTTAAGTATCTAATACAAAGTTTAATTTATATTCCTTATTGATTATGGTGCTTAATAATACGGTATAGGTCACTTGAATAGAATTACCCGAGAAGTTGGACTCTAATTCTGAGGATACTATGAGAGGTATTAGTCTCATACACTTAGAATTAATGTATTCCAATTTTCTCACAACCATTAATCGGGTAAGACCAATTAACTCGTTCCTTATCTGAAGTATCTCTCTCGTATACTTTGAAAGTATAAATTGAACAATGAAGATAGATCGTTGCCCAGGCGTTTCAGAAAGTGTTTTATAGAAATACTTAAGATTATCTAGGTTTAGGTAGTTTATGTGTTTTTTGTTGAGAAATCCTTTTACGTCATTCTCTATATTTAAGGTTTCTGTAACTATGTTGGAATTAGATGATTGTAGAATATTTATCTTATCTCCTTCGATCTCTCCATGAAGGACCTTCAGCGTGGATTCGCCTTTCCTGTTAGTTTCTAAGTAGTTTACTTTTACATAATTACCTACTCTCTTCTCTATAATTCCAGAAATCTCTATATCCTCATACCTTTTTATGTGAATACTATTTCCTGGTACGAGTCTGAAAGGTTCGTACAGTATATCTCTCTTTGGAAGATTCAGGTATGTCTGACCAATTATGTTAAGTATATATGGATAATAAGATGGGTAAGCAATTCCTCCTATACTTATGTCGTCATAGAAGTAAAGAACCCTATTTTCCTCACTTATTGGATACCCATCTTGACCAAACCACCTATTTCCTAATTGATGAGAATTTAGCTTTATTAGAGCTTGGGAGTATATGGATTTATCGGTATCGTCGTTATACTTGACTAAATCCAGAACCGCCCTACAGTGACTGAAGTCATTGGGGAGAGAGTCAACTAAGAAAAGGTCAGGATACCACCCAGACTCAGCATAGATTTTCAAGCTGTTTTTTCTGGATTCCTCAGTAATTACTTCGTCTACGTTCCTATCGAGATAGAATTTTCCAGTAGGTAATTTTAACTCCTTTATTTTTCTCAGGTTTGCTTCGTTATACGGCTCTCCGTACAGTTCCTCGTCATAGTAGATACTATCAATAAGACGATCATTAGCCCAGTAGTTATAGAAATATATTCTTATTAATTCAGATAATTGATTTATCTCCGATATAAATATGGTATCTATAACATAGTCTTCTTCAGATCCATAAAGCCTTACCGTGTAATTCTCTGTAATTGATCCATTAGATACTGTTATATCATAGACACCTTCTACGTCACGTACCTCATTTATCTCCACACAAGTATTTTTCCCGACGCTTCCCTTGGCTACTGAGAATATATCTACCACCTTATTTCTCTCAGTAAGATCGCACAGCTTGTCCTGAGTAAGGTTATATAGATCACTGACTCTTATCCCATCGAACCTATAGTGATTGAGATTATGGATTGGATTAGCATATTCTATCAGTAACTTCTCATTCCTTAAGTTAAGTGCTTTTATTTCTAATATGAAATCTGATAAGGACACTAGAGTATACTGATCATACTTCTCAAGAATATGCTTTAGGATTTTTACTGAGTACTCGTTTGTTTCTAGCCAGAAATCCCACTTATATGCCTCATCTATCAGAGCTTTTTTCCAATCATCTATGAATACCTGCTCGCCAAACTGATCGAGATGTGGAAGACCGTTTGACTGTATGAAATGCTTTATGAAAGATACTAGCTGATCCTCGTAGTTACTACAAGAGTTTGAGTATCGATCATTAAACCATTCCTTAAACTTAGTTAAAGTATAGTTCTTTTTCTCCCTATCATCTGCCCCAACACCTTCTTCGAAATAGTGTACAGCATTAGTATTATAGTAGTTTGAAGTAACTCCATGCCACTCCCCGGATGCAACTAAGCATTGTTCGTTTACCGTATCTATTATTAAGTAATTGCTTGGATCCGTTAAAGACCCACGTCTTACTAATTCATTGTAGGGAACGTCAGTGAAGTCAAGTATAAGGTTAAACATAGTCTGGTGAGTGTTTAAGAGATTTATGTTAAAGTCTCCTTTAGCACTGATTATATTGTACCTTATGACAGTATCATCTACGTCAGATACTTTAATAACTGCGTAGTTTATAGTCTTGTACTCTACGTGGGCCCAAGACTCGTCCCCACCCTTCTCGAACTTAAATAGAGGGAATCTATTTCCATTGTGGTAGATATTTGTCTCAGAGTAGGCATTCTTTGTTATAAGAGCTCCAGATGGAACTATTCTGACATCTATTCTGTACCTAACATCAAATTGTGGGAGCTTAGGAGATACTGTCACCATATTCTTCCCACTAGAATCATCTATGTGTACATTTGTCTCTACCTTCTGTCCTTTATTTGGTCCTTCATCTATAGTAACAACTACTTCTGGAATAACCTTATTTGGGACTTCAAATTCATATGTCGGAGTAACTCCTCCGCCAAGTTTACCAAACCTATCTACTATTATGAAGTTAGGGTCTGACTCTACTTGTGGAATAGACTCTATCCATACAGATCCATTTCTCTTCTCACTTAGGGTAATTGTTATGTCCTTATCGTTATAGAAGATTATTGGCTTTATCTCTTCTCCATCACTTTCTACAACGATCCTTGGATAAAAGTCAAGATTGTGAGTAACAGTATGTGAATATCCATACTGGCTACTAATAAGTTCTCTCTTAGAAAACTCGAAATGAAACAAGTTACTCATTGACATGTAAGTATACTTCTTTCCTATTTTAGGGTGACATACAGTCACTATTCCATTACTTAATCTAAGAGAACACAGATTATATTCGCTTTCCCTGGTTATTGTAGGAAGAAGACATACGGGGATGTCGTTATTGATAAGATCCCTGTACATCTGCTTATATGGAAAGTCCCCAAACATGGAGTCTAGGACAGATATATTATTTACTAATTTTGGGTATAAAAATCCAGACTCAGAATCTATAACTGATCCTACATAAAAATCAGTGGACTCTGTCTTACCCGAGTTACGTATTGATTGGAGACTTATTACTGACATATATTATAAATCAATTACTTCCGTTTTTCCATCCTTTCCTGTGACACTGGCCCTACCCATAGATGATCCATCCTGTCCCATCTTAACTTGAATATCGCCCCATCTCAAGTTACTTAGACTAAATGATTTTTCTAGTCCATTCTTTGTCTTTGCTACAGCCCTTCCACCCATATTTCCGGTATAAACTTCTCTCTTTTTACCAGACTTAGGTGTCTTGTAGCCAATTATTCCGAAGTTAAGGTCTACCCTACTCTCTTCTGTCGTCTCTTGAGATCCGCTATGTCGTACCGTATATTCTATTGGGACACCAATAAATTTGTGATGGTAGTTTATTTGTCCTCCTGCTCTAAGAATTATAAGTTCTATCTGGAACGCTATCGAGTAGTAAGGAGCCATAGAGTTAGTATTGATGTCGTATGCAGCATTTATGAAAGATGCCATATACTTCTTCATGCTTCCGTATACATCGTCAAGAATTGACATAGACATCATAGCATTATAACTCATTCCGGCCATTACCTCCGACGAGCTCCCGTTAAATAGCCTAAGAGAGTCTGCTCTAATAGTTCCAAGGGTTATATCATAGGAAAGTACTGGTGGATTGTGTGAAAAGCTGAAAATCTTTCCATTTTTAATCTCGCCTGACTTACCCTCACTGCTTGCAGCGTTTGTCATACTAGATATAAGCCCTCCATCTCTTATGTCACTTATTAGGGGAACTCCATCCAACAAGCTAGGGATATTTATAGATAACTTTTTAGCTTTGCCATCACTTCCGAGGATTCCAGATGCTTCACTAGTTAATTGTTCCTTTACAGTACCACCGGAAGATGTCTTGTCTGTCTCTTTCCAGTAATTTGGTAGCCTATAAACAGGTAGTGGAGGAACAACTGAAGTCCTCCCGAGGCTTTTGAACACCTCGACGTCGTCTTCATCATATGGGTATGGAAGTATTCTTATCTTCCACATATGATCTGATCCCATTTCAAATCCAGCTATATCCCTATAAGAAGATAATAGTCCTCTACTCCTCAAGTCTTGGACAGCCTCATTGAAGGTACTAAACTCATGGACAACGCTTGATGAGCTGTATGGATCATTATATGAGAAATAGTCACTGGCTACTCTCTTCCATTGTTTTGATTTTTTGTCTACAGGAGCAGTTCGGTCTAAAACTCCCTTACTACCAATAGAAGACGTCCTACTTACATTGTCTTTTGCATAGTCTGCAAGGTTCCCGACATTCTTCTTTCCGATGTCTGAGCTTCCAAGGGATTCGTAGATCTTCATTATCTTGTCTCCCTCGTTCGACTTTGGAAGTGAGAATGGCGTTCTTCCTTTCTCGAACTCCTTTTTGTCAGGGTTTCCCTCTACTCCCTTCTCTTTCTCCTTCTTATCTGAGACTCCATTTATTATCCCAGATATGATCTTACTCGTTTCGGCATCTTGGTCATTTACCTTGCCATTGACTCCTCCAAGAATCTTACCGTAGTCTGGACGATCCCTTCCATTTACTTCCCCACCGGTAGGCCTTCCTTCATTATGGTTTACTGGTATCTCTACAGCCTTCTTATCTACCTTCTCGACTACCTTCTCTTGAGCGTCCTTGTTTTTCTCTTCTTTCGGATTCAGTACATCGTTGGCAATGTTCCAAAGTGCTTGTACAGGATTTTTTCTAACATTTTCAATAGACTTAAGAATATCTTTCCCTGACGGAAGTTTCTTTATGTCTATTCCAGTAGCCTTCTTTATAACATCCCTTACAGGACTATCCTTTATCTTATCTATTGCGTTAGAGGCGACATTGTTAAGGACGTAATTCTGTCCCCGGTGTTTTGGGATCTTTACTACCTTATTTTCTATCTTAAATACTTCTGCAAGGGACTTACTCATATTCTTTACAGATTACATTTCTACGTTGTCTGGTATATAGATTGACTTAGCTATTGCGGTCGGTATGTGTTCTATCTTCGGCAATCCAACTACTTTATCCGTAGATTTTGGAGCCTCTGTTTTTGGTATGTTGACTATTTTATCTGTCGATTTAGGAGCTGATCCTGATTCTGGAAGACCAACTCTCTTCGGTGCTCCAGCAGGGTTCATCATTCCTCCTGGGATATTAACAGTCTTAGCTTTTCCTTCCGGAGTATGACCTCCTTTTGGAACATCGACTACCTTTGCTTTTCCAGATGGCTGGAATCCAGTGTTTGGGATCTCAACCCTCTTAGGATGACCTGATGGTTCGTATCCGGATCCTGGAAGTCTGGTTATCTTCGGATGACCTTCTGGCCTAAATCCACTGTCGTATATGTTAACTATTTTAGGCTTTCCCTTAGGCTCTTTATCTCCTTTAGGAATATCCACGACTTTTGGAGTACCTTCTGGGGTATGACTCCCATTAGGAATATCTACTATTTTGGAATTGCCGCTTGGATTATGCCCTCCATTGGGCATACCAACGACCCTATTGCTCTTTACGTCTTCTTTTTTCATCTCTTAGAATTCTAAGTTTCTGGTAGAATCGACTTCAGTCAGTCCACTGATCGTGTATTGGTTTAGGACTCCTCCAGCCTCACTGAATGTGAAAATATCAGTAACTTTCCATTTGAACTCTTGGTCCCCCCTAGAAAAAACTAGCAAGTCCCCAGCTTTAAGTATGTCCCTATTGTCGTACATTTGTATAGGATCCGTAGACTTATTATAGAGTCTTAACATATCGTTTGTTCCGAAAAGTGCCACATAGTTGAATCTATCAGCATTCTCATCATCAACAAGGGTGGAGGTAGCTATAGATCCATATACTTTCCTATACACATACTCATCAGATAATCTAACTACTTGGCATTTTACTCCAATTATCTTTCTCCACCAGTCAAACATCTTTAATGAAGCTGCGTAGAAGTAATTAGTATTATCCAATAATTCGTTTACAAATCCATTTCCTTTCATAATATTGGAAGAAAAAGAAGGAGATGCACTGGCACTATAAAATGCCTGCACACCTCCCTCCGACCTAACCTAACACCAAACCAATTATATTAACTGTTAAAGTCTGTACCGATCTGGTAAACTTTAACGAGAACATCGATGTATTTAACTGAGTTAGTCAACCTTACGCTCACGTTAACGCCAAGCTGGTTGGCCGTAATCATCTCAGTTGTATTTACGTCAGCCCTATCGCAGACAACCTCGTAGTCATCTAGCTTATAGAGTTGATTCTGAATATTTGTTTCAAAGTAGTGCCTTAGGAGTGACTCTACATCTTGTCTAGTAGATACCGTATTTACTCTTCCCTTGAATCTCTGCATCAGCCTATTGCAGTCCTTCTTGATCTTATTGACCATTCTTCGGTTCTGCTCTTCAGATAGAATATCTTTATTAGGCTGGAATGTTTCATTGTTATTCAAGTAGTAAGAATCAGTCCTTTGATTGTAAACTAGGAAGTTAACAGGAGCAGCGAAATTCAATAGTTTTTCTCTATCCCCCTTATCCAGCATGTAAACCGGATTCTTATACTCTAGTGTACCATTAGTCTGATCGAACGTAGGAGCAAACTCAGACCTAACTGACTTATTCTGCATGACTTTTCTATAGTATCTAGAAGAGGCTGCTATATAAGTCATCCATCCAGTTAGAGACGTATCCTTGTCAAACGGACCCATTACGATCGTATTGCTATCCTGAGCTAGATTCAAGATGAACCCCTTGATAGAGTTCACATTCGTCTTGTCATGTGGAAGATCCACCGGAGTAAACCAATCGTTCCTCTTACCGATAAACTGGAACTGCCTCAAGAACTGTAGGTCTACAATACCAGCAGTAGCCAAGTACTCTATGTCATATAGTCCCTGATCTTCTAGACTATAAAGAGCCTGAACAAGACAAGATACTTTCTTACTTGAAGATAGATCTAATCCAGAGTTTCCGAAGCTAAATACTTGGGTCAACTTAGGAGAATGTGCTCTTAAGTTATTTTCATCATAGTCAGGATTCGTTACTATAGTGAAGCCAGTACCTAGAGCATTCAGATTCTCGATAAATACGTTGTTCCCAGAGTCGTCAGTCTCATCTGGAAGAAGCGATACGAGATAGTTCTTCGTACTCTTAACATCGGTTAGACTTAGCGAGAAGATGTTTCCACTGTCAGGCTGAACTACCATTTTGTATACATCACTTCCCTGAGGATCATTCGGATAGATACTAAACAGCATGCTGCTCATATCTACTGAAGTAGGAGTCTCTGGCTGTTTTACCGTAACACCTTCATTCAGGCCGGTATCATCTGCGGCGATGTATATCCTATTCCCCTTACTATAAGTTACTTTTATCTTCTTATCCTTTTCAACCTCTTCACAGGCCATTCCCTTAATACCACTGATCGAGGTAATGACATCATCAAGAGTTTTGCAGGATACTAAGCTATAATCATCATACTTTGACTTGTCTATAGCACCGTGGTAGTAGGCCATAGTTCCATATACGAATGCCCAATTAGAATCTACTCCATTTGCAAACGTAAACTCAAGTACTTCAGATTCCGTAAGTGCTACATTATCTTTATATTTAATTGGAGTAGCCTTCAGAGAGCTTAGTCCAGTCTTATTGTGCTTAAGATCCAACTTAAGTCCAACCAAACTTTCCTTAGCAGCAGCGTCAAGAGTGTATGCAGCTTCAATATCCGGAGTAAATACTATTCCACCAACCTTAGTTGAATAGATAGCAGAATAAGGTTTAGATTGACTAGTCGTAAGGGATGATTGTAATTTCTCTGCCAGCTCAGTAAAGTTCTTGCAAGATACACTCTTACCTTGTCCGGCAGTCTTTATCTTTCCTAGAGTAGCTGCATCGTAAACAGGATCTCCATTATCGTTAACCTGATTCTTTATTACATTGAGAAAATCGTCCCAAGAATCATTTCCATTGTTGCAGAAGTAATACTTGTCATCAAAAGCTATTCCCCAAAGTGAATTGTTATCGGAGTTAATGAATAATTTAGACTCATTCTTGTCTTCGTGAGTGAAGAAAAGACCTGATACAGCAGTAGTATTCATCGAACGAACTACTACCAACCCTGCTGAATGTGATAATAGGAAAGCATTGATAAGAGACCTATGGGCATTTCTAGGAATAGTTCCATCAACAGTATATAGCTTAAGGAACGTATTCGGACCGTCTACATAGGCCAGTCTAGGCCCCGCCGGAGCCACTATAACGACCCCAATATTTGAGGTCCCATCGATATTGAGTACGGTTGGCCTACTCATTATCTGTTCCCTAACTTTTACGTAGGGCTCTTTAATAGGTACACTTGCCATTTATGTTTCTCTTTTAGTATTAAAAATAAAATATTTAAAGTGATTACCCAAGGGAACGATCCTCAGGTAATCGTAGAGGGCTAAATTGACTGTACGTACTTCGTCAACTTATATATATTAGATTGGATCCTCTTATCCTTAACAAGATCTGGGTGTATATACCAGTCCTCGAATGAGTTCTTAGAGTTGTACTTTATGTCTTCCCCTACTAGCTTATATCCAAGAGACTTCATATACTCCCTAGACTGTTCTTTTGTATAGTTACCATCTCTATAGCAGTCATGCTCAAATGTTATACATCTGAACTTAGCTAGATTGAAAGGAATCTTATACAAAACATCTATATTGTATCCACAAACGTCAACAGAAAGGTAGTCTACTACATACTTTCCATTAGACATCTCTCTTCCACTACACAAATCGCTTATGGTCTTGTCGTAGTCGTGCCAGTATGCGTTATCTAAGATAATCTTATTCTTCCTCTCCTTAGAGAACTCGGACACTAAGTTACCTTCAATCTCTATTGACACTCCGTCCCATCCCAGCTTTTCAAGTAGCCACGTATTGTTATGGTGGACTGGTACACTAGCACCGAGCTCCAAGTATGTCCCATCCTTTGACTCATTATTTATTACTGCGAAGATGTCTTGGAAGATTTGAGACTTATTCTCCTTTACATTCTCAGATATAAATTTAGAATTAAGACCTATCTTATCCTTGACTCTTGAGTAGTCATTGAACGGATTCATAATCTCTAGCGAGTTGCATACATCGATTATTATGTCCCTATACTCAGGATCAAACTCATCGAAATTGTTCTCTGATAGATATTTCTTAAGTTCTTCTACTCTTCCAATTCTATCTAAGGACCTTACATAGTGAGTCTCTAACTCATTTATTCCATTATAGAATGGGGTTTTTGGATAATCCTTGACTCCAGCCCATATGAGACCTATCTTAGAGTTTTTGAAGACTTCTATCCAATCGAACTGCTCGTAGGTACCTTCATAAAGGAGCTTATTAGTCCAGATCCTACACATTGATGCATATGCTTCTGGCCTGTCAGGCTGCTCAGTCATTGCATAGGTAGCATACTGGAGAGCTCCTTTCCATCTCCTTCCAAGTTTCTCATATCCAAGGGAAACCATCTCAAGACAGTGATATTTTAACTCAAATTCATTATCCTTTGCTATTTCAGCAACTTTCAGATAATGAGTTATTGATGAGCTAATCTGTCCGGACTTGTATAAGAAGTTTGCAATATTTATGTTGGATTGAATCCCATTTAGGTCATCAATCCACCCATAGAGATCTTTATACTTTTCTCTATGATCCTTATTCTTATCAAACTTCTTAACTTCTCCCCCAAGAATAGAGTCAAAGTCTAGCTCCAGGATATAAGCTGAATTATCTCTTGTTGAGAAAGATGCGTAGTATAAACCATTATACTCACACAAACCACAACAGAACTCAATGTGAACATTAGTGAATGAGAAAGGTTCAGAGATGTATATAGGATCGAAGTTACTATTCCAAACTATAATGTGATGATAGTATCTCGATGCCTTTTCCCCTGAATATGGTTTCCACAGTTTTACACTATGTCCAAAAGCTATGTAATAATCTCCCCACTTAACTACTTGAGATCCTCCCCTAACGTCAACTTTAGTAGGAAATCTCTTTGTAATTATACTCTGTGTAGAGTCACTTTGATTGTCATAGTATGCAACTTCTGTAGGTGAAGACCACTTAACGAATGTATATGGACGGTCTAAGATAGGCATCCAGTTCTTCTCACAGTACGAATCGTCGTTTCCTGTGGTAGGGATCCTGACCCTACTTATCTCATTCCCAGTGGATTCATCTATCTCAGATAACTCCATTCTTCCTTGACCATTTTTAGTGGTGTCTCTACGTACTCCGATGAGGTATAGCTTATTGTCCCATCTAACTAATCTACCATCTTCTAATCCAATAAAATGCCAGATAGGATCATGCAAATCCTGCATGTTTATGTAATTACCATCGACGATATTAAAGTCATCATCAAGATTAACTAAAATATTTTCCGTCTTTAGTGTTACATCGTCTTCAGGATGAATGTACTGTAGAGGTCCACTCCAATGAGGGTACTTAGAAAACTCTGAATGGCTCATGTTGTAATTAACTATTCGTATGTTACACTTGAGCTTTCCATCATCGTTGTAGATTGATGGATTCATCAGAGACACTCCTTTGGACAGATCCCACTTCATAAGAAGTGGAAATATCCTAAGACCTTGATCTACGCAAAATTTAGCGAGACCTTTCTCATAAATTTCTTTGTTGAGTTCCATTTTGGTTTGTGTGTGTGTTGGTTGGTTTTATTCTTGACTTCTTATTATGATAATGGATTTATATATTCTCTTGCCCATCCAGTTAAGATACCTTGCCATGCATAGAGCCTGTTCCCTATGCCAAGAGCCCTTGTGTTCATATTTGCTGTGAACCCTGCTGCCTTGAGTACTCCAGGTATTGACCAGTACTCTTTTCCGGGATCTGTAAAGGCTTTTCCAGGATCTCCCCTTCTTCCTTTTGGTCCCTTAGGCCCTTTCACATTCCTTCCTGGTATGCCTGGGGGTCCAGTTGGTCCTTGAGCACCTTCTCCAGGATCACCCGGATCGCCCTTTTCTCCTCTTTTTCCTTTGAGAGATCTTCCAGTTTCTCCCATAGGACCGGGAGAACCTTGAGGCCCTTTTTCGGATTCACCCTGTCTTCCTCTTGCTCCAGTTTCTCCCTTGTCTCCTTTTGCTCCTTGAGCTCCAATATCCCCCATGTATCCCTGTAGACCTTTGGATCCAGTACCTCCGTGACCATCAGCACCCTGAATTCCTTGGATACCTGCAAATCCTATCGGACCATCAGCTCCTTTAGGTCCCTTTGGCCCCTTTGGACCTTGAAGACCCATATATCCTGTAGGCCCTGTCTCACCCACTGGTCCAGTTGGTCCCTGAGCACCTTTTGTACTGCTTCCATCTATACCTTGAATACCTTGAAGACCTGGAACTCCAGTTCTACCTTGAAGTCCCTGATCTCCAACGGGTCCATTTGGACCTTTTGTAGCTATTCCATCTCTTCCCTTAGGTCCTTTTTTGCCCTTGGGTCCAGTATCTCCACGATCTCCTTGAGGACCTTGGATCCCTTGAAGTCCGGGATGCCCTATTCCTGGCTTTCCCTGAGGACCTTGCAGCCCCCTTATTCCCTGAGGACCCTGGATTCCTTTTCCAACTACTTTTGTCTTGAAATCCTTTACGGAAGATACTATATCTTCATTAGCATACAATGAATAGGGATATAGCCTGAATATGTTAGATATTGAAGTAGGAGTCAACATAGCTGGCTTACAGTCTTCAGTTAGACCTATTATTCTACTAGCTGAGCTGTACGCATCCAACGTTGATATTGGACTAATCTCATTTGAATATATCAGTGTCTTTGCCATAGATTTTAAGGTCTTTTGACGTTTCCGAACTCTATGTGTCCTCCATTTATAGATCCCTCAAACTTAAGAATCCCTCCAGATACGGAAATTCCCATCTGGGTTAAGAACTTTCTTACGTCATCATCAGTGAATCGATACGGTTGTTTGGATTCTCCGGGATCTCCTCTATCTCCTTGATCACCTGTAATACTTAGTCCAGACTGTCCTCTTGGACCTTTCTCACCTTTTGGGCCAGGTAGGCTTGGTCCTCGATCTCCATCAGGGCCTTGATCTCCATCTATTCCGTAATAAGCATTCTGACCCATCGGCCCTTGAATACCTCTATCTCCCGGAATATCTTTTCCTTCATACCCCTCAGGCCCTTCGTCACCATCTTCTCCAGTTTCTCCTTTTATTCCCTGAAGTCCGGTAGTTCCTCTATCTCCGTCTGGCCCCTTTGTTCCACCGATAATGGCTCCTCCATATCCTCTGGGTCCCTGTGGTCCCTGAGTAAAGTTTGGTGAACCTTTCTCTCCAGTTAGACCTATTTCTCCCTTTGGCCCATCTGGACCTTGAGGTCCTTGAGCCCCTGACGGACCAATATATCCTTTGTCACCTCTAGTAGGAGGACTTCCAACTATGAGAGCTCCTGATCTACCTTTTGTTCCCTGAGCTCCGGTTGGTCCCTTGTATCCCTTTATTCCCTTTGGGCCTACTGGTCCTTGGGTTCCTTTTATGTTAAGAGCATTTATACCAGGCTCTCCTTGATCACCATCTGGACCATCCTCTCCGAACTGCCCAGTAGGTCCTTGTACACCAGTTACTCCCTGTTGTCCAATGGTATCCCCATGTACTCCCTTCTCACCTTTTATTCCATATTCACCGTCAGCCCCCTGTGCCCCTTGGATGGTCTTATAGTTGTCTTTTATATACTTTCTCATCCCACCTACAGTAAGAATCCCTTCAGTAGGTACGCTTTCAGAGTCTTTGGTATAAATATCTTTTGATATGGATTCGAATAGGTCTATCTGAGCTGGATCCCCTGACTTATCTATTGCCAGAAGATACCTACAATTAAATTGCGTATTTAAGAGGCTGGTTATTACCTTTATTGAGTCAGAATATCTTAGCATAATTTACCAGTCCATTATTCTGTTACCCATTCTATTCCAGAGATCGTCCGTTCTTAAGTTTCCAATCTGTACGGTAAGTCCTGCCTGAGAGGCGTCTATCGTACCTCCATATTGAAAGACGTTCTTTCCTCCGAATAGAATCCTGTTTATTGCAGCTATTATGTCTTGTGGAGTAGAAGCTAGGATTTGGTCTTTTCCTTTAGGTCCAGTAGGTCCTTGTGGTCCAGCAGGTCCAGGTGCCCCATCTGGTCCCTGATCACCTCTGTCTCCTTGAGGACCTCTAGATCCTACTCCAGTCGGACCCTTATTTCCTTTTTGACCCTGATTACCATAAGCATCCTGTCCAGCATACCCTTGGAATCCTGTAGGTCCTGTAGATCCATATTTCTTTTGGCCCTGAGGTCCTTGAGTCCCCTTCTTTCCTTGTGCACCTTGTTGTCCCTGTGCACCAGTTAGCCCTTTCGGCCCCTGAGTTCCTTGAAGACCGTCTACAGAGTCCCCAGCAGGTCCTTGAGGTCCTTGTGTCCCTTGTGGTCCACGATTTCCTTCTGGTCCTTGGAGTCCAATATCTCCACGAACTCCTTGATAACCCATTAGGCCTTTTATTCCCATTGGTCCTGGGTCACCAGTTGGTCCCACATATCCGGGAACATTATCTCCGGGATAACCCTGTGGTCCGTCATCTCCTGGATCTCCGTCTGGTCCTGTCTGACCATCTTCTCCCTTATCTCCTCTGTCGCCAGTTACATCAAGACCGTCTCTCCCTTGGACACCGTCTCCTCCTTGAAGACCTATTTGTCCCTTGCTTCCTTTTGGTCCTTGAGGTCCCTGAAGACCTCTTCCAGTATCCCCAGTGTCTCCCATAGGACCTCTAGCTCCCTGAACTCCTTGAAGTCCTGTGAATACCCAAGGATTGCTTGCTATAAATCTATCCAGCTTACCTACTGGAACAAAGAGATCATCTGGAGTGCTATCGTCAATGTCTACTACTGGCATCTTCTGGCGGATAGCCATATCTATATCTATAATAGCTGACTCTTGACTTGATGAAATTCCCAATAGATACTTACATTTCGTAGTCGTCTCAAAGACGCTTTCTATTGGGCTTATATTTTCATGGTATACTAAAGACATATCTAGTCACTATTATTTTTAGATACATTAACGTCTCCAGCCAATATATTCGTAATAACTTTGCTAATAGAGTGATACTTCTCATCATACACTTCGTAATAGTTAAGCGTAGCTGAGAATTCTACTCTATGAGCTATATTGGCCATTGAGTCCTGATCATACTCCTGATTAAAATCAGTTGGTATTGGACTCCACACTATATTTGAAAGCCACGGTCTACCTAGAGTATCGTTCGTATTGAACATAGTTAGATTTGTTAGGAAGTCCAAATTTTGGTACTTAGTCCTAAAATCATCCAACACAGGTATGTCCGTGCATGAAAATTCAAAGTTAAAAATAGAGCTCTTCTGAACTGCGTATCTTAATGGCTCTTGATAGGTCCTTCTAGACATTTGTCTTCCAGAGTCAATAAGCCTATATATTACGTAGTTAGTAGATTTAAGGTTATCTGTTTTTGGATATTTGATAAAATCAATTCCCTTATCTACAAATAATCCCTTAACTCTCATTAAGAATGAGTCATATACCATAGCTGAAGTAAGCAAGTACTTACTATATGACTTCCTTGTGTTAAACTCAAAAAAGTTATTTGAAGTAATGTCCCTACTACTCTCAGTTATGTTATATGAATATATGTTTGATAGTACCTGATCACTGTCTTCATCCACACTAACTCGTAAGTACGGATTTTTGCATAGTGTTCTCAGGTACCCATCAACATCGTGAGTCTTTATCTTTGGGATAATTATCTCACATCTAGTATCATCAAACCTAATTACAAAATTTGTCTGGTTTGAATCATTTATAAGGTATTGGTTTATGACGTAGTCCGTTTGAATAAGTTTCTTGAACTTGAACCCATTTAATATCGGACAGCTATTTGTTAGCTTGATATAGTCGGTCTCCTGTAGAGGGCTATCGTCATACCCCAAAACCTCTATCCTTTTGTCTATTATGTCGGACTTACAGAATCCTTTTGGAACGTTTATCCGAATGCAGGAAGAGTCATAGTCCTCTACGATCTCAAGAAACTTACTGAAAGTCACTTTTAGGTACCTGCAATTAGTTTTAATTAAAAGATCTTGAACTACTACTTCCATGATAAATTAGAATATAAATAAAGTACCTTGAATATCTTCGTCCCAATAGATTGCAACGAAATTATTCTCGAGTAATTGAATGTCTACCTCTATGGTTTTTCCTGACTGCTTTTCTACCAGCCAAACTTTAGGTACGGAACTTCCATTGTACTTAGAGATTACTGGAGATGATATTGCTTTAATGGACCTAACTTTAGTGTTTAGATCAATCCTTTCCAGGGTTTTGTCAGGAGATACTATCCACTTGGATTTCTCAGGACCTGTACATACTAAGACCTCCCCTATAGAAGGATTAGACTTTAAGTACTCTGCGATTTCCTGCATTGAGCTGAACTCTCTTTCAGTTATCTGTATGTACTGTGTCTTTTCGTCCGTCTCTTCGTATGCGGGCGGGTTACATTCGTCACATATTCCAGATTTAGTTATGGAAGTTATGTTAAGAGTGTATCCGACAACATTATTAACGTGAAATCTTCTTTCTGCTACCATATGACTATTTCTTTATAGAGCTTTTTAAGATTCCTGAGGCAACCCTAGATCTTGCCGACGCTCTTCCAAGTCCTCTTGACATTCCTCCTAATACCTTGGATACTCCACCTAAGTATGCAGATCCGGCTCTTGCAGGAACGTTCTTTATGGCTGTTCCAGTTTTCCTTAAGAATCCATTAACTGCTCCACCTCGCTTGAATGTCCCGGCAGCCCTCTTAAATCCTGATCCTACTGCACTGGCTCCAGTTCTAATTCCAGATCCAACGGCCTTAGCCCCAGTCTTTATATCCTGACCACGTCTCTTAAAGAAGGTAGTAGTTCTGTCACCAGCCCTACCTAATGCAGAAGTTGCATTAGATTTATATGCTTCAGTTCTTAACCTACTTTCCCGGAGATCTTTCTGAATATTTGCTTTATGCCTAATTATACTGTCCTTTAAAGGATCTGCTGGTCTTCTATCCCTAATATGCTTTCCAGTCTGTTTTGCGGCATTAGCAGCCGTCTGGGTAGCGTTGTTGGTTACTGTTTGTGCAGCTTGAGGAGCTCCTCCATTGGGAGTATATCTAAGTCCATTAGGGCTTATTTTTCCGGTCTGTTGTGGAGCTTTCTGTTTAACTACGGGACCTCGGTACATCGCATTTAGTCTCCTAGTATCCGTGTCCCCAGCTGTATTCCTTACAAATCCTCCAGTATTTCCAGCCGGTTTTGGTTGGGTAGCAGCAGAGGTAGTAGGAGTTGCTTGTTGTTTTTGAAGGGCATTTCTTCTAGCTATACCAGCATCTTTCCTGTCCCTATTTGCTTGCCACTTTGCTTGCCTAGCATCTGCTCTATTAAAATTCTCAGGTCTTTTGAATTGACCCTGCGTATTCTTATTTTGAGTAGTAGAAGTTTTCTGTGTAGTCGTCTTAGGTGCAGTTGGCTGAGTCTTTGTAGTGTTGTTCGCAGGCTTCTGAGTAGTCTGAGTCGTATTTCCTCCAGTAGACGTAGTAGTTGTCGTCGTCTTAGGAGGAGTTGTTGTCTGACTCGTGGTAGTAGAAGTATTTCCAGCTGACTGCGTAGTAGTTGTAGGTTTAGGTTGCGTATTCTGAGCTGGAGGTGGAGTCTGTGCAGGTGGTGGCGTAGCGGGTGCTTGCGCTGGTGGCGGAGTGTTTTGAACAGGTGGCTTCTGAGTCGTAGCATTGTTCTGAGTAGCTGCTGGCTGTTGAGTAGTAGCCTGAGCCTGTGGTTTCTCTGTCTGAGTATTTCCTCCAGCAGCAGCAGCTCCTTGCTGACCTTGTTGATTAGCTGGAGCTTGTTGCTGTTGATTCTGATTGGCAGCTTTCTGTTCTCCTCCTTGAGCTTGGGCCTGTCCCTGTGCTTGTCCCTGTACCGGATTCCCGTTCTTATCTACAGGTATTTTTCTTCCATCCCTACTAACAATATATCCGGCAGCTAAGGCACCGACTGCCCCACCTACCAACCCTGGGACAATCATATCTCTTTCTCTTCTAAAAAACATAGTTACTTGCCATTATCTGTTAGTATTATATTTAAGTCGTGTAAATAGTTCTCAACATTAACTCCATCGGAAAAGTCTTCGTCTCCCCAAGTAAGTCTTATCTCTGACATTAGCTTTCCAGAACCTAATCCATGATCCTTGAGTAGACAGATAACGTCGCTTCTATCTCCTAACTTACAGTTAGTAAGATCAGATCCTACCTTCTTTACTAAGAATTCCTCTGACTTCCCTTTTATGTAGAACTTTATAGTAAAATTAACTCTTTTAAGAGGGATAAGATATTCAGGATAGTAATTGAGATTCCTGAAAGAATATATTATCTTGATGCTATCCCCGACATCAAACTTGACAGGCTCTACTATTTGAGGCCTGCAAGGACACTCAATTCTCTCCATAAAAAAAAAATAAAATCTAAAAGTAAGCTAAGGGAAAACTAATTCCCCTAGCTCTTACGTATTTTTCCGAACTTGTTTAAGTAGGTACCTCTATCGACAGAGTAACCATTATACAAATTCCAGATTATTCCATTATTTATCGTAAACTCATCGACAGTAGAGTTCACAGAGTCATACTTTCTAAAATGAACTTTAGATCCAATTACGGTGAGGTTAACTCCTGATATACCCTCATTTATGTATGTACATGGAGTATTGACACAACCAATAAACTCTACAGTAAGGTTTCCACTATTCAGACCATGAGTCCTAGTCAACTTACTATATCCTAAGTTAAATTGGAAGTCTTTCGGGAATACACAGTTGTAGAACACTATCTTCAACTCTCCATTTTTAAGGGTACCAGATTTGAATAGGTCGAGAGATCTACAGTCCTTAGAGAACTTGCATCCAGAGAAAAGTATTCTACCAGACTCTATGGATCCACTTCCTATATCTATTAACGAATCTGACGAAATGAATGTATTCCCATAATAATTTATGTACAGGGACTTAATCTCATTAATATCAGACTCTACGACTCCAGTCTCTTCGAACTTAGAGTTCATCGAATTTATGAGAAGTTCATCAAAAGTATCCTTATGATCCGGATTGCTTGACTTAGATATTTTCAGTTTATTTATCTCACAATCTCTAAGTAAACAATAAGAGTTCAACTTATATCCGCCACCAACATTTCCTATAATAAGATTATCCACCTTACTAGATACAAGGCTTGTTGATACGTACTTAGTTGAATTGTCTCCCTCAATGTTCTTACTTCCTGTTATAAGTTCGAAAGCAGTTATTCCGGATCCTCTTAGCCAAGTATGGTTCATCTTAGTATCAGATGAAGATCCTTGGACTATAGAATTAAACGTGAACTTGGCCATTTTCCTACTATTCTCTCCCTCAGTCAGGATGGTATAGTTATCGTCCAAGTCTGTCATTATGGTAGTAGGGTTTCCGTTACAGATGAGCGTCTTATCCTCTAATTTAGATGCTCCTGTAGGTGTATATCCATAAGTCTCTTTTATGACCTCTCCTCTCATCTGTAGGTGAGAGTCTTTACTTATAGATATTATGAACCTCTCCTTGAAATTCATGTCCCATCTTATGTCTACAATATGAGCCTCATTCAATGAGAGTATCTTTGGATAGAAGTAAAGGGCCATAGGGAGATCGAAGTCATCGTGTACAGTAAAAATTTCTTTACCGAACTTTCTTCCGTCTAAAGATATTTCTACGTCTGGGAATTTGTCAATCATCCCTATATCAGGGGTTATCTCTACCCCTACATAGTTCCCCGGATCTACCTTTTTAGTGGATGGGTTATCCCGATACCACTTTATCTTCCCACTAAACTCAATTATATTTCCTTCACCGTAAATCCTCAGATCATCTCCTCCCACATTCAACGGGTCTCTAGATATTTTTGACTGGAGAATCCTCGGTAAAGTATTATAATCCTTCCCTCCAGATGAGTTATCTGGATCTAGATCTGAGTCTATATTTATGTCATTTAGACTTAATGACTTCTTACCAAGGAAGTATATCATGTCGGTAGAGAGTGCATGAATAGTCCAATCATCCAGACCCGGATCTGAGGTCATTTTCAAGTAGTATAGCTGAGGAACTTTATCCGTAGGTTCCCCTGGAATAATTTTTCTACCTGTTCCAAGGGCAATCCTCAACTGAGATTCTGTCTGATGAATCTTTATATTTTTTAGGTCACTCTCTTTGAGTTCCGTAATGATATTCAGTTTCACTTGTCGAGTGGTTTTTCGTCCTTCTTTTCTTTTAACAAAGAGTCATTCAATTTATCTACCAGATCCATGTATTTTGGATTCCTGAAACTCATCTTATTGTCATTAGAGGTATCTTCTGACAATTTCTTGAGCTTCTCCTCAGTATCTGGTATCTTGACCTGACCGTAAATCTCATTCATCTTACTCATCATATCTAGAACTCTCGTCATCATATCCATCTTATCTGCATAAGTCATTGACTCGCTCATCATATAGTTTGGATCGAGAATCTGGGATGCGAGAAGAGAAATTGCTCTGAGATACTGCTGATACATAACGACTCTGAATTTTCCGTACACCTTGCTTAGGTAGTATTCAGCAGCCTTCTCACTTTTGTCGGACGTTAGGTTGGTAATACTGTTAGTGAATGAATCGAAATCTAGGGATACATTAAGTCCGTATTCTTTGTTCAAGTGAGAGACGAGTTCGGTATATGCTTTGGATACCTCTCCCCTAACCTTCTCACCTGGCTCTCCTACGTCTTTCTGTATCTTACCTAGATCTTTAAGCGCCTTAGCAGGAAGTATTACCTCTTCCTTACTATGGTGATCATCCTCTATGATTTCAGCATCAACAACTTCTCCACCATACTTATCATAATCTCCATCAAGTCTTAGGAGATCCTTATATTTATCTGTATCTATTTCGAATGATGATGCCATGATATGGTAAAATAAGTGTACTTACCTTAGCCAGTAGCTAGAAGTAAGTGCACTCATATATATATTTTGTTGTTGATTGTCTAATCTATTGTAATCCTCTTCAAGTCCCTGAAATAGTTCAATAGGAAGTCCTTGAAGATAGATGTTCTTCTTGATGCTTATGATATACCTACAAAAGTTGAGATATATCTCATCATTAAATATGGAGTATACGCTATCGAGATCCCTAGACATATAGTAAACGGCACACTTTTCGGTTGGTTCTTTTGTTACTTCATCAAAGTCCTCCGGAAATGGCCTCTTGCAGATAGTCTCTGCATAATAAACTCCCGTTTGAATATATGAGTTGAAGAAGTATCCTCCCTCATAAGAAGGGGAATCGTATCCTGAGAATCCATTCGTATTTCCTATAGTGAGAACCGCCTCAGGAGTTATTTGTATCTCATCCTCAGTAATTTCTCCCTTTAGATACTGATTGAAGTTGTTTACTATTCTTCTACTTCTTGAAGTAATAGGGTCAACTACAATGTGAAGTTTCTGCATAAGAAACATCGGGTAGTATCTCTCGAAAGTCTGGAGGGAGTCTCTTATTATAGAGTACATTATCTCCCACTTTGAGTGTTCTCCATTTGGGACTTCAAGGATGTCAACCACACTCGGAATTGCTATCAAAGTGCTTCTCCTAGTGAGGTCTTTGTATAGGGTCTTTAGCTCTACTTTTTCCATTATAGTCTTATTGATAAGAATTTTGGGTTCTTAGACAGGAACCTGAATGTATCGTCAATAAGAAGATTAGCTTCTTCAGCTCCCAAGGTTGTTGTCTTGAACCCATGATCCGGCCATTTGTGACTAAAGATAACGTTTCTTTTGTACGTCGGATCGGCTTTAAGTTCCTCTGGATTTCTTACATCAGGGGCAAATACTAATTCAAAGTCACTTCTATCTGCCCCAGTATCGTCTCCGGCCAATATATGAACCCCTGATATGAGAACCGATCTTAATAGGGTCATAAATGGATAAATTACTGTAGCTAGTATATCTGACTTCCCAAACTCGTCCTTATTGTACTTAGAGTGCTTAAGGACAAGACTCATCAGATGAGATAGTGCATCGAAATACTCATCCGGAGTAGAACTTCCAGCTGATATTCCCGCCTTATGATTATCTGTTAGTCTATTTAGCTCAGAATTCATCTCGTTAAGAGTTCTGTCATGTCCCTTCTCCATGTTATAGTCCATATAGGACTTCTTCAGGTTTCTAAGAAGAGAAATTCCGAGTGCAGTACCAAATGAGATTAGTATAGCATCTTGAACCCTTTTTGGTATAGAGAACTTAAGACTGAATATTCTGTCACTCAGTTCTGAGTAATCAGAATAATTTGTGTTTCCAAGGCTTGACATGTACTCCTGAGCATCGTAGTCTCCCTCGCCTTTCTTGAACGCCCTTGCATCAGTCATATGGGGGGCGTCTCTCTTAACTTTATCAATTGCCTTCATGGGGCTCTCAGCAAGTACTGTCTGATGTTTAGGTGTACCTGTTGAGCTTTTATATACAACTATGTATTTTGACCACGGACTTAGTCCCTTAGCAAGACCATAACCAGTTGCAGCAATAGTTGCTCCAGTAGCAATGATTCCAAGGTGTCCTTGTATCTTCTTTAGCTGTGTATTAGTAAGACCAGTCTTATTAAGGAACTTTGCGGCTGCCTGTCCGGTATAGCCCATCCCCTTGTATACTTTATCGGTAAGTTTACCCATCTTAAATATAAATTTATTTGAGGATAATCCGATAGATTTACAGAACTATCCTACCACCTTTTTTACTTTCTTTCTTCGGATCGATCAATCCTAACTTAATCAGATATTCTAAGTTCTTTTTGTACTCTAATTCAGCAGCAGCTCGTGATGCAGTGAGTCCAACGAGTCTAGTTGAGTGCTTGTTATACTCCCATTTTTCTGGGTTATTAGGATACCTTATGAGATTATTCATTCTCTGATTCTCTTCGTCATCAAGAGCCCTTCTCATTTCCTTAGAATATCTGTCCTTTATTTTCTCCTTAAGTAAGTTAGAGTTTCCTACTTTCTTTTCATATAAAAACTTAGCAAACTTAGGACTAGTCTCATAATCTCCCATATATTCCTTACGTATAGGCGTTTATCTTACTCCCTATATGTTTATAGGTTTCGTTTAGTTTCTTTAGTCTTGCATCTCTCCTAAGGAATTCTTCAGGTTCATCAGCATACTCAGCTACCTTTCTGTCATACCTATTTCCAAGATATGCTCCTCCAAGACCACCGACTAATGCACCTGTACCTCCTGCAATGAGATTTCCTTTTAATGACCTATCTCTTGCTAATAGTCTGTACATTCCTAGTCCTGTTCCTGCACCGAGAGAACCTATTAGTGCGGATCTTGTAGCTATATTCTTAGCTCTTCCGGAGTTCCTATTTCCATGAATTTTCTTAAGGATGTCATCTCTCACGCTGGAGTTTGCAGCTTTATTAAGAAAATTTGCAAGAGGATCGTCTTGATTCTCTTCTAACTTATAGTAATCAAGATAATCTTTATCGAGTGCGCTCATTTTTTTTTTCAGAATTCATATTATTTGTGTTTATTATGGCTACCGTAGTACCTTCTGTATAGGCTCGGACTATTTGCTATCTTCTCTATCAGGACATTCCTCTTTTTAGCTCCATGCCTACCAAATCCAGCAGCTACTGTAGATAATGCGCCTCCACCTGCTAATGCATATGGAGTTATGTCCTTATCATATCCATACTTAAGAGTCACTGCTCCGATACCTATTCCAGATCCAACGAGTGCCCCAGTAGCATTTGCAGCCATTCTCCTTCGGATAAGTTTCCTCTTGAACTCTTCCTTATCCTTGGCTAATATGTAGTTGTCTACATCCTCCTTGCTTGGACGATATGGAGAACTGACCACTTCTTTTCCAAAGTACCCTAACATTAACTGTTCCTGTAAATATATCTTCTTATTTCCTTGGCTGTGGGGTATTTCGATTTGAACTCTCCCTCATACTTTTGAGGATCCCTAGCAAGTCTCTCTACCCTCTTGTTCCGTATGTGTCCTGTCATCGCTCCGCCAATCCCTGCTCCAAGAGCAGCCGCTCCGGCACCTATTCCAAGAAACTTATAGAATCTTTTGTCTTTAAAAATTCTTGGATCTCGGACAGCCACCAATCCAGCACCCAATGCAGCCCCAGTAGCTCCAGCACCGGCAGTTACCAAGGATCTACTAAGGATTGATTTTTTTTTTGTACTCGTCCTTGTCCCTTGATCCAAGATATTCGTCAACCTCTTCCTTTCTAGGGAACCAGTGGTTGCTCTTAATCTCTTTTAGTATTATTCCTCCCATCTCATTACCAATAATAGTCGTCTCCGCGATCTACATTTATATGTATATTTTGTTGATTTTTTGGGACCTTTTGTTCTCTATATACATATTTATATTTTCCATTTGAAGCCCTAACGAGTGGATATTTGGACTGAAATACTTGCTGGTAGAGAGGTTTATTTTCTGCTAATGACCTTATCCTCCTTACTCTATCCTTCCCCAACTTGTTTCCGTAAAGGGCTGCTCCTCCCATAGATGCTCCACCAACAACTAGAGGTATTCCAATATCTCCTCCACCAAGTGCAGCTGCACCTGTACCGGCCAAAGTAAGGGCACTCATAGCTCCAACAAGCCCTCTTCTCTGGTTTCTGACTATTCTCTTCTCGTAGTCGTCTCGATCGTGAGAGAGTATGTACTCATCTACTTCTTCCTTACTTATTCCGTCGTACATATCGTTTTATTCGAAATTCTTATTTTTAGCCCCTACCATTCTTCCAAAGAATGCCTTGATTTTTCCTTTACCTTGCTTAACAACACCCTTGGCAAGATTCTTCAATCCATTGGATCCAGACAAATTCTCTATGTCTTTAGTCTTCTCTGCAATTACTCCCTTGTACTTCGAGATCTCCGCGGTCTTCTTAGCACTGTCTGATAAAGTCCCCTTAAGGGCGGTATTTAGATTATTTACTTTGGAGACCTGGGTCTTTAGTGCTTTTTGGGCGTCTCTATTGGCAGCTTCTAGTTTAGTTATTCTACCTCCAGACATCTTATCCGCCCATCCAGTCTTAACGTTTTTCCATCCTCTACTTATGCTCCCCTTTCCCTTGCTATTTAGATACATAAGTCCACCTCCAGCGAGAAGAGCCGCTGCACCAGCTCCAATAGCCGCATGCCTGATCATCCTTCTTCTTTTAGCTTCCCTCTGTTCCTCCTCAGTGGGTTGGTATCTTTCTAGGTTATCGCTATCGTCACTATAAAATGACGTATATTGTCTTAATTCTTCGTCGAAATATACTTTAATCATATACTATATATTTTATAGTGAGGGGGGGGCAGATCACCTACTCATTTTCTGGCGATCTTCACCCTCCCTCTGTCTATTTTCTTTCTTTTTCTTTAGGTATCTGTGTAGGGCATAACCTCCGACACCTGCTAGGGCGAGTCCTCCCATTCCAAGAGCCACGTTTCTGTTGTGGTCCTTATATATCCTGTCGAATCCTCCTGTTATATGACCTATTGGAATTCCTTTAGAGAAGTCACTTCTTCCTATCCCTTCCGTATGCAAACGTAGTTTATCTAGGGTATTCCTCCTGATGAGGTGGTCCGTTAGTTTTCCAGCACCATACATTCCGACACCTGCCAAACCAGCTTTTCCGAGATCTTTGGCGGCTTTTCTTTTGTCTATCTTTCCGTCCTTATCTCTCCACCTCTTGTCTCTATTGGCTAGATAATATCCACCAAGTGCAGCCGCGGTTCCTATTCCAAGTGCTCCTGGAGCCCAACTCTTATTTGTTGTTATCCCGCTCCTCTTTACATTACCTAAAAATTCCTTAGCTAATTTGGGGTCGTTTACTTTACTCGATGGGAATATGTCTTTTAACCTTCCTTCCTCAAAGTCATTTCTCTTGTAGAAATCCTTATACAAGTTATTTACAAGATTATTCCTATTCTTATCTCCAAGAGTAAAACCCTTCTTCTCAAGAGAGTCTGCTATGGACTTAGCATTTTCAAGATCCAATTTAGAACTTATAGCTGCATAGGACGCCCTTGCAGCATCAGTATTCCCTAACTTAAGATTTCTCGAAGAATTCATTATCTTATGTGCACCTATCAGTGCCCCTGCTGCTGTCCCTACACCAGCAGACTCAAGAAGTCTTCTCTTGTTAGTGGAATTATTATCATTTGGGCGGTGATGGTCTATATTATTGTCTCTACCCCCCCCCCCTATTGTTATTCTTTAGTGAGGTATCCATATAAATAAAATAATTAAGTAAATATAGGAGAAACGAATCTCCTATATTCATAAATAGTGGTACGATTAGTCTTCTGAGAAGTGTCCGGTACGGATCTTTCCCATAGCTTTACTTAGACCTCTCTTATACATATCCCTCTCTTTCGTCAATGCATTTCTAGTCCCTTCCAAAGCACCCTTCAGATTATTAATCTTAGAGTTCTGAGATTTAACTAACTTTTGATAGTCTCTTCCAGTAGCCTCTAGCTTTGAAATCCTACCTCCAGATATTTTATCTCCGGCACTAATCCTGAACTTATTGAATCCTCTTCCGATGTTTCCGTTTCCTTTATGCCTCAGATAAAGAAGGCCACCACCAGCAAGGGCAGCAGCGGCGCCTGCACCAATGGCAAGGTTTCTCATCCTTCTCCGTTTCCTGGCTCTACGGGCAGCCTCTTCCTCATCTTCAGCGGCAGAGTAGTATGCATTATACTCATCATAGTATTCAGGGTAAACAGCTGAAAAACTTCTTGTATACGGATCAAATCTATATTCCATGATATTTATTTTCTTATTTAATTAGGTTATTTTACTTCTTACTTACCTTTAGCTGCTACTTTCTCAGCCTTTTTCTTGAATAGATTTCCCAGACTCTTTGCAATCTTAGAGTTCTTTGCTACTCTGTACAGATGTCTGCCCATAGCGATCTCCTTACCAGTAGTCTTATCTTTATGCTTAGCTAGCGTAAGATATGCGCCGCCAGCTAGACCTACTCCAGCCGCAGCCAATGCAGCTCTCTTCAGTCTCTTCTTTCTCCGAGCTCTCTTCTCAGCTTCAGTAAGCTCGTGATCCGAAAACGATCTAGTTTCCGGGATATAAGTGTAATATGACATAACGTTATGTAAATTTATCTTCCTTGTTGATATCTTTCCATTCTCTCACGCTCTCTGGCCTTTCTTTCAGCATCCTTTCTTAACCTGTCCTCGTGTTGATACCTATCATCCATATTTCTTCTATATGATCCATGCATGATAGTACCAATTTTTCCTCCGGCAAAGGTCGTTCCAAGTGCCATACCAGCAAGTCCAAGTCCCCCCCATTTTCCATAGGTCTTCCACTTGCCGTTCTTTAGATGATTGTGAAGGAGTGCAGCTCCAGCAGCGGCTCCGGCACCCATACCAAGAAGTCTAGCTTCCTTTCGTGACATGGTTCCTTGAGGGCCTCCTTCATAATTATACCTGTATTCATCTATTTTGTCTTTAGCATTCTCTTTGAAGACCCTGTCTCCATACTTCCCTGCTAAATGCCCTACTGCTCCGCCGAATGCAGCTCCAGAGGCAGCTCCCCAGAGCTGTCCAGCCTTGCTTTTTCCATTGGAGTTTGCAACAATACCTCCAATAATAGCTCCGGCTCCTATTCCAGCTCGCCTAAGACCTTTTATCCTCTTATTCTTATATTGAGGTGCATAGGGATCCTTTTCTACTCTACTTTTAAACAAAAAACCCATAATCTATTTTGTATTTTATAGGGATTTCCGTCCTGAATCCCTTCTACCATCACTCTTTTCTCTGCTTAGAGCCTCTCTTAAGTACCTTTCGTCCTTGAGTTTATTATGTCGATCATACGCATAAATAGCTCCAGCTCCAGCGGCCAATCCTCCACCTAACCCTAGGATAAGGGCAGCGGTGTTTGATAAACCTTGCTTACGGTTTGCATTGGAAGCTCCTTCTCCAGACAGAACAGCCTTTTTATGGTTGTTCTTAGCTATCTGATTCGATAGATGAAGACCCAAGTTGGCAGACGCTCCAAGCATTATAGCCTTAACGGAGTTTCTTGCGAAGTTTTCCTTCTCAATGGCTCTTAATCTATCCCCATCTTTACTGGAAAGTCCCTCTTTGAATTCCCTATCCTGAATCCTCATTCGGTTCCTGATAGTACTTCCAAGTATGTACGAACTAGCAGCAGTCCTACCTAGATCAGATGCAAAGTCGGAGTTAATCATGTGATCAGCAAGAGGCTTTGCTTTCGGGATTCCAGCATCATTATAGTCACCCTGAGTTCCTCTCAATCCAAGAGCCCCTTTGTAAGATCCCATCAATCCACTGGCAGTACTAAGACCAGCTCCTGCGAGTCTTATCTTATCTCCGATTCCTATTCCGTTCTTATGATACCTATCACCGAGAATCCGCTCTCTATCTGAGAGCTTACTTTTCTGTTCAAATGAAATCATAGTACCTTATAATCTATTAAGTTCATTTGAAACTCCTTCAAAGACTCACCGAAAACGTACTGAAGCATAGCCTTGTAGAACTTTTGCATGTCTACCAGCCATACTCCGTATAAAGTCTTTGGTATAAATCCCATTACGGACTCAGCGACTAGGACTTTTCTATACGTTATAGAGAGTTCTTCCGACGTATTCTTAACATCGTCTCCAAACCTTGATAGGAAGTAGATTGTATTGAATGACCTCCCCTTCTTTACTTCAGGAAGTACGTCCTTTATAAGTAAGTTAAGGTCCTGAATGAATAGGAGTTTTAGTCTGAGAAGTTGACTATCTCTAAGTTCTCTCGATCTTATGAGTGTCTTATATCCATTTATTAACCTAACTATTTTAGAATACCTAGGCTGATCTGCTGTTATTAATCTATCTCCTATTGAAGTTGATTCACTGAAATAACCTACATCCTCTCTATCGTCACCGATAGATTGATCTACTTCTCTATCTACTATCTCTTTCTTAGTAGGCTCATTGTCTGGTACTGATTCTATTATATCTGAGATCGGTCTTTGATTATCTCCTCCACTTATTAATCCCCTAATGTCATGTGAGTCATCCTCATCTGAATGTTCATTAAGCCTATCGTGGATGTCAAGTACGATGTTTCCATCGGAACTATCTTCGTCAGCTACTCTCTCTTTTAGCTTTTTCTCAAGATCTTCCTTCTCTATCCTTTGTCCTTCCTCAGCAGAGATTATTTTTACCTCCTTACTCCCTATTCCATATATTTTTACAGCAGAGTAAAGATCTATTACGTCAGGAATACTAGATTTTCTACTGTATTCCCTACTTACGACATTGTTTGACTGATCAAAGGAGATTACTTCTCCCGTACAACTGAAGATCTTAGTCTGAAATTCTAAGTCACCACCAAATTGGGAATTATAGTCGCTGAATTGCTTTATCTGATCGTCTGTTGGCTTCAGATCCTCTGCAACTTCCGAGTATAGTTCGACATCACCTGCACCCTTAAAGGACGGATTCAGTGTAAAATCAAAACCCTTTATTCTAACTATCCTCTCAGCAGTTCCTCTCTTAGACCACATGGCCTGTATGACTACAGAAACTGGGAGCCTTACTCCTGAGGATAGCATTCCTATCTCATTTATTATCCTATCCTTTCTCTCTCCAGCAAAAAGATCTGGATCAAAGGTAGTTGCATCAGCATATAGAAATTCGTCAAATGGCTTGAAATATAATTTCGTATAATAGTGGAGGGCATTATTGTGAATTAGGACCTGATCATCCATCCCTACAAGTCCCTTGAGTTCAGGTTTCAACCTCCTATCTTTGTGTGATTCTCCTCCAATACCTAATTTATTCTCTATGACTGTTCTATAGTCATCAGATTTAAGGTATTCTTCACAAGATCTTCTTGGTATATTACTTCCGTCAGCCGCAAATGATGTAGTATCAAATAATTTGACAGAAAATTCCAATTGTCTTCCCATGTAAATAAAAATTTTAGTGATATGTAGGGAGATTAGTCCCTACATACCTTAGAAAAATGGAAACTGAAAAGGTTGTGCCACCAGTTGCGTATGAAAAATAGAAAACAAAATTGTGAAAGTATCTATGGGAAGACACTTTAACTTCCCATAGACAAAATAGTAATTAGTGAGCTTGCTTAACCGTGAACTTTTGGATAAGTTCCGGGAAGATACACTTATTACTTTCCCAATAGTACGCACCAACGGCGAACTGAGTTGGGTTATTATAGTTAGACGTATGTGGAGTCCATACCAGAGGCATGTAGATACCACGGATAACTGGAGCCATCTCACCACCAGAGGTTTTGTGGATAGCATAACCTTCATTATCGGGGATGTCCGTATGACGAAGTACAGGACGACCATTGAAGAAACCTACAAGGTCTGATACATAGTGAGAGTCTCCGAGAGTGCTCGTCCACTTTCCAATTGCGCTAAGATCCTTGAAGTTGTTAGCTACATTCTTACCTACTATATATGCAGTAGCCTCTACGGCCTTAGTCGTATTGTAGGCAAGGTCAGAGTCAACCTGGTTGAACTGGTTCGAGAAGTACATCAACCTTGAATCCAAGTCATTGAACGTGCTGATGAGCGGATTCGTGCTTGACATATCGATCTGATACGTATTTCCACGATAACCACGAATGATCTCTCCAACCTGCTTCTTATTGATCAGCTTCGTATAGAGCTCAGTCAGCTTCTGGCTGATTACCTGCCTAGGATCATAGTTGTAAGACTTCTTCGCAGAAGCATACGACATAAGATCACCTTCAGCAACCAGCATGTCCGGCTCAGCATATACTTCAATATCCCGATGGTTCAGCTTGAACCTGTTGTTTCCAGGGTTGTTCAGAGTACCATACTCAGGATTTCCAGATACATCCTCACTAGCAGTGAGAACGTAAGTATCGCCAGTTACAGGAACGAATCCAGTTCCGAGCGTAAACTTGATAGCGCCAGTTCCATACTTAACGTTAACAGATCCATCAGCGTTAGCTGCAAGTACACCAGCAGGTGCAAGAAGCGTTCCCTGACCGTCATCCTTGATAACCACGGGGTTATTGGGAGCAGTGGCATGGATCAAATGAAGCTCAACAGAGCCCATGATCAATTTCTTGTTCGTAGCTACGCTGTACTCCTGAACACCACCGGGGTTAAGAGAGCTAGTCGTAGTGAACTTAGCTATAATTCCATCGAGGTTTTCCTTACCAATGTTCGGAGAAACTACTCGATTATCGCTTACACCAAGAATATCGTCAACACCAATCAATGAGTGTGGATGCTCGCAAGATCTTTCAATTGAAAGGTATCCAGAGAACGACCTTACGTTACTTACCATAGATGCTTCGAAGTACTGGTTAGCGTTAACAAGGATATTGTTTACGCCAGAGAAGTTCTTCGAATAATCATTAAAGTCTTCACATCTTCTGAATACATCAGAGTATGTAGATAGTCTGCTCATAGCATCCTCAACGCTGGACGAAGAGTCTACCAAGTTCTTTTTCCAAGACTTGCTATTAGCCCACTCGCTGAATGCTCTAGTTTCAGAGAATTTATTAATTCTAGCCATGTTAATATGTTTTAAGGTTCCCCTACTACTTCGCAATAGAAATAGTAGGGGGTTTGTGTTTTTCTATAGTATGATTATATTGTTAGTCCAATCTAACCGTATTCAGATACTCAATGTTGCTAGAGGGACTGCTAAATGATCTCGTATCAACGTCAGAGTAAAGCTGTTCACCTTCGCTATCGTCATCGTCGTCATCGTCGTCGTCCCCGCCTCTACCATAAGTTTCTACGGCCGTGGGATTACCATTCGTGAACTCTACTGATCCCATTGGAGTCGTGATAGAGTTCTTCACCATAGACTCTTCGTGAGAAACCGTAACTGAATCGTCATCATCGTCATCATCGTCGTCCTCATCATCGTCATCATCGTCGTCTGAATCTCCACCTAGGACGCTGTTAGCTACACTATTTGCATAGTCTACCTTACTATCACCTTCCGTAGTGTCAAATCCAGCTGCGTTTGCGATGCCGAGTTCGTCAGACGTATGATCAGCGAGAACCTTAACCTTCTTAGCAAGTTCCTCATCCGGATTCTCTTCCAAATCCTGAGCAGCCTTAGCTACTTCATCAGCATTGTTCTCAGCCTCGTCCAACTCGTCTTCCGAATACATAAGGACAGCCATAGCGTCAGAGTAGTTTACAGTGTCGCCATTAGCCTCTGCTTCCATGATTGCGTCACGAAGCTCCTTCTGGTTAGGAGTAGCATTCTCTTCCCAATCTTCCTTCTCCTCATCGGTCATGTCATCCGAGAAAGTCCTCGTAACAGTGGCCGTATTGGCATAGAAGATAGCATCGTTTACATCTGAGAATGAGGCATCGTAGTAACCAGCATTAGCCATATCTACTGCATTCTGGATGATTTCAGTCTCAACGTCGCTAAACTGAGACATCATCTCCGTAAGCTCACCCTCATCCAGTCCAGCCAGATAGTCCGTAAACGAACGATCATAAGGAGATTCCGGAGTATTCAGATAAGCGATAACATCCGAGAACGTAGCCGTCTCACCTGTCTCCTCCTCATCCTCAAGAGCCTTCTGCATAGCCTCTTTCGTATCATCGTCAAGTTCTTCGATCTCTTCCGGATCAGCTACCTCCAAGTAGTCTCTTACGGGAGTCTCTGACAACTCTTGATCCTCAATAGCTTCCTTCACAGAATCTGCCTCGTCAGAATAGATCTGGCACATTTCAATGAGATCAGACATGTCATGTCCACCGTGAACCTCAGCAAGGTGAGAATATGATTTCAAGTACTCAGCCGTACTCTTTACTTGATCAGCAAGATCCACAGATGGATTGTTGATCATCTTATTATAGTCTCCCTCCAATTCGTTAGCCTTATCTTCGATAGAAGCTACTTCCTCGTCAGAGAATGTATACTGTCCGAATTGAAGGCTATTGTCATATGCGGCGGCCTCCTCAGGAGAATTGAAAGGACCATACTTAAGTGAGAAGGTTTCGTTACCGTCTTCATCTTCACCTTCGTCCTCTACAGCTGCATCTGGTTCATCATCGTAGTTGGTAAGGATATTATTTCCACTTCCATCAGGATCAGCAATAGTAACCTCACCATCGTTGTTAATATCCTCAATAGCGACCTTTCCGTCACCAGCATGTGCAAGTACTAGATGATTGTCGCCGTCATTTATTTCGCTCTGACCGTTCACTCTAGCTTCTTCAATGGCATCCATCAGCTCTTTTCTTTCGCTGTCTGAAGTCTCATCACTAAATATGCGGGTCATCAACAGAGTATCATTCATATTTTAGATATTTTATGTTAATTTACAATTTTAAACTTACTTCTTTGTACTTTGGGTTCAGCTTGATTCTTTTCCCCATACTCTACAGCCTTTGTCATAGAATAGTCTGGATTTTCATCCGTCATATTCTTGGCCATAAATTTATTGAAGTATCCCAGAAACTTTCCTGTTCCGTCAGATACAGCATACTTCCGATGGAATTTCGAAAATACCTTTAAATCTCCAGAATTTCCTTCACTATTAAGGAATTTGCTATTGAAATCTTCTCTGGATAGCATTGTCCAGTTTGGATGGATCTTCAATAGTGGCCTTATCATTCGGATAGAGTTTATCGCACGGACTTTTCCTTCGTCATCTATGAGGTAGAACTTCTTGTTGCTTACATAAACATTCCCATCATCCTCATATTTGTCTAACTTTATCCGAGATCCAGCGTCCTCCGCAAGCGTCTTTTCTCCATTCCCAGAATCAGTGATAACCACTTTCCCATTCCCGAGATTATCTATCCTATACTGAGAAGTTTCGATTGAACCTTTCTCTCTTGCTTCCTGTATATCATTTGCTATTTGATCAAGGACAGGAGTCTCCTGATTTTCCATAGCAGAGAATATCCTCTGAATTAGTCTATTCATTAGTATATCTATTTTATTTTTATCAAGTATCGTGAACCAGAGGAATTATCTCTTAGTATCTTCTTTTTCTATCTTCTGAGAGAGTTCGTAGAGCTTAGTAGTAAGATTCTCTATTGTTTTAATCTTATCAGATAGATCTTTTCTAAGAGATGCAAGCTCCTCACGGTATCCTTGAATCTGGAGCTCATACTCCTTCTTCTGATTGGCGAGCTCAGCCTTATACTGACTTATCTGATCTTCATAGCTCTTTTTCTGCTCATCATGTATTCTCTTCTGCTCTTCCAGTTCTTCCCTGTACTGACTTAATCTTGCATCGTACTCTTCGATCTTTGCCATGAAATCCTCTTCTTTTTTCTTAAAGAATCTTTCATGTTCCTCAGTGTACATGCCATACAATTGAGATACTTTTTGAGCAATGTCAGCGTCAACAGAATTAGCAGTAGACTCTTCCCTTCTGGCCTCCGCCTTTAGCTTTTGATTTACATATCTTTGGCCTAATATACCTACTATACCTCCACCAACTACGAAAGAGATGATAGACTGTATTAGAATTGGAACTACATCCATACTTTATTACCCTCCATTATAACCTTCAGATTCACCAGACCCTTGTCCAGACAAGAAACTGTTTATAGTCTCATCGGTGATGAGGTCCCTCAAGTCTGGGTCAATTGTCTTTATCTGATCCCTAGTATATTCCAACAATTTCTTAGAATCTATGTATCTAACTTCCGATGCAGATTGCTGGGCTATCATAAGGGCTTGCTGAATACCATTCATCAGCTGGGTTAGGATGTCGAGGTTGACCAAAGAGACGTTATAGTCAATGTCAGTCTTAGTAAATAGGTTTACTTTAATCTCATCGAGATCTATATCCCTATTGTAAGTTTGGCGAATTATTTTCTTTGCTTCATATTTAAGGCTTTCAGTAATGTTCATCTTTATACTATGAATCTTACTATTAAGCCTTTGACTTGACTTAATGGCTTCCCACTTGGTTGTATCACCATTATACAGTGCTCTAGGGATTCCATTATAAGTAAAGATGTTCTCTCTCTTCAAGTCTTGCATATTCTCAGCCTCGATTATCTTTTGAGATATTCTACTGAGATCTATATCAGACATGTTTCCGACTCCCCCATGATAATCAGGAATAACTTTTATGTTATTAGAGATTGAATTCATTATGGAGTTTATGTCGAAATTAGCTCCGAGCACCATCGAGAGATCAGTGCTCTTATTTATCATGTTCTCGACATTTATTGCAAACTTAATACCTTCATCTTTAGGGGTATTATTGTCGAGACTTATGGACATTATATATGGCTGGATAAGATCTTTTATAGAAATAAGAGATATAAGTTGTTCCTTTAAAAGATACTCCTTAATCTTAGCCATTATATTGTAGTATAGGGGAGTTCCTGCGTATAGGGAGCTTGTCTTAACCAAAGAATAGTCTTTATCAGACCCAAATATGACATCGTTCTTCTTGGATACATCATCTATAAGCGGCAAGTCTGCCTGACCTATCCTGAAGATTGAATCTGGATTAACTACATATGGCTTTCCATTAGTTCCTATTACAATGTGGGATTCTTCATCCCTTCCCCTAAACTTAGTGACTACACTGTTTGGATTCTCAAGATCATACTTCTTGAAAGTACCATCTGATTCATTCCTGACTATCTTAATACAGTAAGATCCATTATATATTATGGAACTTAAGTTTGCCTTTACTTCAGAAATTATGTCAAGGTACCTAAATATTTCATTTACGCCTGTCTGCAAGAGTTCTCTGTCAGCAACAGATTCCTCTATAGCTATCAAATCATCAGTCGTATTGAAATATCCTACGAGATAGTCACTATAAATACTAATTATAGACTTAGTAATCTCGTTGTTTTCATACATGGTCAACTCCCCGATCTTACCATAATACGCACTCAGGGTTTTAGAATTACCGTCTATAGAGTTTATTGACTTATCTCCTCCTGGTAATCCTGGTTGACCAAAAGAGCCACTCATTCCACTGTTATAGGTTGGAAAGAGTCCTCCACCTATAACCCCTCCGGATACTGAAGACTGAAATGAGAATGATTTTAGTGATTCGATTAGTGAATTGAGCATGATTATATATTAGAATAGCTTTATTCTACCGTCCTCGCAATAACTATACGAAAAGGCGGTATTTACTCTAGTTTGAGTAAGATTTTCTATTTTATCTTCTTTTGTCAGTTTGAACTCAGAAGTAGATCCTCCGGACTTTACTATAACCTTAACGTCATCTTCTCTTCCAAGATTCTCTCTTATGGAGTTAAGAATACTAACGAGAATGTCACTCGATCCAGATGGCTGTTCAAACTGAATAAGTCTAGTTCCAGATTCTGTATCTGAATGAGTTTTTGTTTCAGAGATAGCCTCTACAAGTCCAGGAAACACTTGTGGAATCAAGGCATCCATGAACTGATTATAGTACTTCTGTAAGTTCTGTATATTTACCCTTGAAATCTGTCCACCACTTCCAAGCTGTGATAGAGATCTCTTATAGGCCAAAGAAAGATCTTTCGATACAGTAGCCATATCCTTGGATACAGTTCCAAGTCCGGTAAGTGCAATAAGTTGCTTACCGCTCTTCAGCTCAGGCATAATATCGTTGAATACCGCCATGAGATCGTTCAGGAACATATTTCTTAGGTTAATGGCCTGAGTACGATTAGAGAGTATCTTTCTTCTGTTTTGAGTATAAAATCTCCTATAATCAAGGATAATATATCTGAATCTTTGTTTGATGGGCATTCCGCTTATCCGGACACGCTCTTTTATAGATGCAGCACTGAACCCTTTGTCTTCAATAACTACTGGATCGTCAGGTATATTATCATTGTATGAGTATCCTGCTCCAACAGAAGTAAGATAAGATGTATCCAGAAGAGCATCCTTGTCTATAGTTGCAGTAGCATATCCAGAACTAGGATCTACCTGATAATTGTAAATAAATTCATCCGGATCTCCTTTAAGTCCGCCAAGAGAAACGAGCCTTCTAATTCCCTTTATCATCTGAAGAACTGCACCTTCTTCATCCGTCTTATTAACATCCTTTAATTTAAAGGTTATGTCTATGGTATCTGTCATATATTCTTATATAGAAGAAGGGCAGCCAGTAAAGACAAGCTGCCTTTCAATGAATTAATAATATTCGTCAAATTTAAGGGAAATCATCTCAAATCAGAACAGTTTATTGTACATCTCCTGTATGGTGTTCTGTGGATTATACGCTGCTCCAGACAGACTCCCCATATCTGAGTACAACTTTGATATATTTTTAGTAGATAACTGTCCTGCCTTATCAATGTTCTGATACAAGTGAAAAACTGCTCCGGATACGGCATCCGCTATATCCTTTGAATTGTGTACTACTATGTTAGTTCCAGATACGCAGAAGTTATGATTATCCGATTCTACCTCAATATCATACACAGGGACTTTGAATCTTAGGGAGGACACATCTCTTCCAGTAACTTCTGTATCAAAAGCCTTTTCTCCAAACCCTCTGCATATAGCTGTAGATCTCAGTTTGAACTTATCTGCATTAAGATACCCATCGCTCGTTAATATCTGATGGTCACGAGTGCAGGTAACTTCGAACCCGCTTCCAAACCTAAGAGTTATTAGTTCAGACTCTTCTTTAGTCTTCCATACTTTTTTGATCTTAGATCTCTCAAACTCTTTTGTAGACTCATTGTAGGTAATTATCTCATAGTCTTGGTATGAGTCTACCAAGTCTTTTATCTTGACAAGTCTTTCCTTGTTGTACTTATCTATTACAAGTACTAAGGTGTTCCCTACAAAGCATCCATTCTTTGGGTGATCTACCTTATTATTCTGTCTTTTCAATTCCTTAAGTTCTTTTAGTAGTAGTTTATTGTTAGGTAGAGATATTAGCCCATTATTAGCTAACATCTTGAAATATATATATGCCTCATCTGTTTTATCAACAGAGATTTTTTTGGCAGGAATTCCTTCTCTTTTTAGGTCCTGAATGAGTTGTGCAGATCCGAATTGGTCAGCTGAGAATCCCCCTATCTGAAATCTCTCGTTTAGATCCATTACAAACTCATACAGATGATAGATTGGGGTCTCTGATCCCTCGTATCTATTTATTCCAACTGCAAGAGGTATGATCAGTCTTGGCTGCTTCAGGTTCTTGCTAAAATTGTAAGTTTTCCAAGAATCAAAGTAAGCTATGGCCAATCCAGTGTTATCTCCAGTTATACCGACGTCATACCTAATGTAGATTATCTTATCTTCTGGGATAGAGTCTATCGTCCTACTGAACCTATAGATTAGCTTATCCATCTTATCGTAGAAGTCGAACTTAACTACATCTGGGCTATTCTGAGGAAGATTGAAACATCTCTCCAAATTAGTTGTATTGAGGAATAGTTTGTCTGAAGAAGTTGTACTTATACCAGCGAGGTCTTGGAGGGCCTTCTCTAAACCGAACCTAAAGTTACTCTCAAGTTCCTTAGGTACGTCTATAACCCTGTCAGGATCCATTTCATCAGTTAAAACATTATAGCTATCTATAATGAAAGGGGAGTGTATACTGTCCCCAGTGTATACTTTGAACCATCCTTCACGTCCATACTGATTAAGTCCCTCCCTTACTTTCCACTGATTAGTGCTTATGGTGATGACTTGATCACCGAACGGATTGTTCTCTATGAATTCCTCCGCTATACTATCGTCCTCTCTTGAAGAAGTATCGAGAATTATGTTTCCAAAGTAAGGTCTTACGAATCTGAATCGAGAATCCCATCTTTTGAATCCGCTATCCAACTTCTCGTATGCAGCCTTCTTCTCTACGAAGTTAATCTCAGAAAAGTTATAGAACAGTACGTCAGATCCAATAGTTGCATTTGTTCTAGTACTATCAGCAACCTGCTCTATCCACTTCATCCTCCCAGACTCCTTACATTCACGAAAGAATGGTGATAGTTCAGATTCCCACTCTCTCAAGGTGAGGAGGAAGTCAGTTTCTGCTAGATCTGCTTTCTTATGAAAGAATGCGAACTTAATGTTCTTACCTGGTGTTCTACCAAACGTTTTGTCAATGTCATCTAGAAATAGGATCCTACACTTCATATACTCTGCCATTACTTTGGCTATGGTAGATTTTCCAGTTCCTACACCTCCCTTGAATACTACAATAGGGTACCTGGTATGGATGGCTGTAGGATATATTAATCTAAGTTTTTCTCTCCAGAATGGAAACAGAGTCTTTCCGATCTTACCAAGATAGTAGTCGTCGTCTAAGAACTGATCTATCGTTGGGGGAATACTCTTGTATCCAATAAATTTTGCTAGTATCTCTATTTTCGAATCATCAGACATATTTTCAATTTCGTTCATCGCCTGAACCCTCTTGAACTCTTCTATGTCTGACAATGGTTTGTTTTCGGTATCAGTTTCGGTCATTTTTCTAATTGATTTTTTAGAGTAAAGACTTATTATATATCTTTAGGTACTCCATATATCCAGAATGATGGCCCATGTATCCAGAACCCCTATATTCTGTTTGGTCTCCAATGAGGATGTCATACTCCCTTATCTCAGCGTGATTAGGGGAATTATCTAGATCCTTTTTAGCATGGGTACCATTCAAAAAGGCATTTAAATTGAAGTTAGATACGTCAATTACGATTTCATGGAACTTATTGTCATTAGAAATGGTCCCAAACATAATAGAATTTGCCCACCAGTTATTTGGAGAGAAACAAGTATTATTGTTGTAGAGATAAAGTACTGCTGGACAGTTGTACTCCGATGCCTTACAAGATCCGAAGAGGAAGGCATTCGTAGACACTCCATTACTATTTACTCTAGTCTCTATCCTAAAATTTCCATCTATCCATGCCTTCCTTATCCTATGAGGCCTCTCTATCTTGAAAGCCCCGGAATTAAGATCTATACACTTAACTCCAAACTTATCTACAACTTGTGGATTTCTTATCTTGGTCAGATTATGGTTTCCAGTGAGATCTTTTATCTCATTGTTTACTATTCCAAGATGAAATATCAGACCATCATCTTCAGATTGTGGGTTCGCCCCCCCCCCTATATTAATAATATGAATCATTATATATTCTAAAATATTCTAAGTATCCGAACTTATGTCCAGCTGGTCCAATGTTTGAAGACTGATCCCCGATCAATACATCATAATCCCTTACTACTCCATGATTCGAATAGTTGTCTAGTCCACTAGTAACTAAGGAACCATTGAAATAGATGTCTGACTTGAAATTTCTCATAACTATTTCAAATGAATTCCATTTCCCATTAACTATCCCAGTTTTTATGGTTGTCATGGTATCCCAATTCGTATTATATATTAAATACATATTACTAGATCCTCCTGAGTGGTATGAGTAAATGGTCATCGGACAATTCTTATCACCTCCATAGCATGATCCAAATATGATGTTTTGTGGGGTTGGCTGATAGATAGCGAATCTACACTGTATTCTTAGGTTTCCTCCTATCCATGCTTTTCTAATCTCATGTGGTTTGTCTATTTTTATCGCTCCCTCATGGATATTTACGCATCTTACTCCATCATAGGTATCCGGACTAACAGTTCTTAGAAAAGACACTGGACTTGTATTTGACCTGTCCCTTATCACTCCGTCAGAGTCTACTCCAACATCTAGAATAAGTTTGGAGGGAGAGGAAGCGTTTACTTCCTGCCCCCCCCCCTGTCACATGAACTCCTTTGCTCATAGTTGATATGATACTAATAGATTTATGTCTTTTGTTGGCTTCTTCTTAGCGTATATAGTAACAGTATTTACTGTAGTATCTCCGCTCGGAGAAGGTTCTATCTTATTCCACTCTGAAACACTGTCAGAAGAACAACTTACCCATACCGTACCATCAGGAGTCATTCCATTTATAGTTATGCTGTACTTGAACTTGTAAGTCTGATCAGTGTGGTCAGTCCAGTTTGAAACATTCAAAGCTATTGACTGATTTGAGATAAGATTTGGGTGTGCCTTTGGATCATTCTTGTGAGAAGCAAGATCATCAGCTATTGGTTTTATCTTGTTCTGATCTATCTCGGTCTTATTGTAATAGTTCGTATTGAGGAAGGACTGTATGTCACTAACATCAGAACCTATCTTTCTCCATCCAAGATCATATCCCCAATACCAAGCTGACCTAACATAAACTTGACTAGATCCAGGGATTTCTCCATTGTCATAGAGTAGGTATATTTTATCTTTCTTTATATCTGATCCACTTGGGAGAGACTTAGTCAAGATAAATGGATTAGCTTCGATTGTACTCTTTATCTCTACAGTCCCATCACCCTTTATATCTATATTTATTCCATCTTTTGCTACTAACTTATTCAGTTTTACCGTAACATTAGATAGAGTAGTTATAAGATTCTGTATGTAAGGGTGTGCAGATACATCAGCATTGTGATTATTAAAGTCATTTGATACGTATCCAGTAGTAGCTAAGTCAGTCGGCTTATTTGCTATGTCTGTATCCCAATTAACTTTATCTTTATAGGCAAGTCTATCTAGCTTTCCGAAGTAATTCTCTATCTTACCAAAAAGAGTTGGTAGAGTTTCACCTGAGATAATGTTACTGTTGTCAGTTGCCTTAGTAAAGTTAACTGTAGTCGTATTCAAGTCTGGGGTATTTCCTTTTGGTCCTTGGACCCCTTGAGGTCCGATTGGTCCTGTAGGTCCAGCCATACCAACGGGCCCTACTCCTCCTGGATCTCCCTTTTGTCCTGAAGCTCCTTGAGAGCCTTTCTCTCCTTTTGTTCCTTGGATACCCTGTGGTCCATTTGCAGGTCCCTGAATTCCTTGATCACCTTTTTCTCCCTTGGTACCTTGAACTCCTTGGATTCCTTGTAATCCCTGGAGACCTTGTAAGCCTTGAACTCCTTGTACACCCTGTACACCCTGAATTCCTTGCAATCCTTGAGCTCCAGTCCATCCAATTTCTCCTTGAGTACCTTGAGTACCTTGGGTTCCTTGGATCCCCTGTAAGCCCTGTAATCCTTGAAGTCCTTGTGTTCCCTGAGGCCCTACTTTCCCTTGTAATCCTTGAAGTCCCTGTGGTCCTTGGACGCCTTGAAGTCCCCTTACTGTAGGGATAATTAGTTTGTTTGTTGCTGGATCTATCGATAGAGTCTCACCAGTATCCATCTCAAAAATAGCGGGGAGACCGATCGTTTCCGGACCGATCTCCACCAACGTTTCACTTAGGCCTGAATACCTTTTCTCTACCGAAGATCCACCTTTCTTCAGCTTTACAACTAGCTCAGAATTTACTCTCTTAGCTACTCCCTGAAGATAGGCATTTTTAATTTGGTTGCCGTGTAGGTTTAGGTCACTTAAAATAGGTATTTCAGTTGTAGCCATACTTTTAAGTGATCGTTATTTTTATTTGTTATCCCCTGACTTTTGGTTTTGATTCTGGTTGTTGTTATTCGAACCAGATCCCTTGATACCAATCTTCAGGTATTCTTTCATTCCTGATTGAACTGACTTCTCTCCAGCTCCCATTAGATCCTCAAGAAGTTGCTTGAAATCAAAAATATTTCTAGACTTATTCCTAACATATACCCTAACTTCCCTAGAAGTCTTGAAGTGTTCATCAGGAATAGGTTGTTCACCATTATTGAACTTTTGAACAGCAGCTTCTTCAGCTGATGAAGAGATCTCCTTCATAAGAGACTGATCGCTGAAGGTTTTGATTGAGAATAGCTTCTTACCTTCTGATACTCTCTGTAGCTTGAAGATCGTTCCCTGAATGTCAGTAGCTATCTCATCTATGATTGATCCATACATGGAGTTCTCTTGAGTGGCTTTTACAGAACTGCAAAGTTCCAGAAGATTGCTCAAATAGTTCTGAGGATCCATTCCTTCAGGATTTACAATAGACTCGAATCTAGCCTGAGGATTGTCCTTAAGATATACTGAAGCTAGCTTGTAGACTTGTTCAGGTAACTTGTCGTAAAATTCCTTCAATACAAGATGATCTGTATAGTCTGATGAGAAGATCTGATAGAGATTACAGATAGCAGGTGCATAAGCAAGAGTTCCTATCAACGTATCCATAGATGGCACGTTATTTACTACATTAAAAGCAAAGTTATAGGGACTTGGCTGTGGCATCTGATCTGGAGACATTCCTTCTTCAGGCATTCCTTGCTGTTGGGGATCTCCTCCCATCATATCAGGCTGAACAGGTCCTTGAGGACCTGCCCCAGCCTGCATTTGTTGCATCTGTTGCATTTGGTCTTGAGGTACGATAGGTGCACTTGAACCACCATCTTCAGAGAATCTCTTATCTCCTGCAAGACTCTTCTTCAGAATACCAATAAGTTCTCCGTAGTTTCTTCCTCTCTTGTGATCTTTCAGGATTCCATCTACTACCTTATTAGTCTTTTCTTCTGAATAATCATCTCCATGAGCTTGCATCATAATATTATGAGCATAGCTTCTGAACTGCTGATCATTCTCGATATCTCCAGCACTGAAAGTCCTATTTACCTGCTCAGTAAGTTGAGTCTGCTTGAAAACATGGGCTTTCTTACCTTTTATTATTACTACTACAGGGGTAGGATAAGAAGTAGATACGCTGACACCGATCCTAATCTCTCCTTCCTTATATTCCACCTTATCTCCACTCAGTGTTCCAACGTAGATACCATCTTTAGTATCTGACATGATTGGAGAAGAAACCCAAGGATCTACTGAGAAGTAGAAAGGATTGTCGCTCCATCCTTGAATAAAGTCGTCTCTCTCAACTACCAGTGGAGCACTCGGATTCAAACTTCCATTGTTAGACTGTCTCCTTCCAGGAGCAGGTTTTCCATCTATTCCTGAGATGATAGAAGTATCTTTTGAAAGAGGAATAGTATCTTCTCTTACTATTTGGTTATCAGCAAAAGATCTTGTCCTAAGAGTCTTTCTTCTCCTCTTTAGTATATCGTCAAAATTTGCATTCATATATTCACTTGTACCTGCATTGATTTCATTTACTCCTGAGAATCTTCGCAGAATTTTATTTCCAGTTCCCATTAAAATACTTCTTTGGTAAATTCAGCTTTCACATAATCACTGAAAGTCTTATCTCTCTTCTTATCAGCTTCCTCTATTTCCTTGACTAACGTCTTGTAGTCTTCATCAAATGCAGGGGAGAAGTGATACTTCGTCCTAGCTTTATTTACTAGCTCAACTCTTTCCTGAGAGATCTTATCCAGTTTATCTTTTATCTCCCAAGTATCTTTCTCAGTGAGATTTTTCTTTATATAAACTGATAGGAACTCTCTAATTTGACCTTTCTCTCTGGTAGTTTTCCATCCATAGTATCCATCCATAGATTGAAACTCTATCGTTTTAGTATTAAAGTCAAAATTTCCATTTGCATCCTCAGGATAGACTCTAATTACACAGAAATACTCCATATATAGTTCAATTTATTGTATATTTTATTTGATTCTCGTTAGGTTATTCTCTCGTTACTTCATGTATAAGGGAAAATAGTTTAAGTTCACTGAAGAGAATGGGAATTAGATTAGAACTGCCAAGATGTCAGAATAAACTTTTATAGATATTTAACTATATTGGGACCAAAAAAAAAATATCTTCTCACTGCAATGAGTAAGAAAATATATAGATTTTAACTGAATGCTCTTGGGAGAAAATTCTAGAAAAACTAAGAAAAGAAAAATCTTAAGAGAATCATCGAGGCTTGCACATGAGCACTCACACGCGCGCGGTTATTGCGCGTGGCGCTCAGTGTGCAGGGGTGGGAGCGTACGTACGCCTACGCGCGCGCATTATTAGCGCTCTTATATTCTCTGGATCTCTTCGTCTCGGCTTGTGTCTTTGTTGCCACAAAGCCTCGCCTACGAGATTTATCGTTTAAGGGGGTTGTAGGGGGATCAGCGCTCGATTGTCTTAGGCCAAGTAGTCCCGGGCGGGTACATCTACGCAGAGTGAATTGGCTCTCTTTGTTTAGTCTTTCTTTTCTCCTCCTTTTCTTTTGTCAAACTTTTCTTTTCGTCGTCTTTATCTTTCCCTTTTTTCTCTGTCCAAGTCCATTTTAACAAATTTTTAACGTATTTTGGGTCAAGTTACGAGTGGGAACAAAAGTCTCTCCGAAAAGTTTGACAAAATTCTACACCAACAAGGGTGTGTGCCCTGAATCTTATATATGGGGATGTAACTTGCTGATTATCAATACACTTCAAAAATCAACTTCTGGCAGTAACAAGATCTCCCTAGAAATCGACGATTTTGGGCATTTCAGTGCGACGCATTTTAAGGCCCCTATTTTCGACGATCTCATGTCGAGTGATACTCCTTATCCACTTTTGATAGAAAATGCAACAGAGAGACTCTGAGATGCCTTAAACGCGATGATATGGGCCATTGTGGATGTTTCTGGCCAACTGTGTGTGCAGTGTGTGCAAGAGCGTGAGGTGCGCATGCTCGACATACGTGAACATATACGTTCCAAATATCGTGCCATTATATTTTATTAACACTAGGAATTTTAATGATCGTTAATTCCAAACCCTACTACGAGTCCAATTGTGTCAGTCAGAATTAAGTACATGAACTACCAATTGAAGACAAAAAAAAAGAAGCTATGAGGACTTTTACATCCCCATAACTTCAGTATTAAATAGTTTACCTCCGCAAGTACATCTTGCATTTGGATTTGTTTTTTCTATGGTACTTCCTTGGGATAACCTACGTCCCAAACCATCATCAAGTTCTACGATATATCCACATCTATCGCATCTTCTTACTGTGTTTTTCATTTCAAATCCCTCAGATATTTATTTCTAATTCTATAGGAACATGGTCAGAGTACCTTATATCATCTCTTATCTCTGACCTTATTACCTTATCTATTATGTTTTCTGAAACTAGTGAGTAGTCTATCCTCCACCCTCTGTTGTTTGAGTAAGAGTCATTACTGTAACTGAACCAACTAAATGTCTTTTGCTCTGGATGGAGGTGTCTGAAACTATCTATCAGCTTACCACTGGACAGATAAGACTCCATATCATTTCTCTCATAGTCCTTAAGTCCAGGCATAGTATTTCTATCTAAGTCCAAGTTATAACAATAGTCCAGCTGTGTTCTGACTACATTTAGATCCCCCATTACAACTAATGGCTTATCTCCCATTCCATCAGTAAGTTCCTTAAACTGACCATCCCAGAATTGCCTAAGTACGTCCTTATTTCCAGAATTAAGTGTGTATACAGTAATAAAGTGGAATGTATCAAACTCTAGATGGATTATCCTACCACTTCCGTATGTATTCTCTAGAGTCGGGGTATCTGACTTAACTACTCGACTTAAGAGATCTCTCCTAAGTAGGGTCCCTACTCCTGCATATCCCTTCTTAAACTTATTCTCGCAGTGATACCTTACATACTCAGGGGTAAATTCGTCAGTATATTTTCCGAATCTATCCCTATTAGCCTTTGTTTCCTGAAAGCATAAAAGATCGGGATTAAGAGTCCCCATAAGAACTCCTAATCCCCCTTTCTCGCAAAATGCTTTTATCCCGTTTACATTTATACTAACCAGTTTCATGTTAGTTGAAAAGCATCTTATAGTTCCTAATAAACTCCTCAAGAGTCTTATCCTGAGGATACGAATCCTTTATCTTCATCAACAGTAGGTATATATCTGTAGACTCGTTCCTATCTAGAAGGATCCCTTCTCTTTTTCCAAATTCTCCGTGTATAAGTACCATAATTTATGTATTATTTCTTGTTTTTGTTAGTGCGTAGTCATATACTCGTACGTGATGTAAATATGCTGGCCACCTTACTCCAGCAGGTCTAGTTGCCGAATTAAATTCGTAAGTCCGTCCTCCAACTCTTAGTGGAGAGCTATTAACTATTTGACCTTCAATCTTAGTAAAGTTATTTCTTCCGTCGAATACATAATCCATATGAACGTACTCTCCTCTCATTGTTATGGCATATTCTCCCTCAATGGAGTATAGTATATAACTCCACTTATTTACGAGATGTGGAGATGTCTGGGGAGTTTGTGTGGCCCATGAATTCGTGTTTATTGTTCTCGTGACCAGATCATTCACTGACCAGTGGAGATTTCCTGGACAATTATTAACTCCACTGACGCACCCGAATAGGATTGAGTTAATTGATGGAGAGATTGCCTTAAAAAACAGCTCCACCGTACATGGCTTTCTATTATCCCAGTGATCCTTCCACCAAGGTTTGAAATCGTTTAAGTCTATGCATCCATCCCTCATATCCATGCAGTCCCCATAAGTCCCATCGTAATAAATAGGAATACTATCAAGAACAATTGGATTAAAGTTTCCAGTAGTATCAATTATTCTCCCATCTACCACTCTTATGTCTAATACTACTCCACTATCTCCTGAGGAAGGTGACAAGCTATATACATGTACCATAAGTTACATTTTATATACAGTGTGATAAGTATTCCAAGTTCCGGTATGTCCACCATGAACGTGAACAGCGTCTTCTGTAGGATCATATATGCTTGCAGCAAAACATGAAATAAATCCATTCTCAAGCCTTACCCACTTATTCTCTTCAATGTAGAACATCTCTCGATATGGAGTCCCTTGTCCGCATGCATAATGTATTCTACCTTTCCCCACGTAATTTAGATACCCTCCAAATCCAGTGGCCCCATGACCTGGCTTAGGAAGATCAACTGACTCCTTAGTTCTTATGTTAAATCTAATGAACTTGTCGGAGAAAGCTGTTCCAGTGTTAATAGATCCACAGGTAATGTATACGTTCTCTACACCATCAAAAGTTACATTTGGATATCTAAGAGGAACAGGGAGTGTGGAGTATTGAGACCATGTAAACTTATTGTCTGTTGGGTCTATTTCATACACAGTACTTGTAACTCCACCATTAAATGTACCACCAAAAGTATATATTTTGGAATTCCAAACTATCGGATAGAATTGTCCAAGACGGAATCCATTTAATAAGTACCATTTATTAAATCCTCCATATGTCTCAATATTACTCAGTCCACCACTTAGAACATATACATATATCAACTTACTTTCGTCACCAGTAATTGAGTAGGCAGTGTTATTAGGAAGATCTATTACTAATTTGGAGTAGTTACCGTGTAAACCAAATCCCCCAGTATTTAGTCTTTCATATCTTTTATCCTTTACATGATATTTCCATATGTTATCAGTGGTGTGTTGAATATAGTGGTTTCCATTAAGGAAGATTCCGCTAGAATACTGAAAAGCCGGTGAATCTGGTGGTGAAGAGTACCAAGTTAGTCTGAGCGAGCTCTTGAGGTCCCCATCTCCTCCCTTTTGAACGGTATTAACTATCGCTGGCATCTCGGATCTCTTTTATTCTTTTGTATGTCATAGTTACACCTTCTATTAGTTGATCGAGTCCGCTATAAATACTTCTTCTGTTTCCTAGTAAAATAACTAGTTCCATGAACTTCCCCAATCCTATGTCACTGATCGCCTCTTTAACATCTTTCTTACTAATCATAGTTTACTTAAATCTATTATAGTCAAGGGATGATACTCCAAACTTAATTATAGCATAGTCGTAATCCCCAGGCTTGTAAAACTTCTTTAGATTTATCTCTAATATATGAGAGTCATTTATCTTGCATGCATCTGATATAACATCCTGAGTAATCTTGTGAACATTGTCCAAATCTCTACTCCAGTAGTTATTCTTGAATAAATAATATATGGTGAGATAATATATCTCACCATACGTTATCCAAGGACAATTTTTTACAGGATCTGCAAATATGAGCTGCTGCTTCAACTGACTTTTGAACCTCACTGTCCAAGGATTATCGTAGACAGTTTTAGTTCTTGTATTCATGCCATGAGCCGTATTGATAGATACCAACTCATCGCACTTAATCACCATCTCTAACCACTTCTCATCATTATTGAAATTGAAGGACGCTGTCGATATCCAGTCGCTAACATTACTCATACCATTAAATCTCCAGTAATTTTAGCTCAGACTTACCCCAGCTATGTATTTGAGAGATTTTTCCAGATTGGCCTCAAAATTCGGTCTTAGTTCCTCTGGTACCTCTATAACATTCTCTTTACTCATTTCATCTGTTATTGGGTGATCGTCATCCACTATGAACGGTTGGATTAACTCATCTCCAGTATATACCTTAAACCATCCTTTCTTACCATAAAGATCTGAGTACCCCTCTCTAACTCCCCATTGATTAGTGTTTACTACGAGAACCTTATCTCCAAAAATCTCCTTAATCTTTTCTACTATACAATCGCACTCAGACGAGGTAGTATCAATCACAAAACCACCAAAGTACTTACTAATTGATCCGAATTTCGATTTCCATTTCTTCGCCTCACCAAGTAGTCGTTCACATGCAGTTTCATCTTTCGAAAAGTCCATTTCAGAGAAACTGTAGAACAGAGCAGGATCAGAATTCAATTCTCCAACGTACATTCCTCCGGTAATCTGCTTAATGAGATTTTCCTTCCCACTTTCCTTCATTTTATTGAAGAATGGGGATGAATCTTCCCACTCATCGATCACGTCAGAGAAACACTCTTTTGCGAGACTAGATAGTCTGTTTAGATATTTAAACTTAATACTATCTCCAGAAGTAATTCCTAGGACTTTATTAGGATCAGACAAGGACAGTATCCTGCACTTGTTATACTCTGCTATGATCCTTGCAACCGTGGTTTTTCCAGTCCCGGATCCTCCCTTTAATATGACTACTGGATACTTCGTTTCAATTTGATTAGGAAAAATATCCTTAAGTTTCTCTACCCAGAACGGGAACAGATGCTCGTAGAAAATTCTCTTTAAATACTCCTCACCGTTCAAAAACTGTCCTATCGTTGGAGGTTCAACTTCATATCCAACTACTGGATTCCCATATTCATTTCTTTCCATATTCTCCTATATTTTATACTTATTCCATTATAGTTTTCCACCCATTTACGTAATCATCAAGACTAGATCTGTCGATCTCTCCGAAAATAGGCATTGCTTCAGTATATTGTTCCATTATTTTTTGTTTTCTATTAGAGTGTCTTTGAATTTATTTATAATCTCTGTTCCGGCTCTCCCCTCCTTCTCCTCATATTCAGCGTACGAATATACATAAGATCTTTCGACATTGCTATATCTATCGTAGAAATCTTTTGATGGTACATAGAAGAGTCCCTCATTCGTCCTAATCCAATAGCATCTTCCAGGCTCTCCTCTACGGCTCTTTGCTATGTTAATTGTCCCACAGGGGACTCTAGAAAATGAAGCGTCCTTATCAGGCTTCTTACCGAGAGTAATAACTAAATCAGCTACCTGATACTTTCTTCCACTTTCTGCAAGGGCCTCCATCGGAATAAGTTCAGAGCTTGCATAACTAGTCTTAATCTGAGATGCTATGAACACTAATTTCCCCTTATTGGAGATCTTTGTCATATTGTCATATATGAGTCCTCCCTTATTATACATGGACTCCTCATCGCTTGCTCCTTGGAAGTTACTGTCATAGTCGACCATGAAGATGTCAAACTCGTCGACTCTACTCATAATAGCCTCGACATACTGTTCAGAGGTTATGGAATTAGCTGGGAGGATTGTTATGTTTAGGTTACTATAGTGGCTTCTATACTTTTCTAGATTCCCCAAGACATCATTCTCTATCTCCCTCTTTGACTTCCTTTCCAACTGACACATTGCTCTTACCATTATGTCATCTTCTTGGAGGTCTCCTAGGACTAGATAGTGAACTCTCTTCCCTTGAGTTATAAAATTAGTAGCCTCAGACATAAGAAAGAGGCTCTTACCAGTGGCAGGGGCCCCAGCTACAACAACTACTGCTCCTCCTGGATACCCCCCACCGGTAAATGAATTGTTTATTACATCATACCTACTCTTTGCGCTAGATAGAAGTTTACGGGCAACAATGTCCGTCAAATCCACCTCAGATCCCTTTAGAATAACAAAGTTATCTGCGTAACTCGTTTTATACTCAAACTTCTTCGCTTCTTCTAGATACTTGATCATACTGTCAGGATGTTTTGATCTACAATAACTATCTATTCCCAAATAACAAATCTCTTTTAAATTCTCTACGAATGGCTTTGACTGGGTGATGTCGTAATCCTGAAATTCCTTTATTTTAGAGTATATTTCTATTGCCTCATCTAAAGTCTTACCATCGCTCTGTAGAGTTAGTAAGAATCTAGCCTCTGTTAGGTCTTTATAAGGATACTCTTCAATTAGATTGATTAGTCTTGTAATTAAGGTATTCTTTCCATACAGGAACTTAGATCTATAGTACATCTTCACTAAGGAGATATTCATCTTAGCCTCACTAAAGACGAACCTATTAAACATTCCGTACAAAAGAGTAGTGTTTGTAAACTCCATACTATACTGATAGTTTAGCTATGTTCTTGATTTTTTCCACTTGATTATTCTGGATCTCATTGATCCCATATTTTGCCTTGATGTATTTCTTTACTTCATTTATTCTTTCGTCATCACTTCCACCTACCGAATTAAAATAGGAGGCTGCATCACCAAAGACTGCGTCTAGTCCGTATTCAGTCAGTTTATCTCCATTCTTTACTTTATGTAAAACATTAGTTTGTATTGGTGTGTAGGTTATTAGACGAATCTTTCCAGGTATAGATTCTTTCATCTTCCTCAATCACTTTTAAATCGCTGTCTCCGTAGTATTCTTTTATCAGCTTGATCCTCTTAAAGAGATCCGCTGAATAAATTGGAGCTTTTCTAGCAGGGAAGATATTGTAAACTTCAAATTCTTTAGATCTTGTGGCTCGACCTATTGCTTGGAAGACCACGTTTGCAGACTTAGAGTATAAGGTTATGATCTTATTGAGGGATGGAAAGTCTAGAGAGTTATAAGATGACTTCGTTCCAATTATAAGCCTGATTTTTCCAGACTCAATCTCTTCTCTAGCCTCATCCAACTTCATTTCTCTAAGTTTCTCTCCATTCTCAAACACCTCAAAGCCTCTACTACTAATACACATCACTGTATATCCGGGCTTACGAAAGTAATTCTTTATCCAATGGTCTATCACAGTAAGCCTAGGCATTGGGATGTATATCAGATCCTTACTAAAGCATATTCTCTGTAGTAGATCACAAAGTCCTTTATCAGTAAACAAGTCATAGACTATCTCAGAGTAGTCATAGTACCCTTCAGTATCATCTAACCAGTCGAAATTGAGAGTAGACTTTACATGTACCATCTTTACTGAGAACTTATCTGGTTTAGAGTATACTGATGTGAACGAGTAGAATCCGATTAGATCTTTGTTTCTTCCAATAAGATCAATGTACTTCTTCCATTCTTTGTTATTCCTCATGGCATCCATACCGTCACTCACTCTTAAGGGAAGAGCTTCTTTCTTATCGGTAGTTGCAGAGAATCCATAAATATACTCTACTCCGGACATACATTGTGTAAGATGAGTCTTGAAGGTTTCTGTCACACAATTTTCTACCTCATCTGCAAGTATCCACTTTACCTTCTTCCAATAGTCGTTACTCTTGTCATATTTTTTAGACCTTAGGAATCCATTGATATTTAATATGTTTATATTCGAATCATAGTCGAACTTCTTGATGTCTTTTCCAAACAGAGATTTTATTCTACTGATAACTGTATTCTTAGACAAGTCACTGGCAGTTACAATTAGTATATTTTCTTCTCTTTTATTGGATATCCAGTCACTAATCGTAGCAATTATCTCTGTCTTTCCATAAGATGTATAACACTGAAACAATCCTCTCTTACTTTTAAGAAGATCGTTCAAGTCATTGTTCTGAGTCTTCGTTAGGTTATTAAAGAAGAATCTTGGAAAGTCTGTCTTGAAATAACTTTCAAGTATTTCCACCGACTCTTTGTTCATACCATTCCGAAATACCTCCAGTATAAAAGGGGCAAATCCAGATCTAAATACGAACTCATTGTCTGACCTTATCCTTTCAAATAAGTAATCTTCAGTCTTCTCAGACACGAACTTCTTAGCCCAAAACTGATACTTAACTGATTCCTTGAAGAATTTGAATCTACCTTTTTCGTGCAGTGGAAGTTTTATTACGAACCTCCACTGACTAATCTTCTCTACTTGATAAAACTCCATTATTGATTAATTTATTGGATTCCCTTAGTCTTCTCTGAATCCTCAATTCTCCGATATATCTCCATCAAAGTAAGTGCTTCAATATCCGAGGATTGGGGTTTGTCGTTATTTACAGAGAATCCTTTGTAGTTAGCTATAAAATTAGTTAGTCTACTATTATTGATTAATTTGAGTGTCTTGTCACTATTCTCAAGTACAAGAAGTGCTGCATAAAATACAATCTTCCTATTTCCAATGTTATCGTTCAATCTATTTATTACGTATTCCCTGAACCCATCATATCCACCGCATATCGTGATATGACTAGAGAATCCTGCGCTTAAAATCGGCGTAAAGTTA